AACACTCTCCAAGTCAAAAATATTGGTGTCTTATTCAGGGGTTCATATTTTGATTTAGAGTATAAAACTCGAAACTTTATTGTAGAACATAAACTAATCTTCAAAGATGGATTGACAGAGGGAATCCTAAACAATTCATCTTCACATTCAGATGTTCATGTAAAAATTACTCAGGTTGAATTTGATAACACTGCTCACCCTGTGACTATCAACATGTGCAATCAAATTTATCAGACTGAACTTCCATATATGCTAGTTCATATTGAATATAGTAAGTCTCAAAATTAAGCAGAAATATAAAAGAGAAGTTGAAATATTTTGTATTTTAGACTTCTTTTTTATTTTTATGATACAATAGTATTCGTTAAAATCATTAACATTAGAATGGAAAGGACATTGAAAGATGTTTAGTATAAAACAAATTGACTTGGAAAAGTATTCAGGAATTGTTTATTCATGTTCCTATGATTCTCCTCTTTCTTATCTTTTGGACATTGAACATCAGTTGAAAGAACTGGGCCTTAAATCAGGGCATATTTTGTTTGATACTTTATTGAGTAAAGGGAATAGCTCTACGAGATATTTTTAAGCGAAATTTGAAAATGGAAAATTCATCAAATCATCTTTTAAAAATATTGAAGTTCCCAAAAACTCAGAAGTTAGAAGATTAGCTTGTGAATTTTATAGAGAATCTGGAATAAACCTAAACAACTCTTTACTAACTGAAGCTCAGAAAAGAATAATCAGGAAAGGTCTAGTATTGTAATGTTCTTATAATCGCTATAAAAGCCTCTTTTAGAGGTTTTTTGTTATAGATAAAATATCGCAAATGTGATATAATAGGTTTATAAAATTTTACTAACAGGAGACATTAAATTAAATGAAAAACATAAAAAACAAGTTAGAGAACGCAATTACTGCAACTCTGTATGGATTGTATACATTTCCTTTTTACATCATTAATTTCTTTCTTAGGACAAAAAAGGCTTCTGAGCTTTTTGAAGTTGTAGCTTTTTTCAGATTTATAACAGCAGGTTGTTTGAGTGTAGCATTTTGGATTTATAATAATGCAAAGGATGGGAATGCTTTTGTATTTGTTATTTTACTAATTTTGTTTCTAATTTCATTAGTAGCCAGCGTCATTGATGGTGCTACTTTGGCAGCCATGAAAGAATCTAAAGAAAAATTTGAAGAAGCATTTCCAGTAAAGCAAGAGCATTATCTTGTTGACTATAGTACGAAAAAAGAACTTGATATTACCAACAATAAAGACATTGAAATCTATATTAATTCATGTGAAGTTGGAAAAAGAAGCAAGCTCAAAAATTTCCCTGAATTTATTCAAATGATGTTAGAAAACAAACAAGAAATCTCATATCAAAAAAATATTAGACTTAGCTTTTGGCATAAAGCTACTAATACTTTTGACACACCTAATGCCCAAAACGTTTGTTTAAGATTTTTATTTGATGTATTAGATGATAATACTTGTAAAGCGTTAGGATTAATGGAATTTCGCAATCAAGAATTAGCGTATACAAAAAGAAGTATTTTGGAAGAACTTGAATTTGAGTTTGTAACCCTTAAAACATATAAGGGTACTCTAAACGGGAAATTTTTCGGTGCAAAAATTAAAGAAGAAAGAACTTTTATTGATGCCAAAATTAAAATTTTTGCATCAGAATCTAAAAAACTTCAAACCTCGTTGGAAAAAATTAAAGCTGGAAAAGAAATAGAAACACTAAAAACAAAATTAAATCTAATTGCAGAAACAAAGGAGAAATAACACTATGGCATTAAAATCATTTGTTATCAATAACTCAAATAAATTTTTCGCTAAAACTCATGATTATGAAGAATTAAAAGAATGGATGGGAAAAACTTCTGATAAGTTTTTTACTTCATCTGTTTGTGCTTGGGTTTTTGCAGTTATATTTTTTAAGATAAATCCTGTATTTTGGGTCTTGTTAATATTAGGTATTTTTCTATACTTATTATCAGCTTTATTCTGTTATTATGCAGACTTTGTAAAAAGGATTGAACCAACAATTCTAAAAAAATCAGAATTATCTACTTGGAGAGAAGCCTATCCAAACCAAAAAGATATTGATGTTTGGATTGAGATTTTTACTAGTATGTTTGATTCATCACTTTTAAATTTAACGTCATATATCAAAGTTGGGGAAAATTGTTTGTGTGAAGAAGATACATATGAACGTAATTTCCTGCTTCATATTTTGAATTCGTATTCAAATAATCAAGAGATGCAAAATCCAGTTTCAATTTATTTTGAAAAAGATGTTAATGGAGAAAAGGCGATTATCCCATTTGAGTTTGGAGACAAAGTAAAATATAACAAACATCTTGAAACTCAATATAAAATTAATGTTGATGAAACACTAGAAACACTTAAAGAAACTATGAGATTGGATAGTAATTACTTTGGACAAATCAGAGAAGAAATTCTATCTAATTCATCAATTTCCATTTCTAAACTTGAAGTTGGCCGGCAACTCATTGATTACAATGTGTATGGTCACAATTTTCAAGATGTAAACTATGTTATAAGAGTGACCATAGACGTGAAAGCCAATGAAGAGCTGCAAAATAGTGAGATGGTCAAGTCAATAACAACCTCAGCAGAAGCAGGCTATCAACAAAAACAAGATGTAGAAAAAGCTAAAGAAGACATGTTAGAGTTCAAAACATCACTGCTGTAAACTCAGAAATGTTTGAGAATTACAAATCAAAGAGAAAGAAAAGAAGAAGCTGAAAAAGCTCTTTCTGAACTTAAGCAGAACTTGTTATAAGAAGAAAGGTGTAAAGGATATATCAATGCTAAAAAAACTAGGAAAATTTATTTATGAAAAAGAGATGTTTGAAATTCGGTATTTAATTAGTGATTTACAATTTAAAATAGTGCCAATCTTTGCACTTGTTTTATATGTTATTGTTACTTTTAATGACCCTATGTTTTATCCTTTTGAATCGTTAGAACATTTTTTGAACTCAATGCTTCTTATGTGTCTTTTATTGGGTCTCACTATGATTTTATATATTCTTGCAAGTCATTTACTATTAATATATATTGAGCAAATCAAAATGCAGCTTACAAAAGAAAGTGAAACATCATGGAAAAAGATTTGGGAAAACAATCATGACATTGATGTTGAGCTTGTGCTAAAAAACTTGAACTTTGATAATGACGACTATTTTTCTGTTCAGATAGGTCAAGTATTTAATGGTTATTTATCTAATTCATTTACAAAAAGATTAAGAGAGGTCATTTACTCTAATATTAACTATTACAATATTTGGGTTAAAGAGATGACGCTTTTTAAAGCTGGGCAGAAAAAAACATTCAGTTATAAACATAATGAAAAAGAAATAAAAAATCTTTTAATTCATTTGGATATAGAAATTCCTGATTACATTAAAAAGGAAAACTTGTCATCAGATGACTTTTGGGAAAATTGTAAAGATTTACTTTCTTTTGAAATTGTCTCATTAGAATTAGGAAAAACAATCCTTGAACCTAATATCCTTGGTTATGTTTCTAAATATGATTATTATGAGCTAAGAGGAGTTCTTAAGGTGTCTTTAAAAGATGATAAAGCAAAAGAAACTTTATTAACTTTACAAGAACAATTTGAAGACCAAAATCAAACGTTACTAGAATTAACTGAGTTTGAACGAAATATCAAAGGCTAATCTAAAAATATCATAGATTTAACCGTAAAAAATAAAGTTAAAAACTTACCAATAAAATACCGTTATTCACTAAGAAAACGGTATTTTTTATTGACATTATAGCAGAAAAGTGATAGAATAATACATGTAGCAAGGGATAGCAAAAAACAGCCAAGCGATTTGCCTCCCTCCTACAACTTTATTCATTATAATCTCCCAAAACTCTAGGAAACTCAAATCAGGGTTTCCTTAATGGAAGGGTGGCTGAGTAGGCTGAAAGCGGCTGATTACTAATCTGCTAACTGGTTGTCCGGTTCGGGGGTTCGAATCCCTCTCCTTCCTTTTATATAGAAAACATGTCTTCCCATCAATTAAAAAGTAATGAGTTTCAGTCAATTTTAGATTGTTCTTAGAATGTTGGTTAATTTATTTGGGGAAAGAATTGACTAATTAGAATTGAGTTAGAAGAACAATCTTGTGCAATAGTTTGATGAAGCGCAATGGAAAACCAATGAGGATGAAATCTTTTTCTTAAAAGAATCAAAAGCTGGCTCATTACTATTTATTGTTATTGTTTTCATTTAGCCATAGACCTCCTTATAATTGTAAAAAAGTGAATCAGGAAAAGGTGGCAAGACATCTATATGCTAAAAGAGCCTATAAAGGGGCTTTTTTAGTTTCCTTTTATAATATTTTCTGTAAAAGTTTTTTACAAATATTATTTTAAAATTTATGGAGGAAATAACTATGGAAGTTATTGTAAAGACAACCACTGTACACAAGATGGATATTCAAGATGTCAAATCATTCAAATCGTATGTAGAAAGTATGCCTAAAAAAGAATTGCCTATCTTGGTTTCTAATTTGAATGAGTCTTGCAAAGAATATATCAAAGGAGAGACTAAGGTTTATCTAAACAAAGAAGATTTTGATGAAGAAGAAAAACAAGTAATTCTTAAAACAGAAGACAAGTTTTCTTCTGATGATGCAGTTTCTTCTGTTGTCACCATTGAGCCTGATGGTTATGAACCTATTTCTTTATTGGTTTCTCAAAAAAGTAATAGACTTTTTCTACAAACTCTAGAAGTAGAGGCTTTGGAAAATTCTGAGCCTATCATTGTTCACCTAAAAAAGAAAGAGGTGAAACAATGAAACAAGCTGACAAAGAAAGATTGCTTCAAGAAATTGAGCAAGCTTTGTTCAGATTCAATCGGTTACTGATTGATTTACAACCAGAAAAACATTATCACACAATTGCTGCATTGAGAGATAATCAAGAAGTGGCAGAGATGTTAAGTTCTGGAACGCCAATCTCAACATTTGAAGCAAAAGAATTTGTCAAAGATGTCAATAACATCTGGGAAGAATTCTATCCATCCTAAATAAAACAAAACTCTAGTATATTCTAGAGTTTTTCTTTTGTTCAATTTTTATTTATTTATGATTGCGCTTCTATAGCGTATATGATATAATTTAATTAGTTAAACAACAAATAAATAAAACAACAAGGAGAACCATCAATGCCAGAAAAAATCAATCTTGCAGACTTTGTTTATAGCCATAGAAAGAAACATAATCTAACACAGCGTCAATTGGCCGAAAAAGCAGGCGTACCTCAGAGCACTATAGGACGCATTGAATCAGGAAAAACAGAACCATCTATAAACATGTTGGAGAAAATTGCTTCAGCAACTAATTGTGTTTTAAAAATTTCATTTGAAGAAAAATAGTGTCTGCTCTATATATCAATAAGAACATTTCAAACAAAAACCATTGACAAAAACAAACATACCTGATATAATATAGGTATAGTTATTTGATAAGGCTCGTCAAACACTTAGTACCAAAATGTATGAGATGAAGGTTTGATTCTATCCAGAAGTTGCTACCAACAACTTATTTAGAAAAGTAAAAACTAAAAGTTTCTGCAAGAGCTACAAATCCTACACAATGAGATGTGGGGCACAATGGCAGAAAAATATCTTATTGAAATAAAAGAGGGCACTATTACCAAGTGTCCTCTTTTAAATTTAATTTATTTTACCAAGGAGATTTTATGTCTAATTCTAATAATAATACAACACTCACTCACTCACTCACTCACTCACTCACTCACTCACCACAATCAACGCCGAAATTGCTGCATGGTGACTGCCTAAAACTAATGCCTAAAGAACTGGCTGATAATTCCGTAGATTTAGTTATCTGTGATTTGCCATATGGCACAACCAATGCAAAATGGGATTCAGTCTTAGATTTAGATAAACTTTGGGTTGAGTACAAACGAGTTGTAAAACCTAATGGTGCTATTTTACTTTTTGCTCAAACGCCTTTTGATAAAATCCTTGGTTGTTCAAATATAGAGCAACTACGATATGAAATCATCTGGGAGAAGACACATGCCACAGGTCATCTAAACGCAAAGAAAATGCCCCTAAAGGCCCATGAAAACATTTTAGTCTTTTATGAAAAATTACCAACATACAACCCACAAAAAACACAGGGTCATACAAGAAAGGTTTCATCTGCTAAATCAAAAGTCCAGTCATTGAAAAGGCACAAAGAAAACATGAAAGACGGCAAAGCCATTTATGGAGCATACAATGAAACCAGTTATGATTCGACAGAACGTTATCCACGAAGTGTTCAAGTATTCTCAAAAGATGTTCAGACATCAAAGCTGCATCCAACGCAAAAACCAGTGGCATTATTAGAGTGGTTGATTAGAACTTATTCTAATCCCGGCGACACTCTTTTGGATAATACAATGGGGTCAGGCTCTACAGGTGTTGCTTGTATTAATACTGGGCGTAAATTTATTGGAATCGAACTGGATGAGAAATATTTCTATATTGCCAATAATCGGATTTTAGAAACAATGAGTGATAAAAATAAAGAATTGTAAATTTTTGATTTTGTTTATAATAATGATTGTAAATTAATTATTTTACAATACTATTTTAAAATTAAAGGAGTTTTTATAATGAGAGTAAAAAACTTATTCAATGAGCAATCATTTTTCTTCAACCCTAAAGGAAATCATCTAATTGTCAGTGAAAACGGGACAGGAAAAAGTAAATTTCTGGAGGCCTTGCGTCGTCCTGATGATATTGATACATTTGAGATTGATAACACCATTGATATGAATCTCCATAACGAAGGAGAAAAAGTTGAATTTGTAGAACCAGTATCTGTTTATTCTAATTTTGGATTATCTAAATTGGTTCACGAATTTTATCGTCACAAACTTTGTGATGGAGATGTGTATGATAAGGTCTTAGATGTTCTTAAATCTTTTCCCGGTCTTAAAGATGTTTTGGAGCAAGGAATTGACTGGCGTTATGATGAGTATGACGCTAGTTCAGGGCAAAAAGAAATTATTCGAACAATTGTTTCTTCAGCGCTGCTAATCTTGGATGCAAAATCTGAGGGTTCACATATTCATCTTTTATTTGACGGACTAGGTTCTCAACTAAGCTCTTCAAATGCTGAAAAGCTTCCTGAAGCATTGTTAGATGTCATTGAGTTCTTAGATGACTTATATCCTAATTTGCCAAAGACCAATATCTCAGTGGTGACATACAACGAAAAGATACATATGTTCTTTTTGACTCAAAAAGGTTTCCACCTTATAGGAATGTAAAATCCACATTATTTTTATTTAAAGACTAGATTTTTTTAAAAAAATTCTAGTCTTTTTTTATTATTTTTTATAGCAAATGCGATATTTTTCTCAAAAATATGGTATAATAGATGAAACGATTAAGTAAGGAGATGTAATGACTATGAAGATGTTCATGAGTCCGGATAATCAAGCTAATGAGTTAAATAGATTCTTTTTCGAACTAACACCATCTGGAGTATTGTTTGTAATTTTTTCTCTGATTTTAACTATTTTTCTTTACTGGCTTTTTGTTTCTATATATATAAACACTATCGCAAAAACAAAGCTGTTTCAGAAGATTTTTAAAACCGGGCATCCATCAATCCCTAATTCAGGTTATGACAATGTTGATTTTTATTTCATAGGAATTTTGGTTTCATCATTACCGGTTCTATGTGTTTTCTTTTTATCATTTTCTCACATCTCTCTATTTCAAGTTTATTCAAGAGAAACAGAGACCATTGATAGTATTAAAAGAAAAGATATTTTTGAGCAATATGACTCTAAAGTAGTTGTCACATATTATAATGATAGTTACTCAAACCATACAGATAATGAAGTTAGAAATGTAATTCTGGTTCTAGAGAAAAAAGATAAGTTATCTTTCTATCCTAACCCTGATTACTTTAAACCGGCTGAGAGAATTAAATTTTCAATTAGGAGCATTGGTGAACGAGGTTTTGTGGTTACTGAAATGAGAGATATTAAACCCATTTTCCCCTTTACTTACCATAAGTTCTTTATAAATAAAGAAGAGGCCTCAGAAGTTTATCGAAAGATATTGAAATATAAAAAAGAAATAGAATTAAAAAACGAAAGAGAGAATTAAATTATGCCACCTATTTTTGAATTATTTACAATATTTAATCTTAAAAAAGATATTTTCATTGTAGCCGCTTTAATATTTGGTCTTCTTGTAATGGTTTCAAAGAATATTGAATATTATAGGTATTATCTAAAAAGCAAAGGGTTAAGCTATGAAAAAATTTCAAAAAAGAGATTTAAAAAATTCCTTTATATATCATTGTTGCTTGCCGTACCAACAATTGTTGTCTGGATGTATGCAATAGTTTCTACAAACACTCTTTATAAAGAGGTTAAAAATAACAATATAACAACAGAAACATTATTTTCTAGTTATCACGTTGCAGAAATTAATAAAACAAATGAATTTGAGTCAACTGCAACTTATGACAAAGATGGTAATAAAAAATCGGAATCACCAGCGGTTTTATATGAAGTTGTTTTAATTAAAGATAAAAAGAATAAAAACGCAGGCCTAAAAGGTTCGGTAGTAATCAATGTTACAAAAGTCAATAAAAACAGCTTTGATGTTCTTCTTACTTATGACCAAGTTGTAACAATCAAAGAAAAAGAAGCTAAGGAGATTTTTAACACTTTAAAGAAAATCAATGAAAAAGAAAGCGAGAAATAAAATATGTTACCTACAATTAACCCAATTATTGATTTGTTTACAAAACAAACGTTGTCAAGCCGTTTAGATGGTAGTGACTTGTTCATATTTTATCTTGAATTAGCTGGCCTATTTTTAGTTATTCTTTTAACTGCTTTTGTTTATTTAAAAAACAAAAATAAAGACAAAAAAGTAGTAATAGAAAAAATAAAACCCAACATTTTTGCGGCATTAACTCTTTTTTGTTGTAGCTTTTTCTCATATTTTTCTATGATTAATCCAACAATTAACCTATATAACAAAATTAATGATTTATCATTAGAACAAGTATTTTCTAGTTATTACATTAAGAAAATTGAAAAAACAGAAATTCAATCTAGAGTCTACTTGAAGAAAATAAAAAATAATAAAAATATAGATGAATCTGAATATAAATATTTAGATGATTCTGTAACAATTGATGTTGTAAAAGTCGACAAGAACAGCTTTGATATTGTACTTCCTGACGGAGAAATTGTAACAATCAAAAATAAAGAAGCTGAACAAATTTTCAACACTCTAAATAAAATTAAAGCAAAAGAAAGTGAGAATTAAAATATGTTCCCAAATATTACAGAAATTAATCCTATTCTAGAATTGTTTAAATCCCAAAAAATATCGCTCTCATTATTTGCCATCATGTTTGTTTTCTTCATTATATTTGCTCAGGTGTGGCTATATATTTTTGATAAAGATTTTAAAATAAAGAGGGGATGGGTTAATTATTTATTTAAAGAATTTTTTCTGCCTGCACTTTTACTCTTCTCAGGGGTTGTTGTTGGATATTTCGTGGTAGCATTTTACTTTAACACCGTCAACAAAAACATCAACAAAACACCATTAAAGGACGTATTTTCTAGCTATTACATTGCTAATATTGCGCAACCAGAAGAATCCGGTTCAACTATTGTTTATGATGAATCTGGAAACCAAAAATCAGAAAAGCCAAAAACTCTTTTTAAAGTTTATCTGAATAAAATAGAAGATAGCCATGTTGAAACCATATCACTAAAAGATAATGCTGTATTGAAAGTTTCAAAAGTCAATAAAGACAGTTTCGACATTATTCTCCCTGATGACAAAGCAGCAACAATCAAAAAGGAAGATGCCCCGGAAGTCTTCAATGCTTTAAAGAAAATCAAAATTGATGAGAATTAGGCTAAAGCTATGGGAATGATTAGAGATAGAGAATTAACAATGAAAGTGAGAATTAAAATATGTTATCATTCAAAATTAACCCAAACCCAATCATCATTTTGTTTACAAACACTAATTCTGAAGACAAATTTATATTAGGTTTTCTTTTATTTTGTATAATTGCAGCAACTTTTACAACTGTTACATCTTACAAGAAAAAGGAGAAAATCAAAACTAAACAAGTTAGTGACGATATAAAAAAATATTTTGAAGATAATTACAAAAATATTTTTAATTTCGTTTTAATAGTTATACCAATTGTATTTATTATCTGTTTTGGAATTTTTAGTGTTAGATATGATGCAAAAAAATCAGCCAGTACACTCTCATCACGGGCTGTATTCTCCACTTATTCTGTTTATAAAATTGAACAAACTGTGGTTTATGACTCTTCTGGTGATATAAAATCAAGAAAAAAAGAAGTTCTTTTCAAAGTTTATTTAAAGAGAAATGCAAACAACACAATTATAAATAAAAAATCCCTGTATAGTATTATTTTTCACAATTTTGTAAAATTAGATATTACAAAAGTTAATAAAGACGGCTTTGGTGTCGCGCTTCCTGATGGTCAAGCTACAACAATCAAAAAGGATGACGCTCCAGAAGTCTTCAATGCCTTAAATAAAATTAAAAGTGATGAGCATTACGGAGAGGTTATGAAGATGATTAGAACTAGAGAAGTAACTGAGGAAAAATAACATGAGATAACATGAGCATGAAAGAACTGGCAGAACATATTATTTATGTAGCCCACAAAAATAAAAAGTCTATAACAAACTTACAGTTACAAAAAATACTTTATTTTACATTACGTTACTCTGTTCCTGAAATTGGACTTAGAGCAGCTATTAAAACTTATGATGAACCTTTTCTAACAACACGATATGGGCCTCTTATAAAGTCTCAATATCAACGTTTTATGGGCTATGGTTCTAGTCCTATTATAGGTGATGCTTCTCAGCACGAAGAATACAATGCCTTGAACAAGATGATTTTAGAGCTGCTAAACAAAGATGTATTTGCTCTTGTAGCTTCTAGCAAGTCAAATGACTTTTGGAGGAGACATGAGGATGAAATTGTAAAAGAAGGATTGTCTATTAAATATCCCATTGAGGCTGTCTTGAAACTTGATACTAACAATCAAGAAAGACTTGTAAATTATATTTTTGCAGAAGAGAAGACTGATTAATCTTCTCTTTCTTTTTTTATTTTATAATATTAAATGTAAATCATTTTACAATATAAAATTAAAATTTAACAAAAGAAAGGAATCTTGTTTTAAAGGATAAAACAAGATGGTAAAAGAAAAATGAAAAAAGATTATATTATCCCAGTCGAATGGACTATTGTGAAGAATGTTAAAGTTTCGGCAGAATCTCTAGATGAAGCAAAAGAACTCGCAGCTTTTGCTTCTGTTGAAACAGGAACATATCTGGATGATTCATTCAGAATCAATGAAGAGCTACTTGAAGAATTTGAGGGAAACCGCAAGATGAAAGAAAATATTGAAAGCAATAAAGAAAAATTGCTAGATAAAACTTTCTCAGATGATTTTCTTTCAACTCTTCCTCTACGTTGGGTATGGGTTGGTAAAGTTGATGCTGTTTTGCCTGATGGTGAAACATGCAAAGCAGTCAAATTCAGTCGTTCTGAAGGTTGGGGAGTGAAGGCTACAACCACAGAAATGTTGTTCGTGCCGCAAGACGAACCAAATCTTTCATTTGAAGAGAATTACTTTGATGTTTATAAAACAGGCTTTGAAGGCTCAGATTCCCTTTATAAGACCATTGATTTTGTTTCTACATCAAAACTAGAGGAATACCTCAAAGAAAATCTCAACAACATGGCAGAGTTCTTTGATGCCATCTCTAAAAAATAATAACAACAACTCTATTTTCATAATCTCTTCCACACATATTTTATTTAAAAAGACTAGATAAAAAATCTAGTCTTTTTTGTTTTATTTCTGACAATATCACATATAACAAAAGTGATATTTTGGATTATTTATGGTATAATAGACAAATAGGAAAACAAGACAAAAAATGAGAGAGGGTAAACAAACAATATGTCATATAGATTCACATTTTACTTCAAAAATAACATTAAAGACTTGAACGATTTTCTAGAATTTCAAGAGAAAGTTACCAACAGTTTTTCATTAAATAACTTCATCAAACTTTTAGATACTTGGATTATTGATAAAGCTTTTCTAGTTAAAAAAAGGGAAACTACCCATAAATAGATTTTACAACGAACTATACTTAAAATGTCAGTCTATATCCATGTCATTTTATTTTTGGCCAGAATATGATTTAGTTGGAACTATCTTGAATTACGGTTCAAATAAAGATATTGAAAACCTTTATGATTGTGACTTCTATTTCCAAGATAGTTCTGATGCAGATTATCCATATAGTTCTTATGAGGGGCTTCCTGAAAAACTGTTAGAACATTTCCCAAAAGAAGACGACTACAACACAGCTTCTGAGCGTTACCATCAACTTTGTGAGAAGCTGAAGATTAAAGAAGTTCTTTATGATAAGGATAATCAGCCAGTTCACATTCAATTGAAAGTCATTAAAGACCGGAAACAAGACATTGCAGTCATGAGAATGTGTTCAAACATTGAATCACATTTAAGGCACACCATCAGAGATGGCAAAGGCGTTTTTGAGGAAATGTCAAATTATCTAGGAACAACAAACTGGGATAAGCTCAATCAAAGCTTAATGTAAAACAAGGAGAACAAAAACTATGCTAGTAAAAATTTTAATGATTATCGGATTAGTTTTAGCATCAATGTTATTGATTGGTGCTACTGTTATTAATGTTAAGGAAGTTGATAAAGAGGTATAATTCATGAAAAAAAATAACAATAAAATTAAAATTAACCCAAATGTTGATTTATCTGATGTAACACTAGAAGAAATGACACAAGTAGAGCAAGATTTACTTGTAAATCTAGCTAAAAAGAAACTTGCTTCAAAAATGATAGAGGATGCCTACAAAAAACATCCAGATTGGCCATCACCAGCAGCAACAATGATGCCAGTAAGGAGTACAATTGGTTACACAACTTTGTTTGGGAATTATTATTTATTCTATTTGACAATTCCTGACTTACTAGATGTTCTTTTAGTTGATGATGTTTTTTATGATGAAAAACAACTGAAATGGAGAGTGAAATTTAAAGGAATTGACATTGATTGCCTGAATGAGGCTGTTGGAGTATTTGGTGATTCTATTTCATTTAGAGAATTGTATTCTAGAAATGACCTGTATAAGCTGATGTTTAAGTTTTCATTTGTAAAATTCCCTCAATCACCAGTAGGTTTATCTAAAAAAGAATTTGATGATTTTGTTTATGAATGGGCAACAAAACCAGATATTTTAAAAAACAGATTGAACATTATCCAAGTTTTAGAAAAAGAACTGGATTATTATGGATATAATTTGGGGGCTGCACCGTTTATCAAATTTGAAGATATTCCAGAAAAACTTTATAAAACAATGATGAATAATGATGCTTCTGACGTTATTAATTATGTGCCTAAAGAAAGAATCTTTGAAATATGGAAAGAAAATCTCGGAAAACAATTAACAGAATCAAATGGTTTTTATGACTATATTGTTAATGTTGATGAATTACCTGATGATGTTTATTTTGGTATCCGAATCACCTCAAAGTCTCCCGAAATGACACGGTTTTATTGGCCAAAGCCTTTTAATAAACATAGAGGTTATGATAGGTTCTTTCCAAATAATCTCCAAAGCCCAACAAAACCCAAAAAGCTGCATCAAAAACTTTTACAACGATTATCACCTGTCATAAAAATCAAGACCTATCCTAGTCTTGAAATTGATGACATTTTGGAAGAATTAGGTAAAGAGCGTGAAATCTCTCGCTTTAAAGTTTTAATCACTTCATATGTTGAATTTTTAAAAGAGAAAGGCCTAATCAACAAACTACAAATTGAAGTAACTTTAGAAGATATGTTGGAAGAAACATTAAAAGAGGCTGATTTTGTGGAAAAAGTAAAATCAAGAAGCAACATAGTTTTGCCTATTGTAAGCAATTCAACAAATGGACTGGGGGATGAAGTTTTGACCTCAAAATAATTTTGGTCAGCAGTTATAATAAAATATAGAAAATAAAAATAAAGAAAAGAGAATTTAGCTAGATGAAAGGAAAAAACAATCGAATCTCAAAAATAGAAGAAATTGAAAAAGGTCAAGAAGTTCAGGTTGAATTTTTATATATAGGGGAACAGGAGAAAATCAATGGCTGCACACCCTATAATTATGCTATAGGTGCTATTGATTTCAAGAACTTGGTTTCCCATAGATTTGATGACAGAAACAATGAAGAAATTTGTGAAAAAGTTGTTGTATATATTGTTTTGCGAGAATATCAAGATGGCAAGCAAGACATTCATTACATTGATGTAAGTAATATCTTGAATGATGAAAGAAAAGACTCAGAAAAAGCACTAGATGCCTTAAACAAGCAGATGGAGCGCCTTTCTACCTTGTCTTACAAAGAATTTCTTGATGCTTTTGGAAATAATGTCATTACATTTACACCGGAAGTCATTACTGTTTTATCAAGATATGGTTCAACCAATACAAATCTTCTGTTAAAGTTTGATATTTTAAAAAATGATGTATCAAATGTGTCCGGCTCATCAGATTCAACACTGGGCAGTATAAACAACATATACACTTACAATGTGTTTGACACTTTTTCAAAAAAGAATGAAAAAAAGAAGACAGACTTTAAAGCTCTCATCAAACAGTCTAGTCAGGGAATTATAAAACCTCATTTTTGTGTTATGGTCAAGAAATCAAAAAAATCATCAAAACAAAATGAGTGTTCAGAACATCCTTTGAAGCCAATTATCCTTGATAACAAGAACAATGACAAAAAAGAGAAAGCAAAAACTTCTCATTTACAAAGGGTTTATTACCCAGCATTGTCAGTTGGTGGCCTAGACAATGAAGATAAAAGTTATCTACTTTGGGAAGATTTCTTTAACTTGATTGTTCAGGCGCAAGAAGTGGTTGAAATGGTTGATAATGGGGCGTTCTTTGTTGATGGTATTTTATATTTACCAAAAATCGTTGATAAAGCTTCTGAGTAATTTAAAACAAAAAAAACATCTATCATTAAGTAGGTGTTTTTATTTTATTATTGATTATAATATTCAATGTAAAACTTTTACAATATTATATTTCAAACAACTAAAAAGGAGGTTCATGAAAATGAACAATACAAAATTAACAAAAATTGCGGATAGCGGCATGAAAAAGTTTAACATTGCATCTCAAAAAGAGGTAGCAATTGAGCAGCTTAAAACCATCCAAAAAGAACTTGCTAATATTGGCAAGGAATACAAACTGAACATCATTTCAAAGCTTGACAACTTTCGTGGAATTGCAAAAGCCTTGCAAGCCCTTCGTGTGCATGGTGTTTCAGTGCTAACATTAGAAGAAATTGAAAAAATTGGCTTCTATACTAAATTGGCTCGCCAAAATCTTTTTGAAGAAGTTCTGCTTCGCGAAAAGGTCTTTGAAAAAGCTTTAAATAGCTGGGTGGTGGCTAAATCTGTTTTTGATTTAGGCATCAGCTTTGATTCTAAAGAAGCTAAAGTGGACGGCAACCATGACATCTATCTAAAGATGTCTGACAAGAAGCCCGGAAAACTTGTAGACATCATTGCAGAAATTGACCAAAACATTGATTTCTGTGAGAAACTGATTTGCCAAAGCCGTTTCAAAGAAATTCAGGCTGCTTTTGTAGGAGCTGGATATGATGAATTTGCAGAGGATTTCAAGAAAGACTTACGAATCCTTAAAGGCCAATTTGTTATCCTCAAAGAATCTCTCAATGGCTACAATGTCAATCTTGAAGAGTATGTAGAACATACTCTAAAAGGAATGGTTGATTTCGCTAATACAGCTTTTAACCATTACACAAACATCAACACTCTTAAAAAGATGGAAGAGTATGGAAAATTTGTGGACATGGAAGAGCAACGCATCAAAGACGAAGAAAAAGCAGCAATTGATTTCTTCTGGGGAACATTCAGCAAGAAATTTGTCTGGAATGTTATTCCAAAAGATTTTGCTTTTGCAGTTTTCCGTAAAACAGTTGGCGGTCTGACACAGACTCGTTTCCATGAATTGAGCCAAGAATGGATGAATGATAATCCAAGCTGGACTTACAAATTCGGAAATCTGAAAATTGTTGTTGGGTCTAAAATGGATGAGGTTGAACCTCTCGAAAAAGAATTCAACATCAAGGTCAAGCGTCAAAAAACTGTTCGTGGTTATTTGCGTCTCACAAAATAATGCTAGTTAGTTAATTTATAAAATAAAGTCTTTTATTCAATAAATAAAAGGCTTTTTTTATTTTATAACTTATGTTATAATAGTGTTAAGAAAAACAAAAAGAAGTGGAATGATTAAAAATATGAATAAAGCAAAATCTTTTTTATTCAAATTGATTGGGAATAATTGGAAAGTAGACCAGTCATTTGAATTTGATTATCATAACGAGATTTGGAATAGATTGGCCCTTGAATACTTGGTCAACCCTAAAAGCCATGAACCTAAAATCTTGCAGCTAAAACAAATTCAAGCAGACCTATTTAATTCAGATAAACATGACTATTGGCAACGAAAACTACAGAACAAGTCTTTAGAAGACTTTGAAATCGCTGTATTGTTGAGTACCTTTGAAAACTGGTATTTAAAACCAGAAAGTATTACATGGTTTGCATCTATGTTCAAGAAGTTTGAAGAAAAATATAGTCAAAATAATTATGTAGGCAGCAAAAACAATTTTTTCTCTGAAGTCAATTCAGCATTGTCTAACAAAGAACATAAAATGCCTGTTGTGTTCGTTCAATCTTTAGCGTCTGACAAATTACTAGACCAAAAGATTACAGAATTAGATAAAAAATATCAAGATATTAAAGGAGTATTTTAATGATGAAAAGAAATGATTTATATGATTTATCTAGAAAGTTAAACAAAGAGCTTTCTGAAATTGCAGAAGATAAACGCTATGTTGATGTTGATTTTGTAGGACGCTTCCGTGGCTCTAATTTTGGCAGCTTTTATTGGGGTGGCCTAAATACCAATGTTTTTCAGTTGCTCTTGACCGTAAAAGATAATGGTAAATACACGTTTACTGTAAAATTTGTGGATAGTGTAGAAGATTACAAAAACAAGGCATCTGATTTAGATATTAAAGAATGTTCTAGTATGGTTTGTTTTGACAACTACGAATTTACTACATACGAATCACTTGTAGACCATATTCAGATTATGGTGAGAACATTATTCAAATTGTATGGTATTGAAAAGAATGGAGAGAATTAAGGACTATGGCATTACCTAAATCAAGAAATTTTAAAGCGGAGCGTGCAGCACGCGCCGCATCAAGAAATAATCAAAAAGAAAACAGCCTAAGGCCAAAACCAAAGCTAGAGCCTAAATTCCTTTATGGCCATAAGGTTCACTTTATGTCCAAAGAAAAGCGCCTAAAAAACAAGAGAAAAGCTTACTTCTGGAAAGCCGAGGTTGTTCATCCTCTATCAAGAAGAAAACAATTCCTTGAAAAACATGTTCCAAAGTTAGAACGATATAAAGACAGGCGATTCAATAAAATTGACAGATACATTGACCTTGAATATAAGCAACTAGAAGCACTCGAACTACGGCCAACTGCTGTGATTTTCAGTCTAAAAACTAAAAACAAAGAAATTTCTTATAAAGATGGAAAGGTTTCTGTTAAAACTGAGTGCGACTCAGAAAATCCCAAATTTCAAGCTAATCTAACATTTAAAAACGTTGATGGCTCAGATAACAAGTTATCATTTAGTAAAAAAGAAATTATGGAACTATGGTTGCTCCGTCGCTTAGAAACCTCTTTCAGTGGCCCTGTTGGAAAATGGGAAGTTCAAGACTACTATTACCGCGCTAGAGCTGTTCTTCGAGTTGTATATGCTTTGCTTGTTAGTTCTAAATAAAGTAAAACAAAAAAAGACGTAAATTTTACGTCTTTTTATCTTGCGTTACGAATTAGATTTAGTAATTTAGTAATTCAAATCAATTTGTAATTCACCTGAAACCTTGTGTTTCATGTCAAAAATGTTCAGCAAGTTTTCTGAGCGAAGATGTTTGAGCCGTTTGCTCACATCTTGCTTCACCAAGTCAGAACACATCTTAGAGTTCTTCTTGATGTATTCTGTCGGAACAAATTTACTATTTCCTATATAGTTCTCAACCAAATCGTACAGGGCCAAATCTCCAAGACTTTCGAACAATGGAACGATTGTGTAGCCTGCTGCATCAATAGCAGATGTATAACTCATTGATTCCACATTTTTGTAATCGTGAAGAGAGACAGCTTTGTCTAACAGTAGACTCTTTGTCCATTCTCCAAAATCAACAACCAATTTGTTGAAATCTCGCTCAACCCAACCAGAACGAAATTCTGCTTGAACAAGTCCGGCTACAGCATACCCTCCGGGCTTAATAATCCCAAAATCAAGAGGCATAACAGTCTTAGCTCCAGACCATCCAATAGAATTCTCCCAGAGTTCTACCTCAACGCCGTCAAAAGATTTAGACAAGACTTTGAAGAAGTGAGGTTGAAATACCTCGTCTAGTGATGCAAAAACTCCCCCAATAGGGATATTCTTTACAAGCTCAGATGGAGCAAAAACAACTGATGATGATACTTCCATATCAATTCTCCTTTAAATTTTAAATAATATTTGTAAAATGAAATTATTTTTTTACAATTAATAGTATAAGACTAATTGTTTCATTAGTTGTTTTATAATAAAAGATGTAAAACAATAGAATTTTACAAATATATTATTTTTTATTTCAGGAAGGAGTATTTGAAATGACAAATACTAAAACGAATACTTTTATCAACGTTATCAAAAATGTGCTAAAAAATCAGAAAAACTTAGTAAAAGAATCTGAATGGATTCAGTTTTTAAAGGACATTGAATCTCATGTCTTGCAAAAGGATAATGGCATTGAACTCATTCAAGCCAATATTGTCTATGATGATGCAGCAAGCAAAGATTTGCAAAAACAAGCCCTTATTCTGGAAATTAATAAAACTTCCAAAATGGGCAAGGAAATTCCACTGGTTATCAAATTTTCTTGTCATTTCTCTGATGGCAAACTATTGATTAAGACAGCATATAAGAACCAAAATTCTTCATATGCCCATCAATGGAGAGCTGAAGATAATTATACTTATCTGTTGAGGGAAATTGACTTCATGTCAGAAAGCCATGAAGCTATGAAGAAACAATATAATAATTATATTGATTTTATTCAACATGACATTGACAAGTTGTTGGACTTTGCTGATGCGCACTAATCAAATCTTTATTTTAGGAGTTTATAATGATGAAAGTAATTACAGCTAAAGTTGTTAAAGAAGAAAAAAGACATCTTCACCAAATGTCTGAAAAAGAAGTAGCATACATAGAAAAGACATTGCAGAATTTTCTCGGAAAATATTTTTACAATGGTGGCAAATATCGCATTTGCCCACATGCTAAAGAAAGAATTTTTCGAAAAGGCAGAGGTGAAGTAACTAAACGCAGCTTAAAAAAGGTTCTTTTGTTTGGTAATCTAATTGAATTTAAGAAAATTACCTTTTCAGATAAACAAACAGAACTACGTTGTGTATTTCGTTTAGATGAACAAATTGTTGTTTATGATTTCTTTAGACACACAATTGTTACATTCTGGAAAAATTCTAAGGATGACCACCATGAAACTTTAGATGTTTCTAAGTATACACTATCTAGAAAACAAGTTTCTAAGTTTCTTGATGAACTCATTTCTGCTTAGTTTATGTTTCTCTATTATATTAAAGAAGTCTAAGAAATAGACTTCTTTTTTCTTTGACAACTTATAACGTTTGCGATATAATAGTTTTAGAAATAAAAGTAAAGTATGAGGTGCAGATATAGAATATGTTGTTTTTATTTAACCTATTAATGTTTACAATTTTCTATCTAATCCTAGATTATTGTTTTGTGACAAATGGAAAACCAACTATAAATAGAATTTTGAATAGCCTTATGTTAATTTTTGGTGTGTTTCTGATGACTGTATTTGATAGATTTTCATTGCTGACCCTAGTGTTATCTTTTTATACTCTAACTCATGGAAACCTTGAGTTAAGGAAGTCAAAGGAAAATCTAGACATTGATTTTTACAAGAAAATCATGAAATACTCAGTGGTTGCATTTCTTGCATCTCTTGTATTACTAGTTTTTGGATTATAATAAAATAATACCATTTTGATTTAATTTAATTTTTAAACTTTAAAATATATTTTTTATTGAAAGGTGGTGATAAAATGACCTTAAAAGAAGAACTAGAAAAACTTCTTTGCGACTACAAAGGTCAGTTAGATATTAGTAATGAGAATTCCCAAAAAATAACGAGAAAATTTTCTCAAAAAGTATCTAGTTTTATCATTCAGAACGTTGAAAATCTGAATGTGCACGATTTAGAGCAATTGAATGATTATCCTGAATTACGCAGAAAAATTTCTGGTAAGGCACTGATGGTCTTCAAAGTTGCTCTAAGCCATGAACAAAAATAAATCAAATTAATTTTATATTCAAGGAGAATATTATTTTATGAAAAATATGGTTAAACTATCAATGGTTACATTTGCTGCTATTAGTGGACTTCTTTATTCTAGCAATGTTTTAGCTAGTGAAGTTACTAAGGAAGGTACTGAGGTTTCTGTCAAACAACCAGAAATTGATGTTACTCGTCAAGATGATACATTTTACACAAAAATTGATGTAAAAGTGTCAACAGTAATTCCAGATGATATTACCATCAATCAAGGAGACACAATGACCATGCCTCTACCTAAAGAGCTTGAACTGGAAACAACTTATGATTTCCCAGTAAATGCTCCTGACGGCGAACCGGTAGGTCAAGCTACAGCGAACGCTACGACAAATACTGTCACCACAGTGTTCAATGATTATTTTCAAAAGAAGCCTTTGAATAAATCAATTTCATGGACTATGCGTACACAAATTAACCGTGAAGTTGTAAAAGACGAAGGCACAATGCACCTTGATTTTAAGGGCACTGTTGTTGATGTTAAGACTGGCTCAAAAGGCGACACCAATCTCAATGAAGAATTGTATAAGTGGGGGCGGCAGGACAAGGATGATGCCTCTGTGGTTCATTGGGTGGCGCGTGTGAACTACCGTAAGGCCAGCCTTAAAGGTGTCCATGTTCATGATACTTGGGATGAATCACAAGAGTATGTTCCGGGGTCAATGGTTGTAAATTATTTGCACTCAGCAAACCCTTGGACTCTTGCATATACTGCTGACCCAAGCTTTGTTAAAATCCGTGAAGATGGTTTTGATGCAGAAGTTGGTGATTTGGATAAGGTTGTAACCTTTGAGTACAGCACGCGCTCCAAAGACCGTTCTATCATTCCTACCAATACCTTTACGGTACAAGCGCAAGATTACTTCTTGCAGCACGAAGTGAATTACAAATGGGCGGATGGCTCAGGTGAAGCGGATGGCAAAAACAAGCCAAAAGATAAGGTGAAACCAAAAGAATTCGAGCCTAAAAAGGAAGAAAAGAAAAAGACTGAAAATGTTAAGGTGACACCTAAACCTGAAGAAAAACCAAAGCCTAAAGAAGATACACCAAAACCACCAGCACCAGAGGTTGAAAAACCAAAGGCTGAACCAAAAGAAGAGCCTAAGAAATCAGAACCAAAACCTAAAGAAACTCCTAAACCAAAGGAAGAAAAACCGACACCAAAACCAGAAGTGAAAGAAACTCCTAAGCCAACTGAGCCTAAAAAAGTTCTTCCTAAGACTGGTTCAGATGACCGTGTTGTTAAAGTTCTTGCAGGTCTTGGATTTGGTATTCTGATTGGTGTAATTGCCTTTATGACTGGTGGCACTAAATCAAGAAAGAAAGGTTAAAAAGGGTGGCTGCTTGGAAGACATCCAAAAAATAAAAGCAAAAATTGAATGGCTCTTGGAAAACTTTTCTCAGAGCGAAATAGCCAAGGAGACAAATGTGCCACAGTCTACGTTGTCTTACTTGAAGAAAGGTACTCGTAAAATCCGTAATCTCTCTGTTGGCACTGTTCAGGAATTAATTCAATTCTATGACAGGCATCACAAGGACAAAGAGTAATGCGTGGATTTATGAATGTACACGGATATATCAAAATCAGGCTGGATAATACATCTTATTATCCGCCTGTTTCTGGTAGTCAAGACCAAAAAGGATATATCCGCCAAGGATTACAGTTAGTTCGTGATTATTCTGGTAATTATAGTGTTTTTGATAGTCAAAACCGTCTTTTAGGAGAAATACCTAAACGACTATCAAAACTATATCATCTTTCTGAAATACTTTATAATAAAAGTTATGAAAGACTTGCTATTCGTTATGAGATAGAAAGAGATAGTTACCAAGGGTTTCTATTTATTGACTGTTATTAGAAATAAAATAAAAAGGCCTCTTGATTACAAGGGTCTTTTTTATTTTTCTGAATTGTTTTATAATATACTCTGTAAAAGATTCATTTTACAAAAGCATATTATTTTATAAAAAAAGGAGTATTAACATGGGCATTGATACTAATGTTAAGATTGTTGGGAAGTTGGATGTTGACCAACTTGTTGCCTTCATCAAAGAAGAAATTTCTGAGAGTATTACAATTAGTATTGAAGAAGAAGAACATTTCTTTGACACTAGAAGTGATATTGTATTTTTGGGTATTGATGGCATTGAAAAAAGGGATGTGGGGTGGATTCACATTTCCTATAACGGAAAAAATCGAAGCATTTTTTATCTTTACAAAGACACCTTTTGGTTTAGTCCGCAAGATATTGCATCTAACATCAAAAATGGAACTCCAGAACTGAATGGTCTTTATACTTATCTTTCACTTGGATTTGATTCTGATGCTGTTGAAATCATGACAAAAATTGCCAAAGAATTTGGTGGTTATATTGACGAACAAGATACAGATAATATCCCCTACAAAAAGGTTGAGGTTGATTAACATCTTTTCTTATTATTTATTAAATGTCTGAATTTGTTTTCAGGCATTTTTTGTTTTTTAAAATCCAAATGACTTATAATATATTTTGTAAAAATATTTTACAATATTATTTTAATTTTAAGAAGGAGGTGCTGTTATGGCATCAGAAACAAAAGTAAGAATTATTGGATTTGTACCTGTTGAAGAAATTGTGGATTTTATTCATTTTGGAATGGAGGATGTTATTGGTTTAGGATATTTCAAAACCGAAATCATTCAAAAAAGTGAAAAACCATATCGTCCACTAACACATTCTGATATTGTTGTGGATGGAACAAAATTAATAGAACAAAAAGTGTTAATGGAAGTTCTTTATCACAACGAAAAATACAGGATTATATATAATTACAAAAATTATATTAAATTCAATATTGATGAAGTCTTTAACAACTTCAAACATGGTACTCCAGAACTAAATAATTTCCCCCAGACTGAATTAGTCATGGATGTAGATAGTGAAATTCTTGACATCATGCCAAGAATTGCTTTTAAATTCAACGGTTATGTTGGTGACAATGATGCTTGGTATGAAAAGGTGAAAGAAGAAGATTTATTCCCTGAAGCCCCAGAAGACACTTATTCTCTTCAAATACATGGTATCTTCTATAGCAATCTAAGACATTTTTCTTTTGATGAAGCAAAAAATAAAGTCTTGGAATACGTTCAAAGCATGAAGGTTTTCTTCTACAATGACAGTTACTATGAAGCAGCACTAAAATCTGTTGAAGAGTTGACCCCTGAGAATAATGTTCTACGATTGGAAGGGCCAAAGGGTTATCAACCTCTCATCAAAATCGTAAAAGACAAAAGGAAACAGAATCCTTTTAAAAAACCAAAACACTCATAATGAGTGTTTTTTCTTTTAGTTTTATAATATTACTTGTAATCATTTTTACAAATATTATTTTAAAAACAAAAAGGAGAAAACAAAAATGGAAAATGTTACAACAAATGTTAAAATTGTAGGTGAGCTGCCATTTCAAAGATTGGTAAATTTCTTTCTTTGGAATATTGATGAGAAAGCTGAACATGACTTTAATGTTGTTGAAGAAAAGTATGACCCATCAACACATAAAGATGTTAGTTTTGAATCAGGAAAAGAAACTGACACCTTGAAAACTGTATCAGGTTTTGTAAAATTTACCTACAAAGGAGAAGCTGGCTCTGTTTCTTATAATTACAGAAATCACTTGAAGTTTGATAAGAAAGACTTGTTTGACAATGCAATTAATGGAACATACAGGCTCAATATTTTTTCAACAACAGACCTAACAATGGAATATTCTTCTATTTCAATTATGGTTATGGAAAAGCTTGCTATGTTTTTTGCAGAAAACATCAGACATTTTGAGGGATATATTGACTTACGAAATGATGACAAAATTTGGTATCAAAAAATTGATGCTGAAAAATTTGTCAAAGAAACTCAAGATTCATATACTCTCTTCATTGATGGCAAAGAGGTACTTTTCAGCCATCATTGGAGTGAAATTGAAGATATGCTATACGATTTCTTGATAAGTCTAAGTAGTTATTTCGAAGACTATTATGATTATCTCAGGTATAAAGAATCACTTTCAATTACTGGAACTCAAGGTGGGCTATATATTGATGGTTTGACTATTGATTATCGTCCTCATATCGAAGTTGTTGTGAAATATTTCTAAAACTAAATTTTAAAAAACGCTCTTTATGGGTGTTTTTGTTTTGCTTTATAATAGTAAATGTAATCATTTTTACAAATATTATTTAAAAAATAAAAAGGAGAAAACAAAAATGAAAAAACGTATCAGTTTGTATAACATGAAAAAAGCAGGGGAACATGTTACATCTTTATTTGAAAAATCAAACATGACTTATGAAGAGCTGTATACTTCTCGTCATGAAATTGAGGAAGCTGTTTCTAACTTCATTGAAGAAAATAAGATGGAATCTGGAGATAATCTGATTTTGCTTATTAATGAAACTGAGCTTTATTTTGTTGCCGGTATTGTTCGTGCTTGCTTTTCAAAAAATATTTGCTTAACCGTTGTGTCATTTGAGGATTTTGTTGACAATAACAAAGGGATTTGGAGCATTGAAAATTACTTCGTCTCAGAACAACAAAAAGAAGAGGATATTGATGGGTGTGATGAATATCCGATTTATAGTGAAGATGAATCGAAGACATATCCATGCCTTGTTGAACTAAAAAACGGTAGCAACGGAATCTTCGACCAAACTTTCTCAACAGAATCTGACAATGAAGAAAATTGTCATGCTACAGGTTATGAACTTCGTAACTCAGATGATTGTAGTGACTGGTGGCTTGAATTTGAAGATAGTCACGGCAAACTGCATTATGGTAGATAATACCGAAAATCAAACACTCTTATTAAGAGTGTTTTTTTGTTTGCAGTTATTCTATTATTTAAGTTTATTTTTAGCTTAAATTATGGTAAAATATAAAGAAATAACAAGACAAAGAAACTACTAGGAGACAATAATGATAACAGCAAGAAAATTCTTTGATTTCTATAAGAAAAAGGCTAACATGGACTTGATACAAGTTGCTAATAAATTAAATATAAAATTTGATTTTTCTGATGCTGAACAACTGAGAAATTCAGTTCTTTTTATGCTGCAAAAACCAGAAAATGATGACTATAACAACTATGAAATCGTTGATGACCAAGAAGTGCTTAAAAATTTTCTTTTGCGGATGCAATCCATTTACAAAATCATTCAGGATAATCCAAGTATAATTGATGGCATTAACATCAAAAATGACAATGTTGATGAACGTTTCTTACATATCAAACTTACCTATGACCACAGAGAAAGACCATACATAAAAATAGACACTCTATTTTGTACTAATATTGGAAGTTTGTATACAACAGATGATGGTGTTTTTAAACTAGAATTGCAATCAAATCAAAGCAATTCTCAACGTTATATATTCTTTGATGAAGATAACAGCCGTATTTCATTTAAGACAAAACAAAAGCAGCAGACATTTTCAGACACATTGACTTATGATGGTCTATCAACATATCTGATTAAAGATTTTCCTTATCCAAACTTAAAAGAGTTTTCCTGCCTTAAAGAACATCAGGAAGAACTTGTAAAACTATCAAGGCAAAACATTGAATTCTTGTATAGAGATGGCTCAGGAGCAAGGCTTAATACGACCTTGACTATGGAAGACTTGCATCAGGCAGGTCTAAAAAGAAAAACAAGTAAAAGGGATATTTTTAAGAGAAAATACAGTCAATTCTCGAAATTTTCCCCACTCATTTCAGATAGAAATATAGAGCAAATTCCAACTACAGACCTCTATTATTTGTTTAAAATTTGGTTGATTTTAGATAAAGAAGAATGGCCTCAATTTTATGGTTGGTATAGAACACATGGCAAAGGGAAAGCTTCTATTTATGACAAAGTGTTTAACGAAGTATTTAATCATCCAAGGAGAATAACAGAATATGACTGGTTGAGCAGCTACTACAAAGATAAATATTCTGATGATGAGCGTCTTATTTATAAAACGACAAAATTTGCAATGAAACTAAAAAATCTCAAATTGTTTTATAAGAAAATACCAGCAAACTATAAAACCCTTGACCTCATGTTGGAAGATGCTAATAAAGTTCGAGATGTGATTGAGTTTAGAGCTGCAATTAGAAAATTGAAGCAAATCATCAAGAAAAAGGAAAACAAAAAATTCAATTATGCCAAGGTGGCCATGCCAAATGAAACAAAAGATGTATTGGAAGAATTTTCTCAGTACAAGCCTATCACAATTCATCAATGCCCAAAAGAAATATTAGATTTGATTAAACGTGATTATACTGGGAACTTTGATAACCTTAATTATGAAATCAACAGGCAATATGCAAACGAGGAGCGCAAAGCCAAACAAAAGACAAAGGATGTGCCTATTTTCCTCAGCTACAATAAAGACAATCAAACTCTCTTTTGTCTCTGTATATTGCAAGTTCAATACAGTGGAAACGATATGGACACTAAAACTCATTTCAATATCTCAACCCAATACTTTACATCAGATAAAGCATCAAAAGAATCTATTATTGAATACAAATCAAAATTTGAGAAGATAAAATCATTTATCCAAAACTACATTGTAGACAAGTACGACTATGATGTATATCAATAAGAATTTAACACAAATAAAGACCTTGAAATATCAGGGCCTTTTACTTATAATAATGAATGTAAAAAATAAATTTTACAATAAAATATTTTTAATAGAAAAAAGGAGAAAAGTATGACAACTTTTTTGGCAACAGTTGAGGGTCTAAAGTTCCTCAAAAAATCAATGGACAATCTTATGGCCGAAACAACCAAAGCTGGCAAAGAAACAGTCTTACGCTTTAATAAGGCTGATGAACGTTTTAAGGAGCTTTTAAAATTCTTGTTAAATAATGATATTACTACAGGAATTTCAGCGAAAAAATTAGAACGCCGGAAGTCATTCAGTGATGACATTCATGAAGAAAATTCTGGGCAAGAAATTAATAATCTTTTAAGTTTATTAAATTATCTTAAAGTGAATAATACTGGCCGAGATGCAGACATTCACGTTGTTCACCAATATATTCAAAGCCAACCAGAAGAACTTCATGACTTCATTGAAAAAGTAGTAACAAAATCCCTTAAACTGGGAGTTACGGCCAAAACTGTCAATGCCGTTTATGGAGAAGGATTTATTCCTGTTTTTGAGGTTCAGTTGGCCAAGTCAATTGACAAACTAGATTCAGAAAAACTAAAAGCTCTTATAGGCTTTATCACACTGAAGCTAGATGGCCATAGAACGCTTGCTCAGATTTCTTTTGATGAACTGAATGGTATTGGCGGCCATATCAACATGAACTTCTTTACCCGGCAGGGAAAACCAGTTACAGGGATGACAGATGTTGCAACAAGCATCATTAATTCTTTTGACTGGAATAAACTAGCTAAAGTATACCCAGAAGGACTTTTCTTAGATGGTGAAATCCTGATTACAGAATCAGAAAAACCAAAAGAAGAATGGTTTAACGAAACTTCTAAAATCATCCGAAAAGATGGTGAAAAATCTAATCTGACTTATCATGTGTTTGATATTGTTGGTGTGGATGAATTCTTCCAAGATAAGAAGTCTATCCTTACTTATAAAGACCGGCGGAACATGTTAAATGATGTTTTCTTGAATGTTCCTGATGTAACAGGCATTGAACTTGTTCCTGTCCTTATGGAGACTGAGGATGTCTATAATGACCTAGAGGCTATCTACAAACTCTTTGATGAGCAGGTAGCTCTAGGAGAAGAAGGCCTGATGCTAAATCTTGATACACCTTATGAATGTAAACGTCATAATGGTCTACTGAAGATTAAGCCAACTAAATCGGCCGACCTTGAAATCATTGGATTTGAACCCGGCGCTCCATATACCAAGTATGAAAATACTCTAGGGGCATTGATTATGGATTTTGAAGGTGTTCCTGTTAAGTTTGGCTCTGGTCTTACAGATGAGCTTCGAGAGGAAATCTGGAACAACCAAGAAAAATATCTTGGGGCTATTGGAGAAATTCAATACACTTCTTATAGCAAAAATCAAAATAATGATGAAATCAGTTTGCGCTTCCCTCGTTTTAAGGGTATTCGAACTGACAAATCTGTTGAAGATGTGAATATTGAATAATCTCAATAAAAAAATAAGAGACTGGAATATTCTGGTCTTTTTTTATTTTTGTTATACTATACCTTGTGACTGTTTTACTTGGTTTCAGTTACAAAAAATACTAATCTAATTAATCTAATGTGAAGAAAGGAGACTTTTATATGAATATAAAAACGAAGTCTTTGAAAACTAAACTAATTGTTGCTGCAAGCGTGGCCGGATTGGCTCTTAATATGGCCTCTGTTGTACCTGTTATGGCGAGCGAGGCCAAACCATCCGCCTATGATGTAAACACGACTATGGGCTATTCTGGGCCACCAGAAGCGGCTTTTAAGAAGTGGCAAGAAAAACCAGTTAAGCCAGCTGTCATTAAAGGCGTGAATGATAATATTGCTTATTATGGCTATGTTGATAGTTCTGGTTATTGGCGATACTATACAGATGGTTATGGGAATTACATGTATCTCTATAACGGTTATTATTACTATTACTAACAAAAAAGGCTAGAGGTGAACTCTAGTCTTTTTTATATTGTTTTTATTTGTCAGCAGAAGTAATTTCTTCAGCTTCAATTACAGGCTGTTCATCTTGCTTCAGCTTATTGACAGTCATATTAACACCTAAAGCACCAGTCAGCAATTGCCGAATGTCAAATCCTGCGCCTTGAGACACTTGGTCAATCGTCTGCATGATGTCTCCAACCATTCTAGAAGCGTTGCCCTCACCATACATAGTGATTTTATCCACTTTAGTAAGAGGCTCTGCTACGGCGCGTGCGATTTCAGGAAGTTTATCAACAACCATTTCAGTAATTGCAGCTTCCTGCATTTTCTTCATAGCTTCCGCTTTCTTATCTAGACCTTGTGCTTCTGCTTCAAGTTTCAATCGAATAGCTTCAGCCTCGGCACGTCCTTTAGCTTCAATAGCTTCAGCTTCTTGAAGTTGAGCAAACTTCTCAGCCTCAGCTTGAGCTTTGCGAGCTTCTGCTTCTTTTTGAGTTTCAAAAAGTTCAGCTTCTGCCTGACGTTGACGTTCAATCAATTGAGCTTCTGCTGCTTGTTGACGAGCGTATTTGTCTGCTTCTGCCTTCTTACGAACATTGGCATCTAGTTCTTGCTCACGAACCTTAACTTCGCGTTCCTTGACTTCAGCTTCTTTCTCTTGCTTCATGATATTAGCTTCAGCGGCCACGCGCTCTTGTTCACGACGTTGAATTTCGGCCTCAATGCCTTTTGCAGCATCAGCCTTAGCCTGAGCAATGTCAGCTTCTTGTTTCAAAGAAGCTTGTTTCAATTTCAATTCATTTTGCTTTTGAGCGATTTCAAGGTCAGCAGCTACACGTTTGTCATTAGCAAGCTTATCTTGTTCAGCTTCTACTTCCTTACGTTCACGTTCAGCTTTAGCTTTGGCAATCAAGGCATCTTTCTTGATGGTTTCAACGTTTTCAATACCAAGGTTATCAATCACGCCACCCTCATCAGAGAAAGATTGAACAGTAAAGGCAATGACTTCTAGACCCATTTTTTCCAAGTCAGGAGCTACATTATCCTGAACTTTAGAAGCGAATTCTTGACGGTCATTAACCATCTTACGCAATTCCATTTGTCCAATCACTTCCCGAAGATTACCTTCCAGAACATCTTGGATGGATTCAGAAATATCAGTAGTTTTCCAATTCAGGAAGTTTTCAGAAGCTTTAGCAATCATTTCATCACTAGTACCAATTTTGAGCTTCACAGCAGCATCAGCACGCACGTTAATAAAGTCTTTAGTAGGAACAGACTCAGATGTCCGAACATCTGTAGAGAACTGCTCAATGTCCAAATAAGAGCGACGCTCAATAAATGGAATCATGAAACCAGCTTTGCCACGAAGATGACGTAGTTTGCGCAATCCTGTAATAACAATAACTTCATTTGGTTTTGCATTGACATAACCTTTGACGAGTAATACCAAAACACCAATAATGATAAGAGCAACTGGGATTAGCCAAGTTGGAAATTGAGATAATACGTCCATAATTTTTCCTTTCTTTTTCCAAAAAATTTATATTATATATTTTTATGAACCATCCCTATAAAAAGGATAAGGAAATTATATCACATAACCTCTGCAAAACCAATAGATTCAAAAAGAAAAAGATTAATATTTAATCTTTCTTTTTTATTAAATTAAACCAGAATAATATTCCAACATCATTTCCTTTGAGATGATAGTGTTGCTTGATTCTTTTAGAGGTAAATCACCTCTGGTTTTCCTCCAAGGGTCTTCTTTTCTAATCAACTCACTCAGCCAATGAGGTTCTTTATTACTATAAACTTTGATGACAAAATCCAGTGTTTCTTTTTCATCTTTAGAAAAACAATATCCACTAATATAAGGTTTGAGTTTGTCTGCATTGACATTGAGGTCTTTGGGTAAGTCAAAGATGTTGTAAAGTTCTGAACAAACAGGGCCGCCAGCCCAAGCTTCAAACTCTTCTTCAAATAAAACGGATTTATCCCAAGTCAAAGACCATGCCTGAGCATAGTAACAGAGCCTTTGCAGGTTCATAAATGTTGTCCATTCAACCTTATTTAGAATATAATAAGCTGCATCAAAAATTGTTCCTTTATTTCCCATATCTCTCAATTCCTTTTTAACTAGTATTGGTTTTAGTTAAATTATACCATAATTTCAATCAATTTAGACAAAAAGAAATCCCACCAGAATTTTGGTGGGAATTGTAGCTAGTGAAATGTTTCCGCAAGTCACTAGGTTTCTCATGAGTTGGTGAAAAGTAGGAACATCTTTCACCTATTCATTTTACAATATTATTTTTTTACAACCCCTACACTCGCTAGGAGGAACAAGTGTAGGTAGAAAGGATTTTTTGTCCTGATATTCTCATATCAAGCACATTATTAGTATATCACCATCACTATGTTTTGTCAATAGTTTATAAATATTTTTTCAATAAAATATAAATATTTTTCTCACAAATATACAAAAAAAGAAAGATAGACAAAATGATTCACCTATCTTTCTTCATTTATTTATCATTCAAAAGCTGCTATAACCATAGTCACTAATCATCTTGAGCATTGAGCAGTTGTCTAGAGGTTTTAGTAATTTTCTACAAGTAGCAACTTTTATGTAATTAAGAAAACAAAAGAAGAGTCTAAGAAAATTCATAAGCCCCACAAACTTAAATAAACTCTTATTTATTTTAGATAAGGATTAGCAGCTCCTTATCTATAACTATAATATCACATTCGATTTCACTATGCAACTTTTTATTTATTTTAAATCACAGGAAAATTCTTGGCAAAGCTGTCATCCTTGACATACAAAGGCGAATATATTTCCTTATGAAGCTGGCTATCAGATAACAAATAACCATTATCCAAGTAATCACCAATAGAGTCCACCCAATCACGAATGTATTGATAAGTGAGCGGCATGTGTTTCTTGGTGATACCTAAATCGAGGAATTTACTCTTCTTCTCTGTTGAGTGAACATGAATTCCGTCCGGCAGAGTTTCAGGAGCAATAACACCTTTAATATCAATAGGTCTATCAGCAATCATTACATGAGCTTCCATCAAGAATTCATCTTCTTTAATGTTGTAATCTAATACAATCTTATGAAGCAGCAAACGTTCTTCTTCAAACTTATGAACACTGATGTTCCGTCTTTTCTTTGAATGACGTTTCTTGTTATTATTGTTTTTCTTAGCCATAAAATTTTCCTTTAGTTAATCCTTTCTTTTATTCCATTTTAAAACAATTTTATTTAGCTAGTGCATAAACTTCATCACGCAATTCAATCAATTCAGGAGATGCCTGATGGTCTTCTAGAAATTGAATGATGTCTAACAACAGTTCTTGTTCATGAGGAACAAGTTTTTCTTGCAGTTTTTGCCATTGCTTATCCAGTTTTTCTTGGAATACTTGAATAGCATTGAGGTCTTCCTCAGCAAATCCACTTGAAGATTTTTCAATATCAGCCTTTGCAGCCTTTACCTCTTGAACAATTTTTTCTTTTAATTCTTCTTTTCTTGTCATAATTTTACATTATCTCTTTTCTAATTTATTTTTGTTATAGCCTTTCCAGTAAACTCAAATCACGAACAACTTGATAAACCCCCTCTGATAAAACAGATTTATCAAAAGTGTTATCCATTCGTTGACATAGGTTCGCTGGAATGATTAGTAATTCAAATTTCGGCAACAAAAGTTTTGCCTCGACTTCTGGTGGGAAATTCATTTGTTGAAAGCTTTCATACATTCTTTGCTGGGTACGAATGTCATTGAAGTGAGCTATATGCTTATTTAGAACTTTTTCAGCAGATTCCACAGAACCAGAATAGTGCATCACGGCAGCGCGTGCTTCCTCGTATACAGCCACAACAACAGCTTTCATCATAATCTTAATTTTCCTCTCTAATGATTTGATAACGAATGACTTCTCTTACAGTTGGGCAGTAATTCAACTCCAACTCATAAATCAATCTTCCATTTTCTTTTAACTCTTTGAACTTTTGTCCAAAGATTGTTTCTTTTTTAAATAGTTTTGCGTGCAATTCAGCCACGGCATCCGCTTCACTAGAATGTTGGCTTTTGATTGTCTTTTGGACAACCTCTCCGTTTCGTAGTACAGTTTTTTTGATAGAGAACATAATATAATAAATACCTTTCTAATGTTATTTTTTATTTGTGTGAAGTATTTATTTCAATAACGATTATATCACAAAAAAACAAAAAGAAAAATATTCATAGAAACAAATAAAGCACTCCCAAAACGTTGTTGTCACAGTGGTAACGAGAAGTGCTTCTTGGTCTGTAATGGTAAAGTAAATATATGTTAATTATTAATTATTTTTTGCCATATTGATGAATCAAATTGTAGCAAAATCTCCAGAAACAACTACACCGTCATAATCAGGATTTACAGTAGCATCTTTGATTTCAAAGAATGTTTCACCATTTATTAATGACAACAATTCCCCATCTTTTTCATTGTTGTCATGATATATCTCACATTCAAAATTACTGTCATCATCCTTTTTGTGGCTGCATTTTGAATGGGTTGTTTTTAAACGACCTTCATATAGAACAGTAGAAGTGCAAATCAAAAAGTTTTCATATTTATTTAATTCCTCATCAGCCATAATAGACTTGAAGCAGGCTATCATTCCTTTAGCGCTTGTCTTTTCAGGATATTTCTCTTCGAATTCTTCAATTTGTTTGATGAGCCAATCCACAGAGGAACGGCGAATAATAGTTTTATCAAAAGTGGAATTTAGAACAGCTCTTTCAAATTCAGGAATATCTTGATTAGAAGCCAATGCCCAGACTTTAGAAATATTTTCACTATAAGGATTTAGAAGAAGACTTTTTGAATTTTCTTTTTCTTTTAGATATTCTTCCCACAAGGAAAGCCAAATGTTCACATGCCAATACCAAGAGTTCTTCACTTCTCCCAGTTGCGTCCATTTGCCATTTTTTGAGCCAAAAATATAAGTGTATGACATTTTTTCTACATCCTTTTTTATTTTATATTGTTATTTTTTAGATAACCCGTTTTACAAGATTATATCTAAAATAAATCTCAGTACCAACCCATTGTACAATCCCCACTATAGCCTCAACTGCAAAGATAGATTCGAAGCTTAGTTGTAAACAGTACAAGAACAACCAAAGCAAGATAGGGGATAATATCGCAATTGGAATTGCGTAAATTAACTGAGCTACACCATTTAGGTCATGCCGATATGACCTACTGATAGATAGCCACATATAATAACGTAAATTAGTTACAACTTTAACAGGCAAAAACAACCAAATAATTGGAGAAATCAACCCCCGATATATTGATGAAGGCAGCCAGAACAAACCAAAATAAGTAATCAAATAAAGTAAAACTATCGAAGATAAAGCCCCGACAGTTGCCTTCCAGAAGATAAACTTATTATCTTCGTAAGGTGTTTCTTCATCTAAACCTACATTTCTAGATACATGACTATTTAACAATCCTGACATGGAATCCACCCAACCTTCAGGTAACATCATAAGATTTGCAACCCAATATTTAATACCTGCATAAATGGGATTAATTGTAATAGTTAAACCAACACCAATGATAGAAGATAACCTTGGAGATAACCTTCTTATCAATTCCCACTTAACATTTTTCCAATAGGACTTTATTTCTTTCCAAGAGAATTCAAACCCTTTAGAAAAGAATTGAGGAATAGGTTTCTTCCATAAAAACCAGTATAAAGGAATTGGATTAGTAATTATATTTACAATCATAGCTGCATTTACACCCAAATGTAGAATATGAGTTGTAAAGAAAATACCCCCTAACATAGACCATGCTATAGCATGGTCTAAAACTGTAGCTTCTTTGCTTCTGCCTTTTGTTCTTAAGTAAGTTGTTATGAAACTTGCCCAAGGGGAAGCTATGAGAAGTGAAATGATTGATAACTGAAAATAAGGGATATAAAATGGCAAATCCGTAGAGGGAACTCCTAAAATAAGTAATAATTTTGGCAAAAATACAAAACTACCTACCGCTGAAGGTATAAGCATAAGGTAGAACAAGTAGATATGGTTCTTTACAATTTTAGATTCTAAATCCAAACCATATTTTTCTATTAATTTAGGCATTGTTGCTGTCATAGAGGATTTAGCTGTGTAGTAGGTAGATGATAGAACAACCCAGAAAGCATCATTAACACCAAAAAGAACGGTTATTCTTTCTACTAAATTCTTATCTGCTAAAAGACTAAAACAGAATACCCAACCAATTTCGATTGCATTATCTGCCAAAGTACCTATAAACGCATGATACAACATCTCGGTTAGTTTTTTTCGAGTCCAAGATTTACTTTTTAGCATTACTCCCCCGTGAATTAATTTTACATGTTTTTTGTTTTAAGCACTGCACAGGAGTCGAACCTGAGTCTTTGCTAAAAAGCAGTGTCTTGTACCCTTTAAGACTAACAGCGCATATCTTAGGGCAAGTCTCTGTTTTTCCACAGACAGATTTGGCTTTCGCAACCGTGTTCTTTTAAGGCGGCCCTTGTTCCTTTATGTTGTAGACAAATGTGTAGCAGGTATTTGGTTAGTCGTTACTACCATTACCAGTAAAACATTATCTGCAAAAAATAACATTCCCTTATAAGACTTTGACATCCATAAGGGATTCATTCTAATAAATTAATTAGAACTAGCAGCTTGGTTTTTATTCTTGATAACTCAAAGGATTGCACTTACCATTAAACCTTTTTATGCGAGTTATCTCACCAGCCTTATCTATCCAGATTTATTATTCTGAATGAACCACTGTCGTCACCACTTAAAGCCGTGGAACATGATAACAAATCTCACCGTTATCGGGGTGTACCTCTATCTGAAATAAAGTACCGACTGTTATAGAGATATATTACACTCGCTGAAACGCTGCAAAATCAGCTTGCATATAGTCTCTACAGGACTCGAACCTGTAACCTGTCGCTTAGAAGACGATTGCTCTTTCCAGTTGAGCTAAGAGACCAAAAATAATAAATAGAATTAGTGGGGGTAAACAAAAAATTGTTTGAGAAAGATAGTGTCTACCCCTGATTACAACTAATTCAATTTTGTTGTATTTAACTCATAACTAGCATCATCAAAACTACTTTCTCCTTCATCTTTAGACATAACAGCCTTTAAAGGGGTATCTTTATCTAATAATCCAGTTTCTCCTTGATAAAGGTTGATAATTGGCATACAACTACAATCTGAGACTTCTTTAGTCATCTTTGCAAATTCTCGCAAAAATTCCAATTGTTCTTCAGTACAAACCAAACTAAATTCAGTTCTATTGTCACATCCCTCTAACTCTACATAAACACTTGTCATTACAACTACCTCCGTTAGCCAAATAAAATAAATAATGGAGTCGGTGGGAATCGAACCCACGTCCAAACAATCTTTCCAATCAACCCTATTGCGCACAGCTACGTTTGAATATTCAACTTTTAGGAAACGTACCAAAGCTAAAAGTTATATCTCAGCTTTAACTAGAGGATTGAGACACCCCTACTAGCGAGTGACGTAGTTTATAGCTACTACTGTACCGTCACTTACAGATAGTCGCTCACCAATATGGTAATTTTACTTGTGTTGATTAGACATCTAAGCTGAAGCTTAGGCTGCCATCTCAACATTTTGAGTTGCGTTTGCAATTATATTTAACTTGATGATAGCGTCATCACTCGGTGCGAGGTTGAGAAGTCCAATCGCCTGTCGAAACCGGGCGACCCCTCAAAAACTTACAAGACTATAATATCACATATGTTATAATCCGTCAATAAAAAAATCCCCTTTATTCAAGAAAAAACGTTAAATAAAGGAGATTAATATTTTAACTATACATATTTTTCAATATATTCATTAACAATAGATGAATTATCCATAGAAAGATGGGAAGCATCAGGAGAATAAACATTTGACCAAGAACTGTCTTCGCGAACTCTATCAACCAAAGTAAAGTCATCAACATTATTAACTTGATTAACAATATTTTCAATAAACAGCCTTACATTATTTAGTTCTGTGCTATTAAAGAAATCATCAATAACATCATCAGTCAAATCTTCTTCTAAATAACTAACATTTTTCAAATTGTTATAAACATCAATTTCTACAGGGCCATATTTCCAAGCTTCAAAACTCGCAGAAAATAAGTTTTCTGGATAACTTTGCTCAGAAAAATCATTGTTATCTTCATTATCGCATTGAAGATTGCCATAAGTTGCACCATAAAAGGCAAAAAGAAGATAGAGAGTTTTCTGGATTTTTACTTTTGAAGGTTTTTCTAGAAGCCTATAAAGAAGTTTCACTAAAAAGTATTTATCCGTAAACACTACCTCTTCCATATTATTTTTCGTCCTTTCATCTTTATCTAAATTTGATACACAGACTTTATCCATATAAACAAGGCCATCAAAATCAGATGTAAATTCCTTACATGTTTTAATCCGTTTTTGAGACCAGTCACTACTAGCATCGAATTTTTTCCATTCTGGTAATGGCACAAGTTTTGCATTATACCCATGAAAGTGAAGTTCATTCTTAGAACTTCTATATTCGTTCAATATCCATATCTCAGTTTTCCATGTTTCTGCTGCTTCATCAGACATTACAGAGAAGCTTTTTGGGTACTTATCAAAATCCATTATTTATCTTCTTTCTTTTCATCTTTTGATTTCATTTTGGCAATACCTACAGGCAATTCAATTACTTCTAAACTTGACGCAATTGAAATCACTTGGTTACTCAATGAAAAACTAGTTAGAGTAAAGGCATCTGGAATATCTATCCCTAAAGGAAACACATCAAATACAAAATGATAAATAGTGTTAAAATCTGTAAATTCTCGTTCTACTTTATCTTTTAAAATATAAGAATAATCGAATCCAGAATTAGATTCACGTTTCAAGAATGATAATTCAACAATTCCTTGATAGTCAGGTTTGACAGCATATTTATTAATGATTTCAAAGCGTTTTTGAGCATCTTCTTCTTTGGCATCAATAAACACACTAACACCCTCAGAGCCATTATTTTCTCCAATATGATATTTCAAATAATTCATATTTAAAATTTTATCATTTACATACTTGTTAAAGAAATAAGGTATTGCTTTTTTAACAATCAAATAAACAATAGACCATACTAAGAAAAACCAAAACAAACTTTCAGCTTCCTTTGCATTGGCATCTTTTATTTCCGCTGTCAAAAGCAATGTCAAAATAGAATACAGGAAACCTCTGATAAAATTAACTGTAAATCTTTCAAAACTTCTATGATTTAATAGATTTACGATAGGTGCTGCTACATAGAACGTACAAATAACAGCGATAAGTCCAGAAATATTTGATTCAATTTCAACAAATCGAATAGTATATGTTGTCCAAAGTATTGCAACTAAATCAAAAAATAGTTTATTTAGTTTTTCTAAAACAAATCGGCCAAAAACTACAGAAGACACCTCAATAGCTTTAGGCTTCATATTTTTAATATGTGAAATATATTCTTTCATCTTTACTCCTTTTCCCAAAAGGTTTTATTTTTATAGCATTTGCTATACAACCATTATACACCTTTATCACGCGCAATTCAAATGTTTTTCTGATATAATATTTCATGTAAAAATTAATTTAATTTTACAAATATTTTTTTTATAATAAAGGAGAATTTAGTGAATGATTAAATCAAATACAAACAATCATCATATCACTTGGAGTGAAGCTCTAAACACTATTATCTCAGAAGATGGCTCAATGAAACTAAAAGAATTTCTGGACAAATTTAAGATTTCTTACCCTAAAGAAATTAATTGTACTGAAGATTCTATTGTTTCTTTGGAATCACAGATGCTAATTGATAAAATTTTAATCAATAATTGCCATCAGCCGATTTTTGTCAAAACTGTCTCATACTCAACGTTAAATGAGTATTTGATGTTTATGAAAATGTATTTTGAAGAAAATCAACTAAAAATCTTTGAAGACAAATTCAAGGAAGTTTTTGAGAAATGGTTTAATGTGCAAAAATATTGTTCATCAAATGTTTCTGATATTGATAATATTTTCAAAGATTGTCTGAAGTATGATGAAGATGATGTTGTTTTAGATATTGAAAAAATTATGAAAGAAGTTATCAGAGACCTATCTGCGGAGTTTGGCCCTCTGCAACAGAGTGTACAAAAGGATGACCGTGTCACTTATTATATATTTGCCAACAACATTGAAAATATTTTCTACCGCATTAGAGTATTAAAAGGGATTGCTACATCTACACATCAATATATATATTATGTAGAGTTAGAGAAAATAGATGATTATTTTCCAGAAGAAATAGTTAAACTAGCTTCTAGAGAACTTTGTCTTTCAAATAAAATTTATGATTCTACGAAACAACCTAAAAATCGGGTTATTTTTGTAGGACAAGAACATATTGGCAAAGATATTGCTATTGAATTTTCACCTCTAGAACAGAAATAAAAGCACTTGAAATAATTTTTAACACCCCACCCACATAAATCCTCCACCTCTTAGGTGGTGGGATGTAGGTGGGTTTTTATTTTATTGAACTGTTAAATTAAATTGATTTCAACCTTTTTCTTTGGTAAAATAAAAGGTAAGATAATATAATAAAATCAAGAAAGATAGATAGGAGAAAAAACAGAAAAGAAATGGTGAAAATAAGACATAAATCCTATAAGTTTAGATTATATCCAACTGAGAAACAAATGATGATGTTTGAGAAGACCTTTGGCTGTGCTCGTTTTATTTGGAATCAGATGTTGGCTGATAAAGTTCAATATTATAAGGAGACAGGAAAGACTTTGAAGAATACACCTGCCCAATATAAGAAAGATTATCCTTGGTTGAAAGAGGTGGATAGTCTAGCTCTTTGCAATGTCCAATTGAATTTACAAAAGGCTTATAAAAGCTTCTTTCAATCAGGTTTTGGATTCCCTAATTTTAAATTGAAAAAGAAAATGTATAGTCAATCCTATCAAACCAATAACAATAATAACAATATTGTGGTTTGTGATGGTAAAGTTAAACTCCCTAAGGTTGGATGGGTAAAAGTAAAAGCTCATAGGAAACTAAAAGGTGTAATAAAAGGTGCTACGATTTCAAAGACTACAACTGGGAAATATTATATTTCTATTTTATGTGAAACTAACATCCAGCCATTTGCTGAGACAAACTCAAACATTGGCATTGACCTTGGACTGTCTCATTTTGCCATCCTCTCTACCGGTGAGAAGATAGAAAATCCTAGATTCCTAATTTCAGCTTCTAAAAAATTAGCGAGAGAACAAAAAATCCTCTCTAGGAGAGGGCTGTTGGCCCGACAGAGAGGAATGAAATTAATTGACTGTTCCAATTATCAGAAGCAGCGTTTAAAGGTTGCTAGACTTTATGAGAGGATTTCTAACCAAAGAAGAGATTTTCTTCATCAACTCAGTACCCATCTTATCAAGAACCACGATAGGATTTGTATGGAAGATTTATCAAGCAAAAATCTCATAAAGAATCACCGCCTAGCTAGAGCGATTGGTGATGCCTCTTGGTCTGAATTTCGCAGGATGCTGGAATACAAAGCTGAATGGTATGGGAAGAAGATTATTAAAGTTAATAAATGGTTTCCCTCTTCTCAAATTTGTTCGAACTGCAAGGTCAATTCAGGGAAGAAACCACTTCATATTAGAGAGTGGACTTGTGAGAATTGTAATTGTCACCACGATAGAGACCTCAATGCCAGCCTAAATATTCTACATGAAGGCTTAAAATTATTAGCTTAATTTAATATAAATTAAAATTATTTAATTTAACCGTAGGAACTACGGGGATAGCTTGGTATATATTTGTGTAACCTCTATTGATTAGACAGCTAATCAACAAGTATGCACACTACCCAAGAAGTTCCCACCTCTTAACTTTAGTGTAGGTGGGAGTAGTTCACATGCTTTTTTGTTTTGTATCTAGTTATTTTTCTGAGGCACAAAACTTTATATCAAAAATCAGAAATTAGTGTAAATAAAAGTAATTTGACTTCTTGTGGAGTTAGAGCAGCAGCCAATAATATAAGCATTACAGAAAGCCCAATAATCCACAACGTTTTTTGATTGTTTTTAGATTCCATTTTTTACATCTCACTTTCTTTCCTCTTAAACTCTGTCATCATTGGTTTAAAGGTGAGTTGCTGAACAGCCATTTCGATTTGAGCTTCTATGCAAATATTCAACCCAGTATAATGGATGTATTTTTTAAGTTCTTCAACAGAAAAACTATAACATACTAAAAGTTTTCCTAGCATAGAAACAATAAATTCAAAACTTACTTTTGGAACTCTATCAAAGGAAACTTCCACATGTTCCTTCCGCCTTAAAGATTCAGCGATATTGTCCGCGATAATCCATCCTTGTTCTTCATCAAATTCCAAGAAAAACCGTTTCTTATAGTTATAAACACTAAGAATCTTTTTAATTTTGTCTTTATCCATATTATTAATTCTCCTTATTTTAAAATAAAATTTAAAAATTATGCCCTAGTATTGAAGCCAAATCTATCATCTGTAGATTTATACTCTTCAATATATTTACTTTCCAAGGCCAACAAGTCTTCGTGTGTACCCTTTTTGACTACATCAATGGCTTCAAAAGCCCAATCGCACATATTTGAATTTTCTTTAAAAAACTCATGGAATTTTGTTCCAGACTGAGCTTTAATGTGCTGCCACCAACGCCATAAAGGGAAATTCACAGTTTTACCAATATAAACTTTCCCAGTTGGCTTATGAGTAATTTTATAGATGTAACCTACAACTTTAGTATCATAGCCTTCTTTATCGGCTTCTATTCGTAGATTATATTCTTCTTTACACTCTTTGCTGCAACAGTAATTACGGTGATGACCGTATGCAGGAGAGTTCTCAAAGTCCAATCTAGTCATTGGGTTCTTTTGGCAAACAATACAAGGAATATCATCTAACCAAAAGGATTTCCAGTAATCATTCAACTTGTAAACAGTAGCAAAAAAGAATTCATCCTTAGAAGTTCGTTGAGGAACTTTCTCAGAAAAATATTCAGAAAAATCTTCTTTTACTTTCTTCAATACTTCTTTTTTGTCATCAATATCAAAATAGACTTGACGGTATACCGTGTGTGGAGAGAACTCTCCTTTTTCTTTTTTAAGATTTATATTGACAATCCAGTCCATATCTTCCAAAACCTCACTTTTGTTATTGTTTTTTATAAAAAGAGCAGGCTCTAATCAATTTGTCTTGATTAAATTAGAGCCGTGCTTTTTAAATTTATTTTATTTATCTGTACTTCCAAATCCGCCCACGCGCTGCCCAGTAGCTTCATCACCATCAGCAATCAAGAACGGCATGAATACCCCTTGCATCATAGCAGTACCAGCTTCAATTACTACTGTTTCATCTGTAATATTAGTGAATTGCGCGTGAATGTTTCCATCATTATCAGGATTTCCATAGTAATCCTTGTCAATTACTCCAACAGAGTTAGACAGGACAATACCTCGTTTACGAGGATTAGAAGACCGGTCAAACAAATAAAGGACTTCTCCCTCTTGCATATAAGCTTTAACATTTGTAGGGATTAACTTGATTTCACCCGGCTCAATAGTAACTGTTTTGGCAGCAATAAAATCATAACCTGCTGAATGTGCAGTAGACCGTTGTGGCAACAGATTAGTGTCTGTTTCGCCTTTTACTAATTCAAATCCTCGTAGTTTTTGTGACATATATAATATTCTCCTTTAAATTATTATTTCTTAATCTATTATAACATATTCTATAAATTTTTTCATTCAGTAAAGTTGCTAAAACTTAACTGTTTGTTTAAGTAATTCTGGATGTTCATAAATATTTCCAAGTATCTTAATAAATTCAGAACCAATTGCCATCAAGGGAGTAATACTGCTTAAAAACCTAGTTCCGAAACAACCGTCTTCAAATAATACTGGTAAAATAGTTTCGCCATAAAGTTCAACAATATCCCCCTCAAAAATCTCTTTGCCATTCTTGTCTTTTAACCCAGTTGATTGCATAAGAACAACTTTCTCAATCTCTATTGCTTCAAACGAAAGTACATCAATCACGCCATTATAAAAATCAAGCTTATTTACATTTGACATGATTTTTTCGGCTTTAGACCAAGCTCTAAATTTTGGTTTCATTTTAAATCCTCTTCTTTGAATATATAACTTATAAAAAATTATTTAGTAAAATCACTAAAATCAAAGAAATCAAGATTGATATTACATTTAGAACAAGTATATGAATCAATAAGAGAATTATTACTCAACCCAATTTCTGTAACCAATGCTGATGTATTTGTTTTTGAGTTAAAATCATAAACATTTTCATGTTTTACAAATTCTGTAACAAGAACTTCTGTGGAATGACACTTAGGACATCTTTCAAACTTCGGATGTAACATCTCATCACTCACTTCAATGACATCAATACTCTTAACTTCTTGAGAAATCAAACTATTCTTAATATTATTTGTGGCCTTTTTAGTTTTGTAAAGACGAATCATATTTTTATGTTTCATCAAGAACAAATTTAGTTCGTCTTTGTTTTCAAAATCAGGAACTGGCTCAGCAATCAGCTTCCGCCAATCTTTTTTATATAAAAAATGTTTATTCCCAGTTTCTTTTAGCGTTACTAATAGTGTATACAGCATGATTTTCTCCTTTTTCTATAAGATAACGACTTTGGCAAAAATATGAGCCAATAGAAATTGTTTCCGCTCGTCACTCAAAGTCTTATCAAGTTCTATAATTTTCTTTTCTGGCTTTATTTTATAGTAAGGATGATAATGAACATAAATTTCATAAATATCATATCCAGAAATGGTCAGCATTGTACGGACAGGTATTACAGTTTTATTTTCACCAGCAAGTTCAAGATTCAGCATTGCTTTCTTTGCTGCTCTTGTTATTCTTTTTGATTTTAAAATGCGTAAAATTTCATTTTTTCCTAAAACATCTTTGACTTTCAACGTTTCATTTACAAAGGTCATGAATATTTCTCCTTTATTTTTATAAACCCATTATACCACCTTTGTTTCCAAAAGTAAACATATCTAAACTAACATCTTGTATAATAAAAGGTGTAAATCATTTTACAAAAATAATTTTAAAACAATATAAAGAAAGGCCTTGATTATAGAAAGTCAAGGTAGGTATAAAACCATGAAAATTGAAACACTCAAAGAAATTGCAAATGACATTAACATTGTTACTTCAGACAACTTTGTTGAAATCATGGAATCTCTGCCCAACAAGAACTACGGCCGGCTCATGAATGAGTTAGACCGTGTTGGGGATTCTGAGGGTGATTACAGCCTTTGGAATCAACGATTCAATTCTGATAATAACAATAACAATGTTATTACTATTTTCAATGATGTAATTGAAATCGTCTTTGATTACAATGAAGGAACTACCAATGTTTTCTTCTTGAATAATTTTGAGCCAAAATGGCTTAATTGGAATTGGATTTTGCATAATGTGGAAGAAAATTCCATCAAAGATTTAGAAGTCAATCATTACTAAGTTATTTTAGTGAAGGAGAATAACTTAGTAATGTCATATATAAAAACACCTTAATAGGTGTTTTTTTGTTTTTATCATCATATAATCAATCTTGACAAATCGAAAAATATATCATATGTTATATTAACACCTCGCCCACACAAATCCTCCGCTCTTAGGTGGTGGGATGTAGGTGGGTTTTTATTTTATTTTGTGTTAGATTAAATTAAATTGTTCAATTTGATTGATTTTTTCTTATCTATATGATAAACTTAAATCATTCAGTTAAAAATAGAAAAAGGTTATTAGAACAATGATTTTAGACACAAATGCACATTCAGTCTTTGCTTTATATTATCACTTAATCTTGGTAACAAAATATAGAAGAAATGTTTTTACAGACAATATTTCTGAGCGAGCAAAAGAAATATTTGAATATATCGCACCTAACTATAAAATAGAATTAGTGGAATGGAATCATGATAGAGACCATATTCATGTTTTATTTAAAGCACAGCCGAAGACAGAGTTGAGTAAATTTATTAATGCTTATAAGTCAGCCAGCAGCCGATTGCTTAAAAAAGAATTCCCGGAAATCAAACAACGATTATGGAAAGAGATGTTCTGGTCTCGCTCTTTCTGTCTTTTGTCTAGCAGTGGTGCTCCTGTTGAAGTCATTCAACAATACATTAGAGGACAAGGAGAGAAAAATGACAAAAACTAGACATAAATCTTATAAGTTTAGATTATATCCAACTGAGAAACAAATGATGATGTTTGAGAAGACCTTTGGCTGTTCACGTTTTATTTGGAATCAGATGCTGGCAGACAAAATTGCTTATTACAAGGAGACGGGTCAAACTTTAAAGAATACACCTGCCCAATACAAGAAGAATTATCCTTGGCTGAAAGAAGTAGATAGCCTAGCACTTTGCAATGTCCAATTGAACTTGCAAAAGGCCTATAAATCTTTCTTTCAATCTAACTTTGGCTTTCCTAAATTCAAGTCTAAACGACATCATCAATCCTATCGAACCAACAATAATCATGGCAACATTGCAGTTTATAATAATAAAGTCAAACTTCCTAAAATAGGTTGGGTTCGTTTGAAGCAGCATAGAAAGATGACTGGCCTTATTAAAGGTGCAACGATTTCAAAGACGGCAACGGGGAAATATTATGTTTCTATTTTGTGTGAGACAGACATACAGCCTTATCCTAAGACAAATTCTAGCATTGGGATTGATTTAGGCTTGTCTCATTTTGCCATCCTGTCTACTGGAGAAAAGATTGAGAATCCTAGATTTCTAGTTAGTTCTTCCAAGAAGTTGGCTAGGGAGCAGAAAATATTATCTAGAAGAGCTTTGGTTGCTAAACGATTAGGCAGAAGTTTAATGGACTGTTCCAATTACCAGAAGCAAAAATTAAAGGTTGCTCGGCTTCATGAGAAGATTTCAAACCAAAGAAGAGATTTCCTCGCTAAATTGAGTACAACTCTTATCAAGAACCACGATAAGATTTGTATGGAAGATTTAAGAAGTAAAAATCTCATGAGAAATCATCATTTAGCTAAAGCGATTGGGGATGCCTCTTGGTCTGAATTTGTGAGGATGCTAGAATATAAGGCAGAATGGTATGGAAAGCAAGTGTCAAAGATTAGCCGCTGGTTTCCCTCTTCTCAACTATGTTCGAATTGCGGCTTCAATTCGGGGAAGAAACCACTCCGTATCAGAGAATGGACTTGTGAAAACTGCAACTGTCACCACGACAGAGACCTCAATGCAAGTGTGAATATTCTAAATGAAGGTTTGCGTTTGGCCTAAACAAAACAATTTGAACCGTAGGAACTACGGGGATAGCTTGGTAAAATTAAATTAGCATAACCGCTGGGAGCTAGACACCTAGTTTCTAAGTATGTGCTCTACCCAAGAATCTCCTCCCTCTTAATAAAATGGAGGGAGGGGTAGTTCACCCAAAATGGTTGAACTAGAATTGGATTTTGCAAAACGTAGAAGAAAATTCTATCAAAGATTTAGAAATTAATCATTATTAACAATTGGTTATTCTAGTGAAGGAAAATAACTTAACACAGAAAAAAGCACCTAAAAAGGTGTTTTTTTGATGTTTTAGCTATCGCTTTTGCGATAAATGTGATATAATAGAATAAAGCAAAACAATAAACAAACTAGGAGAATAACTAAATGAAATACAATAACATCAATTCAAACTTAAATCCTCTGGATGACGAACTAAACAAAAAGCACGCGCAATACGAAGAATTCCGTGATGCTTTATCAAACGAATCAATTTTTAATCAAAAGCCACAAGGTTATGTTACACTGAAAAAGAATTTTCCACTTATTGACTGGGAAGACTGGGCGGCTCAAACTAATTATTATGACCAATTAAAAGAGGTTATTCCTCAACAAGACCTCAAAGCCCTATCTCATGGAATTCATGTATGTGAAACAGGATTTAAAACAGAAGAATGGTCTGGTGATTTTAGCTTTGAGGCCGTAAAAACAGGCAGAATCAAGCAAATCAAAGTAACCAAGCCAACAGACTGGTATAAACACTTGATGGATAATCTAAGTATAAAATACCCTTACTATTTAAGTGAAAATAATCTTTATGTGATTTCTGTTAATGGCTTCAAAATACCAGTTCTGAAAGATTGGGTAAAGCTATATCAATCTGAGCTAGAAAACAATTCTAACACAGGAACAACAAGCTTTGCTATTGAAGAAAGTAAAAATAATGCTCTGGCAATATCTAATGACATTAAGACTCAAATGAATCAATTAACTCTTGCTGATTCTTTTGATGTTCCTGAACTGGCAGATATGAAAGAAGAATTTGAGGTTAAAAAAGCTGAACTTGAATCAATGCTGAAAGAGATGTATCAAAAGCAAGCTGCTATCCGGGAGCAACTGCAACAAGAAATTGAACTCAATCAGCAAAAGCTCTTTGTTAAATCAGCAGACCTTTACGCCCTAGAGTACCGTTTAGGTTTTCCAGTAGAATTTAAGCAATTACTGCAAGGAACTCAGGCAGAACTAGAAACGCCTGTATCTATTCATCAAAAAGTATATTTCTTAGATGAAGACCTTCCTCGTATTTCTTTGCTTACCAATATTCCAGAAGTAAAAAGTGTTGAAGAATTACTTGCTTCATCACCAGCAGCTCTTGATTACCTTGTGCCATCTAAAAAAGGAATTTCCTTTATCAAGATGTCGCGAAACAACAAGAATTACTCTTTGAACAAAGAACATAAACTGACTTATTCTCAAAAATTCCACTCTAATCAAGTAGGTATTATTGTCCGGAACAACGAAAATGTGTGGATGGCTTGGGCGGATGCTGATAAAGTAAAGTTGACAGAAAACAGCTTCGCATCACGCGCCATCAATGAAGACCTTGATAAAGACCTGCTTGCTTCTCGTTACTTTATTTTCAATTTAATTCTTGGACTTTTAGAGCGTGGAGACCTGTTAAGTGTACCTACACCACCGACAGATATTGCAAGCCTAGAATTCAATCAATATGTGGTCTTTTCTAACGCTGATGCTCAAATTGAGAGTCACCCATATCTACCGTTTGCTGACATTGTAAAACAAGTCAATGATTTTGTTCAAAAGAACGATACAGTCTACATTCCTCAGACTTTAACAGATGGAAAGGTTGATGGACGCAAATTCAAGGCGAGCCGAGGAAAGAGCAAAGAACGAGTAACAACGTTTGGAGCTACAGTCTACCAAGGTTTCAACGCCATAAAAGACATTGAATACAAACCTGACTTTACTGAGGTTCGTTATGTAAGTGCAAGTTCTTGGTCAGAAAACTGCCCTAACTTTAGAATTGATGAAGATGAATTTATTCTCACTTGGGTATTTAATTCTACTGTTATTGACTATTATTTGGCTTCAAAACAAATCGGAGATTATGCTGTTCAAGGTGTTCGTGTTGACTTTGCCTATATGGCTTCTGTATTGGCAAAAATCAGCCAAAAACTCAAAGAACAAGAAGAAAAAGAGCGCCTGTTAGTTTCTTCTAAATTGTATGACTTAGGCCTTATTTCTTCATTCAAACTTCTTCATGGAGTTAAGGCTCTTACAAAACGGTCAGCTAAAACTTATGAAAAATGGGTTTCTGAACTGTCTGGGAAAGAGCTAGAAGGATACAAGGACTACAAAATCATCAATAAAGCTCAGGAGCTTTTGGCAGCACAACAAAAAACACGTTATTTTGTTGGTTTTGAAACTGATGGAAAAATTTTCTATCTTAATAAAAAGATGGGCGGCTCTTATTCTTATGGTTATAACAAGCAATACCAAATCAGTCAATTCGAGACTTTTGCTGAAGATGAAAATGTCTTTGTTGTATTAAGTGATTTACCTGTTTCAATCTATACTTCAAAAACAATCGCTGAGAAGCTTTGTAAAGAGATGTTAGATGTTGAAAAGGTGTTTCGTTTCAATGGCGAAACTTATGAGAAACCTGAGTGGCGCGTGTTCGAGTTCTCCAAAGAAGAAGTTTCAAAATACCACAAACATATCAGCTTAGAAGAAATGAAAAATGGAAAGGATTAGACAAAAAACAGCTCTGTCTTATTTTCAGTAACGAATAGGCAAAACTGACAATTTTGTTTAGGAAGAATAATGAAATTATATTTAGTATCTGAAAAAATAGAATTTACTAGTTCAAGTGCCGTAGTAGTTTTACCTAAAACATCTTTTAGTAATTTAGGGATTTTTACGAGCCTAGATAGAGCCTATCAAGAAGCTTCTGGATATTATAAAGTAAGTAGTCTTTCAGATGAAGTAGAATCTACTGAACTAGAAAATTATCAATCAAAAATTTATACAAAATCAGAAGTTTTGGGAAAATTGAAAATTCAAAAAGCAGCAGAAGAGCTTTCACCTTTATTATTAGTTTGTGAAGAGATTCAAAAAAATCATTCTCCTGCTGATTATAAAATCTGGACAGCACAAACAAAGTCTATTTATATACAAGTTTTCAACCCAAACTCTATTTTATATTAATGAATAGGAGAAAAATATGCAAGAAATAAAAATGAAAACAGGAGAAAAATAGTTTAAAATATGAATCGTTACAAAACAATTGATTTATTTGCTGGAATTGGTGGTCTTCGTTTGGGCTTTGACCAAACCAGACGGACAGAGACCGTATTTTCTAGTGAAGTAGATAAATTTGCAAGGCAAACGTATCAAGAAAATTTCGGAACTGAACCGGGGGGGGATATTACTAAGATAGAAGCATCTGATATTCCTGACCATGATATTTTATTGGCAGGTTTTCCCTGTCAAGCTTTCTCTCATGCTGGTCTAAAGAAAGGTTTTGAAGATATTCGAGGAACATTGTTCTTTGATGTCGCTAGGATTTTGAAAGAAAAGAGACCTAAAGCGTTTTTGCTAGAAAATGTAAAAGGCCTTATAGCACATGACAATGGCAATACATTCAAAGTTATTTTAGAGACATTGAATGAGTTAGGTTATGAGGTACATTACAAAATCCTCAATACAAAAGATTTTAATATCCCTCAAAATAGAGAACGAATCTATATTGTTGGTTTTCTAAAAGAAGTAGTTCTAAATTCTTCTGTCTTTGATTTCCCTATTGAAGAACTAAAGAAACTGGGTTATTTACAAGTGTTCAAAAAAGCTGTTCTGGGAGATGTTTTAGAAAAACATGTTCCAGATAGTTACACTATATCTGATAAGGCATGGGAAGGTCTTAAAAGAAGGAAGAAAAGGAATCTGGAAGCTGGGAAAGGTTTTGGTTATTCATTGGTCAATCCTGAATCTGAATACACACGAACTTTGGTGGCTCATTATTGCAAGGATGGCAATGAAATACTTTTAGAGCAAGAGGGCAAGAATCCTAGAAAACTGACAGAACGAGAATGTGCAAGATTACAGGGCTTCCCAGAAGATTTTATTCTTCCTTGCAGCAAAACACAAACTTATAAACAACTAGGTAATTCTGTTACAGTTCCAGTTATTTATAAAATTGCTCAAAAGATTATTATGAAATTAGATAAAGATACAAAATAAAAGACTAGAAATAAATAATTCTAGTCTTTTTTATTATTTAGTTAGTTTATTTCTTGCGGCGTTTGAACAATGTTCCACCACCAAGGCCAAGGGCAGCTAAGCCGCCTGCAAATTGCATACCTAGTGCTTCAGCACCAGTTTTAGGAAGTGTCTTGTTACCTACTGTTGGTTTAGCAGGAGTTTCCTTTTTACCAACTTCTTGCTTTTGAGGAGTTTCTGATGGGGTTACTGGTGTTTTGGATTTATCACCACCATCTTCTTTCTTCTCAGGAGCTTTTTCTGGAGTTTCAGTCACTTTTGGAGTTTCTTCTTTTTTCTCCAGATTTGGCTTTTCTGTAGTTGGTGTTTCTACTGGCTTCTCTACTGGCTTTTTAGGAAGCTCATTTGGTTCTGGCTTATCAGTCAGATTTTCATTAGGAGTAGGAAAGACTGATTCTCTGATAGTTTCAATGGGCTTTTCAGCAGGCTTTTCAACTTCCTTAGCTTTCACATTGTCTTTTTGAGGCTTGATGGTTGTAGCGTCTTTATCTAGCTTTTCTAGCAGAGTTCCACCAGCCTTACGAAGAACAACAACTTCAACCTTGCCTTTTTGAACGATAGATTTAGAAATAGTGATATTTCCAGTTGCTTCATCAAATTTGAATCCGTCTTTAACAAATTCAGCTTCTTTTCTGAAGTGGTCAAAAATGTAATCAAGCTTACCAGTTTTTGGATTGCGGAAAAGTTTAACATTGGTTACATTACTAGTCTTGTCAGCAGTGGCAGGCTTATTATTGAAGAATAGAACTGTCAAAGCTTTTACATTGTCATCTGTTTTGACATAAAAGTTTTGTTCGTCTGATGTCAAATAAAGATTTTTTTGTTCTGCATCAGTTTTTTTAGCTTCATCCTTTTGAGGTGCTGCTGACGGAGCTTTCAATGGAGCTGTAGAGATACTTGTTTGTACCTTTTTAGGAGCAGCAGATGCAGGAGTAGAAGTCTGAGTATTTGTATCAGTTGCAGGCTTTGCAGATGGCGCTTTTAGCGGAGCTGTGGAAATAGATGTTTGTACAGTTGTCTGAGGCTTGTCACCAAAGATTTCTTTTCGTACAGTAGCCGCATCCTCAGATTCTTTGGTAGGTTGAGCCTTAACATCCTTGCCTACAATGTCCATATAGTTATCAGTGCTTTTAGCTTCTGCTTTATCTGTAGTAGTGGTTGTTTTATCCGGCGTTGCTGTTTTGTCAGTGGTAGGTGTTGCAGCATCTGATGTGGTTGTAGTGGCTGAATTTTCCTGTTTTACAATAGGAGTATTTTCAGCAGCAAAAACATTTTGCGCAGAACCTAGCCCAACAATACCAGCAAGTGCTAGAGAACTAGCCAATCGAAATTTCTTATTCATATGAATGAAACCTTCTCTTTCATAAATTATTGATTTAATTAATTAATTTTTGTTTGGCAAAACATTTGATTTATTTTATCACTAATTCAAACATTTATATCCATTAATAATTATATTGAGATTTTTATTTTTGTCAAATTTTATTACAAAATAATGACAAAACAAAAAAAGGCCTTAAAAGCCTTTTTGTTTTTCTGATTTTTCACTAAGACATATTATCAGTCATGAAAATAACGACACTATGTGTCTTGTTATCTTCTCCCGGAACATCACACTCAAAAATGGATTTATATATCATTCCTGAATATGGCTCGTTACGAGCAGCATCAAAATCCTCTTTTAACGCAACTTTGTACTCTAGGTTTCTATGGCTAAACTTGATTTCCCAGTAGAAATCTGTGATTAGAGGTTCTTCAAGGTACACAACCTCATATCCTCCTAGTTCAAAATCCAAACCTTGAATCATCTTAATCATGGCTTGATAAAAGATGCCGCTCAAATTAATTTTGTCATTCTGTAAAGCTGTTATGCTTAATTTCATTTTTTATTCTCCTTTTTATTAAACTGTAAATATTGTAAAATGTTTTACATCTCTTATTATAAAACAAAAAAGATGGATAATATCCATCTTTTCAAATTAATTAGTATTCATTTGCATTCTCAGCTTTATCAGAAAGCAACCCATCCTTAATGGCAAAAGGAAACACTAAGGCCAAGCTGATAGTTGAACAAGCCAATGCTCGCGCAATATCTGAATCAGTAATCATTGTCAAAAACACTCCGATGAATGATACAACAATGAAACCTAGAGAAATGCGTCTTGCTTTTGGCGAAAGCGCCAGAAATAGCAAGCTGTAAACGAAAACGCCGATAGCGAATAGAATGATTTCCATAATAATGAATCTCCTTATGTTATAAAAAATATTGTTTTTAAATTAATTACATAAAGTATTATAAAACAAAAAAGACCAGAATTTCATAAATTCCAATCTTTTTTTAAAAAAATATTTTTTAGGCAGATTTCACAGTATGTGAAATACCTACCAAAATGCCATTTTCAACTTCCAGCTCCAACTTATGGATATAAGCTGTTTCTGGGTCAATCAATACCGTATATTGGAATTCAGTCCAAGATACAGTTGGTTTCTTGCCGATTTCCAATTCATAGAAACTTCCGTGTAAGAAGTCAAACATGACTTCGATTAAATCGTTGTCATGCTGAGTGGCCTCCAAAAGCCCTTCACCAAACTTTTGGATTTTAACATATCTAACGATTCCTGAGTTCAAAATATTTTGAAACTCAGCGGCTGCTTCTTTATATGCTTCTTTACGAGTGTCAATAGAGTTTTTGATAATCATGATTGCTCGGTCAGCAATATTGATATTCGAAAATTTAAGTTCATTTTTAGACATTTTTGTTTACCCTCTCATCTTTATAAATGAGAGCCTTTCTTTTTGTTAATTTTTAAATAATATTGTAAAAAACTTTACATCTTTTATTATAAAACAAAAAAGACTGGTTTTTCAAAAATAGCCAATCTTTTTCTAAAATAAAATATTTTAAAATGAATCAATTAATCAAGATTCAAGAAATCGTCTTTCATTTGTTGTCCAGCATCTGTCAACATTTCAAACGAGGATAACCATTCTTTTGTAGATTGAACATCTATATCCACACCCATTTCTTCAGACAACAAGTCTCTCCATTGCTCACCATCCTTGCCTAAAGTTTGGCAAACATCTGCATCTTTCAGGATAGACTTCAACGTCTTATATTCTTCCATTGAGCCTAGTTTCCCAATTTTGCGATTATCTGTGGCATAAATCAAATCTCGAATCAATTTATTATCAGCATAATCAAGCAAATAATAAGCTGAGGATTGTCCAAAGACAAATACAGCAGTGTCTAAATTTTCTGTTTCTGTTTTATCTTTGTCATAGCCTGCATCATGATACAATGCAGCAAGCAGCAAACAAACAATTTCATTTTTAGGGAATAAGGCTGTAAGGGGGTTATTTAAGCACCTTTCAGCAACAGACCACATATGAGTTGGATTGTGATAAGAATTATGATTATCATAAGTATTTTGGTCACTAACGATATTTTCTACTTGAAATCCATTTACATTGAGTAGGGCCTCAATGTAGAAGCGGTCTGATAAAACAGCTTTATTTTTTTCTGATGTCATATTAAATTAATTATCCTTTCTTTCTACTATTTTCTTCTTCAATAATTTTCTCTTCTTCCTCTAAGGCCTTGGCATACGAGAATGTCATTAAAAACTCTTGTTTCAAACGTTCAATGAACTGTTCAACATCTTTATCATCATGGTCTTGTCTATATCGTCCGATTTCAGCCCCAAAACTACGAAGAAATGCACGATTTTGAATATCATCAAGTACAGTGAATGGAAGATTCCAGATATGCCTTAAAGCAACAGTAATGAACATGTTTTTGCCGATTTTAACAAAAATATGGCTTCTCCTAGAGTTAATCAAAACTTGACTCTCTTTAACTTCTGGGAAATACAATTTTAGATATTCAATATTCTTATACTTCAACATATGTCTCAGCATATAAGTTGAAAGGCCAACTGGTTTTTCTTGACTTACATCAAAACCATTCATTGCCTGATATTGCAATGGCCTAGATGGTATTAAAACCTTATCTTTTTTGCAACCATAAAGAATATTTTCTTTAAAATCCATAACAGCGTACAAACCGTCATTTTTTGTACCTGTTTTTTCATGAGCGTTTAAGAATCTATCAACGCTTGGCAAATCAAGCAAAACCATTTTTTCAGTTTCAGAATCACCAGCCCCAAAGAATAAAGATGACAAATTAGCTTGTTTTACAAACAATTCAGGCAAATCAAGTAGCTTAAAGCTTCTTTGAACTGTTAAATTCTTATAGAAAATAGTAATATCAATGGTGTTCTTATTAAAGGACATCTGAACACGCGCCTCTTTAGAAGCTTTTAATTCAGACAAGAAGTGAACAAACTCTGTTCTTTCAATATATTTATTAGAATATGGATGCATCAAGTATTTCCAACGAATTGTTTGGCCATTAGAAAAAGAGAAGACCTTATTATCATGAAATACAAAATTACTCAAAAATTGAGCACGTTGATTAAATTCTTTTAGGCCATCAGTTGCGTCCATAAACTTATAATCAACAAGAAAATCACTCAATGCCTCTGATTCTTCTTCTTTTAACTCAGGAATAACTTTCAAAGACCCTTTATCTGATTGAAAAAAACCATAATCATCACTTAGACATATTTCTCCCTTATCTGTTTCAAGATAGAGAGAATCGGCAGAAACTAGAAACCTAAAATCCCCAGTTAAGGGTAAAGAAAAGAACTTAGAAGACATATCTTCTACGAATTGAGCAATGTTTGCGATTGGTGCTTCCCAAGTATCTTCAATGCTGCTTAAGTCAGCGCCTAGTGGATAAACAATTTGTTCTTGATTTTTATGGCTAATCACAACCACTTCTGGGCCAAAACTAATTTTTACTCCACCAGATGAATTTTTAAATTCTGATTTTGTAACACCTAAAAACTTAAATAATCTTTTAAAAATAGCTGAAAATTCTTTAAAATTCATTTTTAATCTCCTATAAATTTATCCATTTCATCATTGTAGATTTGTACTTTTTCAAGAGTCTCTTCTCTGAGGTTCTTGAATTGTTTCCGTCCTAAACGAAGCTGTGAAATAGTTGATGCCCCAATCCCTGTATGTTTTGCTAGTTGCCGGACTGGTATATCTTTATTAAAAAGAGTTTCTTTCACCCTTTCTGTATCAATAATCATGTATTACCTCACTGTTTAATTAGTTTTTCCTTATTTAATTATATCATCTTTTGTATACTTTAGTCAACATTAAAAGAGATGTAAAAACAAATACATCTCTTAGGGTTTGAGTTATTGCAAACTATCTTTAATGGCCTCAGCCAATCTTTTTATAACTGGAACAGAAACACTATTGCCTGCTTGCTTATATAGTCTAGAATTACTTTGATTAGGGAATTTATAGTCTTTAGGAAAGCCTTGAGCATTGAAGCATTCCCTTGGGGTTAGTTTCCTAATTCGCCCATCTTCCGTTAAAATCAACGGCACGTTGCTACCGCCCGTGCCCATATTGGCCGTCAAAGTTGGAATTAATCTGTTTTTATTTTCTCTGACATATTTTCTTCTCCATTGATAAATCCTATCATTTCTTGTTATTCCTTCCTCTAACTTATCATAAAATTTATTTTTCTTCCTAGAATAATAATATTTTTCATCAACAGAATTTTTAAAGTCAATGACATCTTCTAATTTAGTGGTTAGTGGAATTTCATCAGGCATTGTAAAGTTATTGAAGTCTTCAATGTCTCTAAAGGCCACAATATAAATTCGTTCTCGTCCTTGTGGAATATTCCCATATTTGGCCGAATTCATCACTTTATAAGATATATGATAACCAAGGTCTTCTAGTGTTTTAGTAATAACTGAAAAAGTTCTGCCCTCGTCATGAGAGACTAAGTTTTTAACGTTTTCAAAAAATGCAACTCTAGGCTTTCTTTTAGATATAATTCTTGCCACATCAAAGAATAATGTTCCTCTAGCATCATCAAAGCCTAGCTGTTTACCTGCTAAAGAAAAGGCTTGGCAAGGGAAACCAGCAAGCAAGACATCAAAATCTGGCAATTCTGATGCTTCTATAGTTGTAATATCTCTCACATCTACTTTTATGTCAAAATTTTCTTCAAACGTTTGAGCTGGATATACATCAATTTCATTGGCATAGACAGTTGCGAAACCTGCCTGTTCAAAACCAAGGTCTACCCCCCCACTCCTGAAAATAGAGAGGCCATTTTCAATTCTTTTTTCATAATAAAAATTTACCTACTTTTATTTTATTTATAACATATTACATTTTATCAAATTTTGAAGTATAAAACAAAAAAAGAGATGTAAAAATTTATACATCTCTTCTCTATCAAATATTAATCAATCAAATCCCAAGAGGTTCACCACATGGCCCAAATGGAACGCCAATATCAGCTAATACATCAAGAGCCTCTTCCTCTTGTTCTTCAAATCTTTTCTTATCTAATTCTTCTTGATTCATATTTCTTTTTTCCTTTCAACTTTTATTTATAGATTTATTATATCATATAAAATAAAAAAGAGGAAGATAAAATCTTTCCTCTTTTACATTTAATTTATTCCAATTAAATCTAATCTTCTTGTTTCTTAGATTTTAATGTCAATCCTAAAGCAGCTAATCCAAGAATAGCTCCAAGAACTTGAAGTGTTCCTGACTCTTCCTCTTGACCAGTCTTAGGAAGTTCTTTCTTAGGAACTTCTGCCTTGATGACTGATGGTATAGGAGCAGGTACTTCGTCTTTCTTAGGCTCTTCTGGAATTTCAAACTCTCCTAATTCATGAACTGGAGCGTCTTTTGGAACTTCAGTAACAACCAATTCAGGTAATTCGTGAACAGGAGAATCACTTGGCACTTCCGTCAAGACTTTTTCTGGGAGTTCATGTACAGGTGCTTCATTAGGTACTTCTGTTAGAACTTTTTCTGGCAACTCATGAATAGGTGCATCACCCGGTACTTCTGTCAAAACTTTCTCTGGAAGTTCGTGTACAGGCGATTCATTTGGCACTTCTGTAAACACCTTATCAGGGTTTTCAGCTACAGGTGCGTCACCCGGAATACCTTTTTCTACTGCATCATAGTAATGAGTAGTTACAGATTCTTCAAGAGTTGTTTTTCCATTGTAGTGATAGTCCTCACGGCTCCCAATAAACAATGGAGCTGCATGAGTTCCTTTTTCAGCAGGTTTGATTTCTTTCAGACTTCCATCTGCAAGAACAGTCACCCAACGAGTAACTTCAAGAGCTTCATTTTCAGCAATTGGAACTTCTGTAGGATTTTCACTCAGAACTTTTTCTGGAATTTCCACAGTAGGAAAATCACCCGGCACTTGCTTTTCAACGCTCACATAATAGTGAGTAGTAATATGATTTTCTACAGTTGTTTTCTTAGAATAGAAATAATCTTCACGTTCTCCAATAAATGTAGGAGCAGGCAAAGCACCCTCAACAGTAGGAGCAATCTCACGTTCAACACCATTAGCTTCAATTGTTACAAAGCGAGTAACATCCAAAGCGTTGACATCACTAATAGGGGCATTTTCAGGAACTTCTGAAACAGAGCGGTCATAGTAATGGGTTGTAATTCCATCTTCTTTGACAGTCTTGCCATTGTATTGGAAGTCACCTACATACATAGTGGCTTCATGAGTTCCCTCTTCAGCAGGTTTTACTTCAACTTCACCATTATCAGTAACAGTAATGTAACGAGTAACTTCACGCATTTCTGGTGTCACACTTGGTGCATCAATAGGTTTTTCGCCTTTCACATAACGATAGTAGTGAGTAGTAATACCAGTCACACCATCATTAGCATCAGTGTGGTCAAAGAAGTATTGATGGAAGTCATCACCTAGCCACATAGGAGCAGGCAATGTGCCTTTTTGTTCATCACGGATTTCTGAAAAACTGCCATCTTCTTCAATTACCAAGAAACGTGTAATTTCTTGCATTTCAGGAGTGACGCTAGGAGCATCAATTGGCTTATCTTTCTTTACTACATCATAGTAGTGAGTATGAATACCATCTTCAACTTTTGTTTGGCCAGAGAAATGATATTTCTCATTTTGAAGAAATGCAGGAGCTTCATGAATACCCTCAATAGCTGGAGCAATTTCTTTTTCCACACCGTTCTCCTCAACTGTTACAAATCGTGTAACATCAGAGACTTCTCTGGTCATTTTAGGAGCTTCATTAGGAACATTTGTCTGAATTTTCACATAGTAATGAGTAGTAATTCCAGTTGTTCCATCATTAGGTGTAGTATGGTCAAATTGATAATTTCCAATAATGCTAGGCGCTGGCAGTGTTCCCTCTTGGGTCTCAGTGACTTCAATTTCTTCACCCTGCTCATTTACACGAACAAAGCGAGTAACTTCACGCATAGCTGGTGTTACAGATGGTGCATCTGTAGGCAATTCATGTGTTTCTGGCGTTGCCGTTGTTTCATAAATGAAATGTTGGCGAGAAATAGTCAATCCTGTTTCAGGATTTTCTCCAACCCATGACTTAGGAAGAGTTACACCGTTTTGAACTTCTTTATCTGTAAATCCAACAACGCCTGTCCACTTCTTGTTGCCCTTGTATTCAAGCAGCATACGGAAGCCGGCTAATTTATTGTTTTCTACAGTTGGCAAAGTTTGCTCAGGAGTGTAGACACCCGGAGTGTAAGGATTTGTTAGTGATTCTTCATCACCATCCCATTTAAAATGGTCATCCATTTCATGAGGGGTGATTTTTTCACCATTTCGCATAAAGTAGACTTCACCAGTTTCATGGAAATTCTTGTATACTTCTGACTCTTCCTCTTTAGTCAATAAGAAATCATAGTAAAGAGATTTTGGTGTTACTCTTGGTTGTTGTGGCCCTCCAAATCCAAATGGATTTTCTAGACCTGAGACTGGTAATTCTGATGGCCCTAAACCAAACTCATTAACACCGTGGTCAGCAGGTTTTACATGCAGCAATGTGTAATTTCTTACAATTGGCGCGTGCACTTCTTCACCATTAGTATTAGCAAAAGTCAATACCTGACTGAATTCAGATTTTGTCAATGTGCTTTCTGGTAAATTAGCCATCCAGCGTGTTACACGAACAGTTGGGTTTGGTGTTTTAGAGTAATAATCACTTGCGTGTTCGCTGCCTTTGACTTCTTTTGGAAGATAAATTTCTGTTGAAAGTCGGAAACGCTGAGACACACCATACCCAAAATCACCATCCACATTCAATGTAATTCCTTTACCTCGGCTGATAAAAGCTCCTGAACCGTAATAATAATTAGGTTTGTCTGGAGAATTCCATCCTAATTTATATTCGCTAGAATTGACTTTGTATCGGCCTTTCGTCCAATAATTATTTAGGTTATAGAAATTTTCAGTTTCTGGATTAATTGTTCCGCTGAAATTTTTTACTCCTGAACCCGGAATCTGAACTGCTTTATCGGCTGGGTTGAGAGTAATACTCTCCCAGTGTCCGCCCGGAGACAGAATTGGCTCTGGTGTATATCTTAATTCCGCTGATTCAAAGAAAATGTTTTTCCCATTAAGGATTGTAAATCTACCAATTGTTTCACCTCTGGAATTCAGCTCATCAAAGCCGTCATAGGTACTAGTGATTTCATCACCCTCTGGCACACCTGTTTCATCATAATGAGAAACATTTCGGAACACTCGAACACGTTGGTTTGGTGAGTACAACTTAGTTGATTTTACATATGTTTCTCCAGTTTGTACTTCTGGGCTTAAAACTTCATTAACAGTTTTTGTTTCACCATTGGCATCCGTATATTCAATGTGAGCAACAAATTTATTCTCGTTTGAAATACGGTGGCCTGTTCCATATTCTTTATGAACAGTATAACGATACATTTCGTGAACAGCATACAAGGTTTTTCCTGTATTTTCGTCCAATTCTTGTCCACTTTCATCATAGTAATATGACTTAGCTACAATGCGTTGAGTTCCACCACGCGCAACATCTGAACCAAATAGAACACCGTTATAAGGGTTTGCATCAACTTCAGCAAGCACATTGTGATTAGAACCTAAACTTCTTTCTAGCTCAAATGTCCGAACAATCTTAGCAATCTTTTTTTGTTCGCCATCAACAATCATATAACTGTTAGATAGATTAGTATATGTAACAGTTATACGGTCAGATTCACGGAACACCACGCGCTGCACACCTGTATCTCCTAATTGAGAAGACACATAGTCATTTCGTGTAACTTTTGCAAGTTTTTGGAAACGAATATTTGAATAATCAACTTCATTTGCTGGCTTCTCAAACTCTTTTGATTTTGCTTCACTCAGATAACGAACTTCACCAGTGATAGCAACCCGTGCGTTTTCTTCATTCCCAAGATGTAGATTTTGATTCTTCATGGCTTCTCGGATAGCATCACCCTTAGAACTCATGAGTTCTTCATAATCTTTTTTCATATCTTGGTCAATATTGAACCGCTCATAGGCAGTGCTATTAATATTTCTTTTCTCTTCACGAACCCTTTCGTATTCTGACCATTTTTCCATAAGTTGCTGTTTAATCTTTTCAGCTTCTTGCTTAGATTCTTCTTTTACAGCTTCAAGAGAAGTTTGGTCAGATGGAACTTCTTTTTCAACTTCTTCAACTGTAAAACTGTTTTGGTTAAGATTGTTTACCAATTCAGTATAGCTTCCGTCAACATATTTAGTTGTGGACAAATTTGTATTTGTTGTTGCTCCATCAACCTCAGCAGAGTGATTAGCAGCGTTCACGCGCGTGTAATCGTTATTTTCAACAACTTCACGATTGTCTTGAACATTAGCCGGCAGTGGTGAGTTTTTAACCGCATCAGACAATTGTACACCTGATTGACTGTTAAAGTCATCAATGCCTGTATTTACAGTTTGAGAACTGGTTGGAGCAGCAGATGTATTTTCCTCAGCAGAAACGATTTGCGGAGCAAGAATAAGGCTTGCACCAAGCATCAAAGACAAAACTCCAATAGCTGTCTTACGGATTCCGAATTTTTCCTTTTTCCCTTGGATTAGATATTGTTTGTAGCTTTTCATGTTTGATTTTTCTCCTTTTATATATAATTTAATTTAATTTAGCTTAAACAAATGAACACAATTTTATTTTACTAATATGTAGTAATAAAATAAAAAAATAATTTTTGAGCTTTTAACTTATTTACTGATAACTTCTCCAGTATCTAAGTCAATGTTTACATTTTCACCATTCTGCCTTAACTGAACTGTATTCTCATCCAGTTTTTCAGGCGGAGTAGGTATATCTGTAGTAATTTCCCTAATATCAGGCATACCCGGCATTGAGGCCAAAGCCCACGCTGCAAGCATACCCATAATTACCATTACTACAATCAATTCAACCAATTTCATTATTAATCAGACATCCTTTCTATATTTGTTGTGACTTACTTTAAAGTATTAATGAAATTACAAAGTTTTTTTATCGTTTTCCACGATAAATTCTCTATACTTCTACGGCCGCTCCTAATACTCGATATATTCGAGCTTGGAAATCCCGTAGCATCCTGAATTTCTTTAGGAGGGATTTCTGATTCAAAGAACAACCATTCGAGGTTTTTTTCTACTTCCTGAACTTTCATTCTTCACCTTTTCTTTCTACATATAAATTGATTGCACAACTATATTATCATTTGATAATATAGTTGTCAATATGATAACTTTAATTAGTTCTTTTAAAAAATTGAACCCAAATTAAAGTTCTATCTGCTTTTGTAAAATGTTTTTGAAGTAATAAACTAGCATTACCCAAGAAACAATGACAAGAGCAAATAAAGAAATGAAAAAGAAATCCATAGAAATACTAGAAAAACTTTTCAATAAAGTAGCCACACTAATTAGATAGATGCTTAATATGAAACGTTCAAATTTTGGCATAAACATTTCAAGATACATAATTTTCTTATCCATTGTATTTTTGTTTTCTTTTGTTTTATATATAAAAACAATCAAACGAAAAACTACATTAAGTGTAGTGAGACCAAGAAACGCCAGTAAAGCATATTGAACATAAATCATTTGCTGCATCCAGTTAATGTTTTCCTTGATGATTAAGCTAACAACAAAAACACCAGAATAAACAACACTAAAAGAACAAATATGTTTAACAAAGCTCCACAAAGCGTTATTGGCCGCTTCGATTAACATTTTGTTTAACATAATTTTGGTTAAACTCCTTTCCTTTTTGTAAAATAAAATAATTTTTCGTAAAACAAATTTTTACAAAGAATATTATAACGATTGTTCATTCTTGTTGATACTATTCGAACATTGAAAGTGGCGGAACGTATAGCAGATTTATTTGAGAGTTATAAATAAACAAAAAAGAGACTTTCGGTCTCTTTTCATTTTATTAGAAATTGAAACATTGACAACCTTAAAGTCAAGCAACGCTTCTTTTTCGACTATTTTTACGTCCTGCCTTTTTGTTTTTAGTGACTTTCTTAGATTTAAAGAAAAACTCTTTATTGTTTTCCAATTCATTAAAGTCAAATAGATTTTCACCAAAGTTTTCTCTCCATAGTGCAGCACGGCCTTTGTGATTCTTCTCTTTTACTAGGACTTCTTTACCAGATTGAGTCAAGAAAAGCTTATTCTTCTTTCTAGAAATAAATCCAGCCCGGACTAACACCATCAGTTCTTTCTCATGTTTGTTATGCAAAAAGTGCCGAAATCCTCGTTTTTTCTGCAATACATAGACACCTTTGGATTTACTACAAGAACTATTATATAAAGCAAAAAATTCAAAGTGATTACTGCAAATTTCATCAAACAATCGCAACAACAAGAACCGGCTCGGCTTTAATGATGTCCAACTGTTCTCTTTGTAAATAGCCTGATAAATCATAGACTTCACAGACGGGTCATCAAGGTCAATCACCTCATATAAATGATTCAATCTGGCTTCGTGCGTTGAAAGCCGGATAATCTTGTACAAAGATGTTTTCGGTGACAGAACATCTTCTAAGCAGACATAAAATGAATCTGTTGTTTTAGCCTGATAGGCCGTCACAACTTTTTCAGTCGTTAAGCAAGATTCAACTAATTTAACAACTTCTTCCAATGTGTAATTTTTTTGAACATTACTCATATTCCCCTCCTAATCACCAACTTTCAAGTTTCCAAGCCATCCTGTTCGTTTATCTTTATTCATATCATTCACCTTATCCTTTCTTATTTCACCAAAAGTTTTTCAATTTTTTGTTTCAATTCTTGGATAAAAGTGAAATCTTTGAACAAATCATCATAAGCAGATTTGTCTTCCTTGCCGGTTTCAAGCTTAATGTTTTTGAGGACTTTCTCTACAGAAAGTTCATCAGAAACAATTTGAAGAAGATTATAGTAAAGTGCTTTCTTCAACTTTCCTTCGCCCTTTTTGAAGACCAATTTGTTTCCAGAAGGTAATTCCAGTTCAACTGTAACAATTCGTGTTGCACCAGAACTGTTTTCGTTTTTCTTGAATTCGCTGTTTAGATTGACATTTACATCAAGTTCTTTAAATACGAGAAGAAGGTGAATAAATGAAGAACAGTTATCAAGCGCCATATCCACATATTCTGAATCTTCCCAATCAGAAAGCATGACATCATACTCTGACTCTAAATCACTTAAATGTTCAAAGCAATCTTCATAAAGTGAATCAATGTCACTAATTCTTTCATCAGGATTATTTGTTAGAAATTCAATAATTTTATCATTTACAATTTCTCTAACATTTTGTTCAGAGGTAGATGAAAATTTATCACTCAAAAATCTCAAAACATGATATAAAACATCATTGAAAAATTCAAACCCAGATGATTTAGATGATGAACATCCATAGTACAACTCCCCAATATGGGCTGCACCTAATTGTTCATATCTTTTTTCAATCTCTGACTGTACTTTTAGAAGGTATTCCATAAATTCTGAGAATGAGAAACTTTCAACAATTTGAATATCTTTATATTCAGCTATAAAAAATTCAATAGTATTGTCTTCAAGAATTCTTGCTTTTGATTCTCCAAAAGTCTCAAATTTTCCGTTAGTTGGGAAACCAAAAAAGTTTCTCATCAAATTAGCAACGAATTGTTCCAGCTCCATTTTTGTATTTGTTTTTGTCATATTCTTATGACCTCCTTAAAAATAAAAATAATATTGTAAAATTAAATAAAAGTTTTACATCAAATATTATATAGCAAAAATAAAAAAAGAGAGTTAATGTAATAAAAACTCTCTTTTAACTAAAATGAAACAAAACAAATTAAATTAATTTATCGTATGTTGCTCTATAAAAAGACACGGCATCTTCTAAATCTTGGAAATCAAAATCTTCTGAAAACCAGCTTTTCTTGATTTTCCCAGAAAACAAATTACGGAACAATTCATAATGTTCATCCTGTCGAGCTGGCTCTAAAAATCTTCCTTCCGCATCTTTTAAATAACCCTTACAAGGAATAAATAAAGCATTATTGATAACCAATGCCAAAGATACTCTGATATTTTCAGTGAATTGAATTGGATGTGAACAAGAAAAAGTCTTTGGAATCCAATTTTCTATATTAACAATTTTGAATTGAGCATAAACTCCATCATTGACATCCACAAAGTTATTCAATTGATAACTTATTAAAATCACATCTTTAAGCCAAATATAAATATCCTTATATTTGTTAGATACATGACCTTGCCCACCAGCAATGCCATTTCCACAGAAAATCAATTTCTCATAGACTTTTTTTAACCCAGAAGAAATTTCCTGCTTTTGCTCATAGGAAACAGTTAAAATTTTAACCTTTTCTACAATTGTTTCTGTAGACGTTGAGCTTGTTGTTAGTTCTAACATTTTTTGCCGATATTCTCTATCGAAAACATCTGGATTGGCTTTCATACGGATAGTTCTAGCTAAAGTATTGTAGACAACATTAAAGATGTTATCAGGTTTATCTATCCCGTTATAAGAATCGCGGAAAATGCCTTCAAAATTATCTTTGATTTTATACCTTTCATCATCTTTAAATCTTTCAAAGACTTGGATATAAAGTTCATCTTTGGTCAAAATAATTGTATTGTGGTTTTTATCTGATAAGAAAAGTTTTTCACCATCATTTTTCAATAAAAAGATTTTATCGACTAGTTCATCAACTTGAACTGTCAACACCTGCCACAAAACATCTTTCTCGAAATTTACACAAATCATATTTTTAATTCTCCTTTTTATAAAATATTTTAATATATTGTAAAATGATTTACACACTTTATTATAAAACAAAAAAGCCATTCAAAACGAATGACTTTTGTTTTATTATTATTGTGCTTCGGCCTTGTATTTCACAAACAGTTCGTCGAACAACTCAATGTTATTTGTATACAACTGCAATGCAGCGTCAATATCAGACTTTCGAACCGTATAATTTTGTTGACCAGCGTAAGCTTGATTTAACAACCAGCGAATTACACAAGTAAAATTATTAGCGAATTCACTTTCGCTTCCATCTTTGACAGCTTTTAGTGTTGCCAGCATTTGACCATATGTCACATCAGTTGATGGCCGGCGGACTACCGCAGAAACTTTAGCTTTCGCAACTTCATATGAGATGCTAACATCTACATATTCAGGCAAAGCTTTACCCACTTCCGCCATAATTTCTTTTGGCGATTTTTCAGGCAATAACTCTAGTGATTCTGGTTGTTCAGGCAAGATTGATTTTACTTCAGATACAGGAACATCTTCGTTGTTTTCTTCAATGAAATCAATTTGTACTGCTTCAGATTGACCGGCATCCATGTTTGTCAACAAATCAGATGATTCATCAATAACAGGGTTTTCTTCTCCATTAGATTGAACATATTCAACCTCAATGTCTTCTTGAGCCTCATTTGTTTCAGTAACAGCAGTTTGTTCTTCGGCAGCTTCTTCTTTGTCTTCTTTAACATCAAACAAAGAAACCTCCTCAGATGAAGCGTCTAAAGCAACATCATCAGTTTTTTCTTCCGCCTGAACTTCTATTTCAGCTTCAACAGCTTCAACCTCAGTTGGTTGTTCTTCTACTTTTTCAGCAGTTTCTACAACTTCTTCAGGTTTTTCTTGCTCTACAGGTGCTTGCTGTTTACGAGGACGACCACGCCGTTTTTTTGGCTTTTCTTCTGGTTGTTCTTCAACAGGAACTTCCTTGGTTTCCTCAGCTGCTTTTGGCAATTCAACAACATTTGACTTTTCGGCGCTGTCAGTTTCTTCTTGCACTTCTGGTTGTTTCTCTTTTACCATTCCATGTTCTTTTTCGTATTCAGCTTTTTTAGCTTCACGAATTTCAAATGGTAAACCAAAACCAGCAGCAATGAGAGCAGCAGCTCTTGAACGGCGTAGAGCTAACATTGGAGTTGTCTCTACTTTGGCTTTCATATCATCCGGAGATGCAACTCCAACAATATCTTTAGCCAAATAGGTTTCGCCAACTTTAACACTTGTGGTAGCAACAAAGCTGTCGCCAACAAGATACATCTGACCTTGCTCTAAAGAGCCGTCAGGGTGTACAGAGCGAAATAGCTCTAACATGTCATTGAACATCAAGAAAGCAGATGCTTTATCTTCAACATAGTCAAACTCTACTTGCGCCATTTGAGCAGCAAGTTCCAAATTCATCTTTTTGTTATTAGTATTAGCCATTTATTTTTACCTCCTAGATTAAAGGGCCAAAGGTTACAGTTATTTTCCGTTTGTTTTTTTATTTAACTGTAACCAAGTCATATATAAAGCCCTGCGAATATTTTTTAGCTCTATATAACGTTTCAAATTCAACATTCCCAGACTTTAAATCCAGCAACTCTTTTTTTCTCAAACCCATATGTTTAAGTTTTGAGTCTGAATTTAGCTCAGGAAAATTATCCATAAGCGATTTTAGTGCTTTTTGAACATAAGCGTATTGCTTCTGTGGGTCTGTAGTAGACGGCACACATTCACAATAACTGATTGCTGTCTCAAAAATGACAATCGCTCGTTGAATTAGTGATAGAATTTCGAGTTTTTCAACCACTTGTGTAGTTTCTTGAAAAGCTTGTAATTCTTGTTCAGCTAATTCTTTTTTGTTTAATAGTTTGGCCCTCCTTTCTTGAAGGTCTTTGATGTAATCAATCATATATTACACCATCCTTTCTTTTAGTGAATTTTAAAAACAATAATTGTAAAATTAATAATTTACAAAATATATTATAAAACAAAAAAACACCCAAAATAGGTGTTTTATAGTTAAATACGTTTTCGTCGGGTTCTAAAATCTATGACTTTAGATTTACCATTTTTATCGAAAAGATGATAACAAAATCGGCTTCTTGTCACAACAATGTCACGTTTTCGCTTAAAGCCTTCGACTTTTTTGAGCCTTGGAACTACGAACTTATGTGGTTCAGTTGTTTCACATAGCCAATTTACATTACGTTTTGAGCGTTTTTCGATAATGTCTATTGCTTCCTCATAAGAAATGAAGAATTTTTTATTGAAAACAACTTTATCAAGAAGTTTTTCTTTAGACTGGGTTTCTTCAAAGATTCTTTCCAAAAACATAGTTTGAGCATCTTCACGAGAAATCACTCCTGAAGACACAGTGACAAACGATAACTTTTCCATAAATAATGATTCATGAATTTCATGTCGATAAACCTCATCTAGCCATCCATTTCTGATTAAAATAGCTTTTAAATCTTCATATTGATTACCGTTGTCAAAAAGCAAAACACGATAGTTACCATTCAAACCTCCATGTTCAAAACGCGTCAAGACATATCCTTTGTTAAACAAGTTTTCTGTTTCTTTAGAGATAACTTTCGCAATCTCGAATTCTGGATTGATAATTTTCATATCACTTTCTCCTTATTGTAATTAAAATAATTTGTAAAATAATTTACATCAATTATTATAAAACAAAAAGCATCTATATAAAAATAGATGCTTTAAATTAAATTAAAATAATTTATACTTAAAATCACGATTTGGAGCGGATATATTCCCGAACTTCCATCAAGGCTTTTCCAGTAATATTTTCTCCTTTCCAACTATTCACATCTTGTACTGCCTGTGGTGCAACATTCGCATTAAGGCCAATACCATAGAATTTATCGTATGGATTAGCTTCGGCCAAAATTGCATCACCAGTAGACAATAACAGTTCTTTGAGTTCTGGGTTTTGAGAGAATTTCAGGTACATCCCGTTTTTCAGGATGCTGTAGAAATGTTCATCCCAGACTTTCTTGTCGAAAGCAAAAACTTTTCGGCCGAGCTGCTTAATGTACAGAGGGTTTTCCTCGACAAGAATTTTATCAGCGATTTTCTCGTCTTTGAAAAGTTTTGCCTTGTTCCACATAAAGAACTGTTCTACTGAGTAGAAATTGATTCCTTTGTGTGTGAATTCAGCGCGTGCGAAGTTAGAAAAAACTTCATATCCATTCTTCAATTGAGAATAAAATGGTATAACTTTTTGTTCCATTGTTATTCTCCCTCGTTATCTCTTTCGACCAGAATATCATTTCCATCAATTTTAATTGTATAAAATGAAATGGTTTCTCCAGCTTTTTCCAAAGAAATCATAACATTTATTTCTGATAAAAATGTGAATCTCACAACACAATCAGATACCTCAATGACATGTTCAAAAAAGTCAAAATCATCATTGTCATTTTCTTTGGAGTCAACATGAATGTAGTCTGATACAGCATCATCAAATTCAAACAATTTGCTCAAAAATTTGTTTTCGCTACCCTTTGGAACAAAGTTACTCATCCAAAAGACAAGACCATTTTTCCTCTTCATAGTTAGACTGTTTAAACTTTCAGAAGAATCACCTAAAAGAAGTTCTTCTAGTCGCTCATCTAAAACTTTTGAAACTTCTTCTGTCTCATATTTCCGAACTAGAGCAGATTGATATTTACAAAACTCATGAACAACATGAACTTCTTCAAAAGAGTTTTCAGAGTTATTGTTGTAACAATTAATAAAAAATGGATAATATCCGTCTTTCATTAAAGCTGCATCAATTTTCAATATATCTAGCAATTTCAATTTAAAAACAGGAGAAGGATTGATGATTCCAACTTTTTCAAAATAGTCTTGTAATGACTTTTCCGGAACATTGTAGTGACCCTCCATCGGTTTTAAAGGACGAGAGAATTCTTCTTTATGGTAGGTCATGGAAATTTCAAAGTTTTTAAGTTTATTAACTCGAACTTCCTGAGCAAATATTCCAAAGTCTGGTTGAGCTGGAATAACATGAGGTGATACACCTTGAGGTTGAATGAGGGGTTCAAAACCTTGATTTCCGTCAATTGTGATTTTTTTGTCTGTATTCGTCATATTGAATACTCCTTTCTTTTGTTTAAAATAATATTTTTTTGTAAAATAAATTACAAGTAATATTATAATCTAAAACCAACATAAAAGACCTTGTAATCCACAAAGTCTTTTTATATTTAAGTCTATTTCGTTTCACGTTTTGAGTAATCAATTACTTGATTAGCAAACACAGCATTGGCAATCAAGATGTATGGAGACACATAGATGCTCGCAAGTCCGAGTGTTACTACAGACAGTAACAACCAACCAATAAAACTGAAGTTCAAAACAAACCAATCAAACTTATGGCCATGCATCATTCTACGACTAATCGTAATTGCTTCTGTTCCGCTTGTTTCTTTTCGAGCAGACAGATAGATAGCCAAGTTATAGCTATAACTCTTAACAAGAATGATAATAATTCCAGCAATAGGAATTAAAGCCCAGAGGAACAAGAACATCAATACCAACAAATGAGTAGTAACGTTTTCACCATTAATATTCTTAAAGATTGCCTTGATTTGCTCTCCAAAGTTGTCAGCGACTTTTTCTTTACCTGTCAATATGTTTGTCACATATCCGGCCACACCAACTTCCCAGAAGCCTACAATGAATGAAATGATGTAAACTAGAGAAGAGCCGCCCTCGCTTGCGAAATTATTGTAATAAGAAATACCATTCAATACCAGAAGCGGCAAACCAATAGCAAGCCAAAGGGAATTTGTTTTAAGGATTTCCCTAGCTTTTTCACGAATTTCGAAATTTGTCATCATAATTGATAAATTTCCTCACTTTTCTTTTTATTTATTTTTCATTTACTAGAATAACACTGTTTTTCTGGCTTTGCAAGAATTTCCAGAAAGTTTTATTCATTATTATTCAGAAATTCCAGCAGGCTTTTTAGAGCCAAGCCCCTAGATGAAATTTTTGCTTTTTCTTCCAAAGGCATTTCATTTACATACTGGCCATTATATGATGCAATTTTATCATAAGAGAAACCATCTTTCTCAGATTCTTTACAAGCAATCTCTAGTGGCATTTCACCAATAAAGTTTTCAATGGCCTTGCCGGTTTCTATGTAAGATATGACCGTTCTATAGCACGCGCTACGATTAGTTTCACCTTTCATCAAATCTAATACCTTAGCGTTTTGAGTGTCGTAATCCCGGTGTATACCCGTCCATCTAGCAGAGTGGACACCCGGAGCGCCATCTAAGGCATCAATAAATAATCCAGAATCATCAGAAATAACAGGCAGACCAGTTGCAGCAGTCATACCAAAAATCATTTCAACTTTCAGAATAGCATTTCCTTCCAATGTGCTTTCAGTTTCTTCTACTTCTGGTAGATTAGGAAAATCTAACAATGATAGTATTTCCCAATCTGACAAAATATTTTGAACTTCTTTTATCTTATCTTTGTTGCTAGACGCAAAAATTAACTTCTTTTTATCCATAGCTTTCAAGTCCAAATTCTTCAAGCATTTCTTTGGTAATGACATCACGTTCAATTAATTCCACAAAACACTCTTCTACAGCGATTAGTTTATTGAGATAAGAGTTAGGCAATGTAGCCATTGTTGTTTCTTTTTCAGACATAATTATTTATTTCCTTTCTTTTTCTATAAAAGATTTTATATCATTAATTATATCATAAATGATATAAAAAATAAATAAGAAACAGAATAACAGAACGGAAAAAAACAACCTTTTAAGGTTGCTTTAAAAATATTTTTTTATCACTCATTTTGTAGTAGAGTATCACTGCTTTTTTGTTGCTCATTTATTGGTAGTGCATCACCGCTTTTTTTATCAACCTCTCATGGTGGGTTATCACCACTTTTGTTTTAACTTATATAATATTCTATCACAATTTATTCTAAAGTCAAAAAAGAAAGGCTGCCCAAAAAGGCAACCGGCTATTCACGACCATTTAAGTATAACACACTATTTTTAAAAAGTAAAGAAATTACCAAAAATATTTTCTAAAATCTAAAGGCAGGATATTCTTTAGAAGCGAAATAGACCAAAGCCATCCATAGACCATTCTTAAAATGAATAGTCAAAAATAATGACACCCCAATCAGACACAATTCATAGATAAGCCAGAAAACCGAGGCAAACGAGAATACTTCCAGAGTGTAGTATTTATCATCCATGTCTTTTTCTTTGTAATGGCTATTGCTTTTAATACTGTATTTCTTTTTACGACCAAAGCCAACAGTGCAAAACACAAAAAACAGAATAAACCACCATGACCCAAAGTGAGAAATCAAGAACAACGTGGATGACAGGATAGCTAAGTTATAAATAACCCAGCTTGCCACAAAGAGCAGCAAAGTCATTAATGCCTTTTCTTTCAATGCTCGTTTTTTCAGATTTAAAAAATTATAATCCATATCAATCACCGCCCAGTGTTTCTTTTAACTGCTTTTCAATCTCTGATGCAGTTTCTTTAGCTTCATTAGCTCTTTTTTGTAAAAGTTCAGCAGTTTTTGAATTTCTTTCAAAAAGAAGATTTAATACATGTTCATAATCTCCTAATTCATACCAGATGGTATAATTCAATGACCAAGACATTGGAAATTCGCTCAATTGTGTGTTTCCGTTTATTACTTTATCTTTTTTCAAAAGTTTTTGCATTGCTGGAACGTCACAATCTGCTTGATTTTCTGATGTCTTTTTAAGAATCTTATAAGTTTTTTCATGTTCTTCAACATCATAGACTTGATTCAGAACCTTTACCTCGTCCGGATAAGTTGTAACAATCAACCTGCCTAATGATTTGATTTTAGTTTCTTTCTTACTCATAATATTGTAATTTTCCTTTCTTTTATTAATGATATATTTGAGACCTATGCTTCAAATCCCATCTCTGATGTTAAAGCAGTCTCAGCCAATTCCTTTGTAAGTGGCAAATATTTATCACCAAACACTTCACTAGGGATAACAAGTAAGAACTCGGTATCAATGTCTTTAACATCCTTATCATCTTTATCATAATCTGACCGGCGACTAATATAGGCCATATTAGAAATAAGTGTAGAATCATTGTCATATCGTACACGGTTGTTTACAAACAAATCTTGGCCTTTTTTGTCTTTCAGGCCTGTACCGTATTTATGGATATACGCCCACGCGCCCAATTTCAACAAAGTACCAACTTCAATTTTCATAAAGTCACGCTCTCCTGAACGTAAACGTGAGATAACTGATGTAGCTACACCTGATTCTTTAGAAATTTTTGCAGCAGGAATATTTTCATCCAGAACTACATTCATGACTTCATCTAATTGTTTTACAATTTCTTTTTGGTATAAGTGTTTCATATTTTATTTCTCCTTTTTGAAATAAGTTTTTATTTAATTTTTATAAATACATTATACCACAATAATTGCCAGTTGGCAATATCTTTTGATAATTATTTTTTTCCGTTATAATAGTTGATGTAAAACTTTTAATTTTACAATATTGTATTAAAACTAAAAAGGAGGCCAAAAATTATGGCAAAAACAAATTCAAAAAAGGTAATTCTAGCAGACAATTTAGGGAGAATTGTTGCTGAGATTGTGTCTAGCAAAACAAAGGAATACTTGAATAAAGGGTATATTCTTCTTGGTTTTTCTAGTATTGTATCTGGTGGTTTATTTAAAGTCTCGCTGTTTGAAGACTCTAGCCTAGAAAATGAGTTTCGTGTGATTATTGTAGAAACTAATCATGTTAAAGCTTTAGAAGATGAAATTTTTAAAAAAGGTTTTATCAATTGGTCTAAGTTTACAAAAATTTATACAGGAACAGTATCAAAAGAAATCGCTGAAGAAACTTCATATATTGGAAAAATTTTTGAAACAAATAATAAAACTGAAATTTACAGTATTCTTTCTTTGGATAACAAGGTTCTTATTTCTTTTGATGAGGCGCGTGAGGTTGCTAAAAAACGAGCTGACCGTTACGAAAGAACAACTAAATGGATATGTGATTATCATTATGATATTCCCGAATCTAAACGTGGTTCAATTTTTGGGGAAAATGACGTAGTTGCTGTTAGGTACAAACGGATGAGTTTCCCAGATATGAAAATAGAATATTTACCTTTTTATGATGTAATAGATGAAGAATCAAATCGTCGCAAAGTTGATTTATCAGTATTTTACAAGAAAAAATCAAATGTTTAAGTTAAAAAGAACACCTATTCTTAGGCGTTCTTTTTTATATTCTCTTCTTTTATTTTTTCATGGATTTCTTTTGCCACCTTTACTCGTTTGTTATTGTTTTCAATATCGTAGAAATCAACAATATTCCACTTACGTTCTCCAAATTCAGGTTCACGGCCGTCTGCTTTTGATTTTCTATCCCGGTAATATTCTTTTTGATAGACATTATCAGGATTAGAGATGACTTTTTCAAGTGCCTTTTCGCTTCCAAAGGTCTTAATACGGCAACTTCCCCAACTTCTTAACAAACTTTCTTCATAGTATTCAAATTCTTTTCTTTGTCCATTGATTCTTTCAATCATTGGCTGAGAGTATTGGCAGATAGAAAAGATTTCACAGTCTTTTTTGTAACGACCCAAAGCTTCTAAAATAACAGGGTCACTAATGGCCACATAGGCTTTAGGGTGACGAATATACTTTTCTAGGTCATTGATGATAAGGAGTTTCTTGAAATAGGCTTTCTCATCATCTGTCAAAGACTGCACCCATTTTGAATAGCGTTTCGCTTGATATTCTGTCACTACACGAACATCATGGATAATCTTGAAAGAAGTCAGCAAATTCAAATCATAGTCTTTAGCGACAATATAAAGACGGTCTTCTTTTTCCAGTTTTTCCAGTTCTTCTTTAATTTCAAACAGAATAGGAAGCATATGAGAATAATTTACATATCGTCCGGAATTAGAGATGTGCCCAATTCTCTTGGTATGAATATAATAATCAATCAAAGAACTTGTTAGGAATTTAATATTAATAAATTCATCATTTTCGATATAAAGACTAGGACTGATTTTTGCTTCTCTTCCAAAATATCTGCCCTTTACACCAGCAACATAAAAACGATAAGTAAAGTCTGAGAAGTAATCAATCCCTCGAATTTTATTCATACCTCTTTTAACTGATGTGTCATTAGTTAAGGCATTATCCCCACGGCCACGCTCTGTTGTGCCACCACCATAATAGCTATGGTATTTAGCTTGGTCTGTAAAGGAATTCAAGATAAAGATAGGGTCATCTGGCTTAGAATAGTCATTCAAAGTGTGTAACAGTGTTCCCAGCTCAATGTATGTGGAATCAGTAATCTGGCTGTCAGCATTGGAAAGAATGATGCTAGGGTCAGAGAAGACATCTACTGGAACATGGTCAAGCTGCAACATTTCACCACGTTCAATCAGCCCTAAAATAATACTAAAGACATAATAACGAGATTGAATCAGTTTTACAGATGGTTCTTTTTCTTGTGATGAAACCGAAGCAAAACTATCCTGAGAAAAGGAAACTTTATCACTGTCAAGCCAAGTAAGCCATGTGTTTTCGCCATTTCGGACTAAGACACCAATTTGATTCGGCATAGTATCTTCAATAAATTTCATGACTGTGTTATTCAGCTCAAATTTTCCAGAAGCATTTCTCATCTTCAGGAATGATACGCCCTTATTAGTTGGGCAGATGTGCTCTAAAAGGGCAGGAGAGTGTTTCAGGGCTACTTCTAGGCTTCCGGCATCTACATCATAAAGTTTCTCGAAACGAGGCAAATCCTCGTCCAAATAAATGAGTTTTTGATAGACTACAATAGGTTGTTCTACAGGCGCACATTCACCACTAGTAATTTTAGTAAAATCAATCGTCAGGCCGTGGCGGTATTCAAAGGCCGTTAAATCTGTACGCATTACGAGTAGTTCGTGTTGATAACGTTCAATTTTTGCTTGCAGCTCTGACATCATTTTCGCTTGCATCTCATACATTGCTGAGATTTTAGCTTCCATCTGGGCTTTCAAGCTTTCAATTTCAGCTAATTGAGTTTCAAAGGCGGCATCTTCAAAATTTGCTGTTTTCTCCAGTTGCTCAATAGCCTCAGTGTAATCAGTTTTCAAGGCCAATTGATTAGTGCCCATGATAGCCAGTTCATTCCCTGTTGTTTCTGTTTCTGTTAATTTTTCAACATAAACAAGCAAATCACAAGGAACAATGTATTGCTTAGAATGTAATTTAACAACGGCGAAATCGTTATAAACTAAAAGGACGTTGACTTTGTTTTCTGGATTCAATTTTAGCCAATCTATCAATTTTTCGTCAAAGAAGACTGTAGATTGTTTAGAGCGCTTAAACAGGGCATTGTATTCTTCTACAGAGATGAGTCTTTCATCTGTTAAATTACTTCCATATTCCTTAAAGAATGACTCAGCTTTCTCAGCAGATTTATCATTGAAACGAGACCAGTCTATTGTGGCGTAGCCTAATTCTTCTCTGTCTTCAATGTCCTTATTTTTATTTTTTTCTTTTTGTCGTTTGTAATCCCGGTACTTCCAGAATACATCTGAAGCTTCATCAGAATATTTAATTTTTGGGGTAAAATCTGTCATTTTTTGTTCTCCTATTCATTGTAAAATAAAATATCATGTATTGTTTTCATGTATCTATTATACAATATTTTCCTCGGTTTGTCTTTTCTTTTATCGTATTTGCTATATTGTTGTGTAAAATAAAAAATCCAGAGGTATTTCTGGATTTTTAAAATTATTCTGCATTAATGTCTTTTACAAGTTCATTGTATTCTTCCATCAAAAGTGTTTCTCCTACAAAAGGAATCCACTTGTCATGAAGTTTACGAAGTTTCTCGTTGACATTAAGTGTATCTTGAATTTTTGCAAGACTTAGTTCAGGCTTGTTGTCTTTGTCAAGAAAGCGCGTGCGAAGAACAGGAAATTCTTGTTCTACTCCAACACCACCAAGTCGCGAATAAGAAATGGTAAATGTTGTATTGGTTGATTCTTCTGTCAAAGCATAACTTAAAGGTTTAATGCTAGTGGCAAATCCTTGTGATTCCAAGATGTTGTTAGAAATATCCAACCTTTCTTTTCCTGTATTTGCAGCCTGTAGTCTGCCTGTATCTTCTGGTGTTAATTCAACAGACTTAGGAAGATTGTTTACTAGGGCATCTTTGAAGGCCATCCGCAAAGTTTTCAATGTTTCCATTTTATCTTTTGTCAAAGGGAAAGGAACACGGCTAAAAATATATTTAACATCACCATGAACATGAACAACATCAATGCCGGCATGACCAAGAATGAAACGCAAGCGATTTTCAAACAGTGCTGCATCCAAACAAATAATGCCAAAGCTATCCATGTCATTGTCTGGGTACAGTTCTTTAAGTTCTTCAAGAAAGTTTTTCAACATGTGTACTTCAATAAAGTCTCGAAGATATACAAGACGAGATGAATTTGAATTATTTGAAATTTTAGTCATAATAGACACTCCTTTATGTAATAAATAAAATTGTAAAATAAAGTTTTACAATGAATATTATATAACATTTAGATAAAAATGATATAATAGAGTACGGAAATAAATAATAAAAGAAAGGGTTAAGAGTTAAATTAATTATGGCCAGAAAGTACAAAGAAATCTATGATGACAAGTTTTTGGAATCAAGATGAAATTGTTGATTATTGATGTTCCTGAAATCTTTGAAGACGAAAACAAAACGATTCTTTTTGGAAATATCACACAAGAAAGAGAGATAAGGCGTTTTAATCAGGCGAAGGGTATTGGGTACTCTTTTATCAAAAACAGAGATTTATCGGATGTAAAACCTACATACAGAGAAATCTTTAATGGCATTGATAACAAGTTTGCTAAAGATTTACTGATGCCAGAAAAGCTGTTAGTAGAAACAATAGAGGGAGCTGCAAAATTTAGGCAGACAGAACTAAAAAATATTTCCACCAACTATGTTCTTCACTACGTCATGGACGCTCTAAAAGTTCCTTATGGGCCTTTGATGGAGCATGTTATTGATAAGGGATTCTTAGTTAAGAAAGAAAATTAAGCAAAATAAAAAAGCACCCTAACAAAGGGTGTTTTTAATTATCACTGTGATAATTTAGAGTATTCTTCTTCAAGTTTCTTGATGTGGTCTTCTGCTTGTGGAACTCCCCAGCTATTAATGGCTAAGAAGATTTCTAACTGAGTTTTGTAATCAAGTGTTTTAGAAACATCAGGATTACGATAAACCACCATATCAAAATCAAGGCTTGTCAAGAAATATCTATCGCTTTCTTGTAATTGACTATAATACATACCTTTTACAGGGAATTTATCATCCATAAATTCTTTTACAGCATGTAGTCGTTGTTTGCCGTCAATAGAAATCATTTTCTTCAAATTCATGGTTTCATTGACTTTATCTTGGTCTAGAACAAAGGTAGGTGATAGTTCTGCCCGGTGTTCAAAGAGAGCTAGAATGTAAGCTTCTTTTTGTTTTTGTGACCAGACTAATCCACGTTGAAAACGAGGTTCAAAATTAATGTTATCCCAGTATTCTTCAAAGAAAAAGCTGACAAAAGTTCTAAGGACATCCTTTCGTACTCTAGATAGAAATTCTGGTTTCTTTTCTAGCTGCACAATTGGTGTTTTATGTTTTTCCATTATTTTTACTCCTTTTTTACTTAAACGTATTTGCGTCACCTGTCAATACAGAACGCTCAACCAGTGTCAGCTTATTCATGATGCCAGAAACATCCGGCTCGACCCAAGTAATAGCTGATTGAGAATATTTAGCAAAACTAGGAGATAATGCTTGCGCATATCCAACAGCAGCATCTCGATTGTCAAAACATTGAACAATCTCAGATGACATCAACTCCCAATATCCATCACGAAATTGTGATTTCTCATGGCATACAATAAAAACTTTAGAAATAGGTTTCATTTCTATTTTCTCCTTTTTCTTTATTAAAAATTAAACAATATATTGTAAAATAAATTACAAGTAATATTATAAATGAATGATTATATAATCCGCAAATATAAAAAACACCTAAAACTCATTAGGTGTTTAATTTATTTAGATGCCTCTTAGAGGTTTCATTGGTGGAGTAGGCACGCGCTTTAGACGGCCTTGCATGTAATCAATGTGTAATTCAAGTAAATCCCTCTCAGAAAGAACTGTGGTTTTTTCATCCATTTCTATATCTAGATTGAAGCAATATTTCTTTTTAGTATAGAACTGTTTAACAAGTTCTTTTTTAGAGTTATCAATAAATGAAGCAAATGAATAGATGTCGTTGGAATCCATGTTTGCTCTTGATATACTTCCCAGATAAATATTACATTGACTAAAGTTGTCTCTGAAACCCCAGTCAAAATCATCTGAATAAAAATCATAGTTTCTTCTAACCATAAGAAACAATACCTCGTGTTTTGGATTCAAGTCATCAAAGAACATTAATCTAAAAACATCATTTTTTTGGTCATTTACAGTTTTAGTTAAAAAATAACCTTGTTTTAATAAACTTTGAGTTTCTTTTGAAATCACTTTTGCAATTTCTTCTTCTAGCTTAGTTTCAAGATAGTTTGAGTTTGACATATCTTTTTGTCTCCTTTATGTATAATTAAAAATAAAATATATTGTAAAATAAATAAAGTTTTACATCTTTTATTATAACAAAAGTCTGATATGTTTGTTGTTTTATAATATTGAATGTAAAAGTTTATTTTACAATATCATTTTAATTATCTTACAAAAGAAAAGGAGAACTATTATGGTTCAAGTAAACTTAAACATTCCTACTTCATCTGAAGCTCTTCTAAAAGTTGTTTCTGACATCCGCGAAAACTCTGATTTCACTTCGCTTTCTGGTCTGCAAGAAACTCTTGCTATGCTTGCTGTTTATGATGCGGCAGATAGCCCAGAAACTGAAGCATTGAAGTCACTGTTGCGCGTGCTGGCGAATCCAGAAAAATTCCGGCCGGTTCACAATGGTACTTGGTCTGAATACTGCTTGAACGAACTGATTGACTTGATTTCAGTCATGGACGAAAAAGACCTTGAGAACTATGTCGGTTCAGACATTCAAGGTTTAATCTTTGATTTGTTCCAAAATCACTTTGCGAACGGAACAATGACCAATACAGCATATGAAGCTCGTTGTATCATTGCTGACTACATGGATGAAATCAATGTAGTCGACTTTATGGACGGCCTAAATCTGCATCCGTATGACGGTAAGGCCGAGATTACTCTTGTTAATCTCGTCTATAACTATTGCGTATGGAAACTTTCAAATTTAGGGGTTGACGAAAATACAACTGTTAAGTCTTTGATTAAAGAGATTGAGGCTATGTATTAAATCAATCCGAATAAATAAAACACCTAAATTTAGGTGTTTTTTGTTATTCTATTATTTGGCTCGATAGATTGCTCAAAAGAATTAAAATTCTACCAAAATAGCACTAACATCATCATGCCTTTTTACGTCTAAATTAACGGCCTTATTTTCCCAATCTCTCAAACGTTTTGTTGCATCAAGTAAACTAACTTTTTGATTCAAAACATCTTTATAAGAATAAAGAGAGTGTTCAAAAATTCTTTCAAAGCCATCAGAGAATAATAAGCAACGTTTAATGTCTTCTACCTTATACTGGACTTCAAGGAATTCTTCCTGATATTCACCTCGTAGCCATTATTAGGTGTTTTTTCAGTATTCAAATTAACCACATGTGTTTATTCAAGTCGTTTTCCAAGGCCTGAATGTATTTAAGGTTATTTTGGTGTTCTTCCTCCTCTTTCTTCTTGTAGTTTTTCAAATGTTCTTCCAGTAATTCAATAGCCTTTTTGGTTGCATCTTCTTCCTCGAAAAATGCGACACGCGCATTGGCTGAAAATAAATCAGAATCAACTTTCCCAAGATGAGATTCCAACAAATTGCCCTCAAACATGCTGCAATCTCCCACTTCGACCTTATTGAAGAGGATGTAACCTTTGTTTGATATAGCATCAGAAAATACTTCAATATGTAATTCCCCTTTCTTCAAGGAAAACAATTGTAGCTTCTTGTTTTTAGTGTTTGTTCCTGTCATAACGTCAAACACCCCTTTCTCAACATAATATATAAAATTAAACTAATTATAAAATGAATATTTTACAAAAGATATTATAAAATAAAAAACACCTAATATTAGGTGTTTCAAAAGGTTAAGGTTATTTCTTGAAAGATTTGTTATTCAAGTCTTTTTTCAACTTTTCAATATCTTCCAGAACCTTTTTGTGATGCTCTTCTTCTTGAACTTTTCGTTTTTCAAGATGTTCCAGTAATAACTCAGCAGCTTTTTCGGTCATGTTTTCACTTTCATAAAAAGCAACATGGGCATCAATAGAAAAGATGTTCTCTACCACAACCCCAAGGTCTTTTTTGTTCCAAATATGTTCATACGAATCAAGAATTTTATGTTTCTTAAAATGAACGTAATCCCCATCTTCAATTGCATCCGTAAATATGTCGGTTTTCAATTGCTGATGTTGAATAAAGAAAATCTGCATCTTTTTAGCTTTTTGTTTTGTATTTGCCTTCATGTCAAATACTCCTTCCTGAAATTAAATAATATATTTGTAAAATAAAAAGTTTTACATCTTTTATTATAAAACAAAAAATGCTCCTATAAAAGGAACATTTTCATTTAACTGAATTTAACGTTTCTGATTGACATTGATGGAGGGGTTCCAAGTTTTGTATTCAGAAACATTTCCCTTGTTTCAATTTTTAATTTTCTATTCGATTCAGCCGCATGTTTTCTTCGTAATTCACGAATTTCTTCGCTGTCGAAAGTTTTTCTTAAGTCAATTTCTCTGAATGATGTCATTTTCATTACTCCTTTTTGATTTTTAAAATTTTTTTATAAAATTTATTTACATCTGTTATTATAAAACAAAAAAGCCCTTGAAAGGACTTTTTTTATACATAATTATTTTACAAACGATTTGCAACATCATTCTTGAAGTATTCTTCTGCCTTAATGTAGTATTCCATCAATTCAGAATCTTTATTTACCAATTTGTTATATTCTTCTTTGGCATTGAATGATTTCAATTCGTCTTTGACTTGAAGATTAACTTCATTTATGACAAATTCAAGAATACTTTCATCAGAAATGTTTTCATCAAGAGCTTTTTCGTAAATTGCAATAAGATTAACATCAATGTCATACTTGATTGCTTTTTTATCTGAATAAACAGATGTGATTTGGAAACCTGTAAGTTCGGTATTTACTTCATGTACAAAACCAACAGTTTTCTTGGTCAAGAAATCCAAGTAGCAACCTGCCAAATTCCAAATACGGTCTTCCTCGTTTTTAGGGAAACCATAAATGTCAGCTAGAATTTCTGTGTCACGGTTAATGATTGCTGCTTTATCTTGGAAATCTTCTTCAGCTTTGTAAAGATGGCTTGCGTATTCATCTTTTGTAAAGCCGCTTTTTTCTTCAAAAAAGTCATTCCAGTTTTCATGCAATTCAACTTCAGAATCGAAGTCATTCAATGTTCCGATTACACTCTCAGCAACAGACATTAAAACCTTTTTATACAGTTCTTCAAGGTTGATAAAACGCTCAGAATCTGAACAAACTGTTACTCCTGTTTCATTTACAGGAGTGATTATCAACTCATCCCGACCTGAATTATTTTCAATGAGAACACCATCATCTTTGCTATAAAGATTGTAGGCCTTCAAGAAATCCTCAGCCATCTTTTTGGACAGCTCTGCAAATTGCTTGTAAGTTTCTAGTGATGTGTTAAGATATTGTGTCATTTTAAATGACCTCCTTTAAGTTTTATTTTCAAAATATAATATTGTAAAATTTATTTTTACATAGACTATTATAACAGCAAACAAAAAAGCCCTAGAAAGGACTTTTTTATTCTTTAAATATGTATTAAACAATTTCCTCGGCCATCTTTTTAAAGTATTCTTCAGTTTTAATAAAAATTTCTATGAGTTTGAAATTTTTAACTTTCAAGGCGTTGAACTTGTCTTCAGCAGAAAATTCATTCAAACCTGCTTTTACTTGCTCCCGGATTTCTTTAGAAACAAAATCCAGAATGTCTTCATTGGAAATTTTCAAATCATACGCACTAGAAGCAATTAAATTAGTGTTTACCTTAATTTTGTATTCAAGGTTTTCAATTCCTGAATCCTCTGAACATGGAAAAACAACAGTTAGCAAAAACCCATCTGTAAGAAAAATAACTTCATCTTCAAAACACTTGTATTTTTTTGTAAAAAGTTCAAGGTAGGCTCTTGTGAATTCGCGGATAGACTTATTTGTGTTTTTTGGAATTCCATTAATTTTATCAAAGATTTTCATGTCTTGTGAGATATGGTCAGCTTTTTCTCGGAAAGTTTCTTGAGCTTCCTCTAGGATTTCCAGAAACTCATCAGATGTCATATCAAATTCATCTTCATCCCAAACACAATTAAATTCCTCGTTCACATCAAAACGTTTTAGGTTTGACACCATATTTTTCATTACTTCGATTTGAATTTTTTTGTAAAGTTCTTTAAGATTAATTCTTTTCAAAGTGCTGGCGCATGTTCCATTATCATGAGCTGCACGGATAATCATATCAGATACTTCGTCTCTAGTTCTCCCTTGGACAATAATTTCACTGTTTGTATGAGCTAAATCATATTTTTCCAACAAAGATTGTCCAATTTTTTCAACTAATTGAACAAATTCTTCATAATTTGAGAGTTGAGTGTTGTTTGTATTTTTGGTCATAGCTAGACCCTCCTTTTAATTAAATAAAAATAATATTGTAAAATTCTTTTACATTGAATATTATATACTAAAAAAAGGCCTCTCAAACTATCTAATCAAAACAAATTAATTAGAGGGAGCTTTTCGAGTTCTTGTATTGCTATTATAGTTCATTTTTTATTATTTGTAAACACTAAGAATGGACATCACAAACAAAAAACACCTAGTGAAATATACTAGATGTTTTGAAAATAAATTAAACAAAGCCGTCCAATTCAGCCATAGCTTTAATGTAAGATAAAGTCAATTCGTATTTTTTCTTTTTGACTTCATCTTTTTCGTTGTTGATAAAGTATTCTTGAAAGCTTTCTACAGTTCCAGAGAAATTTTTACCAGTAATGATGTTAATTTTTGGCCAATACTGAATTAATTCTTTAAACAAAGAAGAATCTTGTTTTTCTAGTTGACATGAAATAACAGGCAATCCAATACTCCCACCAATCTCAATAGAACCTAACTCAATATTGTCATACTCAATATTATCAACAGAATTATCTTCAAACTTCACATTTTCCGCTTTTACATGAGTGACATTTACATCTCTCAAATTTAGATTATCAAAAACAGACTCTCTGACTTTTCCTTTTGAAAAAGAAGAACCAAAGAAAGTCGCTTCTGAAAAATTCATGTTGGAAAAATTACTTTTAGTAACACAAATCCGCTCAAAAATCGTGTTCACAAAACAAGCCTTTTTAAAGCTAGAGAAACTAAAATCACTACGATAGATAAAAGAAAAACAAAAATTGGTTTGTTCAAAGTTTGAATAAGAAAAATCTGCATAACCGAAATCACATTCAGAAAAGTGTCCTTCATTAAAAGAAAAATGTTTAAAATTAGAATGAGAAAAAAATGCTTTTTTAAAAGAATTTTTAGAAAATGTAGCATAACGAAAATCGGCAAAAGAAAAATCTGAGTTCGAGAAGTTCACAGAATCAAAAGAACATTTTTTTGCTCTAAAGTTTGCTGCAATAACTCCATTATAACAGGTGTGTCGAAAATCTGCCTTTTTAAAATTGGCTGCCTCGAATAAAGTAAATACAAAATTACACTTTTTGAATGTTGAATAAGTAAAAACAGATTCGTAAAAATTTGTACCTACGAAATGTGTGCTTTCAAAAACACATTCATCAAAATTGCATCTTTAAAATTTGCCTTAGTGAAATTCAAACCAGAGAAATCAATTCCTGATAATCTAAGTTTTGAAAAATCAACAGAACTAAAATCAGCTTTTGTAAAATCACGAACAACTTTAAAATCAATATTTTTGATAATGTCATTTGTGACAATTAATTTTTTCCCTTTTTCTCCTTTTGTTTCAAGCCATTCCTTATGAAGTCTTAATGCTCGGTTTACGGTACTTTGTTTAATAGTTTTGATATGTGACATTTTACATATCTCCTTTCTTTTAGTAAAGTTAAAAAACAATATTGTAAATAAAATGTTTTACAAATAATATTATAAAAGATAAACTTAAGGATATAAAAAATATATAGTAAAATATATTGGATGTTTTAAGAAGTAGATTAATCAAATCTGGCCAATTCATTCACAATATTGCAAAAAGTTACTGGTTATGTTAGAATAGCTTATATTATATTTAGTGCCACGACGGCGTGAAATCCTTGAAAGAGGTTTTCTAAAGGTCATGAGGAGGAGGGTTGATAAACTTTCCTCCTTGTTTTATATAAAAAGAAAAAACACCCAGATATACTAGGTGTTTTATTTATGTATAAAAATCAAGACAATCTAGCAACGGCCTTGATATAATTCAAAGTTGCTTTCAAATTTTTATATAGAACAGCATCTTTTTCCTTATTTTCCTCAACAAGAACTTCAAAGTCTTCCGGAGAGCCACAGAAGTTTTTTGTCGCAATCAGGCAAAGAGATGGCCAGTATTGAATTGTTGCCATAGTTTCAAAAGAATCTGTATCAGGCATTTGGCAGGTAACAACAGGTAATCCAAATGTTGAATGAACCTTATTATCTCCTAGAACAACATTGTCAAAACTTGATTTCTTAATATCAATTTGACTGATATATATTTCATCAAAATCACTTGATTTTAAGTTGCACCCATCAAACATTGAAGAATACACTTGAATGTCTATTAATTTAGCTGATGAAAAGTTAGTTTTCGATAAATCGACTCCCCTGAAATCAACGTTTTCAATGAGGTTTAAAGAAAAGCTGCTTCTATAAAAATTAGAGAATGAAAGATTTGTGCCTTTAAATGTCGCATCACTAAAATCACAAAAAGTGACATAAGCTCTGTCAAACTTGATATTCATGGCCTTAATGTGAGAAAAGTTAGCTTGTTTGAAGCTACACTGATTAAAGTTAATACCAGTAAATACAGCATCTACCATTTCCATCCAGCCACAATCAACATAATCAAAACAAGTGTCGGTATAAGTTGATTTAGAAAAATCTGTTTCAGAAAAATCAGAAAAGCTAAAATCAGCATATGTAAACCGAGCCTTGTCAAAATCACATTCTCTAAACTGAGCTTTTTTAGCAATTAAGCAATAGAAAAAAGTCTTTATAAACATGGTCTTGATGAACTTAGATTTATTAAAAATGCAGTTAGAGAATGAAGTGTCTTCAAAGTTAGTTGATTCAAAATTGGCCTCAGAGAAATCACAGTTTTCAAAGTTGCTGCCATCAAAGACAACCTCAAAGAAAATAGCGTTATTAAAGTTAGCCTTTTTAAAAATAGCTCCCTTGAAGTTCATTTCCCTCATGTCTTTTTCTGAGAAATCGGCATAGGAAAAATTGGCTTGGCTGAAATTTGCTCCCGAAAAATCCTTGATTTTCTCGAAGTTTAGCTTATTGACAATTTCATCAGTTACAATGAGTTGCCGGCCTTTTCTTCTCTCGGAATCAAGCCATAATTGATGTAATCGTAATGCACGTTTTACTGTACTTTCTTTAATTTCCTTAATATGACCCATATCATATACTCCTTTTTTAAAAATAATATAATATTGTAAAAAAATAATTTACAGTTAATATTATATCTAAAAAGTAAAATAAAAAACACCCGAAACTGAAATGTTCTAAGGTGTTTAATTAATATTAACCAAGTTTTACCATAGCTTCAATATAATCTAGCACTAAATTATATTTCTTTCGGATGTCAGAGTTATACTTGTGGGTTTCCTTGATTTTCTTTTTAAGTTCTTCAAGTGTTCCAGAGAAGCACCCCGCAGTTACAATATCAAGCGCTGGCCAATACTGAACAACACGATTTTCTTCTGAAGTATTTAACTGACAAGAAATAACTTGGAATCCTTGAATACCTGCCGTAACAGTATACTGTAATGCGATTCCTGTAAAGATGGCATTGCTAAAGTTAGTATCTGAAAATACAGAGTTTTTAAAATCAACACTAAGAAATTTAGCGTTTTCGAAATTTGCATTTTCAAAACTAGCATCACTAAGACAAGTGCCTTTAAAACATGAACGAACAAAACGACTATTTTTGAAGTTTGTGTTTTTAAAGTTTGCTCCCATAAAGTCTGTGTGAGAAAAGTTGACACTGTAAGCCAAAACACCCTCAAAATTAGAATTTTCAAAATCAGCACCCTCAAAATCTGTTTCTGAGAAGTTGGCACGAGAAAAATTAATTCTCGAAAAATCAAGGTTAGAAGCATTTAAGTATCTCAAATTCGCACCTGCAAACAAATCGCCCTCTGTGAAATTTATTTTCCGAATAACTTCATTTGTGAGAATAATTTCTCTTCCCTTTGGCGTTTTAGGTTCACTGCGCTCTTTGTATTCCACCCACTCTTCATGTAATCGAAGAGCACGTTTGATTGTACTTAGTTTAATTTGTTTGATATGACTCATAGCTCATATCTCCTTTCTTTAAATAAAAATAAAATAACATTGTAAAATAAAAAGTTTTACATTTTATATTATAAATCAAAAAATAATAAGGCCTGATTTTTCATCAGACCTTATATTTATTTTACTAAACTTAATTATTTAGCCTTCAGTTTCTTGCGTTTCATAGCAAAGATAGCACCAACAGCTCCGCCTACAAGTGGCAGACTAGCATACCAAGGAGCATTGCTATTTACACGAGCAAGTGCAGCAGTGTCAGTCAGGCCTTTACCAGCTCCGACCTTTTCACCTTGGTCTACTGCTTGGGTCTCAATGTTATTTGAGCCTGCAATAGAGTTACTACGTTCTTTTGCTTGCTGGAATGAAAGCACCTCAACGCCAATGTCCTTACTGTAAGTCTTGCCGTCAATCGTTACTTCAATCCGTTGTGTATAAACGCCCGGTTTATTCCAGTCTACATTACCAGTAATACGAGTAACACGCGCAACTTCAGCATTTGATAGAACTCGGCCATCTTTAGACACTTGAACTGAGCTGAGAATATCCAGTGGATTTCCTACAGTAGTTGAATAAGTGTCGTTAGCCAGAATTACCACACCCTTGGCAGGAGCTTCAATTACAGTGATTGTTACAGGAACACGCGCATCTACGCCATCAGCAGAAGTAGCAACAAATTCTACGTTATATGTACCCGGAGTATTCAGGTCATATACGCCCTCTAGTTTTGGTGGAAGTGGATTTCCAACCCCATCAAAAGCAAGAGCGTTAGCAGATGCAATCAAATCTTGAACAGTAGAGCCTTTAAAGACAGTTACATTTTGAGTAGCCGTAATAACTGGCTTATCTTTAACCGTCACTTTCATAGAAACTGTAGTGGTTTCTCCGTTAGAGTCCGTCAGAGAGTAAGTTACAGTATATGTACCCGGAGCAGACCAGATATAGCCACTTTCTGTTTCACGCGCACCCTCAGCATTAATTACAACCTTAGAGAGACCAGCACCGTCTTCCATGTCATAAGCGGTAGTAATGTTACCACGAACGTTCAAAGCAGTACCCACAACTGTATTAAATTCTTTATATTTAATATCCAATTTTGGTTTTTCATTCGGTTTTGGCTGAGGTTGTGGTGTTGGGTCAGGAGTTGGAGTAGGTGTAGGGTTTGGATTAGGATTTGGTGCAGGAGTTGTTTTAGCAACCACTGTAATCACACGTTCCATAGAGTTTGTATGGCCCTCACTATCTTCAACTTCATAACGTACCACATATTGACCCAGTTTATTCACATCAAGACCACCGTTAGAAACGATATTAATCTTAGATGTCAAGTCACCATCTTCTTTATCAGAAGCAGTCACACCCTCACGCAAGTCAATGTCAGTACCCTCAGTAATTGTCACATCTTTTTGAGCAACGCTAAATTGAGGAATATTGATTTTAGGGGTAATAGTGTAAGTCATAGTAGCTTGGACTTTTTCACCATAACGGTCAGTAGCTTCTACTACTACCAGATAAGTTCCCGGAGTTGGGTTATTAAAGTCCATACCGCCATTATCTGTAACCTTAACATCAGGTTTTTGATTTTGGTCATCTGTGACTTCCACATTATCCAGTGGATTTACAGCCTTACCCTCTTCAAGAGTAATATTAGATTCTTTGACTTTCAGAGTAGGAGCAACATTATCACGTTGAACAACTACGTCTGTTCCATTAACAGTTTTAGAACTGCCGTCTGGGAATTTAAAGGTTACATTACCTTGGTCATCCACAGTAATTTCAGTACCCTCTTTCAGGCTTTGAGTAAGACGCATTGTTTGAATGACATCTTCTTTCTCAAAATCACGGAGAGCAGCAGGATTTAGAACGGGCACAGGATTAATTGGTTTGACGTTTGTTTTATTTGCATCAGTCAGTTCTACTGTAGATACATTAAAGACAAACATTTGCTCAGTTTTCTTGCCATTTTTAGTAGCTGTTACTTTAACAGAAACTTGTCCGGCTTTATCGTACTTACCGTTTCGTAGGCCAGCAGTAGTGATTTGAGCGTCTTTGACTTCATTTCCATCTGCATCATATACATGAATGGCACTGAGAACACGGTTCTTAAAGTCTGTCAGATTTTTCTCGTTTTCTTCACCAGATTTATTAAAATCCCATGTAAAGCTTGGAGTTTCTGACAAACGTACTTGCAAGTTAGGGTCAACCAGAGAATCTTCTGCTACTTGGTTATACTCTACTGTAAGGACTTTAGTAAAGTCATCACTGTCTGCTGCATCTTCTGTATATGCACCAGCGAATGTATAATCAGGAACATGTTTGTTTTGTCCGAATTGAGAGAGTGCTTCACCAGTTACATTGAAAGCAGTAGTGAACTTTTCATTTGATGTGCCAATTTCTTGACGAGTTTTTGCATCAACATAACGGACTTTGAAACGGTTTTGAACGTAAGTGACGTTGAATGTTTCACTACGAGTTCCAAGTGTCAAGTCAGCACTGGTTGCACGAGGTACATATTCCACACCATTAACGGTAATTGGTTGATAGTCAACATGGACATTTTTACCAGCTTCATTACCGGCAGCATGGATAAGCACAGAATCACCAAGTTTATTACCATCTACACCTACAGGTTGATAACGGTATTCCCCGTTTTTATTTTCAGCTTCTGTAGTTGGAGTTGCTTCTGATTTCTTATAAGTAAGAACCAGTTCTTTATTGGCATTGACAGAACTTCCAACTTCTGCACCTTGACGACTTTCAACACGGCTGATTTCAACACCATCAAACTTACGAGCATTTTCTTTTGCTTTTTGCAAGTATTCTTGTGTCATGTCCGCATCTTCAATCATCTCAGTTCCAGAAAGTTGTCCGTCTGGGCCAACATAAGATACAGCAATTCCTTTTGGTACATAAGTGACGTTTTTGGTTTCTGAGACTTTACCCTCAGTTTGGATAGCTTTATGTACTTTAGGCACATAAGTAATATTCCCTACCTGAATTTCTGGAAGTTCAATAGTATTAGTGGCAGAAGTCAAGTTTTTTGCTTCGCCCAAGATTTTACCATTGATGTCCACAGGCTGAATTCGTGCAGAATAGCTTTGAGCTTCTTCCGCTGCAACAAGAGCAGCATTTGGAATAGTAGTTGCTCCAATAGCTGCCGTAGAACCCACTAGGATTCCAATTTTCTTCATTGTGTTATTTTTCATGAATAATAACATTTCCTTTCTTTATTTAGAAAAAAGTAAAAACAAATAAATCAATTTAGTTTTTTTATTATTGAATTATATGTTCTTCTACTAATTATATTTCATTTATTTAATTTTTCAAGAGTATAATTTAATTTTATTTTAAGAAAAGTCATAAAAAGACAACAAAAAAGCACTGGGGGTCAGGCCAGCACTTCTTGTTTTTATTTGTTTTTGTATCTATAGATTTTAGAAATTTCATTTAAAGGTTTATTTTACGCTTAAAGAAAAGAAATCTTATAGATTTAAAAATATAATACCATGGATATGTACACAAGTCAATAAAATTTTATTCTTGACATTTTGTAAATAAATTATAAAATAAGATACATAAAACTTTAATCAAGTTAAAAAGGAATTAGATTTTCTTTGAGCCTAGTCAACTCAATTTTGAGAAAAATAATTCCACTTATGTTTTTGTATCTATATTTTTATTAAACAGTTTAAAAAGGGAGTAAATAGGATTAATTCGCTTAATATATTTTAGAAAGGAAATTTTATGGATTTTCAAATTTTATATCCAGAACGTCCTTTATTGAACATTGACTATCTGTCAAGTTTTACAGAGGGCGCTTTTTTACGTTTTAAAGAATATACAGATGAACTCGTATATGGTACACCAAGAGGGGAACATATTACAGACTTGGCGGAACGACTTTCAATGCCAGAGCCTACACAATATCCAATTAGATTAGATTTAAAAATTGGTGTTCCGGTTCAGTTCTCAGATGATACTATGAAGTCCAAGTCTATGATGGTTATTAAATTCGATATTAATAAATCAGAGTGGTCTATGGAAAGAAAAGGTTTTGATGTCTACCATTTATTGAAACCTGTTATTGAGAAATTAAAACAAGAAAATCTTATTCCAACATTTATTATGTCTGGCGGAGAAGAATGTTATTTAGGTTTTGTATTTAATAAAGAAGTTTATTTCAACTCGCCTAAAACGGAAAAAATGTTTATAGGGGCAGAGAGCCACTTGCTGAAAAAAGTAAGAGGTGTTTTTAGTGAATACAAATTTAAGATGGATGTTAAAAATGAAAATGGAACAATTGCAAGAGCATTACGACAAATTACTGTTTCTACTTCTGATTATATTCCTGCTGAAAATTCTATTTGTAAGACTACACCGCTGCCAATTATTTTTAAAGAGCAAAATAATGTTTTTTATTCTTGCTCAGAATTATATGATTTAGTAAAAACTCAAAAATCAAACGCTAATCAAATTGAACGGCTGAGATTAGTGAAACGGAATTTTAAGAAACGGATGAACTGCCCTGTATTTGCAGAATATTTTTCTTGCATCAAGAATACAAAGTTTCCTCATGTGTCCGCTAACCGCCTATCTAACAATAACGACATTTTTTCTTATTATCAAACGTTAGAAGTGGATGAACGGCCAATACTGGCAGAGCTGTTTAAAGTGTTTGCTTGGCTATACCTAGATTACTCTAAAAACATTTCTTACATGCCTGATTATCAGATTGTTAGAAAATTAATTTCTCTTCAAACTAAATATTTTAGAAATGAAGATGGTATAACTGTTGCTCCAGATTATTTAACTTTATTCCAGATGAATAAGGTTTTTCAAGATGCTCAAAAATGGTATGAAGCTTGCCCTAAATTAACAAACGAATTCTTGCGTGAAAAACTTGGACTGAAAAATATTTCTCAGGACATTTATTTGTTGCACCCAAAAGAAGAAATTACGATTAAGGCATTTAATAGATATATTAGCCATATTGAAAAAACTGATAAACTGAAACGCTCATTTAGAGTGATGGCATTAAAAAAGAAAGCACACCTATCTGATAATCAGATTAAACGTTTAGTTGGTGTGGCCCAAGGGTCAAAGATGGAAGCTCTTATGAAAGATGCTCTACAATTTATTGAAGAACAACGTAAAGTGTCTCGAACTAATTTTTTAGGTGCTTCCAATTTAATAGCTAACAAGCAAACGTCAGCCGCCTATAAACAAGATGACCTAAACGTACAAAGTGACGCAACTGAAAAACAGTTCTATCCAACAGAGATGAATTCAAAGTTACAGTTTTCTTTTCTCGTTAAATTAAATACAAACGTTCCATAAAAGTATAAATGAGCGCTTCGCTTTTAGTTTTAGATAAACGCTCAAAAACAGAATAAGAAACTTTCGCTTTTTCGAGTAGCAAAAAGTGTTTTTCGTCGTGTTGAAAGATGAATGGAATTTCTGAATAGAAATGGTTTTTCTTGATTTTAAAGTTCTTGAATTCACTAGTGTTCAAATTCTTGCTCCATATTGTGTATTCATTAAAGACTGCTACTTAAAAAGAGCATTGAGTGTCACTCCGCTGTGCTCGTAGACAAAAAGATGAGAGTGCGCAAGCACCTCATCAGGTCAGGAAGTGCGCATGGCCGTCTTCGCCAGCCACACTTCTTCCCCCATGTTGAAAACAGCCTTAAATTTCAGGTCTTAAAATGTTTGATTTTTCAATATTTTGAGAGCCAATATATAAAAAATAAATATATGCGTGTTTTATAATATTAAAAAATAAAATATCACGCATACATTTTTAAATTAATTAACGATTTTTTGTTTTATTTTGGAGAAATTAAAACAGAAATATAAATATCGGCAAGCTTATTTTTACTGTCCATTATTTTGATAAAAACACATCTTCTTTGTTTGAAATAAAATTTAATAAAAATATTGACATTTTGGATGGATAATGATAAGATTTATATACAATAACTTTTAAAAAGTGAGAATACTTCTAATTACTTTTCGCTAAAAAGAACATTAAGCAATCCAAATAATTAATGCCTTTAGGTTGTTGATTGTTTGGATGAGCTTAGATATATTTTCTCATTTCGTAGGTTGTTGTCTTCTAAAAATTCAACATTTGCTAATACATTTGTTATTTTTATCCATAGATGGATTTGATAATTGCTAGATGCAATTTGTAAAATCTGTTTACTCCTTTCATATGTAAAATAATTTTGTTGAATGTTAAGAGGCTACTATAAAGAGTGATTATACTTCTAAAATCATTTCAGCCAAGAAAACAAGCTCTCCCTATGTTGTGGGAGAAAGCTATATTAATCATTTCACAGTAGTCTCTATAAATCAGAAAGCTCATCTTGTAAAAAGGTGGGTTTTTTGGTATAATTTGATTATTCAATTCAACAAAAAAGAAATGGAGTATATTGTTTAATGTTTTCAAGAAAAAACAAAAAAGAAAAGCTTCCTGTAAGGAAGACAACTAAATGGCTATGGCTTTTATTTTGGATTATCCTCTTTGCGCCGTTCGTAACTTTTGGTGTGATGATGTTCCAGCGAAAATTGCCTCAGTTCCGAATACCATTTGAAACAATGGTGAAAGACCAGAATAAAGGAAAAGATTTAAAGCTTTATTCTTTAGAAGTTCCATTTGATGAAAACACGGCCGTTGCTGATGCAGCAAGTTTGGATGTTTCTCATTTTGAAACGGTTCAGCAATTACAAGCTGTACTTGGGAATCAAGACCAACCATATATTGCTCAGAAGATAGGTTCTTATAGTAGAATTGTAACAGGGGAAAATACTTTTAAAGAAGTTTTTGACTTGTATCAATTCTATGGACAAACTTACTATTTAAAGATTAAAGTAGAAAAACAGGATGGCAATCTTTCAGTTCTCAATGCAAGTTTAGAGAACTATGATGAGGGAGAACCACCTTATACAATTTCAAATGATTCCTTTGCTAACGAGTATCAAGATTTCAAATCTCAAATGTCATTGACAAAGAATATGTATCTGCAAGAAGTTACATTAGAAGCTAAAACTTCTACATATACATATAAGACGGTGACGGGCCAAGGCAGAACAGCCAAAGTGACAGAGCAGTCATTTGTTTATAATCGTGAAAATCAAAAATTACAATCAAAATAAAATGAAAAATCCTTAGTTAAACTAGGGATTTTCTTTTGATTTTATGATATAATTGTATACAGATGTTTTGAGATATGAAAGGAGAAAAATCAAAAAATGTCAAAAGAAAAAAAGAATAAAAAATTCCGAATGGCCCTATCTACTAAAATTTCGATTGGATTATTATCTCTTGGTTTGATTGGAGCTGTTAGTGCAACTGTTGTAGGAAACCATGTCTACAAGAAGTACCAAATTGAAGAAGCGGTTCAAAAAGGATATGACATTAATATCCAAGATGCAGATTTCAAGCAGCACTATAAAACACAAGTTTTGGATGCAAGTGGCAATGTCCTACAAGAATTTTCTAGAGGTGATTTTGAATATATCTCTTATAAAGATATGCCAAAATATTTGCCAGATGCACTTGTATCTATAGAAGATAGTCGCTTTAAAGAACATAAAGGTGTAGATATTCAAGGCTTCCCTGCTATTATTCAATCTAAATTGACTGGTGGAGAAGTTCGAGGAGCTTCTACTCTTACTCAGCAACTTGTTAAAAATGTCTATCTTACAAATGAGCAGACGATTACTCGTAAAGTTACTGAAATGGTCTTGGCTCAAAAAATTGAAGACAAATATTCTAAAAATGATATTTTGGAATTTTATCTGAACAATGTTTATTTTGGTCATGGAGCGTATGGAATTAATACGGCTTCATTAACTTATTTTGGTCATTCTATTAAAGAAGCTACTTTGTACGAGGTTGCTACCTTGGTTGGTATCACAAATAATCCAACTCTGTTTGACCCAGTAAATCAACCAGAAAATTCTTTAAAACGCACTAAAATCATTTTGAGTGAGATGGTAAAACAAGGATATATCTCAGAAAAAGATAAGGAAGATGCTCTTGCTCATCCTAGTCAAGCTCAATTGAATCTTAATCAAGGGAATCAAATTACTGATTATGCTGTTAAATTTGCAATTGATAATACAGTAGAAAACTTGATGAAGGCAGATGGTTTTGTGTTCCAATATTCTTTCTCTAGTGAAGATGAAGAAAAAGAATATAAGAAGAAATATGCTGAAAGTTATGACGAGTATTACCAGAAAGTCATTAATGGAGGATTTGTTATTAATACTTCTATTAATCAAGAAATCCAAAAACAAGTGCAGCAAATCGTTACTGATACAACAGCAGGAAAAGGTGTTCAAGCTACAGCAACTGTAATTGATAACCAAACTAATACAGTAGTTGCTATTGTTGGCGGTATTGAGGGGCAAGGAGAATTCAACCGAGCGAGTCAATCCTTTAAGCAACCCGGCTCTGCTATCAAACCTTATATTTCTTACACACCTGCTCTTGAAAGAGGGTATACTCCAAATACTCCTATTTCTGATGCAAAAGGAAATTCAAGCTATCCTGATAATTGGTATTCAGATTCTATCTATCAAAGGAATGATTTGACGCTTACTAAGGCCCTAGAAATTTCAGCAAACCGTCCGGCTTATCGTTTGGCTTCTGAAATGCCTGACCCAATTGACCCTCTTGCTAAAATGAATTTTAGAGGTCTTTCTTACTTAGACCACAATCCAATCACTTCTATTGGTGGTTTCACACATGGGGTTCGTAATGTTGATATGGCAGCAGCGGTGAATACTTTGGTTTCTGGTGGTGCTTATCATAGCCCTACTAATGTTACTAAAATTACACAACGTTCATCTGACTCTGTTGTTTATGACCGTTCCGAGGAAGCTTCTCCACAGGTTTATACACCACAAGCGTCTTACCAAATGTTAGGGATGATGAAATCTGTTGTGTTTGGTAGTGAAGCTACGGGTAAATATGGTGACTTTGGTTATCCATTCCTTGCTGCTAAAACAGGAACAACAGATTACTACATTGATTTGTGGTATACAGGTGCAACACCTTATTATTCTGTTGCTATCTGGACTGGTGGTGATGAAAATATTTCTCAGGCATCATGGGAGCAACAAAAACTTCCATCATATGTCTTTAAAAATGTAATGACTTATCTTCACCAAGGGAAGCCTCAAATTGATTTTACAATGAAATCTGGTTCTAAGATTAATGCAGACCATTCTCAATATAGAGAAACAGAGCGAGAAAATCTTGCTGCTCAAATTGCAACTTATAAAACAAATCCTTTAGATGAGGGAGTAGTTGACAAAGCTTTGTATGAGAATATTATGAAAGCTATTCAAAACTTAAACAATCAAACGTTTACTAGTTATGACACCCTGAATAATATTACATCTTATTTGACGAGCCAAAAAGAAAGATTGCTGTCTGAAGAATATAAGGCTAATGTAGAATCTAGTCTTCAGTCTCTCATCTATAACAAGCAATATCAAATTGATGTTTATAACGCCAATAATCCATCTGGTGGCCCTACAAAAGCTGAGTTGCAACAAGAAAAGAACAACATTGAAAGTGCTATTAAGAACTTGCAAGACCGTATTGCAAAATTAGATGAACAAAAAACTTCTTCGTCTTCATCTTCAAATTCAAGTAGCAATACAAGTTCTTCTTCACAATAGAAAGGAATAAAATGGAAAATTCTAGAAAAACAAAAACAACTAAAACAGACGAGGATAAGATGGTTCGTAGGTGGGCCATCTCCTTGGCTCTCGTTGTGTTGTTTGGCTTGGGTGGTTTAACTGCTTATACCTTTTATCTCAAAGATTCTTATTTGAAAGAATCTCAATATGCAACAGAAATTTTAAAAAATCAAGAACAGGAATTTAAGGCAATTCCGGAAAATCCTTTAACAAAGAAATTTAATAATGGCCAACGTTTCTTGATTAATCTATTCCCAAGTAAAGAAATTAAAGAAGCAGAAGTTGTGAAAGAGCAATTAGATACAGTTCTAAAAGTTCAAAAAAATACTGTTTCATTATTTGAAAATGATATTTTCTCAACTGCTGCATCAGATAATTACTTAAAAGAAAAATTTGATGAAAAACTAGTTTCTAAAAATTCTGAGTTGGTAAAAGCGATTAAGAATAATAAAATTCATGCCCAGTATGCTCTCTATGACACAATTGCTAAAATTCAACTGGATAACATTAAGAGTGCAGATGCTGTTTACTCTGAGTACGAAAATAACAAAAGTTTGCTTCCTCAGTATGTTGTGGCCATTTCTAAGATTAAAAATCCTAATCTTAAAAAGGCCTATCAAGATAAGGCAAACGTGGAAAGCACTATCAACGTTGATGATTATGTAAAATCAATGTTAGAAGAAGCTTTGGCTAGAGCAAAAGAAAGAGAAGAAAAAGATGGTCTTCAAAAACAGATAAATGAACTGAAAGACACTGAGCAAAGTTTGGAAAGAGAATATATTTCTAAAGCAAATCGCAATAGAAACTCTTCTTCTAATTCTTCTGGTAGCAGCTCGTCATCTTCTTCAAATTCTAGTGACACTCAATCCACTAGTTCAAATTAATTTACAAGAAATAAAAAAGCAAGTCTATTTCAATAAGATTTGCTTTTTCTATTGTAGTGGATTTATTTTTGTTGTAGAATATCTTATGTAATAACTTTTTAAATTAGAAAGGGAAAAATAATATATGAAAAAGTTGAAGTATAAAGGCAGGGCCTTTAAAAACAAAATCATCACATTAGTGGTTATAACTTTAAGTGTTGTTGGATTTTTAGGGTATGATAAAGTAATGGCTTATATCAAAGCCAATACTACAAAAGCTCCTAAAATAGAATATACTCAGGCAGGCTCAATCAATAAAGAACCAGCGGTACAAGGGCCAACACAAACCAATCCAGAGAATATTTCTCAAAATGTAACACTTGATTCTGATGTTGATTTGTCTGGTCTTGATATTCATAATTTGCCGGCTGATGGGAAACATTATGTGGAACTTGGTGCATCTAACTTTTCAACAGAAGAGTTAAATCAAGTATCACAGGACAGTCCATATCAACTTCAATCAGTGGATGCTCTGGGCAGAGCTGTTCAGGCAGATGCTTATTTAAACCGTAAAAACTATAAGGGAAGTAAAGACCGGCCTAGAATTACTGTTAATCCGGTTGGTTGGCATAATGAACAATTAGGCAGAAAGAAAAGTCTATATAATCGGTCTCATCTCTTGGCTTACGCCTTTATGAAAGCTAATATTGATGTCAAAGAAAATCTTGTAACTGGGCTAGAAGAATTTAATAAGTCTAAAACACAAGGTATGCAAAAATTTGAAAATGAAGTTGAATTGGCTGTAAAACGTGGTAAAACTATTCGTTATCAAGTTCGAGCTATCTATGATGACCAAGAGCTGCTTCCTAGAGGTGTGCTGATGAGATACAAGAGTCTAGATGACAATAGTATTGATAAAACTGTTTTTGTTTATAATGTAATGGATGGTGTTTCTGTTGATTATGCAACAGGATATAGAATTAAATAAAATAGGGTTGAACCCCTATTTTTATTTTATCATTTATGATATAATAGATTTATCTAATTCAACAAAAGGAAAAAGGAGTTATTTTTATGACTATGATTAATTTAACACAAACAACAATGAAATACTTAAATGCACTTCCAATGCTAAACTTGGAAGTTGTTTCTGATTATGAAGATAATGTATTTTCTAAAGAAGATGTTACATCTGTTAATCGTCGTTTGGCAACGTTTGGATATTCTTTAAGTGCTAAGGCGCAAGAATTTTTGGTTGAGGGGAACTTTTCTAAAAATTCTGTTATTGAATCTTTGACTGTTGCTGTTGATGAATTGTCTAAGATTTTTGATTTAAAGAATTTAGAGCCTCTTTATGAGACTGTTTATTTTTTGAGCGCTGATATTGATGGTTTGTTTGATAAAGCTGGAGATATTGCTCTTCCTGAAAATCGCAAAATCGCCTATATTGATGCACTTCAATTCTGGTGCGGTCTATCTGAGGAAGAAGCTAAGGCTCAGGCTGATTTGCAAGCTGCTGATGTTCTTGATTTAAAAGAGCTGGATATTGTAACTTTAGCTGAGGTTGAAGCTCTTACAGCAAATAAATTATTTAGTAAGGTTGTACCATCTAAAGAAGAGTTCGCTGAACTAGATGTTCTTCTAAAAGTTCTAGAAAATCATAAAGTTTCTATTTCTAAAACCATCAAAAAGGAAAGTTTCCAAAATAAAGAATGGAAAAATTATTATATTCTTTATATGTTCAATAAGCATGGTGTTGTTCTTGGTGGTTATGTTGATACAGCTACAGATGCTTTGCGTCTTGCTGCTGAATTGAGTGGTGTAGAGTTGTCAGCGAAACATATTCAATTTAAGAAATTCAATAATAAAGAAATTCATCTGATTTTCTCTTATCTTGAAAAGTTGAATTATACTTTTGATGATATGTGGTTGTACCGTAAACCTTGGAAGAAATTCTATAAACTTTTTGGAAATCGTGTTGGAAAAGCAAAATATCCTAAAGTTCAAAAATTCTTCAATGCTCTTTTTGATAAGAAAGTTTATGGCTCTAAAATGACAACTAGAGGTGCAATTCAGCAGTCTTATCTAGATTTTTCTGATGACACTTCTATTCACAACACTGCCAAACTCATCTCTCTACTGAATACTCGTCCGGGTGAGTTTGCTCGTAGATTATTGTCTATCTTAAACAAAGTGGATTTCAACTCTTACGATTACATTATGTTTAACATGATGAATGTGTTCACATCTGTAGATAGTAAGGTTCTTTGGCAGTTGGTTGCTCGTCTGAGGGCACTTGAAGAAGAGACTACTCGCTCTGTTGCTATTAAAGGTGTTTATCAAAAACTTGATGAAACAATTACCAATCTGAAAGAACAAGGGGATATTTCTTATATCTTTGAACGCCTGATGCTTGTTCTTGGAATGAAGTATGCTCAGAAAGAGTTTCTTGGGAAAGTTTATATTTCTCCAACTTTGGGAAGTATGGCTCTGTCTACATCTATGAAAGGCACATCAAATTCAACCGAATTAACTACTCGTTATTCTTGGTTTGAGCTGCCTAAAGGTTTTGATGTGGTTCGTTTCTTCCAATTCTGGACAAATGATGGCAATGGAAGAACAGATTTAGACTTGTCTACAAAACTGTTTAAGAAGACAGAAAATGGCTTTGGTCAAGTGGGGATGTCAGCTTTTACAAGATTACAAGATGAATATGTTGTTGATGGGAAGAAAGTCTCCTTTAAACATAGTGGGGATTATCAAAATGCACCAGAACCAGATGGTGCAATTGAGTATGTTGATATTCGAGGGATTGAACATTTGCTAAACTCTGATGAGGAGCACTATTTGATTATGTATATTAATAATTACAACCAAGACAGTTTCTTGCCCTATCCATCTAACCGTGCTGGAGTAATGTTGCTATCTAATGATGAGGCGGCAAGTAAAGAACTCTATCAACAAAAATCTGTCTTTAAGCAATTCCAGCTTGTTTCAGAAGTTCGAGGCGTTATTCCTCTCATCTTTGATTTTAAACAAAACAGATTGATTTGGGTTGATATGCCAAAAGAGATTTTCTCTCATTCAAGTGTTGATAGAGCAAAACTTGAAGAATTTCTTTCAGATGTTCTTGGAAAAGTTGAATCAACTCCATCAATTCATTCTATGCTTACACTAAATGCTTTAGCAAGAGGCATGGTTGTAGATAACCCTGATGAGGCCGATGTTATCTTTGATGAAAACACTCCAATTTCTGAATTGCTTTCTCATTTGTAAGGTGTGTTAGTTATGACCAATAAACAAACTCTCCCTTGTGTTTATTTGCTTAGACATAAGGGAGAACGGTTAAAGCCGTATGTCAAAATTGGCTTCTCTAAAAATTTATCTAAAAGATTGAAATCTTTAGAAACTGCTTCTCCAACGGGTATTGATATTATTCAAGTTTATTACTCAAAATCTGCCAGAAAAATAGAGCAGCATCTCCACAGGAAATACAACTCAAAGCAGACAAATTTAGAGTGGTTTGAATTGTCTCATGAAGACCTTGTTGAGATTATGTTTTATATTGAAGAACTTTTAAGTAAAGAAGCTGAGTACAAAAACAAGAAGAACTAGAAACTCTAGTTCTTTTTTGATATACTTAAGGTAGTAGTAAAAATAAAACAATTAACTAAATAAAGGATAAGGAAAAAGAAAAAGTATGCTTGAACAAATTACAACCACTTTATACGAAACTATGGCAGATGCTATAGAAATAGTTAAAATGCAAGAGATTGATGTCCTAGACTACTCTCATATCTTGAAAGCAATTCTCAAACACAAATATAAGGGTCATGAACTTTTACTAAAAATGTGCCGTCAAAGTAATAAATCCATTGCTTTCTTAGAAAACGAAATTGATACAGAAGTCATTAATTTCTCGCAAGCACAAAAAGTTAGAACTGTAACAAATGATATACGGTTCTCTAAGAGACTGGAAAATCTATTAACCTTAGCCACAAATGCAGTATCTAATGAGTTTGGTGATGAGTATGTCGCAACGGACGCATTTATTGCCACTCTATTTTTCAATAAATTTACTAAGAATGGTAAGGATGCCAATGTTTTAGTTGAGTTCTTTGAGGATGATTTTACTTATCAAGATGTCATTAATCTCATTTTTCAAGAACGGGCAGGACATCAAATTCTTGAAAGAACAGATGAAGAAAATTCTAAAGTGCTTGATAAATTTGCTGTAGACTTAGTAAAGAAATACCGTGAGGGCAATCAAGACCCCGTAATTGGCCGTGACGAAGAAATCCGGCAAGTTATTACCACTCTTTCAAGAAAAACCAAGAATAACCCTATTCTCGTTGGAGAACCCGGTGTTGGTAAAACGGCTATCTTAGAGGGGATTGCTGAAAGAATTGTAAATAGAAACATCCCAGAAACACTTAAAAATAAAAAGATTTTTTCTTTGGATTTGGCAGCAGTAATGGCCGGAGCTTCAGCTATTGGCGAGTTTGAAAAAAGACTAAAAAGCATTATAGACGAAGTGAAGAAGTCTAACGGCCGTATCATTCTATTTATTGATGAAATCCATATGATTATTGGAGCAGGCGGAAATGGTACATCTATGGATGCGAGTAACATTCTAAAGCCGGCTATGGCCAGAGGAGAAATTCGACTAATCGGAGCAACGACGATTGATGAATACCGAGAAATAGAAAAGGACAAAGCCTTTGAGCGTCGTGTAGATAAAATCATTGTAAAAGAGCCAACACAAGAAGAGGCAATCACAATTTTGCGTGGCCTTAAAAACACTTTTGAAAGTCATCATGGGGTAACAATACAGGATGCAGCAATTGTCAATGCTGTAAAACTTTCTACACGTTATATCTCTAATCGTTATTTGCCAGACAAGGCCATAGACCTACTGGATGAAGCTTGTGCAAGGGTAGAATTGAACATCAACTCAATGCCAGAAGACCTAGTTGGCCAAGTTTCAAAATTACAGGAACTACAAATTGAACAAGAAAACCTAAAAGAAGAAATCAAAGAATCTTATAGCAAGGCCACTAAAGAGCGCCTAGATGAACTAAAGGATGAAATTTTTGAATTAGGTAAGGAAGTTACAAGTAAACGCCAGAAATGGGAAGAAAACAGGGATTTAATCAGAGACATCAAGAGACTTAAGGCGGAACGTGAACAACTTTTACGTCAAGAAGAAAATGCTCGCGCTATTAATGATTTAGAAGTTGTTGCTCGTATTCAAAATGGTGATTTAAGAGAAGTTCAGGCAGACTTGTCAGATTTGCTTAAAATTCAAGAACAACGAAGTGATTCTGGAGCTTTAAAAGAAGTTGTTTCTGTAGATGAGATTTATCAAGTTCTTAGTATCAAGACTGGTATTCCTGCTGCAAAAATGGAAAAATCAGAAAAAGAAAAAATTCTTAATCTTGATGCAAGAATGGCCAAAAGAATACTTGGGCAAGACCATGCACTGAAAGAAATCAAAAATGCTATTCTTAGAAATAGAGCTGGCATGTCTAATCCAAATAAGCCAATTGGAACATTCTTGTTCTTAGGGCCGTCTGGAACTGGTAAAACAATTACAGCAGAAGAGTTAGCTTTCGAATTGTTTGATTCTAAAGAAGCTCTATTACGCCTAGATATGTCTGAATTTCAAGATAAAAACTCTATTTCTCGTTTGATTGGAGCGCCCCCCGGATATGTTGGTTATGAAAAGGGCGGAGAATTAACTAATTATGTTAAAAATAACATGTATAGTATTGTTCTTCTTGATGAAATTGAAAAGGCCCATCCAGAAGTGTTTGATTTAATGCTTCAAGTATTTGATAGTGGCCGCCTAACTGATTCTAAAGGAACGGTTGTTGATTTTAGGAATACTATTATTATTCTTACTTCTAATATCGGAGCAAAAGAATATATGGTTCAAGATGATGCGATAGATGAGGAAACTGGGCAATATAAAGAATCTGTCCAAGAGGCCGTCCTTGATAGATTGGGCCACTTCCTTAGAAAAGAAATTCTAAATCGCCTAAGCCGAATTATCTATTATTTACCTAATGCAAAATCGGTTCTTAGAGATATTGTTAAATTGAGATTAAGTGATGTTGAGAAATATCTAAGTGAAAGAAATGTAAAAATACTCGCAACAGACGAGGCTTTGGATAAGTTGTGGCAAGATGTCTTTACTCCTGCTGATGGAGCAAGAAGTATTGAGCGTTATATTGAAAGTGTTGTGACGACACCTATCTCTGATTTTGTTCTAACTGGAGAGCTGCAAGATGGAGATATTATTTTAGTTCATTTATTTGATGATGAAGAGACTGGTGTAAAAGATTTTGAGTTATCTTTAGTTGGTACAGATGAATATTCTGTTGAAGAAATCCAAAAGAGGATAGACATTAAGAACGAAAAGTACGCTAATTCTTTAGAAAATGATATGTAAAATTTATTTTAGAGATATTTGAGGTTTTATGCCTTCAAGTATCTCTTTTTCTTATATTTCATTGAGTTTTTTCTCATTTTGTGTTATAATTCTATTAGTTCAAATAAATATAGTATAGATAGATACCTAGTTAGAACAAACCATATCAAGAAAGGAGATATTGTTTTGAACGAAGATAGAAAAATTAAAGAATACCTAACCAGTTTGAGTTTTGGCAGCAAGAGTCAACTTCTGAAAGATGATGTCATTTTTGAAAATGGTGTTCTAAAATATGAAGAACAAGGAATTGGTCTAGAGATTGCCTGTGTTAGAATGAATCTATTTGTTGTGGATTATGCAACATTTACATCTAGAGGTCAATTGGTTGTTCACTTACCTACAGAAGCTGAAAAAAATGTTTATGCTTATGAACTTCTAGAAGATGGTGGTCTGGGAATCATGACAGATGATGAAATCGTTGATATTCTTGGTGCCCCATTGAGCAGATTGAAAGAACTAAGTGAAGAAAGTGAAGAGGTGGAAGAAATTGATGAAATCGAATAAATTTATTTTGCTTTCTTACATCCTTGAAACCATTATTGTTTATTTTTTGTCTAAATGGGCTTTAATGTGTTACTGGGTTTATTCTCCACCATTTGACCAAGTTGGGCATCACTTACCTTTAAAATATGTTTTCTTAAAAGAGAATTACAATCTCTTTAATTTGTTTGATGTTTATGCTCTTGCTGTTATCTTTTTCTTGTTGTTAGGATATAAATTTATCAAGAAAAGAGAGCAAAGTTTAAAAGAGTTTTACTTAGATTACTACAATTCTCTAAATTACAGTTTAAGTTTTATCTTTGTTTGGGGATTGTTGTTCTTGCCTAAAATAGGTAATTTCGTTTTAGATTCTGTGGGAGTTTTTGGAGTTTTATCACTAGTAACTATTCCACTTTATCTTTATTTTATTGTTATTATTTGGATGCTGGGTTTTAATATGTATTTTTATTTCCGAGCAATCATTTTGTCAAAAGTTTTCAAAAAGGGAAGGAATTAATGAACTATGGCGGTATATGAAGCAGAAGAAAGAGAAACAGTCTTACTCTATGATGCAATGAAGAAAGTGTGGACAATTCAAACAAATGTGTTGTCTCATATGAATGGATTTAAAGATAAGATTAAACCAGAAACTCTCAAACAAGAAATTGATGAAGATACAGGGCGCGTGGTGTTCATTTCAGGTGAGATTGATGAAGAAAACTTCAATGTGAATATCAATAAACGTGCAAAACGTGCATCAATGACAGAAGAAGAAAAGAAAGAGTTTTCTGCTCGGATGAATGGTTCTAAGTGAGGTCTAGGATATGCTTGGTTATAAACAGTTAGATTCTCAGAAAGACTTATTTGAGTTTGAATTGGATTCAAAAAAAGTGAAACAAACTATTATTGGATTCTCTTTATTAACTTTCTTACCTCTTTTGTTTCTTATCTGGTGGGTAATGAACTTTTTGGCAGCACCAACTTATCCTTTACACTTCATCTTGATTTTTATTATTGTTGCAGTAATCGCTCTTGGAGTTCTGGTTCACTTTGTAAATCAGATTAAAGAGGGGATAATTGAACTAAAAAAAGGAAAGTTGATTTTTGCAGAAGATAAAATCTCTTTGCCATATGGACAAGACATCAACGTCAATGAAGTTAAAGATATTGTTTACAGCTTGCAGCTAGAAAGAAAAAATCTCTGGAATAGGAAGTTATATCCTAGAGAGATATATGCTTTTGTTGGGGAAAATAACAAATTGCTCAACATCCTCATTGTAGACAAATTCAATTGTCAATCCAAAGACATTGATATTGCGATTGATTTAATGTATCAAGGAAAACTTTCTAATTATATTGAGATGGATTTAAAATTCAATAATGGCTTCAAGCCTCGAAAGAGTTTCCTGACAATTTTTTAAATAAAATAAAAAAGGCTATATCTAAAATAAGAAGATATAGTCTTTTAATTTTTGTTATTGATGATTGTTTAAATATTCTTCATGAAGTTTCTTGAGCTTTTCAATATCACTCATCAACTCATTCTATTCTTCAATGGTCAATCCGGGCATACCAAATACATTCCATTTCTTATAAAATTCGTAAGCAGGATGTTTTTTATCCATCCTTTCTTGGCCTTGGCAGCCGTCATAAAACATTGATAGATGAGGTTGCTTGTTGGTTGAAAGTCGTTCATATTGAACAACAAACGAATCCAAAAACTCTGGGTCATCTTGGAGTTTTTTATCATTTGCAGGAACATTGTTTAGAGTTACCCAAAAACTATTTTCCTTGTGATTGGCAAAACCTTGCTTGTGTATGATATAGTCATAGACTTCGCTTTTTGTTGCGAGATTACAACTATTGAAATAAGAAAGGTCAGTTTCTCCATTAGGGTTTGGCCACACCTTTTTCAGAGCTTCTACAATTTTATCTTCTGAGAAATCTGCTTGAAGAGGTTTGTTTTCCAAGATAGATTTTTCAAATGCTTTTTGCAAAATTGTAAGTTTTTCAATATCCTCTTTTTTAAAGTCATCCTCATTTTTACCTTCTGGCATCCGAGTATAACTAGGGAAAATATAAGGAATAATACGTTGGCTAATTCCTGCAAGAAAAATAACATTATCTATAAAAAGATATGAGATGATGGCGGAATTTAGGTTCACTTTCCCAAAACTCACCCCATACTTTTCTTTCAACGTTTCTAGATAATCATGAAGTTCAACAGCAGCAGGTAAATCTTTTAAATATGTTACCCGTGCATTTGCCTTCAGTTCGCCAAAATGTTTTTTATTAGTCATAATTAGACTCTCCTTTTTTAAGTAATATTGTAAAATAAATTCTACAAATACTATTATAAAGCTTTTATAATAGTATCTGTAAACTATTTTACAACAAGGATTTTAACAATAATATATATAAAAGGAGTGTAAAACAATGAAAACATTAGTTTTGATTGATGGAAATTCACTGATGAATCGAGCTTATCATGCTTTTAAATCAAATGGAAAAAGAAACCCAGAAGGTGTTCCTATGAATATGGTTTGGGGATTCGGAAAGTTTTTGAAAGGAATCCAAAATAGATATAATCCCACTCATGGCTTTATCGCTTTTGATGGGGATGGATATTCTTTTAGGAAGCTGCTTTATCCTGATTACAAGGGCCATAGATGTTCTAAAGATGAGGATTTTCGAAGGCAAAAACCTTATGTCCAAGAATTATCTAAATTGATGGGCTATTCTATTTTACAAGACAATATGCTAGAAGCAGATGACCTTATAGGTTCTCTTCTTTATCAAGTTCATGAATCATTTGATAGAATTCATATTATATCAAGTGACCATGATTTACTTCAGCTTTTGAAGTTTCCAAATGTTGTGATGGAGTTCCCGAAGAAAGGTTTATCCGAAGTCTTAACTGTTTCACAGTATGATTGTGAATCTGAATTTGGATATTCACCTGATAATGTAGTTGATTTCAAAGCACTTGCTGGTGATACATCTGACAACATTAAAGGCGTTGAAGGTATTGGTGACAAGACTGCTTTAGAACTTTTGTCTACATACAAAACTGTAGATGAAGTGTATGCTCATATTGATGACTTAAAACCAACTATCAAGAAAAAACTTCTAAATGGAGTTGGGGGTTATCAAATCAGCAAAACATTGGCCACTCTTGTTACAACTGCTTTTGTAACAAATAAGCCAGAATCGCTTTTGTTAAAACCTGATAACGAAAGTAAGAAAAGGTTTTTAGTGGATAACAACATGATTTAGTTTAAAAAAGGCCTTAAAGGTCTTTTTTGCTTTTTTATAGAATATGAATATAATAATTAGTGAAAGAAATATAAAATAAAAAGGAGATTGCCATGATTACAATTGGTCAAATCATCTCGTTATTCTTAATCCTTATTGTTGTAGGATGGATAATTAAGAAAATACGAGGAATTATTAAATGGGGGATTATTTTAGTTTTATTCTTAGTGTATGGTCTAGGCTATTCTTGGAGTAATGCAATCAATGTACCAGTTCAACATGCTCAACGCCTATTAAATTCTTTACCTGTTGAACAAGTAAAGAACAATACACGTTTTGATAATGGAGTATTATCAATTCAATTGCCAAATGGACAATGGGTGTCAGCAGGTGATGTCAAACTTGTTGGAAATATTGTAGAAGGTCAAAATATTACTATTTCTGTTAATAGACAAAATCAAACCATTGACTACAATAGTCCTCTGGGGCAACTGATAAAGAATCTTGTTGATGGAGGATTGATAAAAACAGGGTAGAAATGTTTCAATAAAGACACTAGGAAATCTAGTGCCTTTTACTTTTATTCTTTTATTTATAATATTATTTGTAAATCATTTTACAAAATATTATTTAAAACTTAAAAAGGAGAATTGAGTATGAAACTTGATTTAAACGAAAAAATTATTGCTGCCACTGTGCTTCTTGCTAACAAACATGAAGACCAGAAAGAAATGTTGGAGACTGTAAATGACCTTTTACGCTGTTCTGATGGATGGGAAAAAGCTATATATTTTTTCAACATTTATTGTTTCTTTGGCTCTTCAAAAAGCGAAAGATGAGACAGAGATTTCAGCAAAAGAAGCTGTGTTGTCATATTATGCAGATGTTGAACGCGTTGACAAAGTGCTGATTAAAGAATTGCGTAAAGAATATTCTGGCATTTTTGGCAAGAATGAAGAGAATGATAAGCTTATTCGTGAGATTAAAATTCGTTCAAATTGGAAACAAGCTCTTTTATCAAATCTTGATAATCCTAAAGGATTAGGGGTTGTGGCTTTGGCGTATAGTGTTGGTTGTAGCTTCACAAAGGAAGACCTTATGGAACTTGCAAAGATTTATCAAGAAAATAAAGATTTGCGAGAAATGATTGAGATTATTTTAGAAGCTGCTAACTATCACAAAGAAGCTTCTGACTTCTCTGAATCAAATCTTGAAAAGTATCTGAATACTGATACGGTCAAAACAATCATTGCAACAACCACTGAAACGTTTTATCTAAAACTGGATTCATCTGAATATGAAAGCGAAGATGAACCTTGAAGAAGCAGAAAATCTTTGGGATGTTGGCGAATTCTGTGAGTTCGGAGACCAAACAGTTGAGTTTTCAATTAAATAACCCAAACAAAACACTAGACTATTCTAGTGTTTTTTGTTACGGTAAGAAAATAAAGTATTATTTTTGTAATGTACTTTTTGACCATTTGTGGTACAATAATAACAGTGTTAAGTGACACTATGTAAATCAATTTTTTAAACAAGGAGATATTAACATGTCAGAAAATAACAAGATTGAAAAGAAAAGCCATAAGAAATCTTTAACAATCATTGCTATCATTATTGCTTTTATTATTGGTGGAGCTAGTGTAGCTGCATACAATAACTACACTTATCAAAAGAAAGTAGAAGCAGCTAAAAAAGCTATTGATGAAAAGAAAAAAGAACTTGATACATCCGTGAAGAAAATCAAGGAAGTTTCTAAGAAAAAGGCTGAAGAAAAAACTAAGGCAGAAAAAGAAGTTAAAGAAGTTGAAAAAACTTTAACAGACAAGAAAACCAAGGTTGCCAATCTTGAAACCGAAAAGAAAAAGCTCGAAGAGGAGCTTAAAGAGTTGAATAAGTAAGAAAGGTAATTTATGAAAGTAACACATATTAAAACTATTTCTTGCTTAATGTTTGGAGCGGCAATGCTCTCTAGTCAGGTTGTCTCTGCAAAGGAGCAAATTGACTTTAATTTAGAAAAAACACACCCCATCATCAAGAAACATCAAGAACTTAAAAAAGAACATGATGTTTTAGAAAAAGAATTTAAAGAATACAAGAAAATTGTATCAAAAAATTCTGATGCCCAAAAAGAGCTAGATAAAGAACTAGCTTCAAAAAATTCTATGGAAGCTGAATTATTGGATTTGCAGGCTAAAGAAAACAAATTAACAACAGAAATCCAAGAATTGAAAGACAAAACTCTGGGTAAGAAAACTGAGAAAGAAAATGCCAAAAAAGCTCAGGAAGAAGCAAAGAAAAAGCAAGATGAAGAAAAGAAGAAACAAGAAGAGGCGAAAAAGAAAACCTCTCAAACTTCTCAAAATAATTCATCAGCAACTTCTACTACTTCTAGTCAGCCGGCAGGCTCAGTTAGATTGGCTAACGGGAACACAGCTGGAGAGCAAGGCCTATATGCCGCTCAAAAAATGTCTGAATTAACTGGAGTTCCATCTTCAACATGGGAACATATTATTGCCCGTGAATCTAATGGTCAGGTGGATGCTTATAATCCATCAGGTGCTAGTGGACTGTTTCAGACAATGCCCGGTTGGGGTTCTACAGCAACAGTTGAAGACCAAATTCAAGCTGCTTATCGTGCTTATTCTGCACAAGGACTGAGTGCATGGGGGTATTAAAAGATTGAAATCAAATAAAATTTTAATAATGACTGGTATTGCCATTTTGGCCTTGCCAGTTATTTCTTCTAATGTAAAAGCTGAAACAACATCAAAGTCAAGTTCTGCTATTATTCTTCAGTCTCTTGAAAAAGAACATCCAGTCATGAAAGACTCTAAAGACTTGAAATCAACTATCAAATCTTTAAGTGTTAAAATTGAAAATCATGACAAAACCCTAAAGGAAAAAGAAACTTTAGAAAAGTCTATTCAAGAAAATAATGAAGCAAAAGAAAAGCAGGAAAAAGAAATCAAAACTTTGACTGGTAAGGAAGCTGAAGTTGCAAATTCTATTTCTTCTCTTCAAGCTGAAATTTCTAAAAAGAAAGCAGAAAAAGCAAAGGCTGCTGAAGAAGAGAGAAAGAAAAAAGAAGCTGAAGAACGGTCAAAGAATGGTATTCCTGAATTTGGGCCTGATGGTTTACTTGTTGAACGATACAGCGCTGCTGCTGAGGAAGTCATTCGTTTGTTGTTGGCTATTCCTGACCATAAAAACGGGAAAAACTTTCATGAAGCCAATGGAATTGATGTAAAAATTGATGCCTTGACTACGGCTGAAGCAGTTGCAGTCCTATCTCGTATTGAAGATGGTGGTTTCGGACAAACTGGAGATGGTTATGCTGGGCAAAAAACACCAGAAAGTCATCAAAATTTTGTTAAAAACCAACTAGTTAAGCGTTATTCTGGAAGTATTAAAAACCTACTTAAAGAGTGGGGTACATATCCTTATGATGGATATTAATTATCAAGGTAACAAAAGCACTTTATAATTCAATAAGGTGCTTTTCTTTTTTTGTTTTATCTAGGAAAAATGATATAATTGTATTATTTATTAAAAGAAAGGACAATCATTAATGAAGATTGATTTAAAAAAGAAAATTCTCGAAATTGTCGTAGAAAATGCTTATACTAAGCAATCTGAAAAGACAATAGATGCAGAAAAAGAAGAATATAATATTCCGTCAGAAATTACACATAAAGACATTCTTAATGCTGCAAAAGAGCTAGAAGAAGAAGGTCTTGTAACTTTACAAAAAGAGGGTAAGGCGAGGGCGCAAAAAACTTGGATTATCCCTAATATGGAAGTAATTGCATCTAAAAAAGATGAAGAACTCAAAAAAGACCTGAAAGAATTGGCCTACAAATATAACATTGTAGAAATGTCTGACAGTGAAAATGAAACTGAAGTAGTTCGTGTTATTCGCTTGTTGAGAGATGTAATTAATGAATGAATTAATTAGAAAGAGGAATTATGACCAAGAAAACTCCAAATACTCACCCAGTTATTGCAATTGATTTAGATGGAACAATCTGGAAAGAAGAATATCCGGATTGTAGTGTGCCTTTTGATGGAGCTATTGAATGTATTAATGATATGATTAGGTCTGGATATGAAGTGATTATCTGGACGGCGCGTGGTGGTGATAATCTCAATATTGTTAAACGTGCCTTGATTGATGAATACGGATTAAATCCAAATATTAAGTTCAATGAACATTCAAACTGGTTTACAAGTATTTACCCTATTGGCTCACTTAAAGTTAATGCTTCAGTTTATTTTGATGATAAGGCTTATGGTGCACCAGATTATTCTAAGCCTGAAACTTGGGCTGAAATTAGAAAGGAATATCTATAATGACAAAGAAATCAAATTATATGTTGAAAAGAGAAGCGATTTTGAAAGAAGAGCTGAATGAAGAGTTTCCAGAAGTGTTGTTCTCTTGTTATTTGAGTCTTGCTTGCACCTCTGCTTCTACAGGAACTCCAATTACCAACGAAGAAATCCATGATGCATGGTCTATTTGGAAAAATACTGTAGACAACTCTCATGTTTCCATCATTCCATACAATCAATTATCTATTGAAATTCAGGAGCTAGACACACCTTATACAGATGCTGTAAATCGAGCAGCAGACAGGATTAAGGAATTAAAGGAGTAAGACCAAATAACAGAAAGAAGCGATAGTGAATTCGTTTCTTTTTTGTTGTTTTTGTGGTATAATTAAGTCATTCAATAAATTAATTAAATTTAAACTTAAACAAAGGAGACTAACAGATGTCACAAGCATTTCGTAACTTTGCTTTCAACTTAGAAGAAGGCGTTCCTTGTGAGCCTAGATATATTACATCTGATGATGTAATTAGCATTAAAGGTATGCCTGACGGCCTATACTTTGAACAGGACTCTATTGAGGGAACACCTGAAGAATCTGGTGATTTTGTCACTATGATTAACACTGCCACAGAAAAAATTGTTATTGAGTTCTCAATTGAGGAATCACGAAAGCCCAAAAAGAAACAAAAAGAAGTTCTCTCATTGCCTCTATATGAAGAACCGCTAGTTTTTCATTTTGGTGATGTTGTTCATATTCCATTGACAGATAATGAAAATACAATGGTGGCCAGTACAAAACTTCCAAAAGGGTTTTATATTGATTACGATACAAAAGCTCTTTCTGGCAAAGCGGAAGAAATTGGAAGTTCCAGTGTATTTATTTCAATTGTAGACCCAACTCACCCAACAGAGCCAAATCAAAACAAAAATTTCAAAATCACAGTTGAAGCAATTACTTTGGAGAGCTTGCATCAAGTTCTTGCATCTGCTGATGAATATCTTAAAAAACGAGACAAATATCTCAATATTGATATTCTTGAAAAGGCAGTCAATGCCGGAAAAACAGTGACATTAATTAATGTTGATGAATTAAAACAAGAGCAGATTAATGAAGCTGTTGAAAACATTAAAGGCGCTATTAACCTTTTAGAAAAAATCAATACGCCTCCTGTTATTACCTTTAAGAAAGAAGAAATTCATGTGATTCAAGGAAAAGAAGTGTTGCAAGAAGAGCTTCTAGTAGGCGTTGAAGCCTCTGACGAGGATGATGGTGACTTAACATCAGAAATTCAAATTCTTGATACTGTAAATACTGCTGTTTTGGGCGAGCAAGACATTCGTTACAGTGTAACAGATTCTGGTGGTCTTTCTGTAATTAAGGCTCGTAAGGTGCTTGTTATTGAAGATGAAACTAAGAAATTTAAAGTAGTTGGCCGGCCTATTGTTTATGTTGAAGAACCCTTAGAACTTGGAAAATACATTCAAGGCAATTTGAACCTAGAAGTTTCTGGTGATGAAGAAGTGTTTGATTCTATCAATTATGAATTCCTTATCCCCGGCGAACACACAATTCACCTATCAAATGGATTTAAAACCATTGATTTGCGAGTGAAAGTTCTAGAATCTCCTAAATTCCTTTATGAATATCCACGAGATGGCTCAATGTATGCCGTTCCATTAAACACTCCATTATCTGAGGTTAAAAAATACTTGAATATTCGAGTGGAAGACCATGAGGGCCGACTTCTAGAATACAATCTAGTTGGATTTTATGATAAGTCAGAAGCTGGTGTATATAACTTAGAAGTTATTATTCCTAGAAGTTCAGCATATACAACCATCCCTATTCAAGTAAATGGAGAAGAAGAGGTTGTTAATGATGATGTTCCAGAGGAAGTGGCAACAGAATTCTTGGAAGAAGATAATCCAGAAGTCAATGAGGAAGTTGTTGGTGCAACTACTGAGGACAGTAATGGCCCAATTGTTATCAACACTTTAGAAGATTTACAAAATGTTGTAGCAGATTCAAATATCGCTATTCAAGGCCCGGCAGCTCACGAGACTTTAAAACAAGAAATTCTAAAATCTGTTTTAAATCCAATAAAAGAAGAGTCTGTTGAACCAGAAATTACACAAGAAACAGAAGAAGATTCTTCTAAATATGAATTGTCAGTTCTGGGAACATCTAGACGAAGACGACGGAGAAGATAAAAAATAAAGGTCATGTAGTATTACATGGCTTTTTTAATTTTGTTCTTTTTTATAATAGATTATGTAATCAATTTTATTTTTACAAATAAATTATTTTTTTTACAAAAAGGAGAAAAAAATATGGAATATGTCATTTTAAATACTGCCTCAGCAAATGGTATCGCAGAAGAAAAAGAGCAACAGCACAATAATGAAATGGAAGTTGTTTTTGATTTTCTTTCAAAATATTGTTATGATGCCAGTGTAGAGGTTCTTGATAAAGACTTGATTGAAGAAAATAGTCATATGATGACTATTGGAGAAGTTGAAGGCTTTATTCAACATTTTGACATTAAAAACGGCGTTGATGTTGCTGTTTTTAAAGACGAAAATGGCGCAAAGAGGCTTGGCTTTATCCTCTATGGACAAGCTGATTTTGTTCAATATTTGGTTGTTGAAGTCAAGCCAAATTCAGCCAACAAAGTCCTTGTAGCAAAGCTCTCAGGGATATTAAAAAACCTTTCTAAGAGTTAGATTTATCTAGCTCTTTTTTATGTTTTTTGATATAATAGTAATATCAACAAAAGAAAAGGAGAACAAAGTTTAGAGTGAAATCAAAAATGTTGATTAAAGCTAATAGAATGTTAAAAAAGGTTAATTCCAAGAAAGATTTTTTCCGTTCTATGAGCGATTCTGAATTAAAAGAATACCAATCTTCCCTAGAATCTCAGTACGAAAACAACGGAAATACTGATGATTTTGTTGTTAATGCTTTTGCTTATGGCCGAGAAGTAACATTCCGACTTTTGGGTAAATTCCACTATGATTATCAAGTTGTTGGTGGTTTGCTGCTCCATTACGGCGTTGTTGCAGAAATGTATACTGGTTCAGGCAAAACATTGACAAGTATTTTGCCGGCCTATGTGAATACCTTTGGTGGTAAAAAAGTCCACATCATTACTGTTAATGACTATTTGGCCAAACGTGACTCAGAAGAAATGGGTGTGGTCTTTAATTTCTTTGGTCTGACTGTTGGGCGTATTTGGCCTAATATGCCAGATGGAATTCGTAGAAAGGCCTATCAGGCAAATATCATTTATGGCATCAACTCTGAGTTTGGTTTTGATTATCTTAAAGATAATATGGTCAAAGATGCTTCTGAGCGTGTTCAAACAGCTCTTAACTACTGTATTGTGGATGAGGCAGACTCTATCTTGATTGATGAAGCTAAAACGCCTTTGATTATCTCAGCAGAGGCCGGGGAAAAAGAAGTGATGTATAAACTAGCTAATCAAGTTGCCAAAAATCTTCGTAGAGGGCCTGATTTGGTGGATGTATCTAAGGTTAAAAAAATTGATTTAATTGAAAAAGAAGAATTGATTAATGATAACTGTCACTACCGAGTAGACCCTAAGAACAATAGTATTGTCATCACAGATAAGGGTGTGCAGCGTATCAAGAAGTCTTTCAAACTACGAGGAAGTCTTTCTAGTCCTGAAAATGCCATCATCTATCATCACATGATTGCAGCACTAAGAGCTGTAGCTACATTTGAAAAAGATAAAAATTATGTCGTTCAAAATGGTGAAATTGTTATTGTGGATGAATTCACAGGCCGTAAGATGGATGGCCGACAATACTCAGATGGATTACATCAGGCATTAGAAGCCAAAGAGGGTGTAAAAATTAATCCAGAAAGTGATACGACAGCTACCATCACCATTCAAAACTTTTTCCGGCTATATGATAAGATTTCTGGTATGTCAGGAACAGTCATTGGAGAAAGGAAAGAGTTTAAAGAAACTTACTTTACAGATGTTGTAAATGTTCCTTTGAGCAAACCTGTTATTCGGGTTGATGAAAAATCTGAGGTTTTTGCATCAGAAGAAGATAAATTCAAAGCGGTTATTCAAAAGACAAAAGAAGTTATTGCTACAGGGCGGCCAGTCTTGATTGGAACATCATCAATCAACAAGTCTTTGATTCTTAGCCAAATGTTCTCAGATGCAGGTATGCACCACAGGGTTCTCAATGCTAAAGAAGTAGAAAAGGAATCTTATATCGTTGCCCAAGCAGGGAAAAGTTCTGCTATTACTATTGCAACTAATATGGCTGGACGAGGTACAGATATTCTTATGGGCGGAAATCCAGATTATCTAGTTCGGTATGAGCTACTTAATCAAGGTTATTCTTCTCAGGATATTGTTCAGGCTATTTCAGCCAATATGGACAATGTGGATTATGACATTAAGATTAGGCTTTTGGCCGAAAGATACCATAAACGCCTAGCAGACGTTGAAACTAAGTGTAAGATTGACCGCAAAAATGTTCTGGAAGCTGGTGGCCTATATGTTATTGGTACAGAACTTTCCAATTCAAAACGTGTAGATGACCAACTTCGAGGCCGAGCAGGACGGCAAGGAGAACCCGGCGGCTCTAAGTTCTTTATCTCTGTAGATGATGAATTGCTAAATAGTATTCAACCTCATGCCAGAGAAGCTTTTAGAGGTATTTTGTTAGAAGCATTGAACACTGATGATGCTGGGAAGAAAAAACTAAAACTTCTCAAAAAGAACCCAGATAAACAAGAAAAGTCTGATAAGGCCTATGTAGTTGCTCAGATAGAAAAACTTCAAAAAAATATTGAGTTAAATTCTTATGAACAAAGAAAACAAACTCTTGAATTTGATGAAGTAGACAATCTTCAACGTAAATCAGTCTATAAATTCCGTAATGATGTTTTAGACCAAAAAGATGTTGTAGACAAATATGATGAACTTGTGGAACAAGGCATCCATGACTTTGCTTTAGAAAAATGGAATGAATTCTTTGGAAAAAATCTTGTTGAGCTTTCTGAAAGCAATAAGGATTTAAAAAATAAAGAGTTAAGGAAAAAGGTATTTTCTAAAACTGTGAGAGATTATCAAGACTTCTATCTGGATGTTTTTGATAAAGAAATTCCAATTGTGGATTCAGATAAAAAAGCAAATAAAAAGCTTTTGATTGAGTCTTTGTATGAAGATACAATTGATATAGTTAATAATAACTACACCACCTTTAATCACCAAAAAATGTTGCTGGATTCTATTGATAAAAACTGGCGGCAATACATTGTTTCCATGCAGAACATGAAAGACATGGTAAATGGAACATATATGAGCCAAATTAAACCAATAGAAAAATATAAACAAGAATCTGCCAAGATGTTTAACAACTACAAGAAATGTATTGGCCTAGATGTTGCTGACAAAATTGTTCAAGAAATTTCAAATAGAAAAAACAAATAGAAAAGGAAATTGAATTAATATGAAAAACAAACAATCCAAAGAAACAAATCTTCAAACAAAAGCTCCTTTCGTAGTCTTTATTGAGAGAAGTAAAAATCAAAATCCAAAACTGGTAAAAAGTGTAAAAGATTTAATAAAAGAAGAAATCACTGACCTTATCAAACAGGAATTTGAAATTTTTGAAAAAGATGAATTTCTTTATGAATCTTACAACTTTGACCATGCCGTCATGAATGAAACTATTTCTGGTCTACCAAGGGAAAAGAAAACAGTTTCTGGTATTTGTTATTACATTAATAATTATTATTCTGATAACTTAAAAGGAATTATTGATGCAACAATCAATGAATATGCGAATATTTTCTATGTTCCTGATTTGCAAATGAAGAATTTTAATCATCCAAAGAAAAAACATCTATTTGTAAACAATAGAACAATTATTCGAAATCCTGATTCACGAACAGTAATTATGAAACTTCAGTTAGGTTTTATTCCGGCAGATGAACCAAACTGGGAAAGTGACCACTTTGTGATTACATTTACTGGAACTTTAAAATAAACAAATAGAAAGAAAATAAAGTTTTTAGATTGTTTCTGAAAACTTTTTTTCGTTTTTCTTTGACATTTTGTAAAAATGCTATATACTATTTATTGAAATAGTGTTTCAAGTGAGTTTCTAACTCATTTCAACTCTATTAATAAAAACCAAATTAAACAAAATTAAAGAAAGGTTCAAGGTTTTTTAATGAAAAAGAAAAACAGAAATATTAACTTGAAGAAAGCTCTTATGACTGGAGCTGTATCAACTGTCGGAGTTGGTTTAGTTCAAACTATGAGTGCTACACAAGTTTTTGCTGCTGAACAGTACCAAAGCCAAGAATTGCAAGATTTGCTTAATGAGGCTAAAGCTTTGGGGCTGAATGTAAACGAACAAGCCTCAACTCATAAGGAAAATCGTACTGAAGCAGATGCAGACCAAAAAGAACAAATTGCTAATATTCGTCGGACTGTAGAAGCTTACAAGAAAGCTAAAGAAAAATATGACCAACAAACAAAGGTTGCTGAAGAGAACAAAACTAAGCCGGGCTATCTTTCAGAAGTTGTTCCTAAGAACTTGATTTTTGAATCTGAGCCAAATGCTAAAGTAACCATTTCAGGTCAGCATATGGTTTCAAAAGATGCTTGGGCAAATGCTGAAATGGAGCCGAATGTAAAATGGCGTAATCCAAACAGATTGGACTATGAAGGCTCTGGTGCTGGAACTTACACAACTGATGAAGTTGCAGACCATGCAATGTTGATGCGTGTGGGTGATAGTGTAACAGCTACTTATACAAATCTTGAAAATAGCTCTTACATGGGCAAAAAGATTGCAAGTGTAAAATTCACTACCACTCTTAAAGAAACCGCAGGGCCTCTCAGACAAGTTGCATTGCAATTCCTACAAGACCCGACAGTAACAATGTTTGCACATGCTTGGACAAATGGTGAAGATTTTGGGCGTTTGCCTGATTTTAGATTCACCACTAAAATTCAATATTTTGATGAGAATGGTCAAGAAATCTTCATCACAGAAGATAATCCAGCTCTTATCTCTTTTGCAAGTTTGAATTCCCAAGGTGGTCAAGGTGAATATGTAGCAAACTTTAATGGACGTTACATTCCTATCAATGGTTCAGGTATTACAGAACAAAATGGCAAGGTTACAAACTTTAATAATAAGAGTTTGGAAGACATTGCTCGTGAGCAAGGTGCTCCAGATGGAAGATGGGATGACCTTTCCCTAAAACATGCTTATGTTGGAGCTATTGCAGGGCGAGCAAACAAATCAATTGAATTTGACTGGGGAAATCATGGTTCAGCCCAATGGTTGGCCATCAATACACGTTCTGTTTCTAACACAGAAGTTCCAGTGCCACCTAAAAATGGTGAATTTGAAATTGATTTCCATAAGAACACTGTAACTGCTGCACCTGTTAATGTTAAGTATGTAAACATTGAAAATCCATCTGAAGAAGTTGCTACCCCAGAAACTATCAATGGTAATGAGGGTGATGACTACACTACCACTCAAAAAGATGTTCAAAACTTTGAATTTGTTCGTGTAGATGGCGATACAAAAGGCAAGCTTTCAAACCAAGGTAAGACTGTTACTTACTACTACAAAAAACTTGTTGGTAATGTAAAAGTTAAACATGAATGGGATGATGGTACTCCATTGACAGAAGCTGAGGCAGATGGTCTCAAGAATGGTGAAGCTCTTATCAAAGACAAAGCTGTTCAAGGTGAAGATTATGCTGCATCTAAACTTGCTGACAAAATCCTTTCTACTAAGAAAGAGGGAACTAAGTCTTACAACTTCAAACGTCAATATGTTGGACTGAAACAAGGTTCTGCTGCTGAAACTGGAAAAGTAGAAGCTAAGAAAACTAAAACAGTAACTTTTGTTTACAAGAAAACAAAAGAAATTGACCTTGAAAAATCAATGGTGAACTATGGAGTCAATGTTCACTTTGAAGACACTAAAGGCAAGGCTGTAAAAGATAAAGCTGTAATCTTTGATTATGCTAAATCTGTTCTTCCTTTAGGTAAATTCAATCAAGCAACACCTGTCTATGATGCTCGCAAGTTGAAAGCTGATAACCAAACAATCACAACTCCAACTGGTGACTTGTATGGATTCAAGGGCTTGAAGCAAGGTTCTGCTCCTGAAAATGGACAAGTTAAACAAGATAAAATCCTTGATGTTGTTTACCAATATGAACGTCTTTACAAGACTTCTTGGAAAGATGAAAATGGCAACTCTCTTCTTAAAGAATACACAGGAAATTCTGTAAAAGGTAAAGAAGAACTCAAAGATAAAAACTATGAGTATGTAACAAGCAAGCCAGATAAAAATGGCAATGTTACTCACGTTTACCGTTTGAAACGCGGAAGTGTCCAAGTATTCTACAAGGACATCAATAAGGATGAAAATGGAGAACAAAAATCCATTGCTGATACAGTAACATTCAATGGCTCTGTAAAAGATTCTTACAAGACTGACCAAAAAGATGTTCCGGGATGGCGCTTCCTTAAAGTAGAGGGTGACACCACTGGCACATTCCCAGATGGCACTAGCAAGAAAGTTACTTACTACTACGAAAAACTTCTTCAAACTCGTTACATTTCTGATGTAGATGGTGATGGAGATGGACAAGGTGATGAACTTGCTGAAAGTGTTACAGATAACAAGTTCCACGAAAAGAAAGACTTTGACAACTACAAATTCTTGTACAATGAAGAACATGACAATATCAAAACTTATGTTTACCACCTCATGAAGACATCATTCGTTGATACCGAAGGTAACAAGATTGATGAGACTGTGGATGGAGTACAACCTAAGAAAGATATTGATGGTTGGGAATATGTAAATACTATTCCACTTCAAAATGGTGACGTAAACCATGTTTACAAGAAGAAAGAAGTTCCACCAACACCAGAACCAGAGAAACCAGCAGAAAAGCCAGTTGAAAAACCAAAAGTTCAAAACAAAGAACTTCCTAAAACTGGTGCTGAAGCTCTCGGTATGCAGTTTGCAGGTGGCTTGGCTGCCCTTGGACTTGGTGGTGGAACATTGTTCAAACGCCGCAAGAAATAATTCAATTTCTTTATGATAAAAGCTTTGGTTTTCCAAGGCTTTTATTTTATTTGTTTTATAATATAGTTTGTAAAACATTTTAATTTTACAATATTATTTAAAACTTAAATTTAAAGGAGGGTCTAATTATGACCAAAGAACTAAAAAACCTAAGCGAACTAAGCAAAGAAATTGCCGCAAAAATCAACAAACTTGATGATTTAGCAGGAGAGATTAAAAGTCAATTTGATAACTTCATGGGAAACATTTCTTTCAAAAACGAAAATGTAGAAAAGTTCTACGAAGGAATTGTCAAAACTCTTGATAAGCAAGATAGTGATGCCGACATGTTTTGGTTCGTAAAAAATCTAACGAATCCAGAATGTCCTTATTGGGATTTAGAAGTTGGCAAAAAAGCAACATTTAATCCCGGAGATGAATGGCGTTATCATTATCGTAATGATGGGTATGTTTACTATGTTGAACTGGAAATTGAGGTAGATGACAATAATGTTGTTACTAATATTTCCTTTAATCATTATTAAAAGTTGAAAGGACGAACCCATGAGATTCCACTTAACCGCAACATTAATTGATGATGAATTCAAGAATGATTTTTCAGATGACATTTCTAAGATTGTTGCAGACTATGTAGATATAGCAACTATGTATTCTACTGACAAAGAAAAATATATTGACGGCCACACATCTTTTGAGAAATTCAAAGATATGGTTAAAGCTCTTCAAGATGTAGGATATGGCTCATACCCTATGAGTGGTGAACAATATCCAATTTTAGTGAATGTTAATGAAGAAGGAGTTCTTTGTTTAACAGTTTACAACAGTTATATTGAATAACAAATAAAAAGAACACCTTTAAATAGGTGTCTTTTTTATATTTTATCTAGTAAGAACTTTGGACACTCCAAGTTCTTTTTTAATTAAATCCAATACAGCATCATCTCCAACCACAGAAATACCACACATTTTCTTAGTTTTTCCATTCGGATAACAAAGGTATACTGATGAGTGTCCATTTGAATAAGAGTATAATTTTGCATAAACACTTGATATTTTTTGATTTAAAAGACTTGATTCAGAACCATCTTCTTTGAAATATGAATCATTCTGCTCAAAATCTAACAAAACATAAATATCATGATGTGACTGTTGAATGGTTTCAATTTTTCTTTCAGAGCCATATTTTTTAGCAGCTCTCAATTCCTTATCAGAAAGCAATCCTGTCAATCTGTTATTAGCCTCTTCTTTTGTAACCAAGGCAAAACTTCCGGCAGGGAAGTATTTCTTCAGATTAATACTAAACCTTTCATCATTATTGATTTCTGCAAAAATCAGGCAAACCTCATTCGTCTTTGTGGTCATGAAGCTTCCTCGAATTTCTTCAAGTTGCTTTTTAAATACCATTAATTCAACTGTTGACTCAGTTCCCTCAAAGGCAATCTTAGCATAACGATTACCGCTCTTAGCCAACAATTCCTCGTATTCTCCGGCCATGCCAATCAAAAGAACTTTTTGTTTTTCTTGAATGTTGCCTTTAATGAACTCAGCTTCAAGAGACTCTACTGTATGAACATAAGGAACACTAATCGTACCCATATAATCATCAAGAGGATTATAGGTTAAGAGAATTTTTAAATTCTTCTTTTCCCATAAAACAATCTCTTTAGGAGAATCTTCCAAATGAGGGTTTAGGTCTTCTTCTGAATAGAACAACTCAAATACTGATTTATCTGTAGTTAAATTAAACAAAGAGCCAGCATTAAAGTTGCCCATATCTAAGCTCTTATAGGCTTCTTCATACATAGAAATTTGAGAAAGCATTGTGTTTCTGGTCAGTCCTGTGAAGTCAAAAGCTCCTGATTCAACCAGAACTCTAACATTCCCTTTACCTACACCATTAGAAAACATTCTAAAACAAAAATCTTCTAAATTTTTGAACAGTCCATTTTCTTCACGTTCTTGAACAATCTTGCGAGCAACTTTTTCTCCAATTCCATCAATACCTTGAAGTGAGACTACAATTCCATCATCTGTTTTTTCAAAATCTCTAGTGGATTTATTGATGTCTGGCGGAAGAATCTTAATCTTCATAGCACTCTTAGTAATTCCAATATATTTCTTCAAGTCTTTAGCATTGTTAAGAGCAAGAGTGAGGTTGGCAGCCATAAACTCGGCAGGATAATAATGCTTGAGATAGGCAGTTTTGTAAGCAAGATTAGAATAACATGCAGCATGAGCCTTATTAAAGGCATACTCCGCAAAAGTTTCAATCTTTTTGATAACACTATCTGTTACATCATCAGGCACGCCATTGGCGCGTGCACCAACAATGCCTAATTCTTTATTTCCCTCTTTAAGGATTTTTAATTCTTGTTCCATTGTTGCTTTATCTTTTTTACCAATTGCTCGGCGTACAAGGTCAGCTCGTCCTAGAGGGAAGCCTGCTAATTCTTGGAAGATTTTCATAACTTGTTCTTGGAAAGTAATAATTCCATAAGTTTCTTCCAGAATTGGTTTTAACAATGGATGTTCATATTTAATTTGGCTAGGGTTGTACTTATTTTGAATGTATTCATCAATATAAGCAATTGGGCCGGGCCTGTACAAGGCGTTCATAGCGATTAAGTCTACCATCTTTTCAGGATGAAGTTTTTTAAGGCTTGATTTCATCCCATCACTTTCAAATTGGAAGACATTAGTGGTGTCACCTCTAGCAAAAACTTCATAAACATTAGGGTCATCCAAAGGAATTTTTTCAATATCAAATTGATTGTCAGCAGGCCTGTTTTTATTGATGGCAGTTTGGGTCTTCTTGATAATATCCAGAGTCTGAAGACCAAGCAAATCCATTTTTACAAGACCAGACTTTTCGGCCATTTTCTTTTCAAACTGACAAACCTTTGTTCTAAGACCTGTCTTTTTATCATCTGTTTCAAAAACAGGAGCATAATTAGTAATGGGATTGTCAGCAATAATGAGTCCGGCAGCGTGAATACCCGTATTACGAGGTGTACCTAATAAGCGAGATGCAATATCAAACACATTCTTAAATGTTTCGTTGGAATCAATTTTGTCACGAAACTCAGGCAAAGAATTATATAGCTCTTTTAGAGATAAGTCAGCCATATCATCTGGAATCATCTTGGTCACTTTAAGACTTTCCTGTGCTTCAATCTCAAACACACGCATAACATCAGCAAGGGCATTTTTTGCTTTAAGCAATGTAATAGTTGCAATATTTGCTGTATTAGCATATCCATATTTCTTACGAAGATATTCAGCTACATCTTGCCGGCGCTCTTGTTCAATGTCAATATCCACATCAGGAAGCTCAACACGCTCTGGGTTCAAGAAACGCTCAAAATAAAGGCCGGATTCAATAGGGTCAATACTAGTAATCTTAGAAACATAGGCAGCTAGAGAGCCGGCAGCAGAGCCACGGCCCGGCCCAATAGAAATATCATTTTCTTTAGCCCAACGAATAAAGTCTGAAACGATTAAGAAATAATCATTAAATCCCATAGAGTCAATGACTTCTAATTCGTATTGCAACTGTTTTTCGTATTCTTCTGTCCAAGCCCCCTCTTCAAAAAGGTCTTCAATGCCTTGACGACAAACGGCTTCAAAATATTCTTTATTGTCTTTGAAACCCTCTGGAACTTGAACTTTAGGCAGATAGTGGTCATGAACATCCATATCCACATTACACTTGTCAGCAATTTCTAAAGTATTAACTAGAGATTCATCATACTTCTTTTCTTTGAAAACTTCTTTTAATTCATCAAGAGACTTGATATAAAACTCATTGTTTTCAAATCTCATGCGGTCAGGGTCATTTAATGGTTTGTTTTGACTGATTGCTAAAAGAACATCTTGATATTCAGCATCTTCTTTTCGAGCATAGTGAGAATCGTTTGTGATGATAGTCTTTACACCCAATTCTTTAGCCATTTTCATCAACAAAGGATTTGTTTCCTTTTGTTCTGGAAGTCCGTGGTCTTGTAATTCAATATAAAAATCATCGCCAAAAATATCAACAAATTTTTGTGTGACTTGTTTTGATTTTTTATAACCATCTTTCAAAAGCATCTGGATAGTAGGGCCACCAATACAGGCAGAAGTCACAATCAATCCCTCAGCATATTCTTCAAGTACTTCAAAGTCAATACGAGGTTTATAGTAATAAGATTTTTCTTCCCAAGAAATACCATTAAGTATATAAAGGTTTTCAAGCCCCTTGTTATTCTTAGCTAAAACAATCAAATGATAATATGGTTTTCCATATTTATCTCTTTCTTTGATTAATCGGCCGTCTAAAGAAAAATACATTTCACAGCCAATAATAGGTTTAATGCCTTTTGACTTTGCTGCATGGTAAAACTTTGCAGCTCCGTGCATGTTCCCGTGGTCAGTCAAAGCAATAGCTGGCGCTCCAATTTCTTGTGCTCTAGATACAATATCATCAACAGAGGCAAGGCCATCCAAAAATGAAAAATGACTATGGACATGTAATGGAACATATTGATTATTTGTTAAATTCAAATCTTTTCTCCTATTCATTTCATCTTCCTCTATTATACCATAAATCACTGTCTTAATGTTGAATTTTACAATAAAAAAACAACAAAAAAACACCTTAAAAAGGTGTTTAATTAAATGATTTATGGCAGTTCTTTAAAGAGATTATTTTCTTCAAAATATTTCTCTTTTTCTTTCTTTTTCATTTGAGCAATTGACAAACCACCAACAACAAATTCATTCAGGAAAGTATTGAAGTGACGGCTTGTTGATTTGCTGTAATCCCAATCTGGATATACAGCAACAATTTTGCCGTTGACCACATCCGCAATGCGGCTTCTATAATCATAAAATGATTTAAAAGTTTCTCCAGATTCAATATCTGTAATTTCAACCACAGATGAGGAGGAAAATGGAACACTTCTGTTGTCAACTTCGATTCTTAGTCCATTGAGTTTTTTTGTAACATGATTATGCCTTTCTATTTATAAATAATTAAATAATATTGTAAAATAATTTACAAATTATATTATAACGCAAAAAAGTTTTTTAATTTATTTATGGAATATGATATAATTGAATAAAGACCTCAAAAAATGAAAGGGGAAAAAATTGAGATTTTTAGACAAGAAATACATTCCATTCTATAATTATTTACAGGGTAAAAAATTACTAGAAGAAGAGGATGCTGAAGACCTTTTAATTTCTTCTGGGATGTACCCTAAATATATAGAACCACCAGTTGACCAAGAATATAATGAAGAAACTAGAAGAATTGAAGCTTTCTTCAATATCAACAAGTTTCTAAAATTTCATAATTTAGAATGGATTAAAGAAAAATATCCTAGCTTAGTCCTAAAAATAGATGAAGCCACGGCAAACAATGAAACCTTAGCAAATTATGCAGATGGGCTAGTTGAAAAGCTGACTGACTATAATGAAAGTTCTGCAACAGAACAGTTTGAAGAAGACTTGAGAGTTACCTTTAGGCGTTCCGTTTATGGAACTTTAGCTATTTTAGGAGTTCTTGGGCTTATTATTTTTGGAATTATCCCATTCTTCTTAACTTCATCTGGTCAAAGAGACTTTGATAATGGTAATTACCAGAGCGCCTACAATTATTTCTCTACAACAAAAGGGCTGAGTGATAAGAGCCATAGTGGTAAGATGGCTAAGTTATCCAAAATGAATCTGTTAATTCAAGAAGAAAAATATGATGAAGCTCTAAAAATGGCCAAAGATATGGAAGGTATTACAATTGATGGACACAATACAGATAATCTCCGTCAATATGTATTCTTCCAAAAAGGTAAGTATCTTTCTCAAAAGAAAAAATGGGAAGAAGCTGCCTATGCCTTTATTGAAGCAGGCGAATATGAAAATGCCCAGCAAGAACTTATCAATGCAGCTTACAAAGCTCATCCAACTTTAGTCAAAAACAAGAAGTATGGTGCTATCGTAAAAATCTTTGTATATCTTGTTGGTTATCAAGATGCTGAAGAATTGATGCTCAAAGCAATGGAACAACATTACCTAGTTGGCCTAAGAGAGTATAAAAACAAAAATTACTCAAAAGCTCTTGAAGTCTTTAAATTGTTGAAGAAATACAAGTATAAGACATCAGAAGCAATGGAAAAAGAAGTTCTTTATCAACAGTCAAAAGAATTGATTGAACAGCAAAAACCAGATGAAGCAATAAAGAAACTATCTGAAATTGCAGACTTCAAAGATTCTTCTGCCTTACTGAAAGAATTGAATTATCAAAAGGCTACTCAGTATATTGCCACAGACCCTTATCAGGCATTGCAGTATCTACTTCTGAGCTATAACTACAAAGAATCAAACAAGTTGATGTTGAATGGCAATATTGTCATTTATGGTTCTTGGGATATTACAGAAATGGATAATGCAACAATCACTCAGTACAAAATGACATTCACTGGTGGTAACACTGTTGCTCTTGGAAAAGATATTCCAGAAGATGTGTCTAATGAGTTTTCAAGTGAAACTTATGTTTATGATAATGGTAAATTTGTTGCCAACAACAAGACTCTAGAAGTTGTTGAAGCTATCACTTTAAATAAAATCAAAATCAAGACAAATGGCCATACATTTACTCTTGAACGAAATAAGAGTTTATCTGGCCTCGCTAAAAATAATAGCAATCTTGATTTATCAATTCTCTTACCTGAATATTTTGATACGGCTTCCAAGAAAGATGAATTGTCTGATACAGAAGATACAACAAAAGAAAGTTCTTCTTCTGAGCCACCCTCATCATCTAAAAAAGAAGATTCATCAAAACAGAAAAAAGAAAATAATAAAGATAAAGAGAATAATAAAAAAGAAAGTAAAAAAGAAGATTACGAACTGTAATCTTCTTCAATAGAAAGGAAATTAATCTATGTATCTAAATATTGGAGATGTAAAAATTAATATCTTGTTTTTAGTAGGAGCTGTTATTTTTGCAATCTCGTTACTTATTTTTATCCTATCTTTGCTAGGTAAAAAGAAACATCTTGACCGTAAATTGCGTGAAAAAGACCCATCTGTAGGAGATGGAATTGCGCGTGCTAACAAAGAAAAGAAAAAGCAAGCTCGCAAGAAGCTGCAAGCCCCAGAGGGGTACGAACCATCTTCAGAGCCTCAATATGATGAAGAAGAGCCATATGAAGAAGATGAAGAAATTTTGGAATTACGAGAAGTTAAAGACTGGCAAAAAGAATTACTGATTGTCGGTTTGAAATCAGCTTCTGAACTTGAAGAGGATGAAGCTAATAAATTCATTTACCAAAGTTATATTGAAGAAATTGAGAAGATGACAAATTGGAACATCAATACTTTGCTAGAAGTCTTTAAATTTGCACCTGCTCATATTTCTCAGGCCATTCTTCTTGAAGCAGCAGACCCAGAAAGTTACTACTACACTCCTGACTTCTTTGAAGAGGGTGAGCCGTTTAGTTATGATGAGATGGACTGGGCAGGCATTGCAACAACTATTGACATCCTGAACAATGATGCTGAGAAAGGTAAGAATGGTTGGTTTGATGGATTTTATGAGGAATGGAATCCAAGCGGCTCTTTCAATCGTGAAAAAGCTTTGAAATACGGACAGTTACAAAAGGTTCTTGCTCTTCTATATGATGCCGTAGCTGATGCCCAAGCAAATGATGATGAAGTTCTTCCAATGGGTGTGACAGAAAACATGGTTGACCTAGATTTGAAAGATATTGATTTTGCGATTGACTATATTCGAGATGGTAAAGAACTAGAATTGATGGATGCAAAAACAAAAGAAATTGTTATCCTTGCTATTATTGCATCTGTTGTGAACAGTATCAGCTCATCATTGATGGAAGGCACATCTTCAAATCTAACAAAAGAAGAAACATCTCTTGTTCGATTGCTCGCAGAAATTAGCGAAAAGAAACCATATCAAAAGATTTTGCTTGAAATTGATTCTGATGAAGAAGATGACGAAGAGGAATAAGTATATGAAATTTCAAAAAACTATTTTAGTTGCTGCTCTAGCAACATCTTCCCTCATTCTTTTGGGGGCATGTGGTAACAAATCAACAAATAATTCAGGAAGCTCCAACTCTGGGGTTTCCTTGAATTTTAATGGACAGTATTCAGCTCGAAACAATAAAGAAAGTGGGCCACTAGTGTCTTTCTACCGGAATAATCTAAATGGAAATCAACAAAAATTGTATGATGATGTTTTAGAAACTGTAAAACAACACAGAACATCCTATCTATTAGCCACATCACTTCCAAAAGAAGAAGTGCAGCAAGTGATGGCCGTTGTCTTTATGGATAATCCAGATTTATTCTTTGTAGATAAGAAGTATCAGTATTCTGTAAATGATGAGGGGAAAATCAAAAACCTCACTTTTTCTTATAACAAAACCAAAGAGGAAGAGCAGGTGATAACTGACCAACTTGAAAAATCTGCCCAACTAGGGGAAATTAATATGAATGAGCTAACACCAGTAAAACTGGCATCTATGTTTAATTCATTTAATGCTTCTAAATTTGTAGCAGAGCCAACAACTCTTGGAGATGTATCAGGCCGTATTGATACTGTAAACATCAACAATCAAACTTTATCTAATTTTATTGTCTTTGCTCTTAGGAGAAATAAAATTCCTGCTTCTATAGTCTATGGAGAGAACATCAATTCTTCTTACAGTAATTTGCCTGATGCTTTTGATAATGGCAATGTTACAGACAGTGGTTCAGAAGTTGTATTTAATACTTCTAAGATATATTCTTGGGTAATTGTCCGTATCAAAGAAGAATACTTCCACTTTGATATTTGGATGAATGAATTCTTCAAGGATTATGTCCATGACAAAACTGGCTTTGAAGTCAATTACAACCCCTTTTTAGGTATGACTGATGAGCAGGCTGCTAATTCAAGATTAATGGATGTGGGCCGACAATATTTGGGAACTTCTGAATATGCTGATACACCAGAAAAGACTATGTTGTACAATACAGATGCTAGTTATGTAGTTTCAAGTGACAATGAACTGAGAAAGAAATTACAAGAAGACCTCACACATACTTTAGCTGGAGAGCAAGGGGTGAAAAATAGAATCTTTAAATTCATTTCAAATCCTAGAGATTACACAAGACTTTCTCCAAGTATTGAAATGCAGCTCAAAGGCCTAAATCTTGACAAATATTCTCTTCGCTCTTATGATTTCTTTACTGATAGTTATAGTCAATCTTTTGCGGTTTATAACATTATAGCTGACATATCTGATGATGATGCTTCAAAAGGAGAAAAAAGTGAATAAACTTTTAATTGCTGTTTCGTATATTCTGATTGTAATTGGTCTGTTTTTTGTAACAGGTCAATCCACAACAGAACCTAAATTAAAATCAATAAAAGAACAAGTTTCTATATCAGAAATAGAAAAACAGTACAATCTTGCTAAAAGCCAAAATCCTGTTGTTGCTGCATTTATTGATGTGCCCGGAGTAACAACAGAAGCAGTAGTTTATACCCCGGAAGACCAAACAGAATATCTCAGAAAGGCTCTGGATGGCTCTGAGAGCGAGGAGGGAACTCTTTTGATGGGAACTTGGTCAAAGGGAACTCTAGGCCCTAAAGGCGGAAAATACTTTGGAAATTCTTTGATTTTTGGTCACAACACTATCACGGGGCAGAAATTTGGGAATTTGAAGAATTTTTTATCTAATGAAGCTCTGTCTAATTCGCCTCTAATCACCACTTTTGATGGTGATAAAATTCGTTATTATAAATTTAGTTTTGTAAACTATGTTATTGATGGTGAAGAGTTTATCAAAGAAAAAGAGTTTAAGACCTTAGATGAGATGAAAGACTATAATCAAGAAATGCTATCAACTTCTATTTTCCAAAGTTCTTCTTTGTCTCAAAACGTAACCAATAAGCCAATGCTTTATCTCCAAACATGTAAAGAATGGTGGGGGATTGAGCGATACACATTTGCTTGTGTGGAATGTGATGAGAAAGGACAAGTGTTACCATGAAGAAAAAAATTATTTATATTTTATTGTTTTTACTTCCCATCATACTGTTTCTTCTTCGTTATCAGGTTGTTTTTGTAAAAAAATCAAATGTAAAAGGCATCCATGATAATGCAATCACTATTATTTCTAGAGAAAAAATGGTACAATTAGATAAGGCGAATACAACTTATGTCATAGTCAAAGACCATGAAACAAAAGAAGTATATGTCCGAGAATTATTAAGAAAAAAAGACGGTAAAATCTCATTAAGAGAGAACGTCAATTCGACTGAAAGGAGTGTTGATTTAAAAGATAAAAAAGAATTATATCCAATTATCTTTTATTTCAATTTAAAATAATAACGCCATGAAATTCATCAATGACATTTTTAATAAAGCCCCTGAGAAAATGGGAAAATTCATTAATAACTTGTTTGCTTTGCCTATCACGGCACTGCTCATGTATCTCTTTAAGGAAAGTTTCTTCAGTAGAACTTCTGGTAGTGAAATGGAATACTTAAAATCTAATTTTAATATTATTTTGGCTTCTTGTGTTGTTCTATCCTCAGTTTTTATTTTCTACAAAGCAATTAAGTTTTATAACAAAGTACCTGAAGCTAAAAAATCATTTCTGCCTACATCTGTTATTCAAAACAAGCAGCTAGAAAGCACTTCTCGTATGGCTTCTATTTTCACCTATGAAAAATGGTACCTATTTAAAATAATTGTAGCTGCTATCTTTATAACTGTTGTTGTTTTAGGATTGATAACTGGATAAGAGGTGCATCATGAATAAAACAAGAAACAAAAAAATCTATTCTTTTTCTATATTAGGCAGTGTCCTAGTTGCTTCCTTTTTAGCCTATATCATAAGCAATCTATTTTTCTCTGCTGTCTTGTTTGCAATTATTGGACTTGCTCTTATTTTCTTTGCCGGACAAGATTATGCTCAGTTGAATAGAATGGCTCATGAATATAAACACGGCTCTCAAAACAACACTCAAGCAAACCCCTTTAAAAGCAGTTTTAACCCTCAAAACAACGCTAATTTTGGAAATAATACAAAGAAAGAAAGTCCTCTTGCAGATTTCTACATGAAGCAAGAAAGGCCTATAAACTTCCAAGAAAACGAGCAAAACAATAATGAAGATACAATATTCTATGACTCAGAATATGCAGCATCAGATACAATCTTTGTAAACAAAAAAGATGATGATATGTTTCTGCCAGAGTGTTTCAAGTATTTTGGTTTTACATCTGTTCCAAATTTGGCCAACCTGAAATCAGCCTATCGTAAAAAAGCTAAGGTATTACACCCGGACAAAGGCGGAGACCCAGTAGAATTCAAAAAAATGAATGACCTGTATGATGAAGCACTAGAAATTCTGAATAAAAAATAAGCGAGAACTTGATATTTCTCGTTTTTTTTATACAATAGAATTAAGCAAAAATAAAATATAAAAAGGAAATAATGAACTATGAAAAAAATTATTGGAATGATTTTCTTATCATTAAGTGTTTTCGTTCTTGCTGCCTGTTCATCTGGCAAGAAAGGGCCAGTTGTAGCAAACAATGATGGAAGTATTTTAAAATATGATAAAACAAACGCACCAGATGGCTACTATGTAATGAAGAAAGACGGAGTGATGAATCCTCTCTTGTCTGCTGGGCTTGCCAATGGCGGTGACGGTCTTTACCTAATGTACACTGATTATGACCAACTTATCCCTACGTTAAGCGGCAAAAGTCAACTAGTTACAGTTTCTGCATCAAATCCTCCATCAGAATATACTTTGCATAGATTGAGTGATATTGGTTGGACAGTAGGTGTTAATTTTAATGTTCCTACTACTTCTGTTGCTGGCTTTGATGGTGACTCAGACAATGACAAAGAAGATTACTCTGAGTCAAGGGTTACATTTGGCTCAACATTGAACAGTCTTAGCCCTATTGAAAAATACTTCCAATCTGCTGAAACATTCCCTAATGGCTATCAGGCAGTATGGATTGATAATGTAAATAATGAAAAGATTACACCAAGTATGGTAACAAGTGGTATGGGTTTCCTTAAGGGGCTTCAAAAGAAAGCTATGTATTCCTTTGGTGTTTACAATGGAACTAAATACCAAAAGATTGAAGTTCAAGCTGATACACACGTTTTTGAGTCTACTGGTGAAACCTATACAGTAAAGACTATCAAAACAGAAAAAGATACCTACTTTACACTAAAATTGCCGAATGATTTACCTAATGGTTATTACGCACTGGAAAACTATGGGGTGTTTAAATACGAAAACTAAAACAACATAAAAGACTGGAGTTTTTCCAGTCTTTCTTTTTTAATTTAACTTATATTAGTCTTTCTTCTTACCTTTAAGACCAAAGCCAAGAGTTACCATTGTCAAACCAATGATTGTAGAAGCTAGACTTGCATCACCAGTCTTAGGCAGTTCTTTGTTTTGAGTAGTTGCCTTTTCAAGTGCTGATTTATCTTGACCTTGATTTACAAAAGTCTTGCCAGCTTGAACACCTACACCAACGATATAGTCTTTCAGTTCTGAATGTCCTTGTGTCTTGATTGCTTCATCAACGATAGCTTCTGGTGAGCTAGGAACAACTTCTGGGTGTTGTTTCTTATATTCAGCAATGACACGTTCTTTTTCAGCTTTAGCTTCATCAAAGACAGTTTTCAGCTCTGCAAGTTTTTCTTGTTCTTTTTCAAGTTTGGCAGAAAGGTTTTTAACAACAGCCTTAGCTACTTCAAGAGCTTTTACAGCTTCTGCATGACGCTCTTTACTTTGAATAAGCATTTCAAGTTTTGTTTTAGCGTCAGACAAATCTTTTTGGGCTTTAGCCAAACTTGCACGAACCTGTTCAAGTCCTTTTTGAGCTTCTTGATTTTTAGCAGTTGCTTTTTCAAGGGCAACACCTGTCTTGACAGAATTTTCTTGTGCTTTTGCCAAATCTGCTTCAAGAGAAATCACCAGACCTTTAGCAAAGCTCAACGCATCTTTGGCAGAAGATTCTTTTGCAGTTGTTGTTTTAACATTTTCAATAGCATCAGCAAGAGCCTTTTCAGAGCGAGCCAATTCATCTTTTGCTTCTTGAAGTTTAGCTTGTGCAACAGGAATAGCAGAAATTCCGTCATTCAAAGCATCTAGTTCAGATTGAGCAGCAGTAACTTTTTCTTGTTTTGCAACTACATCTTCGGTTGCAACAAGTACAGCTTTATCAGCTTCTTTTACAGCTTCTTCTTTTGCAGATTGAGTAGTAACAGCATTATTCAAAGCAGTTTCAGCAGCAGTTTTACCAGTTGCATAATCAATCACATTGTCACCAAAGCCATTTGCAGTTACGTTGCGGTCATCATAAGAGCGAAGAACATGCACATTGACAAAACCATTGATATGGCTAAATGCTACACCGTCATATTCTGACTTGTGTTTGCCGTTATTGTAAATGCCAGTGTGCAAAATACTATCAGCGTGGAAGTATTCTTTTCCGTTGTAAAGGAAGTCAATAAATGCTCCATAGACATAAGATTTCAGTTGAGCCATTGTAGCCCACTTAGTCAAGTGTTGTTTAGTTGCCAGATTTTCATTTTGGTTTGTTTTGCCAAATTGTTTCAAGCCAAACTCGCTTGCCGCTTTGTTAATAGCATTGAAGTCATGACCAGACTCTACACTTGTGTCAAACTTATCAGCAACATAGTTCTTAGCAACAGCGTTAGCAAAAGCCATTGATTTTTCAGTCAATACAGGTGTTGCTGGGATAGCACGTTTGTATGTACCATATTCATCAGTTACAGTAGGGTTTTCAGCAATATGTTTGCGATATTGTTCACGAATATCTTCAAGGGTACGAATAGCAAACTTGTTCAATTCCAAAAGGTCAGCAGAAGAAATGTCATTTACATCATCAATGATATATTTCTTATCGGCTTCACTTGGAACATATTTGCTTTGCATAGCAAGGAAGTCTTTGTTCTTAGCTTCACGAACTTCGTCAGAGTTGTCATAGTCTTTAGGAACTAAAACTTTAGCAAAAGATTTACGCAATTCATCAGTTGAAGAGCTAACAGCAGTTTTAGCTTCATCAAGAGCGGTTTCTGCATTAGCTTTGCCTTGGACTGCTGATTGAAGATTGTTCTCAGCAACTTTCAAGTCACCTTTAGCAGTTTCAACTTTTTGTGTAGCAGCATCAATTTTCTTAGCTTTTTCAGCTTCACTTGAACGTGCCGCATCAAGAACAGTTTGTGCTTGGGCAACTTTTTCAGTGTTTGTTGCTACAGTTTTTTCAGCAGTTGCTTTATTTGATTTAGTAGCTTCTTTGTTTGCGGTAGCAGTAGTAAGTTTTTCTTCTGCTTTGCCTTGGTTGGTTTTAGCTGATTGGAGAGCTTTTTCTTTAGAAGAAACTTCTGACTTAGCTTGTGCGTCTTTAGCTTGTGCGTCTTGAAGTTCTTTAGCGGTTGTGTCAGCCTTGTTTTCAGCAGGAGTAACCTTAGCTTCTGCTACTTTTACAGCATCTTCTTTTACAGGAATATCAGATTTTGCAGCTTGAATATTTTCTGGGGTTGCTTCTTTCACTGCTTGTGTTGTAGCTGCAACGTCAGCTTCTTTTGTGTTTAGAGCTTCTTGTGCAGTATTCAATTCAGTTTGTGCGTTAGTTGTAACAGCACTTTGATTTTGATAAGCAGTTTCAGCAGCATTAGCAGTTTGAGTTGCTTGTGCAACATCAGTTTCTGTAACAGGTTGAACAACTGGCTCTTGTGGTGTTTCAGCAGTTGCAGTTACAACAGGTGTAGTAGGCTCTTGTGGTGTTACATCATCAGCTTTAGCATATCCAGTAGCACCCAAAGCAGCAATAACAGTAGCAGCGCCAGTAGCAAGTTTGAAGTTAGATTTAGTTTGTTTCATATATTATGAACTCCTTTAAAATGTATTTTTTATTTTGTTGAATTTGTTATGACTTCTCATAACGTAATTCTATTATAACATATTTTAAACAAAAAGCAAGTGTTTTTTTAAAATAATTGACACTTTTTATTTCTTTTATAATATCATGTGTAATGCTTATAATTTTACAATTATTTTTATTTATATAGAAGAAAGGATATAAAAATGGAAATTTTATCAAAGGAAATAAAAATTCCTTCTAGAGCAATAGACTCGATTCAAAAAGGTTTTTCTTTTTTAAGATGGATGGATGCTGCAAATAAATCTATATCTATCTTTTACAAAAAAGATGATGAACATTTGTTGAAAGACAAATGGGAAGTAATTACTCTTTTACTTGAAAGAGAATTTGGAGGTGTTCTTCCATCACAATTTACTGAGATGGTTTTATTTGTAGAGAAAAAAATAAAGATAAGCAATGTTTATTTGTTTTTCTCTGATAAGAATGTAGAAAAAAGTGAGTATTTTAAGTATTCATTCGAATCTTTCAAAGACAATGCTTATCCTGATGTTAAAGAAGATTTAAACATAGATAATGTCATGCGTATTAGGTTCAAAGGAAACTTTTTTGGGAACAGTCGCTTTTGGTCAGTTAGTAAGTCATCAGGGGAAACTAAAGATGCAAAAGGAAATTGGAAAAATAGAATAGTTCGAAAAGACATTGAAGACTTGCGTGTCCTGCCAGTAAAATTCAATAACGAAAATTCAAATGGTTTAATCAATTTGATGGAGGTTTTCAATGCTTTATATGTGCCAAAGTATAATGATGGAGAAAAGGAATTTAAGGTTGTTACACGATATAAGATTTTGGATTTTATAGTTGAAGATGGCTATTACAATTTAGGTTATGATAAATTTATTAGTCTTAATTTATGTAATCATGTCTCTGGGGAACAACATTCTTTGCAAAAAATAGATGAAATGACTGCTGAAAATAAAGACTTTTTTGACAATATGGTTTTAGATTGGGGTACTTTTTCATCATCAAAAGGCGTCAATTTTATTACTCTGGCAACAGGAGAAAACTATTTCATTTCATTGAGTTGATTTGAGTGTCTTGCTAAAATAAAAAGGTGGTCTACCATCTTTTTTATTTTCTTTTCTATTCCTTTTATAATAATTCTTGTAACATTTAATTATTTTACAATATTAGAATATTTTATAAAAAGGAGAAATTTAAAATGGAAATTTTATCTAAGAAAATAAAAATTCCTAACAGGAGGATAAAGCTAGATGAGGTAAAACATGCCTTCAATGTTTGGGAAGAGCCTTCAGATAAATTTGTATCTATCTTTTACAAAAAAGATGATAAATATTTGTTAGATGATAAATGGGATGCAATTATTCTTTTTCTAGAAGAACAACTTGCAGGAAGTAATTTTTTAGATTTTGTTAATGAACTGGTTGTGTTTACAAAAGGAGTAAAAAGTTTTCATTTCTTTTTTGTTGACAAAGAAATACCTAAGAATGAATACTTCAAACATTCGTTAAGCTCTTTTAAAAAGAATTATTACAGGGCCAATGAAGAAGCCAAAGTGATTAAAAATACTTTTAGAATTGATTTCAAAAAGAAAATTTTTGGAAATTCTTCTTTTTGGTCTGTGGAACAATATGAAGGATTAATAAAACGTTCAAAGATAACATGGAATATGAGGAACGAATCAATAATACTTCCAGCAAAATTTAGCAATAAAAACTCAAATAGCGTTATAAATCTTAAAAGAGTTTTTTGCCATTTATACCTACAAAAAAGCACAAATAAAACTATAGGTATTGCTAAATATTACAACCTGTTATATTCCTTAGCCCAACATGGTAATTATGGTCTTGGAGAAGATAGCCTTGACAGTCTTCATTTGCACAATCTTGTTTCTGGGGAACTATATACACTAAAAAGTAGTGTTGACAAAATGTCAGAAGATACTAAAACATTCTTTGACAACTTAGTTATTGCAGATGGTATTTTTTCTGAATCTAGAGGCGTTAATTTTATCACTTCAGAAAGTGGAGAAAATTATTTTGTCACTTTGAGTTGATATTTGTCTTAAAAGATGGGTTTCCATCTTTTTTTCTTTCCTTTATAATAACTTTTGTAAATATTTTTTATTTTACAATGTTATTATTTTATAAAAAGGAGAAGAAATAAATGGAAGTTTTATCTAAGGAAATCAAAATCCCTCAAAAAGGAGATGATGTCCAATCATATGATTTCCCAACAAGACAATGGGATAATGAATCGTATGAAAAGGTGAAAGTTTTTTACAAAGATGAAGATTCTCTATTATTAGAAAATAAATGGGGAATTATTATCATTTCTTTAGAAACGATTTTTAAGAGATTAACATATAGCTCTGGTACTTTAGAAGAGGGAGGGGTAATTCTTTTTACTGAGGGAAAGAGAAAGCTTGAATCTGTTTATTTGATTTTTGTAGACATAGAAAATGAAAAGTATGTGCAAAAGGCTTTGACATTCTCTTTTAAGGAATACAGAAAACTTCTGCCTAGTTCACTATATGTTATAAAGTTGAATTTTAATCGTCAGATTTTTGGTTTTTCTTCATTTTATCTAGTTGAACAATGCTCAGGAGGAACAGGAGATAAAAGGATAACATGGTTCAAAAAAGAAAGTAAAGCTATATTGCCTGTAAAATTTAGTAACAAAAATTCAAATGGCATAATTGATTTAGGAGATATTCTATATAAAACATTCCTATCAAATATTTATGATTTTTCTCAAAATCCTATTGCCCATTTAGAGAAATATGAATTTTTTAATTTTGTTTCTAATGAGCGTTATTGCTTAAAAGACATAGTAACCATGTCTGAGTCTGAGTTGAATTTCTTCAATAATATGAACATCAAAGGTATTTTATTGAAAAATTCAAATATGATTATTTTCATGGAAGATGGTTCAAGTTATTTTATATCACTTAATCAATAATACAAAAAGATGGAATGGAACTCCATCTTTTTTTGATTGTCTTTTTAGGTCTTTTTGAGTATAATAGGTATATACAAAATCGAACTAAAAAAATTATTTTTACATTGAATATAAGAGAAAGGATTAACAATCAAATAATGAATATCATTAACAAGAAAATCATTTTACCAAAGCCTTACTATGAATCTGAACATATTGGAAGCAGCCCCTTAGAGCATTATGCGAAGAAATGGAATGACAAAGAATGTCAAACACTTTCTATTAATTTTCTTGAAAAAGATTTACCAATAATAGAAAATGACTGGGCAACAATTATTTCCTCTTTTGAAAGAAGCTTTGAGGGGTTTGATGGTGCTTTCTTGTCTGAGGAATATGTTATCTTTGTTGAGTCTGCATCCTATAACACAAAGGAGCGAGTAAGCGAAATTTGGGTATTTCCTGTTTTGCTATATGACAATATAAGCAAATATCTTTCCTTCACTCTAGAGGAATTTTTAGAGAAAAGATATAATTTCAGTGAATACAAAAACAAATATCTAAGCAATGATAACCATCAATGGTTCTTTCATTTCAAATATAACCACAATATACTAGGAGCGAAAGTAGAATATTCTTCTGGGAAGATTCCTTATAACAGAAACAAGGAACTTAGTTATGGAGATAATAAAGAATTCTATGTTGTGCCAGTTAAATCAAGCATTAGAAACACTAATGGTTTTATTGATTTGGTTTATTTTATAGGAGAATCTGACTTAGGCCACCAATTTAAAGGGGGTAAGGCAGATAATTCCGCACAGAGGTTTATGATTGAAAAAATAATTGACAATGGAGAAGGAAGATATATAAACACTGAATTTTTCGAGTTTTCTTTTCTTGATTTCTTATCTGGAAATAAAATATTTAGTTTGCGAAAAGAAATGACATCAGAAGACACACAAATATTGAAAAATATAGTTATCTCAGAAATACTCTACCAGCCTAAGCGCAGTGCCTTACTTCTAGATAATGGCAATATATTAATTGGTAGCTTTGCATAAACTACATGAATCAACTAGAGACAATGTGAGATTGTCTCTTTTTTATTTATAATAATCATTGTAATGTTTGTTTTACAATATTTATAATTTTAGAATAAAGGAGAATTAAGAAATGGAAATTATGGAATTGAATATCAATATACCAAATAATGATTATTCAATGGGAAGAGATACAAAAACTTCTTTACAGACAATGTGGAACAAGTTTTTCAATGTAAAAGCATATTATAAAAAAGAACAGGAGAGTTTAATTGCCTCGAACAAATCATACATTGTTTTAGCAATAGAAAGGTTCTTTTTTGAAGATAGTCCGCTTGATAGAGATGGAAGCACAAAATTTCATCTAGCTCTTTTTGTGGAAGGGAAAAGAAAAATGACTTCTCTTTGGGTTGCTTTTGTCAACCGAAATTCATCAGGGGAAGAATATTTAAAATATTCTTTAACAGAATTAAAAGAAAGAGGTTTTTGGGTAGATGCAACAGATGGAAGTGGAAGAAAAGTCTCAACATCAAGGGTTTTGCAATTTCGCTTCAAATCACATCTTGTGGGTAGAAGTGTAAATGTATATAAGAAAGAATACAGAATTAGATATGATTCGACGTATAAAGAAGAAAAAGGGGCAAGTTTAGACCAAGTTTTATTAATCCCTCTAAAAACAAATTTTAAAAATTCTAATGGATTTATAAATTTGGTTATTCTTTGTTTGGATACTGATTTTACCCAACAGTTACATTCCTCTAATGTTGGGGATAAAAACTATTGGAAAAGCTCTTTAGTGCCAATGCGTTTTTGGAGTGAGAAGAATAAAGAAGTCATTAAAAATCCTGAGCCATCTAGCTTTTATCTAGAAAACATTGTAACCAAAGAGCGAATTGCGTTCTCTTGCCCAACTACAACGCCATCAAATCTAGAAAAACTAGATAATCTAGTAATTGAAGAATTATATAAAGATGGCAGCATCTGTACAAGCAACAAAGAAGTCATGTATTTCACTCTTTGATTGTTTTATTTCATTTTAAAAGATAGGGTTTTCCTATCTTTTTTTTATTTATCTCGTTTATAATATTACTTGTAATTGTTTTACAAAAAAATAAATTTAAAAATAAACAAAGGAGAAAAACAATGACAAATCAAATTCAAATGCCAGCTCTTCATAAAGAGCTGAATAAACATCCAGAAACAATTAATTCTAACTATCTTGTTTCTGAATTAAAGGTTGATAAAACTAAGAAAGGTGACGAGTACGCCAAGTATAAGCTGTCTGACAAAACTGCAACGGTTGTGGCGACGCACTGGAATCTGACACCTGACGAAAAAGAAATGCTTCAAAACAACGAAGTTCTTCTTGTTTCTGGGAATGGAGGAATCAGCAACTATTCTGGAGAGTATGAAATCACTGTGACGGGTATTCAGCTTTCCAAAGATGTTGACTATGATGCTTTGACGCCATCTGAGCCTATAGATAGCCATGACACTTTCAAGAAATTGAAGCTTGTCGTTTCAAAATTTGAAAACCCCATCTTAAAGCGTATCAATCTTGCATTGCTAGAGGATAAGAAAGGTTTTCTGATGAATGGTTCGGCGGCTTTAGGTATGCACCACTCAAAACGGCATGGCCTGTTAAGACACGTTGTTGAGATGATTCAGATTGCAGCAAACATTATTAGTGTATATCCTGATATACTAAACAAAGATTTGCTCTATTCAGGAATTATCTTCCATGATGTCATGAAGCAGAGTGAATATGTTTATTCTGAACATACAGGAATTGCCAAAGACTTCTCTTCTGACGGTGTTCTGTTTGGTCATGTAGTGATGGGAAGTAAACTCCCTGAATACTATGCAACTGAAGAAGAACGTGATTCAGAAGAGCTGAGAATGTTACAACATTTAATTCTTGCTCATCACGGCAAACTTGAATGGGGCAGTCCAGTACAGCCGGCAACGCCAGAAGCGTATGTTCTTCATATGGTAGATAATATTGATGCAAAACTATATGTCTATCAAGAAGAATTGGCTAAGTTAGAACCCGGCGAACACACGAAAGTGAAACGCCTAGGTCACTCAATTTACAAAACAACCTTGTAAAATTCAGGAAGAAAATAGGAGAATAATAAACAATGGATATTGATTTAAAGGAATTGCAAGAATTTGTTAAAAGAGAGCTAAATTCACCTCGCTCTCCAATAAACAAAGGTTTAGTATTAGAAGTGTTGCCTGCTGGAAGTTTTCTTTATGGACTAATGACAGAAAAATCAGATATTGATTTGATTGCCATTACTCTTCCAAGCTTCTCAGACGTTTTGTTTACAAAGCGCTCAATAGAAAAAACAACAGACTTTGAATACAAAGGACATAGACTGGAAATTAATGTTATCTCTATAGCAGATTTTTTCAGTTATATTGTTGGAGGCCGACCGCCTATGTTCATTGAGGCAATTATTGCTTATGATGGAGAACTTGAAATTCTCAAAACTCTCCAGAAGCAAGTAGAGACTTGGATTAAAAAAAGTGATGGTTTTGCGAACTACCGAGTAATAGCTTCTAGACACTTGATTTCCAGTTATGTTACAGAGTTGAAAGCTTTTGAATATAAAATCAAAAAATTCAAAGAAGAAAACTCTGATGTCACTTCTGACATTGCTAAACACCGGGTTAGCATGATGCGGAAGAATTTGCTAATCCTAAGTTTGGTTTGCGGAGGAGAAAATGGATTTTCAACAGCCCAAAGGGATATAGTTTTATCTCCTATAAAGGCAAGAACTTTAACTAAAATGAAATCTGCTCCTAATTCAGAATATAAGGATGATACAAAATTAATTCAACATTTTGAGAACATCCTTAAAAACATGAACAAACGAGTGGATTTGCTTGAAGACAAAGTTTATGAAAATCCTACATCTGAATTTGTGTATCAAAAAGATGTGAATAACATGGCTGAAGAAGTGCTAAAATTTATTCATTCAAGTCCGTTTACATTTTGAACAAATTAAAAATGATAGATTAAATATATCTATCATTTTTTATTTTTGTAATAAAGAGTTATTCTTGTAGCAATCCTTAATTTTGTATTTCCTAAAAAGTAAACAAATTAATTTTCTAATCACCTTTTTCTCTTCAATAGAACATTCGTCAACAACCATTCTAACCAAGTTTTGCTTTATCATAGATTGTATTTCAGTTCTTTTATATCTCTTTTGGAATCTACTGGTTTCTTTTACAATCATCTTTATATCGTTGGCCGGCAGGAAAAACAGAAATTGATTAAAATTCCACAAAGGGTTTTTCTTGGCCTTTCTTATCGTTTTAATTTTTAACTGATTGTTTGCTACACCTCTTTTCTCACTATCGGATACAACAATAATTCCCCAGTATTCTGGAATATAATCTTTTATTTTTGAAGGATATTTCTCTCCCACCACAATATAGTTTTTCTCTAAATATATATCATATTCAGGTATTTGTGTTGACAGTCGTTGCAAGGAGTCCTTGTCACTCTTTATTTCATAGCCTGTAAAGATTTCTCCCACTGTTACTATATCGGCGCGTGTTTTACTTGAAGGCAGCACAAATTCTTGATAAATCTCTAATTCTTCATCTTTTGATAATTCTCTTAGTAATGCTCGCCTTATTTGTTTATCATCAAGGGCCATATTTCACCTTTTTCCTTTTTTCAATTTTTTAAATAAAACAGAAAACGACAGATTAATTCATCTGCCGCCTAAGTGATTGATTGATTCTAAAATTGGAATAATACATTTCCTTCAACTTCATCTGCTCTAACAAATGGGTCTTTCCAAAATCGTGAATCGTAACTATTACTACGATTGTCACCCTCAACGAAATATGAACCTTTAGGAACAGTCAAGACTCTTTCATCTTTATTGTGAGGAGCTTTTTCATAAGCAGCTTTATCTTCATAAACTTTAACGTGTGGGTCAAGTTCAGTTCCGCCAGAGATAACCACTACATTACCTTCAGTCGCAACAACCCTCTTCACATATAACGATTTTCTTCCGTTTTGGAACAAATCTTTTTTAAAGAAGATGATTTCATCCACCTTTGGTTTCCTGAACCAAAAAGCCATATGATTTCCGACGAAATGAGAGCCTACTTTCATTGTTGGCTGCATTGATGCACTCGGAACTACAGCGTGTATCAAAAACAGTCCAGATTGAAAAATAATCAAGCTGACAACAAGAGGAATAGCAATCCAAAGAATTGTATTTCGAGTTTCTTTTTTAATCCTTAACATAAATTTTACCTTTTTTAACTTTTATTTTTTAAACTAGAACACCACCACAGCTTCTTCTTCATAGCACTTGTTCCAAGGTTGTTTCTTCATAACATAATCAACACCTAGAAAACTTGCGTAACCAAGTCTTTCATCTGAATCATCTACCAATAATGGCGAGGATTGAGATAACTTGATGCTATCAACAATTTTCTTAAAGTCAGAATAATTTTCACACATACGGAAATAACCAATATTACTGTCATAGGCCAATCCATATTCATCAATTAGATATTTGGCGAATTCTGCCTTTTGCTTTGAAGTCTTCTTAGAGATGTTGCTGCTTACAAAAACAACTAAGCTACCTTGTTTGTGAGCATTTCTCATAAATACCCTAGCAGGCTCATGTAACTGAGCGCCATTCTGAGCATCATAAACATTGATTTTCTTTAGTTCACTGAATATCTCTTTGTAGTTGATAGCATAACTCTTATGCTCTTTTTCTTTTATGGCCTTAATTTCTAAACCAAAAGAGGTTTCTACAAATCCCTTAATATCCAAGATAGTGTCATCAATGTCTACAATATAGAACGTTTTCATCTATAAATTTCTCCTTAAAATTATACTCTTTGACGTATTATATAAGTAAGTGCTATGCCAACGATTAACTATGGCGGAAGCGTGCAATATCTGAGGTATTCCAGATATTATTCATATCTTCTTCTTTGAAGATGATTTGATACCCTTTTGATTTCTCTTCAATAAAGTTCAAATAATCTTTAAAGTAAGATTCAAAATTGGAATAGTCAATTTTTCCAAAAACAAAATCATTTTCATTTACTCGTTTAGTAAGCAGGCCGCCTTTTGCAAGAACTTGCAAGAAAGAGTTGCTGACGTGAATAAACAAAGTGTCATAGCCTTTGGTCTGGCTTTGTTGTTTGTTTTTGGCAATAGATAGAGCTGAGACAATTCCATCTAGAACAGAAATGAGATAATTAGGATTATCAACATTTGTTCTGTAACGATAAAAGAGTTGTTTTTTCTCATCTCTCATATCTACCAAACTTGACCAAAATCCATTTTGACCTTGCATAGAATCAACAAAAATATTGAGAAAATCAGAAGATGAATTAGCCAAAGCCTTTTCAGACTCATAGGCGTGGTTTACAACTTCAAATTTACTCATGTCAATAAATTGAGCAGGAATAAACAAATCATCATAGATGATGCCTGTTAGGTATTTGTCACTATCAGCCCAATCTACAAGGTAATAAATCCCGGTTTTTTTCTCTCTTAGAGCATCACCGTTGTATAAAATTAAATTTGAAGAAAAATTTTCAATGCCATAATAAACATTGTCTACATCCTCAAACTCTATCTCACCTGTAAGTTTAGAACGATATTTAACACAAATACCATTTTTACTTTGAATGATTTTACCTTGGGTTTGGATAAGTTCTCCTTTATTAAGTTTGCTAGGAATCCCAATAGTAGAATGTCTCTTCCCCCAAAGCAATTGTTTTCTAATTGAATTATTCATTGTTAATCATTCAATCCTTTCATTTGTTGATTTGATTATATTATACCATATTTTATGGCAAAAAATAAAGCCCTTTGTTACAAAAATAGAACAAAGAGCAGACTAAAAAATAAAATTCACAAAAATGGAGTGAACTTAATACAATTATTATTGTAAGGCATTTCTTTCAAAAAGTCAAATTTGAATAATGATTTCAAGTTGACAAAAAGACAATAAAAGAATAGAATAAAAATCGACTAAAAAAATAAAATAAACAAAAAGGAGAATGTTAATGCAGAGTATACATATTAATAATTTTGATAATAAAACAAGAACATCAGGAGTGACAGAAAGTACATTCAGCCACATTAATTCTGATGATATTTTGCGTTTTACAGGAAGCTCTCAGTGGGTTCGTGTAAAATCTGATGATAAAGTTTTGAAAATCCCTAAAAACCAAATAGCCAATCTCAGGCCATCAAATAGAGTGATGATTGAAATGGGTTGCCCAGATAAAGAGAGCAACACATTAAAGTCTAGCACAGCAATTGTTCTTTCTATTGATTTAAAGCAAACGGATTGGAGTTTGAGAAATACAGGGTTTGATACATTATCTTTGATTGATTCTTTCTTGTTTGATGAAAAGAATCCAAAGATGCCAAAGCCTAGTTTTGCTATAAAAGCAATAGAGGAGTGCCAATTTGTTTATTTATTAGACAAAGAAGTTTGGTTCAACTCAAAGCAAATCATTTGTTATTTTAATAAAGTTAAAGACAATTTATCAAATCTTTTAAAACAAAGTATTAAAGAAAAAATATTTGCAGAGAAAAAGAAGAATAAAAGATATAACCCAGTTTTGTTTTCTCTGAAGCAGCTCAAAGTTATTGACAATCATTCGTATGTTATAGCTGTAGGCAGCAATGGAAAATATACCTCAATTCCGGCAACATATAAAGTTTATAATGATAATTTATTGCAATATTCATTAGCATCTCTGAATAATGAGATAAACAAAATAATGAGGCCTAATTTTAAACCAACACCAAATCTATTTAATTTTAGGAATCAAACATCAAAAACAAAATCTTCTATGGATGAAATTAGAAGAGAGTTTTTTGAGAGACGCAAAAATGATGAGCGTTTTAAAGAATTGTACTCATCTGTTCAAAAAGCAGAAAATCCAGATGTTCGAGAATTTAGATGGATTCAATTTGAAGATGTTGTTAAATATGTATCTGAGAATAAATCGAATGTAACTTTAAAAGATATTTTTGAGGTTTATTTCATGTTGGGATATGACTGGATGCAAAGATTTCATAAAATAACAGAAATTGAACTATTGGAAAGAGCTTTACTGCTGCAAAAAAAATATTTTGAGGATGGGGTTGATACTTTGCCTGTCTACTCAATGTCTGACATCTTAGAACAAGTAAAACAATCTCATCAAAGAAATTATCACAAAAGAGACAATGCTTTTTACAGAGAGAAGCTTCAACTATTAGGCTGTCAATTAGATAACTACTTAATGTATTCCGAGGGAGACATTAATTACCAGCGTTTCCTTAGTAATAGAAAAATTAACAAAGAACAAAAAATACTTCAGGTTGGATTATTAAAACAACAAGGGTTTTCTATGAGGCAAATAGCCACAAAAACAAGAATTTCTCTAGGTTCAGTCTCGAATTATTTAAAGAAATATCAAGAAATTAAAAGAATATTCCTCAGAAAGTTAAAAAAGAAGAAACAAGAATATGTAATATTTTTAGAGCAATTAGCATCTAAATGTTTTTTGTTGAACCGTAATTCCAGAAAAAACAATCTATCTCAGAAAGACCATCAAGAGTTCAAAGAATTTAGTGATTTTTTCTTTTCTGTCATACTAGAGACCTGACTTAAAATTTTCTCGTGGGTTATTTCATTTTTATATTATTTTTATTTTTACAAAAAGGAAATTAGGAGATTCCTGAAATTCAATTTAATACAATAAAAATAAAGTTTTTAAAATTAAGTATTAAAAACTCCTTTTTGCGTGCTTTCGTTTATCTCTAGATGTTATTGTTTTTATTTGTGTTCAAATTATTTCTCAATATGTATATTCGAATATAAGACATATACTTCAAATAAAGCATTGGTTGAGTTTTGTGAGGTTGATTTGTTGTGATATACTATTATATAATTGAATTAAATAAACTAGATTGGATTATTATTTATGAGAGAAAAAACAAAATCTTTTTTGACTGTTTTAATTTATTCTGTTAGATATGGTGTACTGCTCTTTCTTTTCTGCCTGATGATTTATATTGGCTTTATGTTTTTAGAAAAGCCTAACCAAACAAAATATGTCATCACAAATGATGAACAGGCTGAATATTTTTTAAAAAACAGCTTCAAAAGAAATGATATAAAAGTTTTAAGTATAGACTATAAGAAAACTAAAGAAGATAAGGATAAAGAAATAAAATATCTTTATAACCCTATTATTGTATCTGACCAAGAAACTTCTAGTATTAATAGTTTCTCTAAAATTGAGTTATCTGCTCCTGCCTATCTAAAAAATAAAAACAATGCTCTGTATCAGGCAGAAATTCCTAGAGAGCTGACTGCTGAAGAAGAAGCTTATAATCATTCTTTAGATTTGTATAAAACAAAACAAGAGGAACAGAATAAAAAGGCAGATGAAATCTTGTCAGACAAAAAGGCTGGTTCTACTTTCTTTGAGACTGAGAATGAGGAATTGTTTAAAGAGTTAAAAACTATGGTAGAAAAATCATCACGCGCCGTTTATATCTCAAACAACAAAGAATATATCTTTGAAAAAGGTGCGCTTGATACAGAATTGAAAATAACATCAATTACAGATGTTTCGAATGTGAGCAAGAAAGTTGATGACACTTCCTCTTCAATTGAGCAGAAAAAGATTAAAGCTAAGAAAAAGAAAATACCAAATGAATTTCAGGAAAGTCCGGAACTGGATAAAGACTTTAAAATCTATTACAGCTTACCTTACAGAAAGATGATTTTGGAATCTATCCAAAAGGAATTTTATAAAAATGACTTCTCTTTTGTTGGCAAGAAAAATGAAGAACTGGAATCTCTGGATATTCTTTTAAAGGATTTTAATAAAAATCTGAATAAAAAACACAAGAAACTCTTATTCCTTGGTTCTCCTAAAAGCGCTCCTACCTTTGAGGGTATTTCTGGTTTGGAAATTTATTCTCTCATGGACTCTAAAACCGGAGAAGAAAATAATACCAACCTGAATAATCTAATAAAATTTGCCAAAGAAGAAAAAATTAAAAAAATCTTGATTGATGAAACAACCTCGGATTTTGTAAAAGATGAAATTAAATCCGCTTTAGGTGATGATGTTGAATTTTATTCTTTAGATACAAATTCCACTGTATTTGATAAAGATAGCTTTAAAAAAGTATTTCTCCATAATTTACAAATGATAAAAAAATCTCTTTTCTAGTCAATTTGCAGTGACAGATTATATCAAATATGATATAATAGAGTATATAAATTGATTAAAAATAAATGAAAGGAGAAATATTACTATGACAAAAGGTAAGTATTTTAGAGAACCAGATAAGTTTTTTGCAGAACCTAAACCTTATGGTCTTGGTTTTACTGGAAGTGTCCTTGAAAATGTGAGGTCATTTCAAGAAGATGAAATTCCAAAAGAACAAGAAAGTTATTTTGGTGAAACAGCTTTTGTTGGAAATGATTTTGAAGAAGAAGTTGCTGCACGAAAGGTAGAAGAAACTTATGAAGAAGAAAACCAAGCTGAAGAGGTTGGAGATAATTTCTTGGGTAAGGTCTTGTTGTATGGTGCGGTAACTGAGCAATTAGATGATTGGCTACGATAAAAAGACGGTTTTATTTATAAAATAGAACTGTCTTTATTTTTGTGTTATAATAAAATCTGTAAATTATTTACAAAAAATATATTTAACAAAAGAAAGGATGACCTCTGATAGCTAGAGAGGTCATATTGGTGACAATTATGTCAATTCTAACTAATGTTTTTATCGGAACTGTCCAAGTTCTTGAGGAAAAACCATCAAATAACGATTATAACAAATCGTTTAATGCAGTAATTGCGGGGCCGACTCCGCAAGATGTTACTAAATCTGTTCGGTTCAACAATTTTGTTGGTTTGACAATTAATGCTCGAACTGCTGAGTTTCATGGATTTGTTTCAGGCGGTTTTTATGAAATCGTTGCTCGCATGAGTGTGGATAAAGGTCAAGACGGCAAACAATATCTGAACTTGAATGTTGTTTCAATCGTCCACAATTCAGTGATGACAATGGGCAACGAAAATGGTGCAGATATTGGGGTTATCTTCCCAGTAAATAAAGTTATTCTTTCAGGATATACTTCATTTACTAAGTCAGGAACAACTTCAAATGGAAACAACTATGAATCATACTTGCTTAATACAGGAAGTATGTACGTTTCTAATAAGGCAGAAAAAGCTGTAACAGCACGTGCTGGTGTCAACGTGACTGACTGGAATCCGAAAGGTTTCCAAGACAACCAGTATGTTCAGGTAACAGGTTCGATTTCCCGTAACGGTCAAGGTTACTGGAGCGTAACAGCGGACACGGCAATTCCTCTGCATCAAGTAGAATATTACAATCCGCAACAGCAGCAAGCTCCTCAACCTCAACAAACAGCGCCAGCTCCACAGCAGTATGGACAAGCTCCTCAAAATCCTAACTTTAATCAGCCTCAGCAGACTCAACCACAACAATCTTATGGTCAGTCAGTTCCAGCTATGCAAGGAAATGGATATAATCAAGGGCAAGGAACTTTGCCACCGCAAAATGGTTATGGACAGTCACAAGCGCCTGTTCAAAATCCTCAATATGGGCAAGCTCCTACTCCACAAACACCTGATTTTTCTCGTCCAACACCAGAAAACACAGGATTTGCAGGAGACAACAATCCTAATGTTTCAACACTAGGAAGTACAGGTGTGTTCAATCCAGCAGAAAGTCCATTTGCTGGAGGAAACCCGTTAGACATTTCGGACGACGACCTACCATTCTAAGATAAATACTTAACTTAGAATGAACTTGGTTTGAGTTTGGATAAAATTAAAGTTTACTTGATAATAAATTCAAGTAAACTTTTTTGTTTTTCTTTTTTAGTTTATGTAAAAGTATGATATAATGTATGTACTAAATTAATTATTTTATAAAGGAGTAACCATGAAGAAAAAGGTAACATTAATTGCTTTGGTTTTGGTTGTTCTTTCTGTTGTAGGACTATTCTTCTACATACGAAGTAAAACCAAAGAACCCAATGCTAAAAGTTATGGAACTATAAATAAAAATGTTCCATCAGAAACAACAAAAGAATCTCATATTGAAGATTTAGAAAAAGGTGTAACAGAAACATCATCTGCACCAAAGGAGGCTGAGAATATGATTGCAAAAACTAAGGTCGGAGACCTGAAAATCAAAGTTGAACAAACACAAATCCTAGATGTTATTCCACGTCAAAACGGTGAATACAGTAATGGAAATAAATTCTTTGTCGTGACATCTAAGATGAAGTTGAGTGATGAAATTCCGTCTTTGGATGTTTTAAAGTGGGTGTTGGAAGTAGATGGTCAAGAAATTGAAGCATCTAAAGAAGCAACAGTTTCAGCTAACCAATTCCCTCTGGTTAATATTCCTAAAAACTTTGAATTCAGCTACAGTGTTGCGTTTGAATCGAAAGAAGATGTGTTTACAAATGCTCAAAGCATTAAATTAAAGGTCTTTTCAAGTGATGGCAGCAAGACTCAAACAATGGATTTGAAGTAATATATTAACTTAGGATAACAAATATGTTACAAAATTGTAAAGTTAAAATAAGGGGAAAAGTTTGAAACTCCTTATTTTTTTAGTTATAATTTGAAGAGGAATGATTAAAGTCATTCTTTTTTATTAAATTTGAAAGAGGTAAATTTTTTAATGAATTTAAAATCGAAAATCTTTAAAGCTGGTATGGTGACGGCTCTACTTAGTGGTTCTGTTCTTGGCCCTGCAAGTCAGATTGTTCATGCAACAGAAACTTCAAAAGCAAGTACATCATCTTCTAATATTGAAAAGAAGTCGGACAAGAAAACAAAAGAAACGGCAACGTCTTCATCATCTTCTTCTGCTTCTACTATTTCTTCAAGTTCATCATCTGCATCTGTTGATAAATCAAAAATTGATAAGACGGATGTAAAGGCAAGTGTTTCTTCTAGTGCTGAAAAAGAAAAGACTGTTACAGATGAATTAGAAAAAATTGTTTCTAAGGAAGATGTGAAAGAAGCTGAAGCTCTTCATGAAACTGCAAAAGTTGACTTGCCAGACAGCAAGGAAACAGCTAAAGAAGCTGATGAACTTAAGGCTGTACTGGAAGAAGTAGACAGCCACAAGGAAGAAATTCAAAAAGTAGAGAGCGAAGCCAATGTTCTTCAAGAAACTAAAGCTAAAAAGGATTTAGAAGTTAAAAGTATTGAAGAAAAAGAAAAAAGCTCTAAAACAGCTATTGAAGATTTGAAGAAACAAATCGAAGCAAAGAAAAAAGAAATCGCTGAGAAAAAAGCAGCAGAGGAAGGACAAGTTTCTAACCCTCAAACGACATCTCAATCACAAAATATTGCTGTTCCAATTACAGTTGATGGAAATACTATCCAAACATCAGGAAAACTTTTTGAGCCAAATTACAATGATGCAGGCTCATATCCTGTAGGTCAATGTACTTGGGGAGCAAAAGTTTTAGCGCCTTGGGCAGGACATTACTGGGGTAACGGTGGTCAATGGACAGCTAGTGCAGCAGCGGCAGGTTTCAAAACCGGAACTGTTCCTAAGGTTGGAGCGATTGCCTGCTGGACTGATGGTGGATATGGACACGTTGCTGTTGTTACAGATGTTCAATCTGTAAACTCTATCCAAGTCCTTGAATCTAACTACTTGGGCAACCAAACAATTGGTAACTACCGTGGATGGTTTGACCCTACAATTGCACAAGGCACAGTATCATATATTTACCCACCGGGTTCATAATTTGATGTAAAATAATTTTTGACTGATAATAAAATATGTCTTTTAGGAGGCAAGAATGAATAAAATGTCTCGAACAACAAAATCTCCCAAAGGTGCTGTTATCAATAAGGATGACTTGGACTTTTTCACAAAAAAGAAAAACTTTAAAGGTGACACAATATTGGAAATTGTGGCCACTAGTGAAGAAGAACTAGGTCAACTGGAAGAACGCCTTGATGACTTTACACAATTTCTGGATGTTGAAAGAATTTTTAGAGGAACAATTCGTGATGGCAAAGAATATATTGCCAGATACAAAGTTAATGGTGAAACTGATTTAAGTGAGCTATTCAACTTTGAACACGAAGATTTCATTGATATTGAAAATTCTGTAGATGCCAAGAATTTGTAAACAAATTAAATCTTTTAAATAATACAAAAATTAATACTCATCTTTCTATAATTCATGAAAGGTGAGTGTTTTTTATTTGTTTCAGATTGTAGAAACTATCGAAATATGGTACAATAGATGATGTATAAAAACCAAAGAGATTAATTTTGAAAGGGTACAAAATGAATATCAAAAAAATTCTATCAATTATTGGTATGTTAGGTGGTGCAGGTTTGATGACTGCTCCAGTTGTAATGGGTCAAGAAATCTATTCAACAAAAATGAGTACAAAGAAAATTGCAGGCCAAAATTTTGTGATGAAAAAATATCAAGTCAAGGCCGCTAAAGACACTCATCTTTACGAGGACACAAATACAGAATCCAACAAACTTTATGATTTGAACGAGGGAACTGAATTTGAAATCCTTGGTTACTCTTCTGAGTACGCTGTTGTAGACTATAACGGCGGAGAAGCCTTTGTTCCTTTGGCTGATATTGATTTGTCCGGAACTGGTATCAAGGTTGATGTTAAGTCCACAGATGGCAAAAAGAAGAAAACACCAGTTTTCTCAGACCAAACGGTAACATCGTTCAAGGAATTGAATATTGATTTAGGTAAAATTGACCTGTCTGACGAATCTTTGTATGATGGCGGAACTCTGAAAACATATAAAGATGCAGCGATTGCTTACGGCCGAGCTGTTAAATCAAATGGTGAGAACCAAGAAAGTCTTAAAGCAGAATTTGAAAATGCCAAAGATGGATTGTTACTCAAAAATGGCAAAAAGGCTATTGAGAAAAAAGCTGAAGAAAAATCAAGTAAGAAGACAAGTTCTAGTGCTTCTTCTTCAAAAGAAACCAAACAACCTTCTTCTACACCAGCGTCTAGCTCACAATCAACTCCATCTGCAAGTTCTGCATCAAGTGCTTCATCATCAGACAAATTCCAATTCCCATCTGTTCCGCAAGGTCTGACTATCAAAGATGGTAAAACACTAGCAGCCGTTGCTATTGAAGCCACAGCTAAAATGAGCCTAGAGGGTAAAGATTCACCTAACCAAACGATTGGTAAAGGGGTTGCTACTATCCCAGAGGGGGCTAATCTACAAGTGACTGCCATTTCTACAGATGGCGTAGCAGAGGTCTCTTATGAGGGCCAAACAGTTTATGTTTTAACTAGTGGTTTAAGTTAAAACAATAATAACCCAAAGAAAGAAGATGAAATCCTTATGACAAAACTTCCTGTAAAGCGAAAAATGTTAATGGATGAATACCAAAAAGCAGCGATTGAAGCCCCTATTGGAATAACTCAGATAGGGGCGATTGCTGGTGCTGGGAAAACATCTTGTCTGACAAACAGAATCGCTAATATGGTTGACCACGGTGTTGACCCATCAAAAATTTGTATGGTGACATTTACACGAAAAGCTGCAAGAGAAATGTTGGAGCGTGTGACGAAAGTGCTTGCTGTACCAGAGGGGCAAGAATTGCCAGTCAAAAATGGAACATTCCATAGTTTAGCATACAGGCTGATGCGAGAATATTATTCTCGGAGAGGTTTCAAGTTTTCAATGCTTGATGAAAAGTCAGAAACATCATTATTTGAACTTGAAGTGTTTGTGGCTTTAAAAAACAAGTGCCAGAATGAAAATCCTGATATGCCTGAAAAAGAAGTGATTAAAACTGTTAAGAGACAAATGGCAGATACGCCTATTAAGTATCTGATTAAAATTATGTCTCAGGCAGCATCATTCACGCGCAATCCTCTAAACTTAGAGGCGGATTATCCTAGTGCTATTGAAGACTGGAATACAAAAAATCCCAATAAATGGGTAGAGCCAGAAATGGCCCTAGCTTTTATGGTTGCCTTTTTGCGATTGAAACGACGTAGAAACCTTTATAATTTTGATGACATCTTACTTTATTTCTATGAGAAATTGGTAACTGATAAAGACTTTTTAAACTATGTTCATAGAAATATTGAACATCTTTTAGTAGATGAATTTCAGGATGTGAACTACCTGCAATACCTGATTGTAAAGTTGATGACGCAAAAATCATTGTTTGCAATTGGTGACAAGGCTCAGGCCATCTATGGTTTCCGTGGTTCTAATTCTAGTTTTATTGAAAATTTTGCAACTTATTTTGATGATTTAGGGTTAGGTGTACTTGAATTAACTCTAAAGAAAAATTACCGCTCACAAGGAAATATCTTGAAAAATGCTGAAACACTGATTCATGGTAATTTTGAAGATGTTGAATTAATTCCTACTTTACAAGATGGAATTTTAAAACATGGAAGATTTGATAGCCGAAATGCAGAAGCTGAATATATCATGTCTAGAATTAAGCAAAATTATGAAGCGGGTCTTCCTTATAATTCTCAGGCAGTCCTTATTCGAGGTAAACGCTCACTAGCTGCTCTGGAAATGGCTGCTCGTAAATTTAATATTCCATTATCTGTAGCTGTAGGCGGAGCGAAATCATTCTTTGATTTGAAAGTTATTCGTGAGCCACTAGCCTTTCTGAAAATTATTCAATATCCTGATGAACCATATAATTATATTGATGTTTTGAGATTGTTCCCCGGAGTTGGGGAAAAGAAGCTGAAAGATGTTTACACATTCCTCAAAAACAATAATTGTAATTTAGAGTTGTTGATGTTGGCCACAAAAGACAAATCTTTGGCCGGTGCTATCCAAGCTCTTGTTTATATGTTGGATTCTATTCCTGATTTACCTGTAGTTCATGATGAAGACACAGAAAAAGTACAGGAAGAAAAAGAAGAGCAACAAAAACGTTATGTCTTTGATGTTTTAGATGTTTTCCTATCCGGATTCTATGAAGAGTCTTTGGCAAAACGCTTCACAAATAAGCTGGGGGTGTTAGATAATGATGCCTACGATTCAGCAATTAGTTCATTGGAAGACTTCAAGAGCATTGTCAATAACGCAGCTTCTTTAGAAGACTTTTTGGCAGATGTTCAATTGAATGATGATATTGATTCTGATGATGGGGATGCTGTTTTGCTTGCAACTATGCACGCTTCAAAAGGGTTGGAGTGGGATGTTGTATTCCTGCCCGGATGGACAGAGGGGTTATACCCAACAAAATCAAGTATGACACCTAAAGAAGAAAAGCAAGAGCGAAATCTTGGGTATGTTGCTATCACGCGCGGTAAAAAAGAAGTTTATGTAACTTATGCGCCAGTCAATGAGGGTGGTTTCTCTAGGCCATCAAGATTCTTTGATGAAGCCAAATTATATGAAACGCCTAACATGTTGAAAGAGAAAAAGAAAGGTGATACATGATATTAAATCCTTTTACTGGACAAGAAGTACAAGAAGAAACAATTGTAATGAAGTCTATTTTATGGCCTGATGTTAAAGAATTGTTCTACGAATATTTCTTTGGTGACAAACAAAAGGCTTTAAAGGAAATGAAAGAAGCAGCAGGAAGCCAAGGGATGAGAAAGGAAAGTTTCTTTTCTCTTGGCCTTGTTTTTAAAGAAATATATAATTCCCCGGATTCCATCTATGTTTCTTTTAAAACTGAAGATGAAGCTGTAATCTTTTTAAACAATGTTTACACTCTTCATCTGGGAATTCAGCAAATAAGGTAGAAAGTAGGTGACAGTATTGGATGATTTGAAAGATTTTTTTGCTAACAGTTGGAAAAAGAGAAAGAAAAGATGGAAAAACAGTAGTGCCTCCATTAGAAAAATAATTCAATACTTTATGTCTGGATGGATGTATAGGATTTTTCTTCTCCTTGCTCTTGTTTCCTTTATTGTAGGTGGTATATCTATTACATTGTTAGCATCTACTAGAAGCTCTATCAAAGGCTTGCAAGATTCGGTTTTAGAGACAGCTAGAAGCCAGAATTACAAAGATGAAAAACTAGAAGTGACAGAAACAGGGAAAACAAAAAGAACCTATGAATTAACTTATGATAGTTCATATAATCCAATTGTTAGTCATGATGGGAAATCGTATCTTTTGAAAAACTCAAAATCCTATGAGATTGATTCTAGTAACAATGAGCTGAAAGAAGTTCCTAAAACTCCATACTTAGATGCTTCTTATGTATTTTTGTCTTTAATAAATAAAGATTTAGGGCAAGATTTCACATCAGGAACATACAATGTACTAGAAAGTTTGAATAAAACTGATTTCAAAGTTCAAAATGTAACATACGGAGCAAATGAAGCGCCATCTTATTATGTTTCTGGAACGGTGAATAAAGGAGATGCTTTTTTCTTCAAGAAGAAACTGTATGAATTTGTGGATGCAACCATTCCTAGTGATATAAAAGAATTTAAAGTTGAGTTAGTTATCAATAAAAGATTAGCTATTATCAACGAAATTAAAATAACTGGATTAGAAAAGGAAGGATATACTTTGTATTTGAAGTATGTTAGGTAATGTAAAATATGGCAAAACAAAACCAAGAATTTCATGGATATGATAAATTTGATACATCATTCCTGAAAAGGCCAAGAAATTACAATGAATTTGAAGAATTAGGACTTACAGATGATGATGTTGTGCCATCTGTTCAGGACAGTGAAGACTTCTTGCTTCGTTGGGAACATATGGGCTATGATAAATTAACGCCTGCCCAACGCCGAAAGAGACTGTTCTTATATCTGTTTTTGGCCTGTGTTCGGGTTCTGAATGAGTGCGAAGTAAAATGGCTGATTGAGCGGTATCATAGATTCAAAGATTTTGGTACAAAAGAAGACCCAGACCCACGGTCTATCTCGGCGTTGCAACGTCTGGCAGAGCATAATTTACGTTTATGTATGTCAGAAGCTATCAAATGCTCTTTGGAATATAAGGAGTTGAGTGATGTATTTGGTAATGCTTATGAGGGGTTGAACACAGGATTACGCAGGTTTGACCCAAACAATGAAAAAGGAGCAAAGCTATCCACTTATGTTACATGGTGGATTAGGCAATCAGTTTACAGAAAGACTTCAGAGCAACAAAGAAATATTGTCATTCCTAATCATCTTAGAAGTGATTTTAACAATCTTCGAAAAGCATTGTCAGAATTAACTAATGGTACTGAGGATGATGTAAATAGAAGTTATGAAGAATTGGCTGAATATGTAAACACTCACATTAAACCCGGCGGAAAAATGGATGCCAAGAAAGTAAAAGTTCTTTATCCTCATGTTCTTCATCAAAGTTCTTTAACATGGTCTTCTGGTTTTTATAAGAGCGGTGATGATGTTGAAGACAATATGTATTTGGTTGAAGCTAGTATGGAATCTGGAGACTCTATAGATGATACATTAACTTCTGAAAACCAAGAAAAGTTTTTAAAAGAAAGTATGGAGTCATTATCGGCTAGAGAGCGTGATGTCATTGACTTGTATTATGGGCTGACTTCTGGAAAGAAGATGTCACCTAAAGAAATTTCAGCATTTCAAGGAACACCAGAAAGAATCGTACAAAGTTTGATAGCTTCAGCAACAGAAAACATGCTGAAATATGCAATTGAAAACAATATTGACTATGAAGATATTGTTTGATATACTGATAAAAAAGTGAAAACTTTCTAAGTGTTTGTAAAAAAGTAATTGTAAAAAAGGAAAAGGCTGTAATAAGCCTTTTTGATTTGTTTAGCAGCTTTTGATATAATAAAACTAATTAATAGAAATAAAATAAAAGAAAGAAATGTGCATAGATGAAAAAATATATAATTGGAATTATATCTCTTGTTTCTATTGTTATTATTGGTTTATTTTCGTGGTTTTTTATCAGCAAAAACAATAACAATAACAAGTATGGCAAGATAGATACAGTCGCTAAAACAGAAGAAAAAGCAGCAAAAAAAGGAGCTTTTTCCGAGATAAGTTTAGGTAATGGCACTGTTTATGATGTCGTGAGAATCAATGGCAATAACAACAGTATTGACATGAAAGATTATCTATATCAATGGGAGAAAGAAGACCGAAACAAGGTAGAGCATGGGATTACTTTTATTCGTCGCAATATTCCCAGTACAGAAATTTCAGCGCTTATCCCAGAAAAGGCAGAAACCATTTATGACCCATCAAATGCTGGATGGCATTACTATAAATCCGGAAGTGTCCTAGTTGGTGTCACAGTAAAAGATTCAACAGACAAATCAATTGGTTTGATTCAATCAGAGATGAAAGATGCTATCAGTGCCTTTGGTGTTCATCTTAAAGGTGTTTGGTATACTGTGCATGATTATCAGTCATCTCCTTTTATGTTGAAAGATTTTGATAAATCAGCAACAGTTTATGTTTCTAAAGGCTCTAATGGAAAAGATTATATCCAATTGCCTGATGGAAATATCTTAGATAACACAAGTGAAGCTAAGAAACAATTGAGATATTTAGAAATTCCGGACTTGCAATTAGCTGATAGTGGTCAACCTGTAGAATTTGAATCAAATCCTTTCGTTCAGTTCAATTATTCTATTGTAGGTAATAAGATTGTTTTAGTTGCTGTCTTTTCTCCAGCAGGAGAAAGTGATAAAGCTGCTGCAATCAGTCAAACTATCTCAAAAAATATCGGCAATTCTAGTGAGAAGTTCGCTACAGGTCAATTAATTGCATCAAACTACGTGAGTGTTGGTCAATTATCTTTTCCGACAATAAAAAATGCAGAAATATCTAGTAAAACTATGAAAACAAAGGATAATGAAGAAGTTGTAAGCTTTGCGCAATTCAAAGATGTTCAGGGAGTTGGTGATTTGTCTGGTAAGAAGGAATTTTTAAGTCCTATTACAAATGTCCTGATGAGGCCTGATGCAAAAGAAACAAACTTTGATGCAGGAAATCTCTCTTTGAAGCAATTGGCTGAAAAAAAGATTGGAGATTGGCAAGTCTCCGTATCACAATTTGATTATATAACCAGCGACCCATACTCTAAAGACAATAAGTGGCTGATTGATGGTAATGGAAGTTCTGGTGTACTAACTACTTTCTATAATGCAGAAAAGAAAGAATTAATTGTCATGGCTGTAAGGGGAACAAACCTTAAATCATCTTATAAAATTAATGATTACATTACTTCTTATACAAAATAAAAGAACTCTATATTTTAGAGTTCTTTTTCTTTCTAACTAATTTTATAAGTTAGGAAATTCATCTACAAAATCTGGAGTTCCGTTGAAGCTTTGATTTTGTTGGAATTGTGGTTGTTGAGATTGTGGATTAAAATTTGGATTTTGTGGTTGACCACCTTGGAAAGTTGTTGTAGTGCTGCCGTTTGGAATGTTACCATAAGGTTGTTGTGGATAACCTTGTTGGATTTGTTGTGGTGCTTCTGTTGTTGTTTGTTCTTCAGAACCCAAATCAGGTAATTCGTTAGGAGAGAAAGCCCAGATACCTCGTTCCATCTCTATACGAAGATAATTTTTAATAGCTTCAGATAAGTAGATGGCCATAGCTTTCAATTCAGAAAAAGGCATAATGTAAGATGCAGACTTCTTATTCTGATTGGTTGGTGAAATACCGCCAGTAGAAGTTTTCTTCCCATCCTGTAAAGAAGCAACAAACATGACGTTGCCAACATTTTTTGCCATGCTAACACTCAGAGTTCGAGATATGAGTCTTCCGTTTTTATCATTGCCTCCACCAATGTGGATTTGTTTCCCAAAGAAATTCTTTCCACTTGCTTGTGCATTATTTTGCATAGCTTGGATTTCTTGCACAAATCGTCCACTTAAAATATCATGACACATAGCCAGAATTTCATCAAATGTTAGGAAGCAAGTAATAACAACATTTTTGGATGAATTATTCGTGTCATAGTTGGTTAGTTGAAATGCAACTTTGTTAATATTGAAAGCATAAGTCATGATTTCAAAAAAAGATTTATTGCCAGAAAAACGAAGTAATTTATACTTCTTTTCTGCAACTTCTTGGGAGCTATTTTGGTTGTAATTAGTCATTAATTTTTCCTTTCATATTTGTTAATTACATCCTTAATTATATCATAAAAGACTAGAAAATTCAATGCTTCAAAGCGTTCTTGAAATATGATTGTAATAGTCAAAAAGAGAGAAAAATGTTATAATGAATAAGTAATAAATAACAAAATATAAAAGGAGTAATTCTCATGAATTTTACAAGCTGGTTAAAAAATACATTTCCTTTATTTTTTCGACGGCATAAAAAGAAAAGGATTCAACGGCCAATGCCAGAAGAAGACCAACTGGCTTTAAGTTTTGAAGAAGATGCCATTCAAAAAGTGGAAGAATCACAACCAGAAAACCCATTTACTCTAGGATATACTGAGAATGATGACAGTTATACAAAATTTTCAGGAAAGGTTAATAATGAAGAAAGTCTTTCTGTAAAAACGCCAGTCCAAGAAGCAGAAGAAGAACTAGATGAGCTTCAAAGTCAATTAGAGCAATTAATTGAGCAAGAGGAAAATACTTTCATTCATGCAGTAGATGAAGAGTCAGATATTATCGTTCATGGAAATGATATTATTTACACGCCGGATAAAGAAAATCTTTCTCATGTCATTGCTTCTAATGATGGCTCAATTGTGTTTTCGGGTGTGGACAGAGCTGGACAGATTACAACAGTGATTAAACACAAAAATGGCAAATTCAGCCATTATACAAATCTTGAAGTCTTAATAGCTCAATTAGGAGAAGATGTTGAGCGAGGAGAAGTTCTTGGAACAACAAGGTACGCTCCTATTTGCTTCTATATCGGAAGTCATTTATGGCTGCATGATATAAATACAGCTCAAATGATGGCTAATGGTCAGTAATATTTACTGGCCTCTTCTTTTTATTTTTCGTGTTTTATGTTAAAATAGATGGTGAATGAAAAATAAAGCACAAAGTTTTAAAAAGGATTTAAAAGATGACTAGTATAACTTTAGTTACAGAGTCTAAACTTTATCTTAAAGATAACCAACCTCTATACGAATACTTTGATGACTACTCTAAAATGTTTAATTTCTTATTTCGCAGGTGTGTGCACCATTTAAGACACAAACTAAATGGTGAGTCTGAATCTCGGTATCGAACCAACTTAATGCTTGAATTTAACTTGACTAATCGCATGGCTAAAGCCATTATTCGAACTGCGAAGAATCGACTTAAATTATTAAAAGAATCGGCTCGCTACCAGTTTAATAACTTGTATAAGCGCAGACGAACTTTGTATAAAAAGATGGGAAAATTAAAGTTTCTATTATCTTTAAGTTCAACTTCTTTTAAACAAAGAAAATTGGTGAAGTTGCGATTATTTTGGACTCAAATGAAATTAAACAAAGTGAATCAATTGCTATCTAATGGCTTGAAAATCCATTTGACTTTTGGCACAAGGCACTTGTTAAAAACAAACAAGGAAAAATTCTTAGCTAAAAGAGATAATCAAGTGGTTTACATTGGAGATAAAAACGAGACTTGTGGCAATCAACAGTTTCAAATTAAATTTAACTTTAAATACAATCGCTTTGAATATAAGCTAAGAGTAGATAATCGTTGGGTTCAGAGTTCAAATAAATACATATTTGGTTCATTTGTTTTGAAGAACAAAGATGCAAAGCTGTCTATTTTAAAGACTTTGTCTAATAATAAGTCTAATCCTTTAACTTATAGAATAAGTAAAGAAAAGGACGCTTTGTACTTACAAATCATATATCGACGTGAGACTGCTGATGTTACAAGAAGTAGTCGTGGTGTTTTAGGGATTGATTTCAATAAAGGATTTATATCTGTGTCTGAAATCAGCTCAGATGGTAAGTTACAATCATCAACTCGCTATAACTACTTACACACAGGTAAATCAACCAAGACAAAAACATCTATGCTAGAATTAGTTTCTAAGTTAGTTGCTCAGGCTGTGAATGTTGGAAAAGATATTGTTATTGAAGATTTAGTTAGTTTAGATTCAAATAAGAAACAAGAAAAAACAAAATCAAAAGATTACAATCGGATGATTAACAGCTTGAAGTTTGGTTTATTCAAGCGTTGCTTGCTGAGTAAAGCAACAAAAGAAGGGGTATCCATACACAGTGTGAACCCTTATAATACAAGCAAAATAGCTAGGGCAAGTTATACAGATAGAATGAAATTAAATGTGCATGATGCAGCTTCTTATGTTATTGCACGAAGATTTTATCAATACGACTAGGTGAAATTTATTTAATACAATCTGAAGACAAGATACGGAAAGATTGTGAAATTAAGTAATTAATATAATTTAGTGTTTGAGAGAATCTTTATTGCTTTGAAATAAAGAGGATTTTCAGATTATTTGAATAGCTTACCGTACAGCTAATGTAATTGAAATATTAGATGAAAGGAATAGAGTAACTATTTATAGTTATTTCTTTACGGTGAAAAGAATGTCAATAGATATTTTTGACGAAAATGAAGACAACAGCTTGGCTGAATTAGACCTTGGAGAGCTTCAAAAGGCAATGGCCTCTATCGGTCATCCGTCAGGCAAACAAGAACAGCCTAAGCCAACAATAAATAGGCGGCGTGCACCTGTAGTTCCGACAGAGCAAACCATTAAAGCTTATAAAGAAGAACAGAAAAAGAATCAACCACAGTTTAGTCCGGAATTTGAGGCTATGCAAGAAATGACTAGGAAAAGCAGAGAATTATCTTTGTCTGTTCCTGTTGTAGGGGGCAATTCCAGACGTTCTCGGCAAAGAAGAACATCTGATATAGAGAAAGAAAAATTACCTCAATCTCTTGTTTCAGAAATTGGGGATTTGCCTGTAGAAGTTGAAGACAATCCTAAAAGCACTCCTGCCTATGTCGGAGCAGCGCCGGTTGTAGTTTCGTTTCAATCAGATGATGAACCAGAAGAAGTTTCAAATGCTGTAGAATTAAGCAAGAAAGAAAAAATGGCCAATAGGACGCTACAAGAGCGGCTATTGGATGAAAATGATGAAGAATTGTTTGATGCGAACAATAAAAATTCTAGTTCAAATTCTTCTACTAAAACCAAACGTAGAAGAGGCCAGATTATTGAGTCTGAGGACGTTCCTGTAAATGTAGGCCGAATAGAAAACACTCGCAAAGATGTGTATGAGCGAGAAGAAAACAATCCATTTGCTGGGCCATTGCCTAATGACATCAATCTCTATACCATTCAGGATTATGTTTCTAAGTATAGAATGATTGGCTTGGGTATTTTCTTAGGATGCTTGTTGTTGGCTATCCTATTGGTTGCTATTTTTGGAATTCAATTATTTTAGAGAGGAAATGTATATACATGGTATTAAAAGGTAATAAACATAAAACAAGAACAAAAAAACGAGTTTTTGTTTCAAAGAAAAAATTGATTGAGGCGATTATGGCCTTGAATTATTACTGTATGGATTTGAATAGCTCCTTAAAAAATGGAGATTTGACATCTAAAGAAAAACAAAGTATTCGTAAGAATATTAATGCGAATTACGCAATCAAACATTACGCCATTGACCAAATGTATCGTGATGGCATTTTGTTCTTTGAGTGCTTTAGTGTTCAAGTAAATGAGCCTAAGAATCAACGTTATCTCTTTTCTCAATTCACGACCAAAGATGGTTCTTTTGTAGTGAAAAAACCTGCTAAGGTGGATGATTTGATTGCTATGCAAGCGTCCTTTAAAGTGGAGCACAAAGAAACCAGTGATTTCACAAAGGATTATATTCCTGACCTTGAATTGAATGATGCAAGAAATATCCTTGCAGGCTATATTCAAAAAGATATTCGTTTGATTTTTGGACACAAGAATGAGGAAGCTAAAGCTTTCAATGCTTTTAACTGCGAGCCTTTGAGAGATGAAAATGGAAATCTCACCCCTGAGTTCCCAGAAGTTCAAGCAGAACTAAAAAAATACAATGAAAAATCAGAACAAAAGACAGATGAAAAGAAGTCTGTATTTGATGCTTTAAATAAAGCGCAAAAAGGAAAGAATGTCATCAAGAAAGTTAAATTTAAAAAGCGGAGGTAAGATTCCATGACTGAATCAATAGCTCCACAAAATCCAGAATGGGTTGTTTTAGCAGAAAAGGCAGACCAAGGTAAAGATTATGCAATGGCCTTTAAAAATCACAAGAGATATAAAGATTCAAAAGGTTATTTTTGGATTTGTCAAGACCCTGACCTTTTAAATGGTGATGAGGTTGTTGTAATAGCTTTGCAGGGTCATGTTTTGGCATTAAAAAATCCTGAGGAATATAATCCTAATTGGGGAATGTTTCCAAAAGAAGAAAAATTCTTTCGACTTGATACTATGCCAATCATGCCTCAAAAGTTTGAGCTGACTATTGCTGATGGAAAGTACATGTTGGTTCAAAACGCCAAACGCTTTTTAACAAAAGCTAAAACAGTCATTATTGCTACTGACCCTGACCGAGCAGGTGAGCACATTGCTGTGGCACTACTTAGATTCTTGAATGTGGATATGACGAATACTAAGCGTCTATGGATTAATTCGTTAGAAAAAGGGCCTGTTCGTAAAGGGTTTCAAAACTTAAGAGATGCTTCTGAAACATATCCATATTATTTGGAAGACTTTACTCGTAGTGTTGCTGACTGGATGATAGGGATGAACCTAACTTGCCTTTATTCTCAATTGTGTTGGGATAATGGAGTAAGGACATCTGGTGCTTTAGCGATTGGGCGTGTTCTTATCCCTACCATGATGTTGGTATGGCAAAGAGAACTGGAAATTGCAAACTTTAAGCCTGAGCCATATTACATAGATACTCTTCTTTGTAAAACAGATAAAGGTGAAGAATTTGTAGCCCAAAGGTCTGGGGAATTCAAAGATAAAAGTGCTATCCCTATTATTTCTAAGTTGAGAGGCAATGTCACTGACATCAAAACTGAAAGAGAGTCCACAATACCTGAAAAGCTGATGGATTTGCAAGGTCTTAAAGATAGAGCAACAGCCGAATTAGGATATAAACCGGACGACACTCAAGACGCAGCAGAAAAACTGTATCAGAAGCATTATCTAACTTATCCTCGTACTTCTATTAACGTAATTACAGAAAATGAATTTAATTATTTGTTAGACTATCATTCTAAATACAAAGCGTTTTTCCCAGATGCTAATTTAGTTCGCACCATGCCTAAGAAAACATGGGTAGATGCTTCAAAAGCAAAAGAACACTTGGCCATTGTGCCAACACGGACTATCCCAGATTTGTCTTCTCTTCCAAAAAAGGAGAAGAATGTCTATCTTCTTGCTGTTAAAAGCGTTCTTGCTATGTTTGAGGATGATTATTACTATGACAAAACTACAATTGAAGTAGAAAATGATTACACTGTTTCTGGTTCTGTAGACGTAGACTTGGGGTGGAAAAAATTCTATAAAAAGAGCAAAAATACAGTGTTGTCTTTACCATCTGTAAAAGTGGGTGAAGAGTTAAATATTAAGCAAGAAATTGCGGAATATATGACAAAACCACCTAAACCTTATACCGCTTCAACATTGGAAAAAGCTATGGAAAATGTTCACAAACTGATAGATGATAAAGCAACTAAGAAAATTCTTAAAGATGCTAAGGGGCTAGGAACTCCAGCAACACGTTCAGCTATTGTTAAGAAAGTTATTAATCATCACAAACTTTTAGAAGAAATCCCAGTTAAAGGCAAGAAAAAACTTCCGATACTTCAAACGACTGCAAAAGGAAAAATGTTGGCAGAACTCATTTCTAAGACAAACAAAGTTTTAGGAGAGCCAAAAATGACAGCCGAGTGGGAAGATGCTTTGAGCCGTATCTCTAAGTTGACTTTAAGTCCAAAGGCTTTCTTGGACGAAATCAATAAATTAGTTTGGTATGCTTTCCAAACGCTGCCTACTGAATTGCCAAAAGTTCTAAAAACTATTGATACTTCCGCCTTAGGCCCAACAGGGAAAAGTGCTCCAGTTGTAATAGGTAAATGTCCTATTTGTGGAACAGGTAATATTTTGGATAGTTCACATCCTAAATTTAATGCTTATACTTGTTCAGAAGAAACCTGTGAACTTAGAACAAAGTCTTTATTCAAAGGCACTTTGAGCAAATGGGGTCACAAAGAGATTAATCCAAAAGAAGCTGTTAAGCTTATCAAAGGCAAAAAAATTCCATGTAAACTAACCTTTAAATCTAAAAAATATGATATGCTGATTTTTAGAGAAGCTGCAACAGGATATATCAAATGGGAATTTGCCAACCCAAAGAAAAAATAGAATAATATGAGGTGATTGTAATTGTCAGAAGAATTGAAGAATGAATTAATGGAGCAAAATGAACATCAATTATCCACAGATGTCAAAGCTCCTGAAAAAGATAAAAATGAAATTTCTATATCAACTAGGACATTCCTTGACACTTTGGAAGAAGAGACAAGAAGTGAAGTCTTAGAAGTTGGTGAATATAAAGGCTTGAAGAAAGATGAAGCCTATGAACTCAAAATCACGCGCGCCCCAGAAAGTAATCTTCTCAATGAGATAGATAAAGATGGCCGTGTAAACATCATCAACAGGGAAGTCAATCAACTTGTCTTAAGTCAAGAGCCTGACCAAGTTCGTGATGTACCTTTTAGAGATTTCCCTTTAGGTGTAAAAGAACTTCTTTTTAATCGGTTTAAGATTTTGGTGTTGTATCTTTATCTTCCAGTTGGTGTTATGTGGTCTCTTAGAATGGCCGGACATTCCATTTGGATTGTACCATTCGTTATTACTATTTTTGTAGCTCTTGCTTCTCTAGCCACTTATTCTGTCTTTAAAAACAAGGATTACATTGAACTTAAAGGAATCGTCCAAAGTGTTCAAAAAAGTAATGTTGTTTTTGATTTCTTCTTAGGTAGAACTCAAAAATATATTGTTTCTGTAGTAACACCTGACAAAAAATTCTTTTCCTTTATCTATCCTAAAAGGTTAAGTAATAAAATAGCTCCTGACCTGAAACCCGGCACGGCAATTACTGTGTTTACCCATAAAACAGCTAAAATGGTTGCATCAGAAGCCGGGGGCAGACTGGAATACCTTTATACTTTTGAAATTGGTGAAACCAGTGCAGCTCTTCATGATGAATTTGGAGAGGGTGTAACAGCTAAAGAATTCGCAGAAAGATAGATATATATAAATCTATCTTTTTTCTTTTATAATAATCTTTGTAAAACTATTATTTTACAATAAAATTATTTTTAATAAAAAAGAAAGGGGGTATTCACATGGAGATGAATACCAAACAACAGAAGAAAAAAATTCTTCTATCAAAAAATATAAAACTCGGAAAAACTTATGAGTTTGTCCGAGCAGCCGGCCCAGAAGTGTACGAAAAGAAAGGTTTTGGACTAATTCGTTACATTCAAAATGGGAAAATCGTTTTAGCAACATTCCGAGAAGATGGAACTGTTCTAAAAGAATACCCAACAAAGCTTTATGAGCTTGCAGTTGGCTCAAAGTATTCTTTGGAGGAGTTACATAAAGGACATGTAGCAAAACAAAAAACCAAAGAGAAAACTTTCAAAAATCTTGGCAATAAAAAAGCAGAAAAAGCAGATAATGTAAAACTAAAAACATTTTCTGAGTTGAATGATATGCAGCAGCAGTTGTATATCAAAAACTGGTACGCCAAGAACAGTCGAAAGTTAAATTCCTTAATGGACAAGAAGGTGGCTCGGTTGAACAAAAAGGGCAAACAAATTGTTTTGACAAAGTTTATCTTGAATAAAAAGGATTTACCTTTTGAAGAAGATTCTTGGCAAGGTATTGCTAAGGCCATTTGTGAGAACTCATCTTTCACAAAATTTGATGTCAAAAAATTTGGTATTCGATTTTTTGTAGATTAATTTAAAGTTTAAGTTTTATATATAATGATAGGAGAAAAAAATAATGAATAAAATGAAAATGAATTTAAAGAGCTTTTTGAAGTCTCTTAATGCAAGTGTTGATAATAAGGATGTAGCAAGTCTACTTCCTAATTTGGCAACAATTGTTAATGACCCTGAATATCTGCCTCACGTTGCAACAGCAGAAACCATGCTGACAGAATGTGACTTCAATAATATTCTAGAGGCATTAAACAAAGGTTTTGATTTGACGAATCCAGCAATCCAAAAATTAATGATGCAGTCAGAAAATCGGATTTTTCCGATTTTTATGAACTCTGCTACTTACGGATATGCTTTAGCATATAATCTGGACAAAGATGAAGCCAATGAAATGACTCGTAAAATGTATCATGAAGAATATGATTTTTCTAAGCGAAAAAGAACGAATACAGCAGTTCAGCTAGAGTTGTTGTTGCTGGTAGAAATGATGTTGTCAGACAAAATAGCAACATTTGAGACAGAAGATAGTGACATTGTTTACACTTCTAGCATCAAAATATCTGTTGACGTTGATAAAGGTTCGGCAATGCCAAACAATGCAAGTAAAGGCACAATGGTTGTAAGTTCTAGCAATCAGGTCAGCTTCTTTGAAAAAGATGAGGAAAACATCTTGGTCTCCAAGATTTTGTTCTTGTATGCTTTTCTGAACGATTTCTATTATGGAAATCCCAACGGAGTGTATAAAGAAGCTTTTCATGAATATTACGACAACGTAGATTCAATTTATAGCTACAATAAACTACATGGTGATGTTAGTGGTTTTGTAGATGAGTTGAAAGCTATTGCAAGACTGTATCAAGCTGGTAAGAAAATTGGCTCAGACACACTGCATACATTTCTACAACGCCTGCAAATTATTGCTGAGTTGCTTGATGGTTTTTCACATCAAGACATCAATTTGGAATATGACTTTGTTGATTCGCTAGAGCTTAACATTGATATTTTACAAGAGATGGCTGAAAAATTCCCAGAAAAACGGGAAATTTTCACAGGTAAAAAGAGCTTTGAAAAAGGAAAGTTCTCTGAGATGGAATATCTACGAGAAAATCTTAAAATTGATGACCAAAAAGACTTGGTTGTTGAAGAAAAGCTTAAAAATGCAACGTTGCCTGATTTTGTGAAGCAGCTCGCGAACAGAATTTCTAAATCCTATCAAATGGGATTTGAAGTTCCGTATCGTCAAATTCAATTGACTGGCGACGCCGGTGCGGGGAAGTCATTTGGCGTAATGATTTTGTCTTACATCTTAGGTTTGCCTTACTTTGCAGAAGTTGGTTCTTCTGACAAATTGTCAGATAGTGACTGGTTTGGACGTTTGCAGCCTCGAACAAAAGAGGCAGCAGATGCAGACAAATCTAGTGATGCACAAGTTGTTGATTTACAACAATTGTATGTTGATAACGGTTTGTTTGTTACAGAAGCTGATATTGATATTGTTCCTGAAGAGGTCTATTTTGAAATCTTTGGAAACGAAGTTGATAGCAGTATTGATGTTACAAGCCAACAATTCAAGAATTACTTGGTTCGAGAATTGAAAGCCAAACAGTATGAAATTGAAAACAAGCAAAAAAATCTCTTTGCTTATAACGAAGATTTCGTAATGGTGCTAACGCAACTTGGACAGGCTGCACTACATGGCGGTGTCATTGATATTCAAGAAATTGATATGGCGCGTGATGTGGCGCAAGTTTCTGGATTGTATGAATTCCTCAATGAAGGAACATTTGTATTGCCAGATGGCCGCAAGTTGCAACGTCACAAAAACTGTATTGTTGTATTTACAAATAATGCGTCAGGGCCTAGCTGCTCACCATTGCCAGAAGCTTTCTTGTCACGGATTCAGTTAAAAATGAATTTTGATAAGAAAGATGAAAAGTCCATCTCTCAAAAATTGGTAAATAAATTCCAAATTCCAGAGAGTGTAGCTAACAAGATTGGCAAAGGTATTGTATTCCTTAGTGACATGTATGATGAATATTCTGTCACAGATGGAACAATTGGTTCTCGTGAAGCAGAAGCGTGGGCTATGGAATACTTGATTTCTCCTAAAGAGGGTCTTTTCAAAAATGCTAAATATAGTGTTCTTGAAAAATTCTCACAAGATGGAGAGTTGCGAGAAAAGGCTGAAGAAAATCTGATGGCCTTCCTAGAAAGCAACTAATCAATCAATCAATTCATTAATTAAAAAGAATCTAAATGTTTATTTTAGGTTCTTTTTTATTTTCGTTTTGTATGGCAGGGCGGAGTTCTGTTATAATAGTTTATGTATTTCATTTTACAAAAAAATTATTTTAAAAGGAGAAGGAAGAATGAAACGAACAATAAAGACTATTATTAAGGGAATCCTGTTGAAGGCCCACCCTTTCATTCGAGTGGCTTTGTTTCGATATAATATTCGAAGAAAAGTGACGTTAAAAGTCATTTCAGATAGAAGTGTGGTGGCCTATACTGACCACAACTCTATCACAATCTCAGACGAAAATGTTTTCTTTGAAAACGAGAATTTGTCATTAATTGACAAATATCATGTTACCAATGGTCTGTTGGCACATGAAACCGCTCATATTTTGTATACAACTCCACGTCTAAAACTGGACTTGGTAAAATCTATGCAAGATAAAAGTTTGTTCACTAAATTTCCAGATTTTTTCCCAAAAACATGGGAAGCACTGCAAGCCGTGGATGGATTTGATGGTTTGTCTAAAAATAGCAAAGAAAACATTTGTTACAATGTTGCTTCAGAAGCTCTTAGTGTTCAAAATATAACTGAAGACAGTTATATTGAAAAAGCTTGGATTGTTGATTTTGAAAATAAATTAACTACAAGCTTGAAGAGACTAAGAGAAATTCATTCTTCTGAAACAACATTTGCAGAACTAAATTCTTATTGTTTGTCAGTAGATGAATCAAAAACTCGTCTAGCTCTTATGAACGCAGTGACAAGTGCCATGCTTATTTTTGGAAAATATGGGGTTTATGACAAGCCTAAAGATGGAGAGAAATGGGAATTCTGGAACATCTTTGAAGATATTAAAGCTCAATATGTGGATGCTTTCACAGAGAACAAATCTCTAGAACGCTCCCTCAAAGCTTTCGCTGTTGCTGATGAACTTTTCCAAAAGTTTGCTGATGTATTTATTGTTGGACAACAAGAAAGTCTAGAATTAGAAGGTGTTGCCACATTGGCCAAAAATGTATTAGAAAACTCTGATACAACTTCTGTTTCTAAAACAGCAGCTCATGTCATTGCTGACCTTAGCAAGCAGTTGAAAGATGATGAGAGTTGTGTAGGACGAAGCGGAAATCTGAATTCAGAACAAATCAAGCAAGAGTTGCTTGAGGGAGATGATGACAACAAATCAAACCATAGTCAGAAAGGAAAAACTTCTGATGATGGAGAACCCGGTGTTGGTGATGTTGATGCTGTTGATGAAGAGGATATTCTCACTCTTGAAAAACTAAGTAAAGAACTTAAAGATTTTCAAGAAATTGGGGAAGACACTTCTGATAAACTTCAAAAACAAAAAGAAGAACTGGAGAAACAAAAAATTGTAGACCCAGTAGACCACGCGCCTTTGCTGCAAGGAATCCATGAAGATGTAAAATTGATAGTCTCTGAACAGAAGAAAAATATTGGTTTCTCCTTGAATGATTTCTTAGACCTAGAAGAAAATAAAGGTTTCAAAGAAACCTATAAAAAACTAGAAAGAGAAATCAAAAAGTTGATTGAGAAAACTAATTCCCCTATTGAAAAAAGGGGAAGTTATTCTGGCTCACGACTTGATAGAACTGGTTTTATCCGAAAGGATAAAAGGTATTACAATAGAGTTGTAAGACCTAAAAAACGTCCAAGTGTTTGTTTTTCTATCTCAATAGATGCTTCTGGCTCTACTCATGGAGAAATCATGGCAACACAAAGACTGGGAGTTTTGTTACTATCTATGGTTTGTGATAAACTTGACATCCCATTCACAGTAAAACTTCACAGAACGAACTACTACCATGACTCGGATTATGTGTCTGAGGTAAAACTAGATGTAGTTCATTCTTTCAATGATAAAAAAGTGGATTATGAAAAAATCCTATCAATTGAAAGTGGTGGAGCTAATAGAGATGGTTTAGCATTTGCCTATCATCTAAAAGAGCTTGAAAGTAGAAAAGAAGAACACAAAGTCTTCTTTATCTGGTCTGATGGCGAGCCGGCAGATACTGGTTACATGGGAAGTGAAGCTGTAAAAGATATTCAAAATATCATTGCAGCTCACCCGAAAGTTGATACAGTAGCTTTTGGTATTGGTCAGTCAGCACCTCAATTGCAAAAGATTTACAATAATCAGTTTTACAATTGTCAAAACCTTGATGATTTGTCTAAACATATCATTGAAATCGTTAAGAAGATTTTCAACATCTTCTAACGAAAAAAATAAAAAGCATGATTATAAAAATTCATGCTTTTTTTGTTTGTTTATTTTTACTTTTTCTTGGCCGTTTGATTTTACCAATATTTTTCCTAAACCCAATAGCTTTTTCTTTGAATTTAACATTAGACTGCTCTTCTTTATCTAAAAGATAATCTCCGAGTTCTCTATATTCGTCAATAATAAATTGTTTATCAATATTATTATCAACAATCTGAGCTGGGAGCATAGGAATAATGCTTTTTCTGATGTAATTATCACACTTCTCATATAGTGATGGAAGAATACCCCATGTTCTACCATCTTCAAACATTGTCTTAGATAACTTCATAAATGTTCGAAGTTTTGGATATAGTTTTATGTCTTTAATCACTTCTTTATAAATGTTCTGAGAATAATGATTATCTTCTAAACCAGTATAATCAATAACATCAAGATAATTCTCATCAGAGATTAATTTAATTTGGCAAAGCCACTGAATCAATACATAACGAACAGGAATTTCAATATGATTAATTCCTTTATAGACAATAACTCTTTTGCTTGCCAAATCAACAATAGCTGAGTAATCAAAATTTTCTTGGTCTCCAAAAAGAACACCATCAAAATCACCAAAGACTTCTCGGCAAGAACAGTTTTCTACAGAAAGGTTTAAATGATTATTTTCTAACAGTTTTTCTAGTCTTTTTTTAGCTGCATCTTCTGAAATATAGAGATGTGCCTGACTATAATTATTGGTTAAAAAATGTCTGTTTTCTTGTCCTTTTTTATCCTTTTTGCTCCATCCGCCTTGGTAGTAAAACTCTTTGTTATCAATGTTTACAACAACAATGTACCGACGGAATCTTTTATCTAATTTGTGTTGAAAAAAGATATTATTGGCTTTAAAGTCTTTTGAGGCCACTGTGTTCTTTTGCATCATCTGTCCTTTCTTTTATTTTTGATTAGATTTATTTTATTATAACATATTTTTTATGTTTTGTATCTTTTATTTTTAGTGATATAATCTATTTATAAAATAAATTACACAAACAAAAAACGAGGTAGAAATATGAAAGCTAGGAAAAAGCCTATTGAGGTTTTAGCGTTTCGATATAGAAATGTAATTGTTGAAGAATTTTTAAAAATGCTGAACAAAAACCCAAATGAACCAGCAAGACTAGATGAAAAGACGGGAATCATTTACATCAAGAAAGACCGTGGTGAAATAGAAATAAAACATGGCGATTGGGTCATTGAGGAATTGAATACAGATGGATGTTTTTGGGGCATCCAGCATGAAATATTTGTAAAAACTTATGTTCGGGTTTCTACATATCTTTATAAAAAGAAAGTGTATGAAATTGAATATGAAGAATTGAAAGACCTAGAAGATAAAAACATCATCAAGATTCTAGATTTTTTAGGTTACAAATCTAATACTCCACTTGAAATTCTTCAAAGAGATGAATTAATTAAAGAAATTAAAGAAAATGGTTCAATTCCTATTAATGGCCTTGAAGGTGTTTTGCAGCTTTATCCAAAAGAAATTTTGATAAAAGGTGTTGAGGGGGAATTTTATCCAGTTAAAAAAGAAAATTTCTTAAAAGTTTATGACATCATTGAATAGAACCTAAAAAAAAGAAGAGAATTATATCTCTTCTTTTTTTTGTTTGATTTATTTTAATAAGGCAATTCATCTGCTGGAATATCGCCTTTAGGATATTTTTCCAACAATTGCTTCATTTTTGCATCTGTCTCAGAAATACTTCCACCAATATTTCCGTTTTGATTAGCTTCTATTTTCTTTGAAGATTCTGATTGTTCTGGGTCTACAAAATAGGTTTTAGAAGAAACTTCTAATCCGTTTTCCCTAGTGCGATTGATAGTTTCTTGTGATTTTTTAGGAATATCCCCAAAAAGAATCCCATCATTAGGTTCAAGAATACCACCAATTGTCCAGTGCACAAATTGAACACCAAAGTTTTCTTTGATAGTTCTATCTATAGATTCGGCAAATCGCTTTTGAATTTCCATAGGAACTCTATTGATGGTGTCTCCCTCTATCTGAAAAGCAGGGAAAGCTTTGCTGACTTCAGGGTGAGCGGCGTAAAAATCAATGAAGTTCAAATCTTGAATATTCACGCGCGCATGTTTGCCATCTTCATCACTGTAAACTTTCAACTCTAAAGATGTTTTAGCTTTCAATGTATTCCCTACATAATTGTTAATAATCTTTTGAATATTTTCTTCTGAGAATTTTTCTTTAGAAGTAATAGTTGTTAGATTACCACTGTTATCCAGAGTATAAAAAGTTAGTTCTTTTTCTTGAAGCTCTAAGTCATCTTTACCTTTACTTTTATTTATTTCGCCATATTCAGGATTTACTTGTTTAAACCATTTATAACCATAAAAACCAGCGATAGTTAAAAACAAAATAGCTCCTAATACAGCGAAGAACCTTTTGTTCAAAAAGGCTCTCTTGTTTTGATTCACTTTGTTAATCATAGCTGTATTTCCTTATTTAGGCGCGTGCTCTAGCTTTCTTTGATTTTGTACCCTTGCCTTTTGATTTATTTCGTTTAACACGTTTGTAACCAAAGATATTCATGCTTTTTCCTGATTTCTTCAAGTGGCGCAGCAACAAGAATAATGAAATACCAAAAAGAGGCAATCCAATTAAATAAGCAAAAATATTTGCAATAGTCATTAATTCCATTTTATTTTATCATTATGGTGTTTCTCTACTTTGCCTGATAAAGAATAATTCAAACACCATAATAACTCCTTTTATTTATTATTTTGGCAAAGTTTTACTATGTATAATCATATCATGTTTTTATTTTTTTTCAAATTTTGCTAGATTTTTGTTTTTTCTCATATTTTTTGTTTTATAATATCTTTTGTAAATTCTTTTTAAAAAAATAGATAGGTGTTAATAAAAAGTTACTCAGTGTGAGTTGCGGATGATTAACAACCGAAAATTTTTCATAAAAGGCATTTAAAGTTGTGCCCACACGCTCTTCCCCTTATTTTTAAGGAAAGAGGCAATTTCTTCAACATTTGTTGCAATTGCTGACAGGTAATTGAAAAGAAATCTTATTTTTGTGGAATTATGGAAAATTTGGGAATATGTATAAAATTCAGACCTATTGCTGGTCAAGAGTTTCGCCCTTTTCATCCTTATCTAAATCCAATTCGTATAAAGGTCTTGGTGCGGTAAGATATGAAATAATAGACGCTCTTCCAGCTTAGGTTGGGGTTTGGTGTATATGTGAACAAATGGAACATGAGAAAACATTAATATGGTGAGGTATAGCAAATGCGCTATGCAGAATGAATGATAGGTAGGAGAGTCACCAGAGGTGTCCACTATTTATCAGGAGTTTTGATAAATGAAGAATAATCAACTGTTAATTTCCTGCAACACGAAGTAGTCCGTTCATTTTTATATTATGGTTTTGTCAGATTAATATAAATTGTAAAGAGCGCCATTGCGCTTTTTGGAGCTTACATTAGTCTGGATATTTCGTGCTCTGCTCACCTGAAGTGGAACAATTAACAGTAAAGATATTTTAGAAACATAGTCGCAAAAAGTAACTTTTGACAAAGGTTAGAAAGAACATGATTTCCTCGGTGAAGAGAGGTAGAACATATAGCAGTCCGAATACAAAGATGTTTGTATTTGAGGCAGAAGCTGTTCGCAAATCGATTGTTCTGAAGCAATGTCGTAGTGTCTGGTAGACACCTTATTGGAATAATAAGGGCCTCAATTTGTAAGAAGAGGTAAGGGTCAAAATCCCTTTGCTATCGCGGAGAATGGGGTGTGTAAGCCTTCCAAGGTATGCCTTGGTTGTTGCCACGCAACCAGAGTCTCACTGCCCACCGCCATCTTAGGACTTTATTGCAAAGTTTAAATCTCCCAGTTTTAATCAGACTGACTGGTGATACACTTTAATGTGTATGTAAAAGGATGAGAACCTAGGAAACGAAGATGACATGACCGGATGGAATATTTCCATAGAATATAACCATCACCCAAAAGCCTATGAGAGTAGCTGAGTAGGGTTCAAAAGTGTGCTGTTACTGTGCTTATTTAATGATTCAGAGCTGAATCTTGGATATGGGGGTAGCAGATGAGCTTATTTCAAAAGAATAAGCAGCTAGATAATATAAAACCAACCGTAGGGGTAGAGGTATGACCACGGCGGAACAGAGCTGGATTTAAGACTAAAGGTGTTAAGAGCTTACACTCTTAAGGATAGTCGAAAGAATCCGTATTATCTAGGATAAAATAAAAAACAAAACTTGCTTTTCAGGGGCAAGTTTTTTATATTTTCTTTTTTACTTTTGGTTATAATAGTTTTTGTAAAATTATTTTTACAATATTATTTTAATTTAATTTAAAAAGGAGGCCAAAAAGATGGCTATAACTATTACTACTACAAAAGAATTCAAACAGAACTTGTTGTTTAATATTGCAAAGGCGATTTTAGGCTTGAATACATCCAATGTATGTCTGCCAACAACTAATGATTTAGTTGTACAAGCAGATTCTGAAAAAGTCTTTTTGATGGATGGGAAATATTATTTAATCCTTTTCACAAAAAAAGAATTGTTAGCTGCTATTGAAGACAAACTTCAAAGTGGATTAGATGTATTCCTAACTGAGTTTGACTCATCTATGGAACAACTTTATTATGATTTCTACAACTTAATTCTCAAAACTCTAAAGGAAAAACTTGAAGAAGTTGAAGAGGCTTATGTTGGAAGAATTGAGATGTTACGAAATCTTTTCATAGAAACAGAAAAGCAACTAGATTCTTCAATTGAAGAAAAGGAAGCAGAAGCTTTCAAAGAAAATTCCAAAGAAGTTATTGATTTCTTGTTGGATTGTTTCCTATCGGAAGATTCCATTTCTTTAAAAAATCTTCAAAAGTTATCCTTGCCATACAATAAGTGGATGACAATCTTGGCTAGTCGTTTGGCTAAAAAACTGTCATATTGGATGTTGATGCTTTCCTTGGATGAGAAAATCTTAAAAGACGTCGGAGTTGTTCGATTCACAGTTTCAACGAATGGCGATTATCAAGAATTGTCTCTCTTGGATGGAAATCCATTAAATGACATCTTGGAGTTGTACAATGTTTGGAAAGCTAGAATCAGACTATTCGTTGATTATCCAGATGTAGATTATCCATTTGAATCTCAAACAATTCTTTATCCTGACGACCTTTTATACAATCGGTCTAAAGTGATTGGAGCTTTGGAAGAATTGCCTAAGTAACAAAACACTAAATAAAAGCTTGATAAAATATCAGGCTTTTTGTTTTTGTATATAATATTATTTGTAAAACTTTATTATTTTACAATATTATTTAATAATTAATTATAATTAAGGAGGGTCATTTAAAATGACTAAAAACGAAAAACTAAATTTTATTATTCCTGATGCTGCACCGCTATACTTTTCTCGCTACAGAAAATTCCTTGAATTTCTAGAAGAACGGGAAAAACAGATGAGCTGGAAGGAAGTGAACCTTGCAGATGCAGAACTAGTTGTCTTTAATAAGCTGCCAATGATGCTAACAGAGCAAGATTTCGATTTATTCTCATTTGGTACAAGTCAACAACGGATTGAAGAAATCGGTTCAAATTACGGCTTAACAATCAGGATTGGAGATACACTCTACATTGTGAATGAGAACGCTTTTGATAGTCTTCTCAAACGTTATGGAGCAGACTCTCCTCTGATGAAGGCCCTGATTTTAGGGAAAGATAAGAATTCACGCAATCAAGACAATGTGTTCATTGATTGCGTTTCAGAGGAAACAACGAATTATATCGTTGACATCCTCAATGAGAATCACAAGTTTTTGACACCAGATGTGTCACAAGCTCTATTTATGAATGGAGAATTTGTGACATTCAACAGTCAGAACTATCGTAAAATCAGTCAAGTTGAAGTGTTCCGCCGAACTATGGAGCACTTTAAAGACCTAGAAATCACGGAGTTGGGCGGATTTGAGTATAGTGTAAACTATACATCAGGAAGCTTTATGTTGTTTGGTTTGTCTGATAAATTGAATGAGCAATATGATTTTGCAAACAAAATTAATGCTCTGATTTCTGTTCAGACATCTGATACAGCAAAATCGGCTGTAACAATTCAGCCTAAATATTCTGTCCAACTTGGGTATAAAACTTATGTTTTCCCTCTAGGTCATCCTATGCGGCTTGACCACCGTGGTGAAAATGCGATTGAAGATTATGAACTGTTAATGAATAACGTTTACAGTCGCTATTCAACCTCAATGGAAGACATTGAGTATGCTCAGAGGACTCAAATCCGTAAACGGGATTTGATTACTGAGCGTGTCCTAAACAACATGGACAATCTTTTGACTAAAAAAGAACGCTCAAACATTGAAATGCAAGTTGAAATTTCTCTTATGGGAGATAATTCTTACATGACAATCTTTGATTTGATGGTTCTCATTCGGGATTCTATTGAATCTACTTCGGCTGTCAAAGATGTTCGTGTTGATGACACATTGTATCGTCTGTTGATTAACAGTCATTCGCGCGTGTTTTAATCAATTTAAAAGAGATAGGGTTTACCTATCTTTTTTATTTTATTTATAATAATTGATGTAAATATTTTTTAAAATAAAATATTATTTAACAATAGGAGGGGAATAAATGATTGAATCATTTGTGGCTATGTCTAGTCGTTTAGATGCGCTTATCTACAAAGAAACTTTTGAAGAAAAGCTACAAAAACTTTTTGAAAAAGATTCTTCACTGGAAGAATATGTTAATCTTGTAAGAGAGATGTATGACATGCCGGGATTTCGTAACTTAAAACCTATTCCAGCATATGATATGTCAGGATTGCGAGAGAAAGACGAAGAACAATGGAACAACATTCGTAAACATGGTGCTTATGGAGATATTCCTTATGTGGTTGGCGGCTCTAAAGTAGCTTCTATTTTAGGACTATCACCATTTAGCTCACCTTTACTTGAAAAAGCGATATTCCAAAAAGCGAATATCAAGAAACCACAGGCCAAAAATGATGCCATTCTAAAAAGAGGGCATTATGCAGAAGATTTTGTTGCAAAACAAATCAATGATGTGGCTGGTTTTGAAAATGTAGAGGTGTTGGATGACCAAACCATGTACGAGCATCCAGTGTTTGAATTCATGAATGGAAATATTGACAGATTTCTTCGTTTTGAAGATGGACAAAAAGGTATTGCTGAAATCAAAACTCTGAGCACTTTCAATGCGGATGCCAAAGAGGATTGGCAAAATGGAATAGTTCCTATTCAATATCAATTACAAGGTGTCTGGTACATGAGCATCATGAACTTAAATACCGTTGATTTCTTTTGTGCATGGGGATTAGAACACTCTGATTTGGCTCATGTCCACATGGAAAGAAATATTGATATTGAAATACAGGCAATCGGAGCTGTGCTGCACTTCCTAGAAGTGGTAGTAAAAAAAGATGGCGAGCCAGACTTGACTAGAGCTTCTGGAAAGGTTGTTCTACAAGACCTTTATCAATTATCAGGAGATAATTTTGAAAAAGGTGTTTATACAGAAATTCAAGATGCAGGCCTCATGAACATGGTTTTGAACTTGAATATGTATAAAGAGCAATTGAAAGACTTTGAAAAAGAGGTGAAATCTCAGAAAGAAACAATTGTTCAAGAAATTGAAAAATTGAATTCTGAAATTGCCTTATATATTCAAGATGTTCTTGTAGAGGAAGCTAAGACACTTGCTGAAGAAGAAGGAACTACTCTGGGTGATGACTACAATCTACGCTCAGGTGGCATTATTCTTTCTGACGGCTCTTGTACAACGACTGTTTACTACAAGTCTAAGAAACAGTCAAGGTTTTCGCAAAAACGAGCAAAAGAGGAAGCTGAGAAGCTGGGTCTTTTAGATGAGTTTGAAAAATTTTATCAACTAGGACTGGCTGAATCAACTTCAAAAACAGTAAGCTCTTCCAAGATTAAAATGTTGGGAGATTCGCTTATCTGACAAAAATCAAAGACAACATAATTTGTTGTCTTTTTTGTTTCTATTAGATTGAAAATAAAATTGAAACTGAAAATATGTTTCAGAAATATGTTATAATATGACTTGTAGATATTATTTTTAAAATTATTATTTTTACAAAAAGAAAAGGAGAAAACATAATGACGCAACAAAAGGAAGGCAACAATAAAGGCCAATCCATTGTGTTTGAAGTTCTTTCTGTAATCTTCCCAAAGTTTAGAACAACTTTTGGAGCTGGAGATAAGAAAGATTATTCAGTAGTCCGTGCAAAACTGTATCAGTCATCCGTAACACTTCCGGATGGGAAACAATTGCACCACGGAGATACAATTGATGTGACCGGATATGGCCTTCCTCGCAAGAAGAGCCGAATCCGAGTTATTGGCACACCAGTCAAAAACAAGTACAACCAATGGCAATTCAAAGCAGATTTGGTTAGGCTTGATGTTGACTTGGAAGAAATCATAGATGTTAAACGATTTCTAGTTGAAAATGTTAGAGGTGTATCAGAGAAGACAGCTTTAGCAATTCTATCTGAATTTGGTGATAAGACAATGGATGTCCTGAGAAACAGCCCTAACGAGTTATATCGTATTAAGGGAATGAGTGGTAAACGTATTGAAGTCATTAAAGAAGCTCTTGCAAACGCAACAGCCAGTGAGGGATGTGCACCACTTTTACTCAAGATTGGTATTCCTATATACGCCATCACCAAAATCAATAGTGCTTTTGGTGTGGACAATGCAAAAGACATACTTTTAACAAAGCCATATAAAACCTATGAGATTCCCGGAATTTCATTTGAAATGGCTCATGCTATTGCTGTAGGATTAAATGTTCCCAATCAAAAAGAACCAATGTATGCCTATGGTATTGAGTTTTTGTTGAAGAAGATGGAAACAAATGGCTCTAGCTATTATCCATTACAGCGATTAGTTAGAAGTATTATGTCAATTCTGCACACACCAGAAAACCCTTTTGATATGGAGCAATTTAAAAAATCTTTGCGTATTGTTGAGCAAAAAGGAATTGTTCGTATTAACTGGGAAAAAGGTTTGGTAGGCTTGAATACATTGATTGAAAAAGAGCGTTTCATTTATGAAACGTATATGTCAATGTTGCCATACAGAACTCAAAGCAATTATAGTGAGTTGGTTAATATCGTTTCAAGAGGAAATAGAATTAATCTGCACTATAAACAGGCAGAAGCTATTGAAATTCTTTTAAATCATAAATATGGCATTTTAACAGGCGGCCCCGGAACAGGGAAGACCACTGTATTAAAATGTTTCATTGAGTGTTTTGAAAGAAAAAATGGCGGAGCTAAAGTTCTGTGTCTTGCACCTACAGGCCGCGCAGCATCTCGAATGAGCGAATCAACAGGCCGTCCAGCTTTTACAGTTCATAAAAAACTTGGACTAAAGCCGGATGACATTGATTTGCCAGAGGGAACAGAACTAAAGTTTGATTTAGTAGTGGTAGATGAAAGCTCAATGTTAGATATTAACATTGCTTATTCATTACTAAAAGCTCTAAGCCCACAAACAAAACTAGTTCTGGTAGGAGATGAAGAACAGCTTCCATCAGTAGGAGCAGGTTCTGTCTTGGCTGACTTGATTTATTCTGGATTTGTTGGTGTTGCTAGATTGACTAAGACATTCCGTCAAGGAGCTGATTCATCAATCATTGCCAATGCTAACCTTATCAAGGATGGACAATCCAACTTGATAACTATGGCAGAAGACTTCTCTCAAATCCCGACAACTTACGATAAGGCTGGGTTGAATAAAATCGTTGACACTTATGTTGATGCTTGTCAAATTTATGGTAGTAACAATGTGGTTGCTCTTTTGCCTAAGAGGGCTAAAAAGCAAAATGCTGATGATTTCATTATCTGTGTAGAAACTGTAAATCCAGTTGTACAAGAAAGGATTAATCCAGCTAGAGAGGGTGAATACTCACGTTCTAATCGAGTTTATACCTTTAGAAAAGGTGATAGGGTCATGCAGATGTCTAATACAGACACGGTGGCCAATGGTGATGTAGGTATCATTGTTGAAATGAACAAAGAACCACGAACCAACCTCATCTATGCTAAAGTTGACTTTGGTTATGAGGGTGCAGAAGCTGTTTATTATGCTACAGATGAAGATTTTTCAAATCTTACGTTGGCATATGCTACTACAATCCACAAGTCTCAGGGTTCTGAGTATGCTTGTGTATTAACGCCTCTTTATGAGTGTGATGGCATTATGCTTCAACGTAATCTTCTCTACACTGCTGTGACGCGCGCCAAAAAGAAAATGATTCTTCTTGGTGAACGTACCGCTGTTGATATTGCTGTATCTAATACAGATGCCTTCAAACGTGATACATTCTTGGAAGACTTGTTCCAAAACGCTCGTAAAAAAGGTAAATTTAAGACAATTGCGCCTTTCAGGGATAAACAACCTAGAGGCCATGTTGCTTAAATTCACATTAAATTAAAATAAAACACTCTTTTTATAGAGTGTTTTTTGTTTGTTTCTAATGTGATATAATAGATGATGTAGATAAATAAATAAACATAAAACAGGAGAATGTAATATATTATGAGTTTCAAACACGTTGTGAAATCTGTGATGCCAAGAACTTCTAGGGTTGAACATTATGTAAAAGATAAAATTTTAGAAACTGCCAAAGCAGGACTAACAAGCACAATCATTATTATTGACCATAATGAAGGTTATAAGTTGAATGATGTTCTATCTGAATTAGAGAAAGATGGCTTTTCATATAATTATTTCTTTCCAAGTGACAATGAGCTAAATATTGAATTATTAGGAGTTGTTATTTCTTTACCAGAAGATATTTTGTGATATAAGAAAAATTGAAGTTGTTTGTTTTCTATTAATTTAGAACAAAGCAACTTTTTCTTTTTATAATATTCTTTGTAATTCAATTTATTTTACAATAATTTAATTTAAAAAAGAAAAAGGAGAAGAAAAAATGAATATCAAGAAAGTGTTGGAAGACAATGGTTTGACAACCAAGGATTTATGGGCGAGAACCTTTCAAGTGTTGGAATTGCCAATGAAAAAGGTGTCTGTAACATGTCCAATTCCCGGCTGTGAGAAAAAATATGAGGGATTCCAAATTGCAAGAAATGGAAAATTGTATCTAGATTTTCCAAATGACAGGTTCTATTGTCAACGTTGCAATTTTAGGGGTAAAGGTCTCTTTGCAACACTGAAGCTTTTGGAAGCCATTCGTAATCCAGCAGATGAACAATCTGTTTATCAAGAGTTGTTTTCTAATGGCCGGATGACACAGAAAGCCCAGAATTATGTCTCTGAACTTTTAGGATTAGAAGTAGATATGTCTGCTTTGTCTAATTCTCAAAACAACAAAGATATGATAGTGAGCAACGCCATTCAGGAAATGGTCAAGGAAAATCGAAAGAAAATTTCTGCAATCCCTGAAGCCAAAAAGCCAGCGCATGATACATATTTGAATGAGATTTATTCATATATGTTTGATAATATGCTGTATCAAAGTAGTCCAAAAATGGAAGAAGACCTTTTAAAGAGAGGTTTTACTCCAGAGGATATTTTGAAATATGGCTTTGTTTCTTGCCAACTCAGGAAGCCGATGAATACACTGTTAAAGAAATTTAACGGTGACTTGGATTGTATTCCGGGAATTTACCGAAAAGGGGCATTGATTGGAACAACTTTGCCCCAAGCAAGAAATGCAAATGAATCTTTGCACTATCTTTGCCCAATTAAGAATATCAATAATGAAATTGTTGGTGCTCAAATTAAAAATATGGGCGAGAACAAAGATTTTAAATATTTCTTTTGGTCTTCAACTTCTGAGGGTGGCCCAATCACAAGGACATCACCTCACTTTGTAGGTTTTCCTGAAGAAACACTTATCGTTACAGAGGGAGTTGTTAAGGCGAATGTCATTAACAAATTCACTGGGCGGTATGTGTCAGGCCTACCCGGTGTTAATCATCAAAAGCCATTTTTGGAAGCTCTTCGTATTGCAGAACGAAAAGGAATGGGAATTCAACGAATTCTTGTCGCTTATGATATGGATTCATTTGAAAATGAAAAGGTGATGAAAGCTTTAGACCGCTTAAATAATGAGTTGGTCAAAGCTGGCTATGAAGTAAAAAACATTCTTTGGGATACAAATTTTAAAGGATTTGATGATTACTTGTTTCATCTTCATCAGAACAACCTATTAGATGCTTATATCCGAGAAGTCTTGGATGAAGCATATAAAAAATAAAGAAGCTACACTATAGCTTCTTTTTTTTTTGGTCAAAAATGAATTTATTTTTCAGATTTTAGTGACACTTATCAAAAAATATTGTATAATTGGTATGTAATATTAAAATTTAAAAGGAGAACAAATATGCCAATCTTTATTGGAATTGACAATGGTAACTTTAACCAAAAAAGCCGCTCAACAGTTTTTAAAACAGGACTTGTGACAAATGATAAACCGAACCCATTTAGTGCTGATTTGATGCAGCTAGGAAATAAATATCACTCACTTTTGAATGAGCGTGCGCCTTATGAAAAGGACAAGACGAAAAGTGAGCGTGCTTTTATTTTGACTCTGTTTGCACTGGCAAAAGAAATTGAAAGCCGAATTGCTAAAGGTTTAATCAAGGAGAATGAAACAGGTTCATACCAAGTAGTTCTCGGCCTTGGAGTGCCGCCTGAGCACATGTTGTTAGCTGATGAGTCTGGAGAACCTTACCATAAACGCTTCCAAAATTATTTCTTTAATAAGATTAATGAATATGGTGTTCAGACTGAATATGGCAAAGTGGTGCAATTCAATTACAACCAAAAAGACTATTCTATTTTGATTGAAGATGTCTTTGTGTTCCCACAGGCCTTTTCAGCATATGTTCCGTTTAAGAAGCATCTGCAAGAACTGGATGATTTTCCTCGTTTCTTATTGGTTGATATTGGTGGTTTTACTACTGATGTCTTAGAAGTAAAAGATGGGAAACCAGACATTAACAGCTCTCGCTCTGAGGATTTTGGAGTTATTCGTATGGTAGACTATATCCGCCGCAAAGTTGGCAAGTCATACAAAGAAGATGATATTGTTGCTGTACTATCAGGAAAATCATTGAAAGTTCCTCAAACTGTATTGGACAACATTCATGCAGCACGGGATGAATATTTCCAAAATCATATCGTTGCTAACCTTTTGGAACAAGGTGTTGACTTGAATGTCGTGCCTGCTGTATTCTTAGGTGGTGGCTCATTGCTGCTTAAAGCAAGCGTGGAAAATTCTAAGAATATTTCTAATGCAACCTTTATCTCAGACATTTCAGCCAATGCAACAGGTTATGAACAACTAGCACAAAGCGCCTACGCAAAAAAACACAAGTAATTTAGAAAGGAGTTGCGAGTATGGCATATAATCGCTCATCCAATCTAAAGAAAACTTCTGAAAAGAAAAATGCCAAAAAGAAGGTAGCTATCTTCCTTGACCCAAATGACAAGGAAGATGCTTTTCTTCTAAAAGTTTTGGATAAATCTGGAAAAGGGAAAACGGCTCTCATAAGAGATGCTTTGATATTTTTCTTAAAAGAAAATCCTGACCGAGTGCCGGATGAAGAAAGCATTATGGTTTTAGGGGATTTCATCATCCAAAACGAAAAAAGTCAAAGGGGGAACAATTATCTAGCTCCACCTAAAATTGTAAAAGTTGTTCAAGAAGTACAGTCAGAACCTACAAAAACGGTATCGTCTGAAAAAGTAGAAATCCTGATGGCAAAAATTGAAGAACTGATAGCAAATGGCCAACTTGTATCACCGAAACCACAAAATCAACAAGAACATATTTCAGAGGAAGAAGTTGAAGAAGCTCAAACTGAAAAGAAAATTGTTGAAATCAATTTCGACCCAGATGACCAAGCAAGTAAGGAAGAAGAAGTTGAAGTGCCAGACGATATTATGTCTGCTCTTGAAGACTTTTTGTTCTAAGGGAGATGTTTAATATGGCAGTTAAAAAACCGATTATTCTCCCAGAAGATAAAGTAATTGTTACAGATGAAGAAGTTATCCTACCCATTCAAAAAGACTTTAATTCTTTTGAAGATTTCCATGTTTTTGAAGAATTAATTAAGGATTCAAAGAAGTTTGCTAAACAAAACAAACTGACATGGAAAGTTTCTAATGAGAATGGTGAAAAATTTTCTAAGTATAAAAATTCCAAGCTTAAAATCAATGGTGTTGTATATGACAGTAAATCAGAGGTCTTTCGGCATGAAGAACTTTTATTGCTAGAAAAAGATGGATTAATTTCTAATCTAAGATTTCATGATAAAAATGATGTCTATGTCATTCAAGACTATCCAGCAATTACTTATATTCCTGACTTCTGTTACTTATGTGATGGATTTGAAATAATAGAGGATGTAAAAGGTCTTCAAACAAGTGATTTTATCTTAAAGAAAAAAATTATGATAAATAAAATTTTGAATTCTGATATTCCATATAAACTTATTTTAACCAGAAAAACTAAGAATGGATATAAGATAACAGAAGAATATTCCAAGGAATTCCTCTCAAAAAAATTTAGAAGAATAAAAGCCAAGTAAAATTTCTTGGTTTTTATTTTTCCAAAAACTTGAAAAATATTTTTTTTGCATTATAATACTTTTTGAGATGTATTCCTTAAAGACAAAAGCAAAGGTTTAGGTACATCAAAAAACAAATAAAATTAATTTCGTCGGAGGAAAAAAGTTCATGACATCAAAAATCGTGAGTTTAGTGCCTAAAATTAAGGAAAAGGCACTTGAAAAATATGCACAGTTTTCTGTAGCTAAACAAGAAGTTGCAGATGAATCTGTTGCTACAATCCACAGTGAAGATGCTTCACTTGGAGATAAAGCTTTTGCGCGTGTTGCACTAGCTGCGGTTGCTATGTCCACTCCAATGTTGGTTGCATCACCAATTGCAGCCCTTGGTCAAGGTAAGAGCACCATTAATAACAAAATTGACTCTGGTGGTACAGCCATTGTTGAAATCCTGATGAAGTTCGGTTCAGTTGCGGCGGTAATCATGTTCATGTATCATGTAATCTGCATCATCACTACTAGTGACGAACGTAAGATTGCTATTCACATGGGTAAGATTAAGACAGTCTTTATCTGTATCATTGCTCTCTACTCTGCACCTCTCTTCTTCCAATCTGCCGTATCACTTAGTGATAGTGGTGGTAATCCAAGTTCTAAACCTTGGAGCACTAACTAAGAAAAATAAATATATTATTCTTAGTTTTAGTTTAGAAATGACAAGCTTGAAATTTCTCAGGCTTGTTTTTTCTTCTCTTGATTATTTGTGTTTTTTGAAAAATAAGATATAATTGAGGACGAAAATAAAATAAATAAGAAAAGAAAGGAAAGAGAATATGGCAACAATATTCAACTTTCTGTTAGATATTTTAATGTCTACAGTTGGTTTCTTCTTCAAATTAATTGGAGGCTTTATTATTGGAGCTTTGACTCTTAAAGAAGCTGGTTCTGGCGAGGCTGGTCAAACATTCATGCCTAAAGGTATGTTGGGGAATTTCTTCAATTTGTTCATCCCTGCTGGAACACAAGGAGCTACGCAATCAGCGGATGTTCCATTTCTAAAAATAATTATTACAATTGGATTACTTTTGATGTTTGTTTTATATCTAGTAAATCTAATCCGTATCATTACAGCAAGTGGTGATAGAATGATGGATAATCCATTTGTAATGACATTGAAAATGTTGGTCTTGGGCACTGTTATTCCATTTTCTTACACACTTGTAGACTTGATGGTTTCAGTTGCAGCTATTTTCTACAACATTTTCTCTTATGACTCTCTTAAAACACTAGGAGAAGTGAAAGAAACAAATTTGCAAGGTGATGCTAACGCTGACGGAGCAACAAATATGATTGCCGGACTAACCGCTGCTGGTGGTGAAGTTGCCGGAAGTCTAGTTGCTAGTGTTGGTGCAACAGGTGGTATTATCTTAGGATTCTTCCTCTTATTCCTATTGTTCTCACTTTTGACATCATGGGTTAAATACATTCTTGAGTTCTTTGAAAGATATGTTTTACTTGGAGTTATCTGTTTGTTTGCACCAATCATGTTCGCATGTTTGATTTCAAACAATACTGTTAAATATTTCTGGTCATGGTTTCAAATGTTATTCTCTCAATTAATTATCATTGTAATGAGCACACTGTTTCTTGGGGTGTTCTACTCAGCTATGACACGATATGACTTGATTAGAAATCCTCTAGTATTTGTGTTCTTATTGATGGCATGGCTTCGTGTTGGTACTCGTATTGATGCTCACATGTCTACACTTGGATTGACCACAGCTCAGGCCGGCGGAATGGCAGGAGATATTATCTCTGGTGGATATATGGCCAACAAACTTGGTGAGTGGATGATGCCTCGTGGTTTAAATGGAGAACGCCAAACATTCACAAAAGCAATTGCTAACGAACTTGAAAATGGTGTCTTTGGCCGTAAAAACGGAAACTTAGCTGCTGACACAACAGGCAGACGGTCTACATTTGCAGCTAAATATCAAGGCAAACAACTTGACAAAGCCAAGAAAAAAGGCGAGAACTTCAATCACAAAGGTGTTAGTACAGAAGCGATTGGTCTTGCCAAACGAAAACAAAAATCTATTTCTAATATTGCTGACCCAATGAAGAAACATTTAGGAATGGAAAATATGGATTTCGAAGCAACGAATGGCGGCGTTAATGGCAAGGATGGCTCAGTTTGGTTGTCAGGTAAAAATGAAGATGGTTCTGAATTCCTACTTAAAGCCAAAGAACTGCAAGATGGTGAAGTTCCAGAGCAAGGTAAATATGTATTTACAGCACAAGATGGAACAACCTATCAAGGTGAAGTTCAAGGTGATGGAGCTGACCAATTCCTATCAAATAGCCGTATTCAAGATGGTTCTGAAAGTTCACAAGATATTATCAACGCCTTTGGTGGTGAAAGCAATGTGGATATTGAAACTAAATCTGGTGGTGTTGCTGAAAATATTACTGGACAAGACATCTTGGAAGGTAAGGCTGGTGATGGCTCATTTGTAGTAACAGATTCAAATGGTAATCGTCACGAAGTTGATAAAAACACTCAATTTGGTGAAATGGTTAATGGTGGTTTTGTTGCAGCAGGTGACACATTCACATCTAAAGATGGTACTGTTCCAATGATGTTGAAAGAAGATGATGATGGTTACTACCAATCATTCACAGAAGAAAAAGAGCATACTGTTACGGCTCAGGCAAATGGATTTATTGATAAGAATGGTAACTTTGTTACCATGTCTAAAGAAGAATTCAGTAATGCACGCGCTATGACAGCAGGCAATGCTCAAAATGTTCATTCACTTATTAAAGATGAATCAGGTCACTTCCAAAAACTTTCAGGCGGAACACTTCATACAAATGAAAAAGGCCAAGTGGGAGTTGTTGGAGCAAATGGTAAAGAAACCTTTGTTACACCTCATGAATCAGCAGTGAATCGTGATGCTTCGGGCAAGATTACATCTTATAACACAGCAAATGCTTTCGTCCAAGGTGGCGACCAAGACTTCCAAAGCCGAGTACAAAAAACTTGGAATCCAGTAGCAGAGACAACTACTTCAACAATCAGTAAAGAAGCTGGTGTTCGTATTGGTAATGGTAGTATTGCCCAACTTTCTCCATCAGGAATTAGTGACAACAATGAATTGATGCGCTTTACAAGAGATGGTGTTGAAAGTTCTAAAGGTCAATATGTTAAAACTCTTGGAGCAAAAGGTGAAACTCAACTTTCTCGTTTGGATGCTTCTGAAAAAGGCGGCCGTTTCTATACTCCAACGTATAGTATTGCAAGTGGTCTTCAAACAGACGAGCGTGGCCGATTTGATGTTTCGAAAATTCGTTCAGCTCAAAAAACAAGCTCAGGACTTGTTACAAGCTTTGAAAACGGACAAGTCATGGCAGCTCACTCAGTAGTTGGTAATAGACCAACAGACAGAGACTCATATTACTCAAATGAAGCAATGGGTTCAATCCATAGCCGAAATGAGCGCTATATGAACTCTTATGCTGAAAACTTGTCACCTCTTGGTGGTTTGAGTAAACTTCAAACTTTCCAACGTGAAGATACTATGGATAAACGTGCAGTAACAATCGCCCGTGAAGCTGACAAACAATTCATTCTTGATGGAATGAGTAGTCATGGTATGTTCACAAACGGTAATACTCAAAACATCAAGGCTATGCACATCAATCCTGATACTGGTGTCCTTGGTGTTCGTGAACACAACCAATCAGAGTTCTTGTTCTTCCCTAAATCAAGTTATTCTAAGCCTGATAATGCAAGTTCAAGTGTTTCTATTGCAGGTAGTGATTATTATGTTGTTAATTCTAAGCCTGCTCAGAACAAACAAATGCGTGACATTGCCTTTGCTCAGGAAAAACTTTATTCACAATTAAGTCTTGATGGAGATGTTAAGACAATTGAGTGGATGAAGAACAATGAAGCCTTGGTGTTCTCTAGTGATTTTGTTGGCCGTGGTGGTAAAGGTAGCGCCTATGATGAAGCTCTTAAATCTGTTGGAGATAGAGAAGCTTACAATAGAATTCATAGAGCTATCGAAAATCTTGGTCTGCAAATTCCGGCAGAAGAGCGGAGACAATTCAACTATAACTTGTCTAGTGCTTACAACCTAGAGGGTGACTTTGATAGGTCTATCTCTCAGTTTGACCGCTTCCGCAAGAAAGTTGCATCATCTCTTTCTGAATCTTATGACCGTGGTACACGTTATAAAGATATTCGGAAACAGCCAATCACTCGTACCTCTATTAATCGCTTTATGAAAGAAGATTAATAAAGCTTAACTTAACAAAAAGAAGACTAGATAGATTGATATTCAACTATTTGGTCTCTTTTTTTATTTATCTTGACTGGTTCTCAAATATTGCTTTTTATTAAAAAAACTATATAATTAATATTGAGAAATTTTATTCTATATAAATAAAATAATGATATATGACAGACAAGGAGATAAGATGACAAGTAGAAATACAGAACAATCTATGGCAGATGAATCCCGGCAGAATATAGAACAAGCCAAACGTGGAGTCAAACAAGGTAAAGATATTGCCAAAAAGATTGATAATTATAGAAAAAACAAAGCAGGCAACGCGGCAGATAAAGCAAACTCCAGCGCTGTAAATCCTGCTAAAAAAGCCAAAGAAAATCTGGCAAAAAATACAGGAAAGAAAGCCTCAGAAAAAGGTGTGGAGGAAGCAGGTAAACAAGCTGGGAAGCAAGTTGCTAAAGAGGCCGCTAAACAAGTAGGGAAAGAAGTTGCAAAACAAGGTGTGAAAACAGCAGCTAGTGCAGCGGCAGGTTCAGCAACAGCCGGTGTAGCAACTGTAGCCATTGAAGCGGCATCACTTCTTAAAGAGAGTGTTGAAAATCCTCACAAACTTTTGTCTATCTTTTTCTTCATTTTTATTTTGCCAATTGTCATCATAGGTATTATCATTCTTCCAATTATTGCAGTTCTTTTTGTACTGTTCCCTAATTTGTTAAGTAATACAAGTTCTAAACAGAATGGGCCAGTTGCAATGCAATCCATGATTTATCAAACTCAGGATGAAAAGACAAAGAACTTGATTGAAGAAACACTGGAAGTCGATGTAACAACCTATGTTGCTTCTAAAAATGCAAAGAAGCAACAACCTATTTATGATGAAAATGATAAATTAGATAAAGAACAAGAAGAAGATTCTAAAAACAATAAGGAAAGAAAACCTATTGTTAATGAAAATTCAGATGACATCAAGGGTGACGGTTATATGGGTGATAGCATTTATCTTTATGAAGATGCTGCCATGACTAAGAAAGTCACAACTGTTCAGCCCGGTCAAGTTCTCACTCTATCAAAAGATGAAGAATATGATGGCGGTAAGGCAGTGCCAATCAATGCCCAAACTTTAGAAAACGGCAAAAACTCTAAGCCGGACGAACAAGATACGATTGAAAATGATGGTATTTCAAATCCCGGTAAAGATACCAAAGAGTATACTGTTCTTTATGCGAATTCAGGAAACTTGGTTAAAAAAGACATTAAAGACCCTAATCACGAATATACTATTCAAGATGAATATGATGTTATTACGGTCTCAATGGTAAATATTTTGAACAATGCTAAATCAAACTCAGAAGAAAAAGTTAATCAGGCTATTCAAGAGCAGATTAAAAACTACGATAAGTATGGTGAAGCAGTTCAGAAGAACCAAGGAAAAGAATCAAAAATTTATGCTAGTTTAAAATCAGATTCAGTTGTCAATAACACTATGGATAGCATAGCTAACTTTTTCTCCTTTGGTGGTTATGAACTACAAAAGAAAAAGAAAAGTGCAAATAGCGGTTCTGTTATGGGAGCAATTGATTACTCTATGTTAGATATTAACCCAGAGAAGTCAAACATTGACCCTACACTTGACGGATTTGATGTTGCTAAATCCTATGATGAATCTGAAGGTGGTGTAGATGCAGATGGAACAACAGAACAACAAGTTTCTCGCATCACAGCAGCTTATGCAACATCTAAGTCTGATACAGTTCCTGATAGAGGATATTATGCAGAATTAGATAGAACAATTGGGGAATTAGTTAAGAAAACTGGAGAAATTGAAAGCAAATCACTTGAAGCCTTTGATGATTACCGTATTGTTCCAACATATATTGAAGGTGAAATTAATGTTCCTAAAATTGAACACAAGGAATATTACTATTATGTAGACAATAAAAATGAATTAACGGGCTATGACCATTACTACCTATCACCTGATAGAGTAATTGATTATAGCAAGTTGGATTCTGTTGATTATGACACCTATAATACAGCTAGTGATAGCAATTCAGAATATGCTTACATATTAGCAAAAGATGCAACACAAGTGCCAGATGGAGCTAAAGCCAATGTTGTTTTGACTAGCACTCCTATAAAAGGCCGTAAAGATGGTAAAAAAATTAGTGCTCCAGTTGTTGAAAGAACTGTTAAATATAAAGCAGATGGTAAAAAGCCAATTCCGGTTAAATATCCATTCAAGAATTACTACCTTAGAACTGAACTGGGTGATTACAGTACAGTCAAAGCAGAGCAGCAATTCTTTGCGAAATCTGAATATTATAAGCACCGTCTAGAGGGGATGGGTGTTGACCCTAATTCAGATTGGTTTGATACTGGAGATGTTGAGAAAAAAGGAAAGAAAACAGAAAAAGAAGCCAAAAAACAAGCACTTGATAAATTCTTGAAAGAAATGTCTGGTGTTGGAAAGCGTAAAGCTGAAAAAGCAGATAATCAGATTGGCCGAGCACAAGGAACTTCCTTTAATTTGGCTAATACTGAAATGGGGCAATTTAAACCTTACATTTCCAAGAAGAAACTGAAAGGCAAGACTGCGGATGCTGTTAAGAAAAACGCTGTTCAAGTTGGCAATGGATTGCTTCAAGTTGATGGTTACTATCTAATCAGTGCTCCAAAATCTTTTGGTGATGTTGGTAATACCTTGCAATTCACTGTTGGTGAAAATGTTATCAAAGCTATTATTGTCACTCACAGAAATGACAAGGATATTGACCCTATCTCTCAAACAAGTCTGAAAGATGGTTCTTACTTTGACTTCATTGTTGATGACGATTATCTGACAGATGAAATCAAGGCAGCAGGAAGCTATTCAGATGTCTTTGAAGGCCCTGTCTCTGCAATTAACAACATTGAATACAATGGTGGTCTAGTTCAAGCTAATGTGTGGCGGATGCTCATGTCTTTACCTTATTATTCAGAAGTTTTGAGTTATGTGTATGCTGACTCTAATGCAACTTATTATGATGAACAAGGTCTTGGAGAGGGATGGATTGAGGGTGAAAAAGATGAATATGGTTATCGTCAATTCTTCTTGTTCCCTAGAACTACATCTGATAAAGAAATTAAAGGGATGCGCGTGTACTCACAAGGTACATTGCCTGAGTTTTATAAGAAATTATTGCCTAAAGGCCATGAGAAAGAAAAACTCATTGTTCCTGTTCCTAACTTTGGCACACAAAGTATGTCACCAACTGGAGCAGAAAGTGATGGAAACAAAGTTCTTGGCTTTATCCCTTGGTTTGGTTACAAACAAGAATACCGTCGTTCAATGCAGACTGAGCAAATCAAAGTAACCAAAGTAAAAGATGATGGTTCAACTGAACAAGTTGACCGCGTAAAAACCATTGAAGATAAGATTCTTGAATGGACTGAAAATATTCGTAAACACCTTATTACAAATGAACAACTGGCAGGCGAGGCAGGAAATGCTGGTATTAACATGGGAGCTTTATTAGAAGCTGAAATTGGAAATGCTGGTGGCAAGAAATATAAGGAATACAAAAACCTTGATACAAACCTTGTTACAACTGATAAAAATGCTTGGTCAGCCGCTTTTGTTCAATACATGTTAAACCAAGCAAATGCTAAAGATAAAACAAAAGATACAACCTCCGTATCAGAAATGTGGAATCATCATTCTAGCGACATCAAACCGAATGATAAATCATATGAGCCTAAAGTTGGGGATATGGTATTTATTAAAGAGGGTGGTGGTGCGCCATCAAAAGTTGAATTGATTTCAAAAGTTGAGAAAAAAGAAGATGGCACGATTTCTGTTACAAGTATTGGTGGTAACGTTGACGGCAGTGGCGCTCGAAACAACAATAATGAGTGGCTTGGTGTCGTAGGCAAGCGAGATTTCAATGTAGGCGACTCACAAGTTGCAGGATTTGTTTCACTCGGCCTAAGCCAAGGTGGTGGAGCTGGTGGTTCATCAGTAGATGCCAATGGTAAAGGTTCTGGTGTTACAGGTTACTGGACAGACGATAATCTTCCACAACAATATCGGGATTCTATGAGTCTGCCAGCCTTTCAGCCACCTAACTGGGGTTCAAGTCCATTTGCAGGCGGCCTAGCTGGACAGTGTACAGAGTTTACATGGGCTTACATGAGCCAACTCTATGGACAATCTCAGCCTACAATGGGTAATGGTGTAGATGTCTACCAATCTTATCAGGCAGGTGGGGCAACTATTACAGATAAACCAACTGTAGGTTATGGTTTCTCTGCTACAAATGGTTATGCAGGAGCATTGACTGGTTATGGACACACAGGTGTCTGTGTTGCAGTATATGAAGATGGTTCATGGCTTGCAGCGAACTTTAATGGCCCTAATGAGCTGGCCGCTCCTAGTCGTCGAGTTTGGTATACATTGATTGATGGTGCTTCACCCGGTCAAATCCATTTCTTCTCTGGTATTGGTAATGCTAACTTCTCTGGAGGCGGTGTTTCTGCTAAAGTAAACAACGGCAAAGGTGGTATTAAAGTTAAGCAAGAAACCAAAGAACAACACATTGCTAATGCTTTTGCTACAGCTATTGACCAAAAATATGACATTCTCAGTGAATTTGGTGACAAGTCTTACCGTTATGGAATTGGTCAATGGACAGATAGTGAACTTGGAAGTATCTTCAAGATTATGAAAGAAAAGAATGAAGAGCAATTCAAAAAAGCTGCTTCAGAAAGTAATAAATTTAAAGATGCTATCATTTCCGCTGGAGAAACTGGAGAGTTTTCAACAGGAAAAATTTCTCTTGGTGATGCTAGAGGTATTCTTAAAGTCCTGATTACTAATCTTGGTAAGAAAGCCCAAAAAGCACAACTTGAAAAAGAGGCTAAAGACATCCTGAAAGATGTTGAAAAGATTGAGGGAGCAAAACTAGATGTTAAAACAACAGTCTATTTAGCATCTGTTGTGTTGATTCAAAAACGTCTATCAAATGACCTTAAGGTTGATATGGATGTAAAAGGTCTTAAAGAAGCTGCCCAAGGCGGCGGAGACATCAATAAAGTCCACAAGTCTTACTATCGTGAGAATAAAGAAGTATTTGAATCATATAACAGTCCAAACCTCAAAGGCCCTATCTTTGAATTTGACCCAGTTGATAAAAACCAATCAGATTTCATGATTCGAATTATTAACCAATCTATTATTCGTGCTAAGAAATATGCTCAATCACTCACTGAAGAAAAAGTCCAAGGTGGTGCTGCCGGCACACTAGAGGGTTCAACAGACCACGAAAAAGTTTGGAAATTCCTTAAAGCACAAGGGTTCTCAGACCCAGCAGCCGCAGCGTTTATGGGTAATATGATGGAAGAATCTGGAATCCAATCTGGCCGTATTCAGTCAGACCTTGACTTCAATGCAGGATGGGCTTACAATCCATCTATTAACGGATATGCCTTTGGTCTTATCCAGTGGGATGGTGGCCGTCGGGTAAATCTCCTAAATGCAGCGAAAGAAAAAGGTGTAGACTGGAAAGACCTTGCGTTCCAACTTGAATTCTTGATGAATGAAATGCAAACATCAGAAGCAAGTTCATTCTCAGGTATCGGTGGCCTAGATGGTTTCAAGAAAGGTACAAATGTGGCAGAATTAACAACATATTTCCGTGCCAATGTTGAGCGTGGTGGTTTCGGTACAGATGGTAAACGGATTGCATCTGCACAAGAAATTCTCAACCTTTATGGTGGTAAAAACTAATCTATTTAGTGAGAAACAAAGAATCGAAAGAATTTTATCTTTTGGTTCTTTTGTTTTGTTTCATTCTGGTTAAGTTGACATACTGTAGAGATAAAAATGTATGTCACTTTTGACTTAAATTTGATTTTTTCGAAAAATCCATTATAATTTTAGTTGTAAATTGTAATTTTCTGCCTATTAACAGATTTTATTAAAGGAAAGGAGCAGTGGCATTTAATGCAACAACAAAAAGAGGAAGGGATTATCTATCACATCCCTAAAAACTATGAAAAAGTAAATGTTGGTGTAGGATTTCCTATTCGAGTCCTTGCTGAAACCATTATTGGAGCAGTAATATTTTACTTACTATTTAATTTTCTATTTGGTAAATCAGCTTTTCCTGGCAGGGCAATATTCTTTCAAATTTGGTTTATCTTAACTTGGCTAATCCTTAATATGACTGTATATTTTGCTTTTGCTAAACCTTTTACTATTTTTATCATGTCTATTAATGATTTCCGAGTGATAGAAAAAAGATATGCACTCAAAAGAATTTCTAGTTATCATGATGAAGATGATGAAGATGAGGATGAGGATGAGGATGATGACTATGACGATTAATTCAATCTATTAAGGAAAAGAAAGGAGAAAACAATTGTCAAGACGTAGACGAACAAGTGTGGGAATCCCACAAGCAAAACAAATTGATAAACCAAAAGAGCCTAAAATTCAGACCGAAAATGAATTGGAAGTTGTATCTCAAAATAAAAGTTTGAAATCCAGACGAGCACAATCTTCTAAATCAAGTGCTAAACGAGAACGTGTCATGAAAAAACCTCATGAACGTCTTCGTAGAGTAGAACAAACGATTATTGACCAAGAAGCTATCCAAGAGTTAAAGGACATTGATAACTATGATGACATTCAGGACGAAATCAATATCCTAGATATTCAGGATGGAATTATCATTACTAAAGATGACCGTTTCTTAAAAATTCTAGAAATTGAGCCGACAAACTTCATTTTAAAACCAGAAGAAGCTAAGGCCAACATCATCACTATGTATGAAGAAATCTTTAGTCATCCATCGGTGTCAAATGTTCAAATCAAGGCAACCACGCGCGTGGCCAATTCTGAACGGTATATGGATATTCTTCGAGAACGGATTAATGCAGAAGATAATCCAGCAACAAGAAAACTTGCTAGTGAATATGCAACTTTTATTAAGAGCATGAGTGAACAAGGAGCGCTTACTCGTCGTTTCTTTGTCATTATTGAATATAGTTCATCAGGACTAAACCAAGAAGACCAGAAATTCACGGAGCGCCTTTCAAACCTATATATGTTGGCTCAGAATATTGCAGGGAAATTCCAGAAATGTGAAAATCCAGTAACCAACATGGTAAACACAGGTGATGATGAAGAAGATATTTGGGATGAAGAACAATATCTTCTAGAAACTCTTTATGAGTGGTATAACCCTCGCACCTCAATGAATGAACCTTTGTCATACCGAACAAAGATTGCTCTAGTGAAACTATGTGAAGAATTAGGTATTGATAGAAAGACAACAAAACTTCACCAAATGCCTAAAATTCCAATTGATGCTTTAGTAGCGCCTAAGAACTTAAACTATGATGACCCTAATTGCGTCTTACGAGATGGAATGTACTATGGTTATCTATTTATTAAATCAGATGGTTACCCCAAAAACATTCGAGCAGGATGGGCTTATCATTTAATTTCTCAATTTGGTGAGGGTGTTGATATTGATATTTTCGCTCAAAAGGGAAATAGAAAAAGCCGGATTGAATCAATCTCAGGCCGTATTCCTATGTATGGGGCTATCAAGATGAATAGCCAAAAGAAAATCTCTAAACAAAGAGAGCAAAGTGAACAAATTGTGGATGCCAATATGCTCCTAACAGAACTGCAAGAGGGTTTCCAATACTATGAAATGTTTACTTTAATGACTATCTCAGCCTTAACTAAAAAAGACTTGAAGAAAAAGATTCGATTGATTAAGAATGAGCTTCAAACAAGTCAAATTCATACAGTTCAGGCAAACTTTGATATGCCAGCTTTCTTTGAAGCTTCTCAATTCTTAAATCAAATTGACCCTGCTATCTTTGAAATGGGCAAACAAAACATTTCAAGTATTGGACTTGCTGCTTTAAGTTATCTCTTCTATGCCTTTGAGTTAGGGGATGATAATGGGGTACTTCTGGGCCTCAATGCTGAAAATGCTTCAATGTGTGTACTGGATTTGTTTAATACCAAACGGTATAAAAATGCCAACATGGTTATTATCGGAACTTCTGGTGCAGGTAAAACATTTACGGCAATGCTCTTAATGTTACGAATGAGAATTCTTGGAGTTCACTGTTTTGTTCTAGCTCCGCTGAAAGGGCATGAATTTAAACGGTCTTGTGATGCGATTGGTGGAACATTTATCCAACTTTCTCCATCATCTTCACACAAAATCAATCCTTTGGAAATCCGAGACCCCGGAATTTCAGATGATGCCATCTTAGATGCTTTTGAAAATGGTGGAGAAGTAGATGATTATGGTTTCTCAGAATCTCTACTTGCTAGAAAGATGGAACAATTGAAGATTTTCTTCTCCCTGCTGATTGAAGAAAATACCGAAGAAGAAAAATCTTTCCTAGATACAGCCGTTTATCAGGCCTATCAGAAAAAAGGGATTGGTAATGACAATAGTACATTATTTAAAGACCCAAGAAACCGGATGGCTGGTATGAAAGAAATGCCTATTCTAGAAGATGTTTATAATGAACTGGGAAATCTAGAACAAAAAGGTCAAAACACAAAACGGTTGCGAAATGTCTTAGTTCCTTATGTCCACGGAGCAAACAAAATGTTTAATGGACAAACCAATGTAGACTTGAAAAACAAGTATACTGTTTTGGATATTTCTAAACTTGCTGACAAGGCCCTGCCTGTAGGGATGTTCATCTGTCTGGATTACTGTTGGGAAATCGTTAAACAAGACCGTACACGTCGTAAAGCCATCTTTATTGATGAAACGTGGAAATTGATTAACTCAAATCCACTTGCGGCAAATTTTGTACTTGAAATCTTTAAGATTATCCGTGGTTACTATGGTTCAGCTATTGCAGCAACCCAAGACCTTTCAGACTTCTATGCTTTGGAAGATGGTAAGTACGGCCGTGGTATCATCAACAACTCTAAGACCAAGATTATCCTAAACTTGGAGGCAGACGAAGTAGATGCTATTCGAGATATTGTCCGGCTGACACCTCTTGAAGCTATGAAAATTGAAAAGTTTGACCGAGGCGAAGCGTTCTTGTATTCAAATAATACAAAAATCCAAGTGCTTGTCAAAGCATCTAAAAAAGAAATTCGTCTTATCACAACAGATGGTGCGCAATTGAAACGCCAAGTTGATGAAAAACGAAGAAAGATTGAAAATCAAAACAAAGTCATTGAAGACATTGTTCCTGAGTAAATTGAAAATTGAAGTTATATTAAAAAGGAGAATTTAAAAATATGACAAATATGTATATCATGCCTAAATGGCAACGTGAGGCCGTAGCAATTATTAGAAATAACGGCTTTATTTCCCTAAAACAAGTTGAATTCCTACAAAATGAAGATGAAGTCTTCTCTTCTGGGAAATACACTCAAAAAGAATCAATTCTAAGAGCTTTCTGCCGAAATGCCGGACTTGTTCAAGTTGGTAAATACTTGTTTAATGCTTATGAAGCAGAAGAGTATGGCAAGAAATTGGAAATTTCAGAATGGCGTGAGCCATCTACAGCGGTTGAAGAAGCTCTATCATTTATTCTTCAGATTGCTAAACATGTCAAAGACAAACAAGGCGCTCGTCAACTTGATTTGTCAGGATTGTATCGTTACGGCCTGAACTTCTTTGATTTCTGTTATGTGGTCATTCCTGATACAACAACAGCCTATGCAAAAAAGGTTAAGTCAGAAGATGGCGGTTTTGAATACCAGATTGTTGAAAAAGAAGACTCAGAAGTTTCTAAAATCAGCACTTCTCGTATCATGGATGTCCTCTATATCGGGGAATACAAAGAGGGAGATTTCCACAAGTATGCTGCAAAACTCTATTACAAGCAGATGCAGGAAAATGATGCTAAAAAAGTTCATGAACATTTCTTAGAAACCAAAGAGATGTTAGATAGAACAGCTCCAGATGAAAAGCATGACAATTTCATCATTGTGGATTCCGTTCTAGCCGCTGCTTATTTCTATATTGATTTCTACAATAAAACCAAGTATGAATACAAGGAAATTCCTTTAACATTCTTCCAAAAGGTTTTAGGCAAGGACTTTGAATATACTCAAATTCCTCAACAAGAAATTGTTGCGAAAATCAAGCAAATTCTAGAAATTCGTGCATCAGAGGGTTAATGCTTATGACGGATTATCTTGTTACAAAGGAATTTATTGAGCAAGAGATTGAGAAATTAAAAGGGCTAATGTCAAAAGACATTTCCCTTATGTCTCATTCCAAGGTCAATAAAATTAATCTTGCTATCCAGTATGAAGCAGAAAAGTTAAGCAGTGCTGCAAGACTACTTCCGACTTACTATGACAACAACGAAAAAATCCGTAGATTAGTAGAAGACAATATCAAAGAAGCCCTTGGAATAGAATACCACTATGACAAAGAAACAAATGTTTTTTCTGCTGTAATTCCTGCATTATTGCCTAAAAAAGAGGCATCTAAACAGAGTGCTAAATGGATTAGAGCTTCTGTTCAATCAACTCTTAGAGATTTTATTAGTAAAAATGCTTTAAATCCTCTTGATGGAGAATTTTTTGCTATCTTTGAACATATTTATTCTAGCGAAGAAAGAAAAATGCGAGACCATGACAACATTGAATTGAATGTAGTGATGGATTCTATAGCTTTATTCTTGCTGCCTGATGATAGTCCGGCTTACCTAAGTCACTGCTATATCTCTAAAAGAGGTGAAAAAGACCAAACAAATGTTTATCTAGTTCCTAAAGAGGATTTTATATCTTTTTATGCTTCTAAATTAAATTAAAACAAAGTTAAAACAGAAAGGAGTGTCTGTAACTTTTATGACAGTCACAAAAGAAAAACGGCGAAAACCAAGTAAGCCAAAACAGAAAAAAAGCTACAGGAAAGAATTGATTAATTGTCAATTTAGAAAAGATACCTATGCTGAAAAAATTCTGCTTGCCTTGGCAATGTCTGGTGAATATCCGGTTGAGTCATTAAGATATTTGCAAGACCATTACAAAGATGTTCCTACAGCACGCCGACAAATTGGTGGAGTACTAACAGCTTTAAAACGTGGCCGAGCAAAGAAACAATATGACCCAGAATACAAGAAATACCGGGCAGGAGATGATACTTCTGATAAAACTCATAAAGATTTTGTCACACCTTATATTTCTGAGAGAACAATAGAAGACGGAAAAGCAAGAAAGACCAAGAAAACTCAGTTTAATCGTTTGGTCTTGTTGCAGCGTGGAACAACAGCTCTAAAAGAACTTTATCCAGACTTCTATGATTTTTATATGTTTGCATCTGATAATGAAATCCATAGAACTGAGCCACGAACCATTCTTAGAATGATGCGCCTTAGTGAAATTATGCAATGGATTTATCAAGCACATGTAAAAATTAAATTCTTGTTTTCTGAAAAGCCAGATATTAGAAGTGCTGAAATTAAGCCATATACTCTTGCTGATAATGAATATCTGTTTTATACATCTCGTGAAATCAAGCAAGCCTTTAGCCGAGAACATCTTAAAATTGATTTTACTCGTCTACATGGAGCAATTGTTTCTAAAAGAGGTGTTATTCCAGTGTTTCACACTTATAAAGGTCTTATTCTTTGGAAAACTCAGGGTGAGCAAAAGGCGCAGGTTGTTATGAAGCGGCTGTTTTACCAATGGTTTGGTATTGAATCTCTTAATCCAGCTACAGGACAAGGAATTACAGATGCTATCTTCTTTGGGGTTGATTTTGAAGCAGCCAAAAAGATTACAAATTCTAAAAGTAATCGAAAAACTAAGCGAGGAAATCTGGCAGAACTTGATTTTGAGTTTATGTCTTTAAGTGAGACTTATCAACGGATTTTCTTTTTACCTATGCAGGAATTGAAGACATCTCACATCAGTATGGCATTGGCTATGAATGAAGATTTAAACAAAAGATTAATCCAAGTGTATGGCCAAGGTCATCCAATGTTCAAACACATGCCTGATGCAACAAAAATTCCGGGCGGTGTATATGCGGATTTGTATGCTGAAAAAGATGGCAAGAAATATGCAGGTATTTTTTCGTTAGATGGGGAACTTCAAAAAATTAAAATGGCCCATCAAATGGCCTATATGAGACCACATCTTACCTATGTATTTTTTGCAACATCATCTCAGAAAAAGCATATAGATTCCATTTTCAAAAACAACAAAAAAATCAATTATCAAGTTAAGGTTGTTGATGAAAATAAAATAATGAAAATTTTAAATTTGAAGAAAGGCAGAGTTTAATTTTATGATTGATAAATTCTTAGAAAAATGTTGGGATTTATGGGAAGATAATCGAACTCTATTCTTTGTTTATGCTGTTTTAGCCTTTCTATCTATTTTTCTATTAGGCGGAAGTATTGGCCTGATGATTAGAGGTGGAGAAGTTAATCAGTGGGGGCACGCAACTGGCGGATTTAATCCATTCAATATTCCTTATAATCTTTTTATGGGATTTACGGATTTCTTGCCAATTAGCTTCTTCTTGATTTTACTGTTTGGTGGTGTTGCTTGGTTTGTTTTAAAACAATTTGCAGGAGATATAAACGAAGATGAACGTGGATTTAAGTATTCTGTTAATGGTACTTATGGTACTGCTCGTATGTTAAGTATTGAAGAGGCGCGTGAGTTTCTAGAGTTTAATCCAGTAGAAGAACAACACGGTGCTATCCTTGGATGGGATAGAGAAAGTGATGATACGGTTTCTTATGTTGACAAACCTCAATATGAGGGCGATAAACGTATGTATGTAATTGGTGGTCCTCACGTTTTGATTATGGGTTCATCTGGTGCTCGTAAATCACGTTCTTGGGCTATCCCTCGTATCTTACAGGCTATCCGACGAGGAGAATCTTTAATTCTAACTGACCCTAAAGGTGGTGCGCCACGTTCTATAGTGAAAAGCTATAGCCTAGCAGCCTAAGCTAGAGAACTGATAATACGGTGATTGGAATGATAGGAGTAACGACCTTGAAACAACACTCTAATACTCCGGCATGCGTGCACGATTTGAGACGTGTGGGTATGAAGCCCGGTGAAGTCGGCTGACAGTAACCTAAGTCTTTGGATATGGTTACCAATAGGCCGGGAGCTATCATATATGATGAGAATAGATTTAGTCTTGACGAACTTCCGAATTGTACGGGTCTAGATGGGACTAAGATGGAAACATCTTAGCGCACATGTTTGTGTGGCTACTGCGGATTAGTAAAACGCGCCCTTTATGAACGTCCGTAATGTGTTACAGGCACATTCAAGGTAGTAGGCTTATAGGAAGCATCTAAGTATGAGAATAGACGTATTATTGGAACGTGGGAAGTCTGTTACAAGGTGGTACTCAAATACCTATACCTTGGTGGGCGAAAAATCATAATCGCTCTTTAAATAGATGACAGTGATGCTGTAGTAGTGATGAAGCACTTGTAATGAGTGTGGAGCGAAGGGCATTAGTCACAATAATGATAAGATAACAATAACAGTCATATTATTCGATTAAGAAACAGAGAATTACCAAAACACAAGTGGGGGTAAGAGATATGACAAATGTTATAAAACAATTTCGAAAATTTGGAATGGTTGAAAAACTTGACCAAATATATGCAAACAGCAAAAATGGTGATAATGCTAAAAAATTGTATGATGACATTATATCACAGAACAATATTTTAATGGCAATAGACACTATTAAAACAAAATCAGGAGCAATGACTCCGGGGAGCGATAGTAGAACAATTGAATTCTATTTAAAAATGAAAACAGAAAAACTACTTAAGCTCATACATGAACGAATAGAAAATTATAAACCTCAGCCGGTACTGAGAATATACATTGATAAAGATAATGAAGACAAAAGACCATTAGGTATACCAACAATTGAAGACCGAATAATACAACAAGCGATTAAGCAAATACTAGAACCTTGGTGTGAAGCACGATTTCACCCACACAGTTACGGATTTAGACCTCTTCGAAGTGCACATCATGCATTAAGTAGAGCTGTCTCACTAATTAATGTGGGAAAGATGTATTATACAGTCAACATAGACCTAAAATAATTCTTTGACAACGTACCACACAAACAATTGAACAAAGCATTATGGAACATTGGTATACACGATAAGCGAGTTCTCAGCATTATCAACAAAATGTTGAAGACAGAAGTGGTAGGCGAAGGTATTTTAACAAAAGGTGTACTTCAAGGTGGGATTCTATCACCGTTATTATCAAACATTATTCTCAATCAACTGGATTGGTGGGTGTCAACTCAATGGGAAGACTTGCCTGTTAAGAATAAACGATATGTTCATCAGAAAAAGACGAATCTTAAAAGTGGATATATCGTTAGATATGCTGATGACTTTAAAATAATGTGTCGAAGTTACAAGCATGCGATAAGATGGTATCATGCCGTTACAGAGTGGCTTGAAACATATCTAAAATTGCCAGTAAATAAGGACAAAAGCTCAGTAACAAACCTGAAAAGGAAGTCGACAGAGTTTTTGGGATTTACTATAAAAGCAAACCGCAAAGGTACATCACGATATGGTTATGTGGCAGAAACACATATTAACAATAAGAACAAGATTAGGATTAAGTCCGAACTTCGAGATGCCATAAAGCGTATAGAATACAATTCATTTGATAGCAAAACAAGTATACAATACAACTTAAAAGTTATGGGTATCAAACGATATTTTCAATATGCCACTCATGTGTATCTGGATTTGGATGAAATTGCACAATCAACATATCGAACGATAAGAGTTCGACTTAGAGACCGTCGGAAACTAGAATCCTTTAACAAGCAACCAACAAAATACAAGAAACATAACATTGGTGTTAAACCCAATACTAAAATTTCCATTGTGGCCGAGACACCACTTCATATAATCCAAGCGGTGCATCATAAAAATCCAATGAACTTCACACAGACAAAAACATTATACTCAAACAAAGGTAGGATGTTGATAAACGAATCGACAGAATTACCATTAGAATGGATACAAGAGTTAGTGAATAAATCTCAATACTCAAAAGAGGCTGTGATGTTCACTAACAATCGTATGAATCATTACATCAATAGTGATGGTAAATGTTCTGTAACAGGTCAACTGTTAAAACCTGAAAATGTTCATTGTCACCACAAGATTCCACGCAAATCAGGTGGTACTGATGAGTACAAAAACTTAACTATCGTTCATAAAACCGTGCATAAACTTATTCATGGAACTAACCAAATATTAATTCAACAATGGTTACGAGAAATGAATATAACCAACAAAGAACTAAAAAAATTAAACCAGCTAAGAAAACAAGCTGGTAATGATGAAATTGTTATCTAAAAAAAATATTGTGATGGAACGCCGTATGATGGGAAACTATCATGTACGGTGTGAAGTGGGGGAAAACTTGGAGATAATATCAAATAGTTACCTATCACTATAATTGTATGCTAAGACTAAAACATTGTTGGAAAAATATGGTTATGTTGTTAAACAATTCAACCTTGTTAATAAAAACCTATCTGACCCTTGGGATGTATTAGGTGATGCTATTCCATCTGAAGAAGATATTATGTTCCGTGGCCGAGAGTTAATCTCTGATATGCAAGTATTTGCGAATATTATTATTTCCAATACTCGTAAGGACGGCCGAGCTGGACAGTTTGAAGATTTGGAATCAGCCTTTTTCCAAGCGGCTATTCTCTATGTTGCAACTGAATATCCAGAAAATCAGCGGTCATTCCCAGATGTAGTTCAGTTTATGTTTAAACCATTTGGTGAAATGGAATCCTTTGATGATAAGACCTTGGCCGGATGTTTCAATATCTTAAAGAAAAAAGAAGAACATCTTCCAGAAGAAGATAAAAACCCAGCTATTGCTTTCTGGGGAAGTATTTACAACTCTTCTCCCAACTTGCGTGATAATGTCATCACAGGTATGAAGAACCGGCTGAGTAAAGTTCTTTCTAAAGACGTTCGCAGCATTTTGACAAAAGATGAAGACGGCATTGACATTCTCCTGCCCGGCAAGAGAAAATGTGCTTACTTCGTTATCATGTCTGACCAAGATGCAACGTTCCGTTTCCTAGTATCACTATTCTTCTCATTCTTCTTCCTGAAAATTATTGCTTATGCTGATACAGACTGTAATGGTGTTCTGCCAGTGCCAGTCCATCTCATCATGGATGAGTTTGCTAATATTGGAGCAATACCAGACTTTGCGAAGAAGATTGCGACTATCCGTTCTCGTGGTGTAAGTGTAAGTATTATTATTCAACAGTATAAACAGTTAGAAACAGTATATCCTACTGAGGGCCAAACTATTGCAGGTAACTGTGATATTCAGATATTCCTTGGTGGTAATGACCCTGACACATTGAAGTATGTATCTGCCAAGGCTGGTGAAGCAACTATCGCCGTACATACAAAATCTGGAAAAGTAAATGCTACAGGTATTAATTACCAGCCTACTTACAATGAATCTGATGCAGATGGTAAACGGATGGTAATGACACCAGATGAAGTAGGCCGGATGGATAATGATGACTGTTTGGTAATGCTGAAAGGTAAAAATGTTTTAAGGTTACAAAAATTTGACTATTCTAAACATCAGCTTGCTAAAGAAATGACAGACTTCCCAGTTTTGAACTATGTTCCAAATTGGCGCAAGAAAGACATTGTTAGAATGTATCTTCAAGGTAAGTATACTGAAGAACAAAAAGAACTTTTGCTTCATCCTAATTTCTCTGTTGGTAATGGTATTGAATTATCTGATGATATTGAACCTGTTTCAGAGGGCCGAACAAATCAATTGATGGATTTGTTGCCTGAAAGAGAAAATTCAGGAGCACCTATTCTAAATCAAAAAGGTATTGATTATCTCTTAAAACATGGTTTGTGTAATGAGAATGAAGCTAAATACCTAAAAGCCTTGATGTCTCATAAACAAGACTTGTTAGACCCAGAAGCAAACATGAATGAAAATCTTTCACAAGAAGACCAAGAACTTCTAAAAGAAACATTGACAGATGAAGATATGGAACATGTTCAAGAAGAGGCGGAAGCTAAAGTTGAAGTTCGTTCAACGCCTAAACCATCTTCACGAAGACGACGTAAAAAATCTTCCGCTTCAACAGCGTCTGTTTCTACAGTAGTTGAAGAGAAAGAAGATGTTCCAAATGATGTTTCTTCCAACATAGAGCATTTTGAGGAAGATGATATTCCAGAAGAACAAGAAGAAAAAGTAAAAATTTCTACACCTTTTGTTTTTGGAGCTAGTGAAGAAGAGGATAACAACAAAGAAGATGCAGCTTATGACAAAACTTCTGAAATGTTGCAGCAAATGGAAGAGTTGAGGTTGTTTGATGAAGAGCAAGAAGTTGAATCCTACCTTAACAGCCCTAATGATGAGGGAGAAGAAAGTTTGGAAGAAAGTGCAAGAAACGCTTTTGATGGTTTATTCTAGATGCAATAAAAATTTGCATCTAGAATGAATTATCACTAGAATTAGACAATCTACATCCTCAGATTTACAACTAACAAATGTATGCCTAAATTTGACATTTCATAAAAATATAATACAATTATTATCGTAATAATTAATTAAAATAAATTAAATTTTAAAACAAACCAAGGAGAAAAACAAAATATGCCAATTGAAAAGAAGCAGACAGTTTTTGAACTGTTGAAATCGAATTATGACCGAACAAATCGGGCAAATAATTTCCGAAAAAGAATGTTCATCAATTCCAAAGAATCAAAAGCTTTAGCAGAGACAGCAAATATTCCTAAGTTTTTCACAGAAGTTATTCCTTTGAGTGAAAAAGAGGCTGAGTCTGTATTTACTCACCAAGAAAATGGTGATTTGCGAGTTCGTGATGATTACATGAATTTAATTCTTGGTCATTATGAAGTTGAACAATCTCTTAAAAAAGAAAGAATTATTGAGGGAGTTCTCAAATTCCAAAGCACAAAGAAAGGAACACCGGGCTTAGGATTTTATCACGGTGGTGTTGAAATTTTTGTACCTTACCAAAACTTCTTAACCCCAGAAATGAGCCGAGAATTGGCTGAGATTCTAAAAGATACAGAACTTAACCAAAAAGAAATTGATGAATACCGTCAATTGATTGCAACTCGTCTAGGCTCTAAAGTTAAGGTTATTGTTACACACTACCTACCTGACAATCGCTTTGCTGTGGCTTCTCGTACAAAAGCCATGAAGAGAGAGCGTTATGAAGCCTTTATTGTTCCTGACCGGCAGATGCTCATTGTTGGCGGAGAAACAGTTCTTGCTCCAGCAGTTACAGAGGGAAATGTTATTCGTGCTAATGTTGTAAGTGTTATTAATTCTCATATCATTTGTGAATTTATGGGAGTTGAGTTTATGGTTTCTACCCAAGATTTGAATATGGGTTATCTATCTAACGCCCAAGACCGTTTCCAACCCGGCAATAAAGTTGACTTGCGTGTAACTGAAGTTAAAGTTAGTGAATACGCAACAGAAGAAGAGCCTGATGTTGAGCTTAAAGCAGTTGGATTGCAAGGGCTTGACTACTTTGAAACTCTTTCTAAGCTTTATAAAGCTGGCCTTGAAAAAGCTAGTGGATATGTGACAAATATCCATGATGGAAACATCTTTGTTCGTGTGGATATGAGTGACAAGTCTCCTGATGCAGACTTTAAACGTCACCGCTTGCGTGTCAATGACTATGTGGATGTCATCTGCAAATACCCAGAATTCCATAATCGTGCTATCCAAGTTGGTGATTTGGCAACTATTAAGATTACAGGTTTCAATGATGAAACTCGAAAAGGTTTCTTTGGTACTATCAACCGTACATGGGGCGGCGTTCAAAACAGTTGACACCTGACCTACATTAATCCACCACTTAAGAGGTGGTGGATTCAGGCGGTTTTTATTTTATGTTAAATTAAAATGTTAAATTAATTTCATTCTTTTTCTTTGATAAAATTGAGAGAGAAATAAAAAGATAGAATAGATAGATAGGAAAAATTGAAAAAGAAATGGTAAAAACAACAATAAGACACAAATCTTATAAATTCCGTCTATATCCTAATCAGGAACAAATGCTGTTATTTGAGAAGACTTTTGGCTGCTCTCGTTTCATTTGGAATCAGATGCTGGCGGACAAAATTCAATATTATAAAGAGACAGGTCAAACTTTGAAGAATACTCCTGCTCAATATAAAAAGGATTATCCTTGGCTGAAAGAGGTGGATAGTTTTGCACTTTGCAATGTTCAATTGAATTTACAAAAGGCCTATCAATCATTTTTTAAGTCTGGTTTTGGTTTCCCTAATTTTAAATCAAAAAGGAAAATGGCTTATCAATCGTATCAAACCAATAATCAGAGAGGGATGATTAGATTGAGTAATAATAACAAAATCAAACTTCCAAAAGTTGGTTGGGTAAAGGTAAAAGCTCACCGTCAAGTTAAAGGCTTGATTAAGAGTGCGACAATTTCAAAGACTGCAACCAGAAAGTATTTCATATCTATCCTTTGTGAAGAAGAGATTGTTCCCTTGCTTAGGACTGATTCGAATATTGGAATTGACTTAGGGCTAAAGCATTTTGCCATACTTTCTACTGGAGAAAAGATTGAAAATCCTAGATTTTTAGTTTCCTTATCTAAGAAGTTAGCCAAAGAACAAAAGATTTTGTCAAGGCGAGGGTTTCTTGCTAAGAATAGAGGTGTCAAACTTTCTGAATCCTCAAACTACCAAAAACAGAAATTAAAAGTCGCTAAACTTCACGAGAAGATTTCAAACAAAAGGAGAGATTTTCTTCACAAACTGAGTACAACTCTCATCAAGAACCACGATAAGATTTGTATGGAAGACTTAGCGAGTAAAAATCTTATGAGAAATCACCGCCTAGCTAAAGCGATTGGGGATGCCTCTTGGTCTGAATTTGTGAGGATGTTAGAATATAAAGCTGAATGGCATGGGAAACAGATTGTTAAAATCAACAGATGGTTTCCATCTTCCCAAATCTGTTCAAACTGTAAGGTCAACTCTGGAAAGAAGCCACTTTATGTCAGAGAGTGGACATGTAAAAATTGTCAAACTCACCATGACAGAGACCTCAATGCCAGCCTCAATATATTAGAAGAAGGATTAAGATTGATTAATATAATTTAATGTAAATTAAAATAAAACAATTTGAACCGTAGGAACTACGGGGATAGCTTGGTATATATTAATGTAACCGCTGTTGGTTTATCACTAAATCAATAAGTCTGCATTTTACCCAAGAAGCTCCTGCCTCTTAATGAAATGGGGAGGGGTGGTTCACTACAAGAAAGAGAGGTCTTCTTAATTGTTTGAAGAATTGAAAAAGGTTATCATTGGCCTATGGGCCATCATCAAGGATTTATTCCATTACATCAAAACACTGGACTTCCAAGGTCTTCGGAAAGAATGGAATAAAATCCGCAAAAACAAAACAAATGATAGGACACAGTTAATCATTCTAACTATCATCAGCCTAATCTTTGTTTTGATTATGTTAGCTATCTTATGGCGGACATAAAAATAAAAAGATTTAATTTAAAATAAAAAAGAAAAAGCCTTAGTTGAACTAAGGTCTTTTTTATTTTCATATATATTTTTTTAGAACTTCATCTTATTCAGCTTAAATTCATTACTAATTTGCAGGATTAGTTCTGTTGAAGCTCCGGCCAACAGCATGAATGAGGTTGCTCCTAGAGAGCCTAAAACCACATGAAATTGTGTGGAAATAATCGTAGGAACAAGCAATACAAGCAAGATATAGAGCGAAGCAACTACTGTTAGCTTTTTGCGAGTATTCTTCAAGTATTGTACGGTAGCATATCCCGGATTAACATTCAGAACACAGGCTTCAGACTTCTGTAAATTCTCAGCAATTTCTTTAGGGTCAAACATGACCAAGGAATACAATTTATCCATCAAAATGATTAGGATTATCAGAATTAATGAGTATGAATAAACGTTACTTGGGGCAAACCAACCGGCAATACCCTCTAGGATTTTATTCCCTTTAAAAGCAAAGAAACCAGAAGCGAAAACAGCAGACAAGGCAGAAAGAATAGATTGAGCCAAGATAATAGGCATCATTCCACTCATGTTTACCTTAATAGGAAATACTGAGACTGAAGAAGCCTGAGTAAATCGGTTATTCCCTCTTGCCAAGGTCTTTGAATAAATCAAAGGGATGTTAAAGTAGGAGCTTTCTACAATAATAACAACTACAAAGATAATCAATACAAGAATAAGCGAATAAAACCAAGTCTTGCTTTTGAAAATATCTTGTACAGAATTAGGAATTCGAGTAAGCACATTTGTAAGAATCAGAAGAGAAATACCATTTCCGTAAGCTTTTTCTGTAATGGTTTCCCCAATCCAAATAGCAATAGCTGTACCCAGCATATGCCATAAAGCAGTTAAAGGAAAGGCAACATAAGGGCTGAAACCTTTCATCAAATTCAATTCACTTTGTTGAGCCATAGTAATCATCAATGACGAGAACAAGGAAATAGACACACCAAGGATAATTGTATATCTCTTAATGATTTTATTTCCATTTGGACTTCTGGAAATATCATAAAGTCCAGTAAACCAGTTCATCAAGAGCTGCATCACAATAGAGGCAGATACATAAGATGAAATACCTGTGGCCATCAAGGTCAAGTTCTGGAAGCTATCACCTGAAAAAAGAGATACCGTTCCAAACAAGTTGTTGTCAGCAATATATTTCAATGTCCTATGGCTGATAAAAGGCGTTGGTACATAGGACAAGGCCTGAAACAGAAATACCAGCCCAGCAGTCAAAGCAAGTTTTTTTAACATGTCTCGCCGGCTGCCTATCGTCACCATATCTTTTTTATGGGCGGTTTCTTTATTCTTGTTAAAAGATAATATTTTCTTCACATTATTTACCATTTAATCAACTCCAATCCTTTTCTAAAAGCTTCTTGCAGCACTGTGCTGGATTGATGTTGGGAAATTGTGGCAATAATACCAAAAATCAAAGTACCAACAAACAATGTAATGAATTGATTAGGTTTAATCCAATCAATTTCTTTAAAGAAGATAAAGTATTCTTGAATAGGAACACCTTTATTTTTTGTTTTTTTACGCCGTTTGTTTTCGCCTGTTTTTTCACTTTTTTTATTATTTTTAAATTTTAAAACACTTAAAAACTTTTTCACTTTTCATTCTCCGTATTTGTTTTATTTGAGTTAGAGTTCAAAACATCAAGAATTGTTTCAAAATCTTTCTCAGGGATTTTTTCAAGAATATTCTCTTGTTGCTTAAATCTAAATCCAGCATAGCTGCTCAAAGCGTCAAACAACTTTTCTCCTGTTTTGTCTTCAACAAGAACATCAAGATTTCCTCGGATAAGGATAAAATCTTGCCAAAAATCATTTTGTCCAGACGATTCGTTTAGGCTATTCAACAACAAGTAATAAAGGTTATTACTTCTATTGAGGACAATTAATGGACTGTTGATATTTTCCTGAAATCCTAGTTTTTCATTTAGTTTTTTATCAGGATAAAAATTATTCAAATCAATCCCTTTAACTTCATTTTTATCCTTACTGTCATTTTCAGATTTAAAAATAAAAACAACACGGCTGACATCTTCATAAAACTCAACTAACTTTGATTCTCTGAGTTCTCCATCCATGAAGATACTTAGAGGCAGGCAGATAGATTGCCCAATGGCCATATATAAAGATTCAAGTTCCATAATAGTTTTTTTCACAAAAATAATTCCAAAAATTTTGGACTCTTTGTCTATAATATCAAAGCCTAATAAACATGGAGCTTCAACCCTTGTTGGCTGTCCATGAAAATACAGCTCAAATTCTATTTTTTGAGGCATATAGTTATAGTCATCCTTTCTTCAATTTGTATATATCTTTCACTTATCAATTATATCATAAATTATGGTTTTCTAGAAGCTTTTTCTTTTGATATGATGATTTGTAAAGATGATTTTTTTTGATATAATGAACTATGAAGAAAAACTCTAAAGGAGCATATATATAATGAAAAAAATATTGAAGCTTTTACCTATTTTTGTTTTCTTATTTTTCCTTGCAGGATGTGGAACTCAAAAATATGAATTAGCTATAGCTGAATCTGGTGCAATTAGCATGGAAGCCAGCATCACAAGGTCTGATGTTTCCAACACTCTTTTCGCCGATTATGGAATTTCAGAAGACCAAATCAGTGAAAAAGTAGAAGAGGAATTCAAGTATTACGAGAAAAAAGGTTTTAAGACAGAATATAAATCAGATGTCATCAAAATCTCAAAAGACTATAAAAACGCTGATGAATTTAACAAAGAAATCAAGCAGATGGTTAAAGACAAGCGAATTGGACTAAATATCCAATTACAAAAAGGCAGTAATTTCCTAATTCAAAATAAATATACTTTAACTGGCCGACTGAATTATTTTATTCCCAAACCTTTTATGGATAAAGTAGAAAAAGCAAAAAAAGAAGAGGGTGGCCTTAAAAATCTAGAAGACTATTCCAAAACAATTGGCAAAGAAAATGTTTCTTTGAACGTCTATTATCCAAAAGGCGCAACAGTAAAATACATGGAAACGGCATCTGAATCAGATAACTATGTTTCTTTCTTTTCTACAAGCAATGGCCTTATAGAAGACCAAGAGGACAATGTGGGTATGACTGTTGAATTTATGAATGTTATGATGATTGTCATTATTATTGTTGTCATTATCGTTATTGGTGGTGTTATTGCCTTTTTCGTAATTAGGAAACGTCAAGCTGAAGAAGAATATGACGAAGATGATGAGGATTATGACTATGATGATGAATATGAGGAGGACGAGGAATGAACTCAGCATATCAAGAATTAAGACGTGAAAATTATCAGTTTGAATCTCAGCACATCATCATGTTAATTAAGTTTTTTGTTGGCATTACTTTTTTGTTTTTAGGTGTTTTATGCTATGTCTTTTCTCAAAGAGCATCTGGATTTAATACAAATAATGAAACTGGAACAATTAAAACAGAGAATTTAGCAGAATATCATTTTGCTGAAGAAAATACATTAGGGCAAACTGCTATTAATGACAACTTTGTTGCATTGAGCAAAGGGAAACTAGCTCTGACTTATTCTAATCATGATACAACATCCGAAACTTCTCGTATTGCCCTATTTGATGAAAGTCTGAATAAAATTGACTTTAAAGATTTTAAAGGTACAATTAGTAATTTAATTGGTGTTGACACTGGCTGGTTGTTCTTGTTAAAACAAGGAAAATCAACAAGCCTGTATCATTATGCTGCAAACGGAAAATTAGACAATCTAACTTCAAATGTTTTTGGTGGTGATAAATCTGTAAATTCATTTATTGTTAAAGGAGATGCAGTTTATTTCACAACCGATAAAGGTCTATATAAATATAGCGCAGGTTCTATTGTAAATCTCAGTAAAGAATCAAATTTATCAATTATTGGATTATTAAATGATGAAATACTCGTATCAGGTTCTGGCGGACGAATTTATTCGATAATTAATGCGAGATTAGAGCTTAAATACGAAAATAACGAGATTATTAAGCCGTTTATTTCAGATAATGTTTTATATCACTATACAAAGCAATCTGGAAGTTATAATCTGATTAATACAGAAACTAAAGAAACAGCTTATACGGAATCAGATGTATACCGTGCATCTGTCATAGCTGGACACACATTTGTAAATCAGCAAGTGTTTAGTTTAAATAATACTTTATATGAAGTAACTAATATTGATGAAATTAATCCTTTGTGGCCGGAAGGGCAGGCTCAATCTTAAAATAAAAATCAAACAACAAAAAAGAACAGGTTAAATTAATTGATAACCTGCTCTTTTTTTATTTCTTATTCTTCATCTTCACGGATGCCAAAGATTTCCCCAGTTTTCTTATCGAAGTCCACATTGTTTTCTGTTAGATACTTCATAATAGTTGTATCTTTAACTCCAATTTTCACAGAGGCCTCATCAACTGTGGTAATCCGTTTGTTACGAATGGCGTGCAGCAACTGGAAGATGCGCTCATCTTTTCCCATAGCCTTAGCAAAGCCCATGTTTCGAGAATCATTTTTAGAGATTGCCCGGCGGCTTTCTTCTTCTAAACGTTTATATTCTCTAATTTCATCTTGTGTCATTCCTTTGAATTGCCCTTGAATAACACTAGGGTCAAAGGTTTTTTCAACTTCGCCTGTAAAAGGCTTTTTACTTACAAACTTGCTAAAATCATATCCCATAATTATATCTAAAACTCCTTTAAATTAACGTAATTTCTTTTTGTCCAAACTCTGCTTCTAGTACGGGCGCACTTTCAGGATTGGCAATCTTTTCTTTCACTAATTCTACGATTTTTTCGTACAATTCTTTATTTTTAAGCATAAGTCCTACACGGTCTGTTTGACCTGATTGTACAGTTCCAAGAACATCACCTGCCCCTCTAAGCTTCATGTCTTCTTCAGCAATAACAAATCCATCAGTAGTTGATGTAAGGATTTTCGCTTTTTCATCATCTTCTTTGGTATTAAGTACAAAGTACCCCTCATAGTCTCCTCGGCCCACGCGCCCTCTCAACTGGTGAGCTTGTGCTAGGCCGAACAACTCAGAATTCATCAAAGCCATAACTGTCGCATTAGGTACATTCACACCAACTTCAACAATTGTGGTAGAAATCAAAACTTGAATTTTGTTTTCTTTAAAATCCTTTAAAATCTCTTCGATTTTCTTTTTAGACATTTTTGCATCAATCTGACCGATAGTTACACCAGTTCCCTTAAAGGCCTTTTCATAGGTAGCCAATACATCTTTAACTGAGCGAGCTTTCTTAGTCTCGTCTTCGTCCTTATCTTCAATCTTAGGACAAACAATATAGGCTTGCCTACCCTTTTTAGCCTCTCTCAAAATCAATTTTTGGATTTGAGCATCAGATGAAACAATCTTAGAATAAACAGGTTTTCGATTAGCTGGCTTATCCTTAATTTCAATCAGCTTCATATTGTCTCCAAACATAGTTTGTAGAGTTGTTCGAGGAATAGGTGTAGCCGACAATGAAACAACATGAGGACTGTTTCCTTTCTCAGTCAATAAGGCCCTTTGCTCAGTTCCAAACCGGTGTTGCTCATCAACAATAACCAGACCTAAATTATTGAATTGAACAGATTCACTGATTAAGGCATTAGTTCCCAGTATATATTTATACCGGCCGGAAGCAATGCCATCTAAGGCCTCATTTCTTTCCTTGACTTTCATGTTGGAGCGAAGTAGACAGACCTCATCACCAAAGAATTTTTTAAGGTCATGATAGTGTTGTTCAGCTAGTACAGTAGTCGGGGCCATTAGGCAGGCCTGATACCCAGATTCAACAGCAGCGTTCATTACACAAACAGCAACAATGGTCTTACCAGCTCCAACGTCAGCCTGAACCAAAGTATTCATAGTCTTATCTGTTAGACTGTCAGATACAATTTCGTTAATAGCTTGTTGTTGCCCATTAGTGAGTTGATACGGAAGAGACTGTATTAACTGATTCATCTTATTGGTGTTGTTGAAATGTATGATGTTATTGTTATTGCTTACAACTTTATGCTTTTCAATGTGGTAGGCCGTTTCAAAAAGATTATCAAAATGAATTCTTTTTGTGCCAAATTCTATATCCCTGAAATCACTAGGGAAGTGAACCCGGCGGACGGCTTCTGGCCTATTTAATAAATTAAAGCGAGCGAGGTCTTCTGGCATCAAATACTCTTCTGACCTTAATCGTTCTCTAATAGAAACATTTCTCAGCTCATTCAAGTATTCATGTGTCATCTTCCTTATTTTTCTATAAATAGGTTTAATAACTGAATTGCCTTGAATGTCAATAGAAAAATCTTCTACACTGATACTTCTGCCCCATTCAGGGTCTATGTTGACTTTGCCATAGAAGAAAATCCTAGAAGAACTTTCAATATATTTTTTAAACAAAAATTTTAAGTTCTTTCGACCAAAGAATAGGGCCGAGAATTTTCCTCCGTGGTCATCTAACAAATGAACAGAAATGCCATTACCAGATTTATGCTCTATGACAGAAGTAGGAGTACCAACAATACATTGCTTTTCCTTATCTTTTAGCTCATGAGCTAAAACAGGATGCCGGCGGTCTTCATACCGCTTAGGCAGATAAGAAAGAACATCATAGATGTTTTCAATCCCTGCCGCCAATAGCTTATTGAGTTGACTTTGAGCAATTTCTTCCGGCATTTCTTTATTCATGGCCGTGTTATAACTGGTATTCTTGTAAGTAATGTTATTAACATGAGATACAAAATCAATATCAGATTGCTCTTTTGATGTTTCTGGTATTTCTTGAATAACAATACCATCACTCTTGTTCATCTCTTGCTGAGTGGCAATATATTCCACCATTAATTGTGGTGTTTTTTGCCCTTGCCATTCATTGATGCCGAGATAGCCAATAACGGTCATATTCTCTGAGCCGGGGATGTTTTCAGCAACATTATTGAAATACATACACTGCAAATTCTTTTCGCCGTCTGTAATAGAGAATCGAACATGTTCGCCTGATTTTGTATTCTGAGCATATCGGATAGAAACATTTCTAAAAGCAAATAGGGGTTTAGGGTTGGCTTCACCAAAAGGCTGCAACAATTCAAATTGATTAATGTAATTCAAGTTGATGTCACGAACACGCGCCTCTAAATCATATCTAATTTTCTCAACTAGAATATTATCAGGAATGTGTTTAGCTAAAGCAAACAATTCTTGTTTCAAAGGATTGAAATTATCTACGGTCAAAGAAAATCCAGCAGCAGCTCCATGTCCACCCATTTTTTCAAATCTATTTCTAGTATGATTTAGCATCTTAAAGACATTCACACACTCAATAGACCGAGCTGAGCCGTGAAGATGGCCTTCCTCGTTTTCCGAGCAAACCAACACGGGCTTGTAATACCTATCCATTAATTTAGAAGCAACAATTCCAACAACACCTTTATGCCAATTAAGGCCTTTAGCTACAATAATGTTTTCTTTGTATTCACCACTTTGCTCTAATTGTCTAACAGCTTCATCAAAGATATGAGACTGAATTTCTTTCCGAGTCTCATTTGTAGTATTCAGGTCATTTGCTCTTTGCTTAATAGCTTCTTCATCATCTGTCAAATAGCCATAAGTAAGCAATTCAACAGTTTTAAAGGAATGTTTTAATCGGCCTTCCGCGTTCATTCGAGGCCCGATACCAAATCCAATATTTTCTGATATAGCTTTTTGGTAATCTAGTCCAGCAACATCAAACAAAGCCTTAACGCCTTTATTAGGGTTACTTCTTAGTTTATTCAAGCCGTGATAAACAATAGCTCTATTTTCTTCAATCAAAGGCATTACGTCAGCGATTGTGCCGATAGCTGCTAAATCAATGAATTCATAAGCGCCATCATCACCAAGTAAGATACGAGATAATTGATAAGCAAGGCCTGCTCCACACATTTCTCTGAAATAGAATGTTTCACCATCTTGTTTAGGGTCAATGACAACACATTCAGGGAAAAGGGCTTTGTCAGCAGGTGGCTCATGGTGGTCTACAACAAAAACATCAAGGCCATTGTCTGAGGCATATTCCAAATCATCTTTTGAAGTAATGCCACAGTCAACAGTAATTAACATTTTTGCCCCACGGTCAATAATAGTTTGAACAGCGTTTCTATTAACTCCATATCCCTCAGTCATTCTGTCAGGAATATACACTTTAACTCGTATGCCAAGTCGTTTTAGGGTCAAAAAGATAATGGAAGATGAAGTGCAGCCATCTACATCATAATCTCCATAAACATATACTAGAGGTTTGGATGGGTCTTGGGCTATTTTTTTAATTGCATCTGCCAACTTTGTAATATTTAAAATGTTTTTGGGGTTGCTTAATTTAGGGTTAAAGAAGTGGTCTAAAAGATTATCTCCTAAATCATTCTTTTCTAGGAAGTCAACAACGTCAGGATGAAGATTGTATTTATCAATCATTCCCTGAGAAATAGTAGTCTTTTTTGTTTTTGGAACAATTTCTACTTTAGGCATACTCATCTTTCTTTCTCTTTGTTATTTTTCATTCAAATAAATCATGCCTCTATTATATCATAAAAACAAAGAGTTCACCAAAAAATATTTTGGACTAAAACAAAAAAGAAACCCAACAAAATGATGGGTTTCTCTTTTCTCTAAGAAATTTCTTGAAAAGAACAATTTCTTGAAAAAATTCAAAAATTTAAAACAACTTACATAATTAATTATAGCAAAAAATGAGGATGGTGTCAACATTAATAAAAATAAAATAAAGAACCTAAAATTAATTAGGTTCTGTTTAAAAGAAATTTAAAATGAGAAAAAATTATGAAGAAAAAATTTTTATTAATAAAAATTACTAATAAAAACAATTCATACATTAATAGTAATCATAAAGGATTACACTCTTAATTATATCATATTTCCTCAATAAGTAAAATTAATTAATTCATTCATTCAATTTCAGTAAAGAAAATTACTGACAAACTCCAAGAATAAACTATAGCCAGCAACACGAGAATATTCAAGATTTTCTTGAATGGCTTTTTTTCGTCTTTCAATTTCTTTTTTAGAAAGAATATTTCCCGTATAATTTGTATTTAATTCTGCTATTTGAAACTCAGAAATCAATTCAGCCGTTTTGTACCTGCTGCTTAATTTAACAAACTTGTCCTCATTTTTGTTCGCCCAAAGAACAAGTTCAGTTTCGCTCACATGATTTTTGACATTCTTTTTAGGTTCAAATCCATCACGTTTTTTCAGTCGCTTCATCCGGACATCATCAGGAACATCTAGATACATCATGTAGGCCTGCAAAATATTAGCGCAATAATTTAGTTCATTTATGAAACGAGCATCACTAACTACAAAAATCAGACGCTCTTTACCTTTTTTGTATTTCAAATCTAGTTTTTCAATACGTTGACCTAGTTTTTCAATCCAATAAGAATCTTTTTGTTTTCGCCTGACGTGAGTGCCCCAATATTGAAGAATCTCACGATAACCTTTAGGCTTGGATTGATTAATTAAGAAATCTCCTTTCTTCAAATCTTTTGGCATAGCAAAAACAAGAGAAACTGTAGTAGCAGCCTGTTCTTTACTAATACCATATTCATCCATTAACTTCTCAACCCAATCATCCATTGAACTGTCAGGATTAGGCTGAATACACATTTTATCATACAAAGAATAAACTTCTTCTTTCAGAGCACCTGCAAAAGAAACAATAATACCAGTAGGGTTGGATTTATCATCCAACATCATTTCATTTACAAAGCCTTTTCCCTTAAAATGATAAAGTTTATCATGCCCTACATTCATTTCATCTTTAACAGCATCTGCCAAATATTGAGCGGAGGTGTCTTTCCCAGAGCCTTGTTTTCCGAAGAAAGCAAAAACAACAGGTGGTTTCCCTTTAAAGTTTAATTTTGTTTTAGATAATTTCATATCTTTCATTTTCTCCTATATGTATAAAATTTACTGCAATTTCCAAGTTGCTAAACCGAAGTAATTCTTAATCTTTTGTGGAGCAGAATCATTTTTATAAATCTTAGTAAGTTTTGCCTGAACTACAAAACGTCCTTGCTCAGCCGTTTGATAACATGTGAGTAATGTTGTGATAGGACTTCCTGCATTGAGAGCTTCTTCATCTTCCACTAATTGAACATTTTCAGCACCAACATGTTCTGCTCTATAGATTTCATACTCGTATACATCCCCTGCATCCGTCAGATAAACTTTCATTCCAGCCTGAGCCTTAAGCAACGGAGTAAAAAGATAGATGCCATTGCCACCATTCACATAATGACTAGCCAGAGCATAGTTTCCTTGCCCCATTTGTTGCCCAAGTTTCATAGTGCCAGCACCAGCAAGTAGGTTGTATTCTGTCACACCCTCATAAATCGGGATATTAATACCCAAATCAGGAACAGCAATGCCACCAGTTCTAGGCAATGATTGAATAACATCTTCAGATAATGAATTAACAGAATTAAGATTCACTGCATTAATGTTTGAGTAATCATAATCAACACCCAAATCTTTCAATGCCTTAGAATCATCTTTCACATCATCAATCTTTTTCTTTAATTTATCCACATCATCTTTTTTCAAGTTCTTTTTATAAGAATTCTGAGAGTATTCAGCCTTTTTACCTGCAAAATAATCTGTTACAAATGGTTTAAGCAGAAAGAATAGGCCAACACAAATCAAACAGATAGATAAAATTTTAATTAAAATATTTTTCATTAGTTTTTCCTCTTAATAAATTATTTAATTTAATTAGTTCATTTTATTATATCAAAAAAGACTGGTCGAAGCCAATCTTTTATTAGAATCTAAATTAATCAAAACTACCATAGAAGTTCTGAACAAATTGAACTCCATATTTTGTTTCCACAACAGAAACAGTGGTGTAGTTATAGTTAGGGTTTTCAATAGCTTTTCTATGGCCTTTAGAATTTAACCATCTCTCAACAGCGCCTTTAGCTGCTTCTTGTGGATTACTGTAATCACGGCCAGAACTTTGTTGAATATTCTCACCTAGATAAGAAACACTAGGGCCAAAGAATTCATCTAATTGCTGCCTTGTTGGTGTTTCGTGCTCAAAATGATAAAGCATTTGTTCAGCTCGTTCATTTGTTTTTGCTTGATAAGAAGAATCAGATACACCAGAAAGAGGTTTTAGTCCAATTGATACTCTATGTTTGTTCACTTCTTTAAAGATTTCGTTAGCTATATCCTGACGATAACGATAAGGAAGTTTTTTATCAGAATAATGAGTTTCGTAGCTATCAGTTTCTTCATCATAACCATCTGTGAATCCTTGTGGATATTTAGAAGCATCTGCTAAACGCCAGCCCTCTTTAACACCAAGAATAGCTTCTTTAACAACTTCTTTATCATTCTCAGATGAGACCTTCCATCCGACAATTCTATAAGCACCCAGATAATCAATTCTCTTACCTCTAAAGCCTAAAGAAGACAAATCTGTAGGTTCTTGATTATTTTTGGTTAATAAATTATATGTTTTGTTTGGATTTTCTGGTTCACGAACAATATATTTAGTTGTTTTTTGTGTAGCTTTAGCTTGAGGATTCTGACTTGCCAGAGGTTGAACTGGAGCGGTAGCAGCATTTAAAACTCTAGTTTCAACATAAACGGGATGAACATTTATATTGTTTTTAACACTATTTAGTTCATCAGTTTTATCCCAACCTCTAAACTCTTTATTCTTAAGATTAGGAAGATTGTCTGGTAAAGTAACAGCTTTGCCATGTTCAACTTCTTGTGAAGAAATAACATTATTATCAGCATCATAGAACTTGACAGTGTAAGTGTTGATTTTGTAAATAGGATAAAGAGTAATATCTTTATCTACTTTCAAATTAGAAATATCAACAGTTTCACCCTGTTCATTCTGATACCCAACAATAGAATAGCCGCTCTTCTTGAATTGTTCATTGTTAGGTTGATAAGATTGGAGATAAGTTTTAGTTGTACTTTCTAAAACAGATTGTGTTTCAGGGTCTTTAACAGCAACATTAAATTCTTTTAACTTGTAAATCCCTTTAGGTGCATCACCAGTCAAATCCCAACTTTCAAAGTCATAGCCTTGAATTTCTTCTGGTGTTTCACTTGATGACAATTCTTTGATAAAGTGACCATTTATATCAACTGCCTGAATAACAGGTTTTTCAGTTTTTTCTTCTTTTTCAGAAAGTTTTTGATAGTAACCACGGATTTGAATGTCATTTGAGATGTTGTTTCCATCATTAGACCAACCATTAAAGGTATAACCCTCTTTTTCAGGCACAGTAGGTTCTATAGCGTTTTCTCCGTGTAAGACAGATTGGGTATAAAACAATTCATTATCTAAATAGTAAGATACTTGATGTTTTTTCTTTTCATAACGTGGAAAAACATTTGTGTCAGAAGTAATATGACTTAAATCATCAGAACTCCAACCTACAAAGTCATAACCCTCTTTTTGTGGAGCTTTAGGAATTTGAACTCCTTTGCCATCTTTCACAATGCGTTGTTGCAAGATAGTTGTTTGGTCAGCATCATAGAAAGTGACTAGATGTGTGGTTTCTTTAGTATAAATAGCTTTAACATCTGTATCTTCTTTAAAGTCTTTTAGTGAATGACTCCATCCTGAGAAAATTTTCCCATCAATGCTAGGAACACTAGGAAGTGTATTAGAATCTATAGATGTTCCATACTTAATTCTTTGAACAAATAGTAATTGATTATCTTCACCAAAGAACTGAATAAGGACTGTCTTGTCAGCAAACTTAGGCCTAAATATAACTTGTCCATTGCCTGATTCTGATTCCCAACCAATCATGGTTTTACCTTCTGGTGGTGTAACATAATCAAAGGCTTTGAGTAAGTCTGGTTTCACATCTTGATTTAAAGTTTCTACATGAACAATGTTGTCATTGGCATCTTTAAAAACTGCCTGATAAGTTTTTTCTTGTTCTTTAGAAGCATCTTCATAAATGGCCTTAATGGTCATGTTTTGTTTAATGTTGTCAAAGTTAGCACTCCAACGAACAAAAACTTTTCCATCTTTTTCTTTAATTATATCAGGCTCAATAGCAGCTTTACCTTCTTCCACAGCCTGATTATTAATGATTTGACCGTCACCATCTAAGAATGTAACCCGGTAAGTATTAATTGAGATAGGAGCTTCAGCTTTTTTAGTTCCTCTCCGCACAATAGCTGGCCTTGGCGTTTGAATAAAATCAACCTTAGATTCCAAAATTTCTTCTTTTCCACCAGAAGACTGCTTGATAGTTTCCTTATAAACAGTGTAACCATTTTCACCTTTTTTCTCTACAATAGGTTCGGCATCAATGGACATAGCGTCATCATTGATGTACTGTGTTTCAAAGTCTTTGAAGTCTTTCTTGACAGTTCTTTCAATAAAGTTGTAAGAAACTTTAGGTTTTGTGCCCTTAAGAATAACAGGCGCTACAGGTTGTTTTTGTTTAACTAAAACACCGTTCTGGTCATAATAATCAATGCCGTTTTTGCCTTTAGACACTTCTTTAGTGTTCCCTTCTTCTAAAGTGTCATCTTCTAAAACAACTGGTTCACCAAATAGTACTTCTTTTTCAACAAGCTCAGACTTCTTAAATTTTTCATCAGACAGTTTAACTGTTGTTTGCTTAGGAACTAAGACTACACGGTTTTCCATGTCTTTATCTTTAAGAGTAGGAGCAAAAACATTTTTATCTTCACGAACTTTAACATCAACAAGATTATCTTGTTTCACCTTTTCTTGTTTGTTTTCTGCTGCAATTTCAGAAATAACTTCTGGGCTTTTATCAGCAGCTTTTGGTTCATCAGACAATTTTGTTTGGTCTGTAATTGTCTTTAATTCTCCTTGTTTTTTCTGTTCTTGTTTGTTGTTTTTATTTGTAGAACTAGCTTTTTTAGAATTTTCAGCAATAGACTTTTCTTGCTTTGGTGACAGGATAGGTTTGGCGCTGTTTGCTGCATCTTCTGCCAAAACATTGGTAGGCTCATCTGGTGTTTTAGGTGATTCCGGAAGTTTCTTGTCTTGTTTAGGATTTGCTGCAAATTCTGTGTTTTGAGAATTTTTTCCATTAATTTTTTCTTTGTTCGCGTCTTCCTCTTGTATCTTAGGTTTTTCCTGTGTTGCTAAGATAGTTGCAGCACTAAGACCAGTGGCAGCGCCAGCTCCAACTAAATATTTTTTACTTAAATTAAAACGTTTCATCTTAATTTTCTCCTTTTTCTATATATAATTGATTTAACTATTTTTTATAGCTCAAAAAATATTATATCAGTCAAAAGAAAAAAGAAAAGCCTTTTCACAAAAAGACTTTAAAATTTTTGTATATTATATTAGAAAATTGAACGCTAGTAGAAGGATTTGAACCTTCTTCCTTACAATCCCAACTATATTACATTTTAACCTAATTTATTGTAAGTTTTGTTTTTCCAGACATAAACTATACTAGCATTTTTATTATCTATTGTTAAAACTTATCTTGTTCATATCAATCGCTTAAAATTATCTCATTTGAGAGGCATGATGTCAACACCAAACATTAAAATTTTATAGGTTTTTATTTTCAGTTCATTAATGGCATTTTAAAGATTAATTCGTTTTTATATACATTCAATACAATTTGTATCTATTTGTTGCAATTTCTTCTATCGTCTGATATACTAAATTTAACTTAAAGAAAGGAGTTTTATATGAAATTATCAGAATATGCAAGGCGAATCGGTGTTAGTAGGCACACGGCCTACCGATGGTTTAAACGGGGAGAAATTCCAAATGCGGTTCAACTGCCTTCAGGAACTATCTATATTCCAGATGAGATATTTGATACAGAGTTGAAACAAGATAGAGGACAAACTGTTGTTTACGCACGAGTTTCATCTTCTGAACAGAGAAAGACGAATTTAGAGACTCAGGCTGAACGATTAACCCAGTTCTCTATAGCAAATGGTTGGGTTGTAGATAAGGTTATTAAAGAGGTAGGCAGCGGATTAAATGATGAACGCAAAAAGTTAGTTGAACTTTTATTATCAGATGAGCCAATTGCTCGAATTATTGTTGAGCATAAAGACAGATTAACTCGTTTTGGTTTTAATTATTTGGAGATTTTGGCTAAAAAACAAGGTTTTGAAATCATTGTGGCAAACCCAACTGTTATAGACCAAGAGGATTTAATGCAAGACTTTGCTTCTATCATTACTTCCTTCTGTACTCGTTTATATAGCAGACATAGAGCTAAACAGAAAACGGAAGCGATTATTCAGACCTTAAATAAGGAGAAAGACCATGAGACAAGTCGAACGTCACTGGATTAAAGAGGGTCATACCTTATATCCTATCTGTGATGATTTAACCTTTAAAGCTAAGAATCTTTATAATGCAGGGCTGTATCAAATTCGTCAATCCATTTTTGAGCGGAACAAGTGTCAAAATTTAGAAGAAAAACCTTCTGTATTGTCTTGGATTGAATTAGTCTCTCAGTTTCGAAAAGAAAAGCAAAGCGACATGTTGGCATTGCCCTCTAAGGTTTCTACCAACATTTTAAAGACCCTTGGTTCTTCCATTAACTCTTACTATCAACTCTTGAAGTGTTTTCATGACAAGTCTAATTCAAGTGTAACTAATAAACCTCAGTTACCTAAATACCTTCATAAGACAGAAGGACGTTATATAGTAGAGTTCACAAATCAGACCTTTTCTAGAAAGAGGGGATTGAATGGAGAACTTATTTTATGCCCCAAAGATTTTAGTTTAGTTATCCCAACTAAGGTCAGGAATCCTAAATGTGTTCGTATCATCCCTAAATTAAAAGCTTTTGTCATTGAGGTGGTTTATGAAGTCGAACCAACTCCTTTAAAACATACTGGAAATTATGCAGCGATTGATTTAGGAATTGATAACCTAGCTAGTGTCACCTTTTCAAACAATGTGAATCCATTATTAGTAAAAGGTTCTAAAGTAAAGAGCATTAATCAAGGTTACAATCGTTTAATTGCTAAAGCAAAATCTAAGCTTCCAGCCGGTCAAAAGACTAGTCAGCACATCCACCGTCTTTGGAAAAATCGTGAATTGAGGCTTCAATCAGAGTTTCATAAAATCACTTCTTTTCTTTCACTTTATTTTGACGAGATGGCTATTGAAACAGTCTTTGTAGGAAAAAATTTGGGTTGGAAACAAGGAGTTTCTTTAGGAAAGAAAAATAACCAAACTTTTACACAAATTCCTTTCAATACTTTTATTTCTCAGTTGACTTATAAATGTTTAATGAGAGGAATAAAGGTAGTAGAACAAGAAGAGTCTTATACTTCTAAAGTTAGTTTCTTGGATGAGGATGAGATTCCAGTCTATAAAAAGAATAATCAAAATCAAAAAGTTATCTTTTCAGGAAAAAGAATTAGCAGAGGGTTATATAAGGCAAAAGATGGTAAGGTATTGAACGCAGACATTAATGGGTCTTACAATATTTTAGCAAAAGGACTTTTAACCTTAAATAAATCTCTTAATAGGAAAAAACTTTCTTTTCATACAAGGGGTTTAAGGAATAATTTAATGTCAATGTCTAATGATAATTTACTTTCACAATATATGTAAACCTATATCTTAGATTAAAATTAACTAAGAGAGGGTCTAGGGGTCTTGTAGGAGACCTTTAATGAAGACAATAGTTATTCACTAAATCTTGTGGAACATTAAGAATCAAATGGTATAAAACATTCGTTTTTTTAATAAAATATTTGTAATAACTATTTGAACCTATAATGGAATATATCAATTAAATATAGAAAGGAAATAAGATTTTGAAAAAAATCCGCTTACTATTGATTACCAAGTTGCAACAGTTACTACAAGAAAAAGAGGAAACATCAGAACCAACAATGAACCAAAATCAGGAAGATGTTTTCCATGATTTTGAACTAGATTCGGCTGAGTTGGCTAAGAAAGTTGATTCAGCAAATGTTGTTTTGCTTCTTTTTTCAAAAAGTAATCTCAAATTACTAGAAAAAGATTTACTCTCCAAAGGACTAATTTCTTCCTTGTATCGCTTTACAAAAAGAAGTTTTATGGAAAATTCTCTTTGGTCTATCCATAATGGATTTTCTCAATAATAATAAATTAAAATTAGAATAGAGGTAAAACTAATTGTATAAAAGTAATAAAGATAAATTAATTTATATCAATCTCATCAGTACAGTTCTTAGTGAAAGAGTAATGCCTCCAGTTGAAAGGTTTGGCCGAGATGTTCTAAAAACATTAAAAGGAAAACTTTATACAGGCCGAGCAGACATTGTAAGCCAATTTCGCCTTGGTTATATGTTGTTAGAAGACATCACGCCATCTACAGCAATCTGGGAATCTAGAAAATTCAAGAAAAACACTCAAATACTAGAAGACAAAACAGGCGTAGACCTGCCATCTTACAAGACTATCAAGGCCTTGCAAGTTATGTTGTTTGAGGGGCTTCACAACAATGAACTCAATGTCATCCAGTATAACAAAAGATTGAATGGAATGATTCGTGATTGTGTTCAAATTTGTTCTAAACAAGGTGATGTTCAAGTAATGCTGCCATATTCAGAAGAACATGATTTCTATGGCCAGCCTTACTCAGAAATTGTTCGTCTTTTTAAAGGCTATGTTAATGTTTTTAATGAAGAGGGAGCTTCAATAGAGCTGCTTACTGTTAATATTGATGGTCTTTTGAAAGATGAAGATTAATAAAATAAAAAACATCTCTAAACTAAATTAGAGGTGTTTTTGTTTTGATAATATTTTGTTGATGAAGAAATTCTAAAACAACATCCATATCATAACTTTCTTGTTGTTTATTTCCGTCAAAGGCTGAATAATAATCATCAACACAAAGGATGCCATAATCTAAAATGACAAACTTATGATTCTTATCCAATCCTACATTATTAGCAGAAATATCCATAGTTACGTCATCTTCAAAATCTTCCAAGAATTTCATTTGAGGATGATTATTGAATCGTTCTTCAAGATATTGGCTGTCATTTTGGTATAACTTTGTCAGAAATTCATTAGATAAAAGCGATTCGGGAATAGTTTTTCGAACAGATTTCAAAAACTCATCAAAGAAATTGCCATACCAATCCCAAGCATGAAGCAGAGATGCAAGACAGGACAGTCTTTCGGAAATAATAATTTTATTATCTTCTGAATGACTAATAATTTTCGCAATAGGAACATTGGTTTTTCTTGCCCCTTTATAGACTTTGATTTCATTTTCGTTTTGAGTAAGGTGTTTATCAAATAAATTAATCTTGATAACACAATCAGGTGCATCCGGTGACACCAAAACAACTCTAGAAAGTCCATCTCCAATCACTTGAAAACCATACTGATGTTCTAAAACATCAACTAATTCTTTCGCATTTAAAACAACCATAAACTTATTTACTCCTTTTTCTTTTTTTATAAAAATTTTAAATTTTAAAATAAATACATATCCTATTATAACTAATTAATAATTGATTTGTTTTTTAGATAAAAAAGAAAAAACATATAGTATTATTCAAAATGAAATAATATTATATGTTTTATGTTAGGTTTATTACTTTGATTTATTGTTGCTTTTGATAAAGCTCCGACAAATCAGAGATATATTTAATAGCACTTTGGTAGACCTTGTAATCGTATTCTCCATCAGGAGAATCAAATACTCCATCTTCCTTCATTTTTTCAATTTTGCTCTGAAAAGCGCTCAAAGATGGAAAAGTTTTTCCAGTTCCGTCTACAAAAATTTGAGGTTCAACCCAATATTGAAGAACTTCGTTTTGGTTTCCAGAAACTTCAAATTGACATTGAATGACTGTTGGGCCTTCCAAGTTAGCGGTTAATACATTTTTCATCAACATATGCCTAAAGTCGGTATTTTTCCAACTGACATCTTGGAATATTGCTCCTTGAAAATCTGTATTATCCAAATCAAGGCGATAAAACGAAGTGTCATCAAAAATAGTCTTTTCAAATATTGCTTTATTGAATTTTGCTGAACAAAAAGCAGCACGCTTAAAATTAGCTCCTTTGAAGTTTGTTCCAAAGAAAATAGCATTTGAAAAGTCAGTGAAAAAGAAGGAAGCGTTGGAGAAATTTGTGTTAGAAAAATTTGCATAATCAAAGAAAGCATGTCTGAAATTTGCTTTGTGAAAATCTGCCAGATAAAAATCCAAATTAGAAAAATCAAGGTTAGAAAAATCAGCATAACTGAAATTGGCACAACCAAAATCAGAAATATTAAATGAAGTTTTTCTAATTGCTTCTGTTGTTGGATGTAGTTGGCGACCTTTTCTCTTATACTTACCTTTAGAATCCAGCCATTCTTGATGTAACCGTAATGCTCTACGGATAGTGCTAGGTTTAATAGTTTTGATTTTAGACAT